AGTGGATGGGATACAAGTAATGTTACTAATATATATGGTATGTTCAATAAGTGTAGTGCTCTTAAAACAATCAGAATGATAGGTTGTTCACAGACTACTATAGATAAAATAAAAGCACAATTATCTACCGATGGTATAACTGGTTGCACTATTGTAACAGAATAAATATATAACATAACTATAATAGAATAAAATCATGGCAAAACTATTTAAGAATTACAATACATTAGCAGAATATGAAGCAGATACAAACAAACCAGCTAATGTTATATGCTTCATCAAAGATAGTAATGAGATTTATTTGAATAACATGTGTTATTCACATAAGCAATTAGACTACATTCCAGAAGCAAAAACTGTACCAGAAGCTATAATATATTTCAATAAGATAATAAATAATGCTTATGAAGTAGGTTTGATAAAACAACCAGAAGCTAGTCCTATTTGTATTACGGGATATGCCATAGATAGCAACCCATTTACATTCTATATTTATGAATTTGAGGAGTGTACTGTAAATGTATATCCAGATTCAACAGGTTATTTTGAAATTACTAAAAAGGATATAGAAGAAGCAATAAGTAAAAGAGATTTAAATATACATCCAATTAATACTTTTGGTGGTATTAGCCGTAATTATCTTTTTAATTATCTTTTTAAGAATTGTACAAACATCAAGACAGTAGATTTTACTAATATTAGTAATTGGACAAAAGAGTATCATAAAATACGTGGTATGTTTTATGGATGTACTAATCTTGTATCAGTAGATTTAAATCAGATAGCTCCTTACATGTCATCAAATGATGATAATTCAATGCTCAACACATTCTATAAATGTAAATCATTAAAAGAAGTCAATTTTGGTAATTATGATACATCTAAAGTCATATCATTCAATTCAACATTCTTTGAATGCTCTAGCCTAGAAACTTTAGATATGTCAGGATTGGACACATCTAATGTAACAAATACTGTACAAATGTTCAGTAGATGCACAAGATTAAAGTATCTTGATATTAGTGGATGGAACTTAAGCAATTGTACTAAATATACCGAAATGTTCAATAAATGCAATGCTCTTAAAACTATAAGAATGGTTGGATGCAATCAAGCAACTATAAATCTTATCAATTCAGTAAAGAAAAGTGTTAGCACCATAGTTACCAAATAGATATAGTTACCACATAGATATAGATATAAAAAGAAGAGGAATCTTAAGATTCCTCTTCCAATTTCTTTCTCAATTCTTCGCATACCTTATGGTTTTCTTCTTCCATCTTCTTGATGGTTTCTGGATTTCCATCAAATGACTCAATTGTCTTTTTCATATCCTTTCTCAAATCTTCATATAGATCTGGATTTATCTTAGTCCAATTCTTCCTAGGATCCTTCTTTCCGGTATATTCCCAATCATCAAGAATTGTTTGAATGGTATTGATTTTACACATTTCCCATTCATATTCATTCAATTCATCAAACAATTCATCAACTTCTGAATTCAACTTCCACAATGTATCACCTTCAGAATCTGATGGAAACACATCCTTTGGTGTACAGATGCAAATCTGACGAATCTTATTCTTTATTCCATCAATATTTTTTGAACATTCTTCTTTTGCTCGTTCAAAATCACTATAAGAAGTATATTGACAACCTGGTAGCCAAACTTCTCCTTTATAAGCTTTAATGCAATGATCTACTGACATATTCCTAATTCTTTAAAATTTTCATTAATTAATTTAGATAAACTAATAAATATTCTATTTTTATTTTTTGCCATTAAAAAATCTTCATCTGTAATATTATAGTTTTCTTTTATAAAAGTTTCATAATAATCAAAATATACTTTAGGTGCTAATTCTTCAAACTTATCTTTACATTTGAAAACAATATTAGTAATCTTCTTGATAGCTTTTGAATATGATAAATTTTGACTAGTTATCTGTAAATACTTAGAAATAAATATATCTTTTATCTCTTTATCATCAGTATTTATGAATTCTATTCCTTTTTCTATGGCTACCCATTCTTGTGAAGTTTTAAATTCTTTTATGGCATCCTTATATTCAATAGGTTTAGATAAGCCTTTATGTTTATAAGAAAGCAATATTGCATGTATTTCTGTCATGAATGCATTCTTTTCTATAGAAGAATACATGTACAACAAATATTTTACAACATTCTCTATAATGTCTTCTATTGTATCAGTATTTGACTTTTTGAATATTGAAATCAATTTGTCATAATTAATTCTATCCCTAACATCATTCATACTTTCTGAATTTGAAATGAATCTTTTCCAAGATTCATAAGCATGCAATAATTCATGATAGAATATTATACAAAGATCTTTAAAAGACATTTTCTCATCTTTATTTATATTTATAATTACTTCTTTAATATGTCCATCATCAAAATTATCTTTACTTACATAACCAGTAGAATTATGTGATATAGTTATAATAATTTTCTTAAAGAAAATGTTCTTAAATTCAATATCATGGTTTTTTGCATATTTTAAAATATCTTCCTTAGAAAATTCATACCTTTCTTTCAGTCTTTTCTTCAATATCTCGGAAGTCACAATTTTAGATAATAAGTACACTAAATTTACCTGTCCATCATAAGCACCATGTGACTCTAACAATTTATCTACATTATCAAGATTATCTAAATCATTCAGAAACTTATAATTATCAATAAATTTTTTTGAAAACTTATTTTCTAAAAATTCAACATATTCTCTTAAAGATATATTCATATTCATTAATTGTAAATTTAGCTGAAATCTGTATACAATGCAAATCTCAATCCTTCCTTAGTAATGAAATCATGATACTTAGGTTCAATAGTATTGTTCATAGCATACTTCTTGAACATATTTATCTCTCTTTGATACTCTCTAGTAAAAGGTGTACGATGTTCTGGGTACTGTTCATAATACTCTTTACCAGTAAGAGCACCACAATCATATTTCAAAATATCATCAATCTCATCCATGAACTCATCCCATGTATATTTGATTCCATTTTCATCAACAATACTTGCATTACTTGATTCAATGAAATTCTTAATAGACTCTAATACAGGTTCATAGTAATTTAAATCATTAGCATCCCAATCAAATACCCAACCACCAGATCTCTTACCAAGATGAATACGTTTTTTATCTATTTCTTCTTTTACCTCAGAAATCTCTGCTTCAATAGCATCAATATCATAAGGTGTATTATTGATGAGCTCAATAGCCTTTTCAAGATTCTTTGTTACCTTCTTCTTTACTGGAAGTACTGCGTAAAAATTTGTTCCCATATTATTAAAATTATTAAATTAATTATCCTTCTTATCCTAAGTTAACTCGATTTGATGTACCAATCTTGTTTACATAGATTTCAATGTAGGTCATTCTACGGTTAGTACCGAAGTCACCACCTTCATCCATGCTGTTGATGTAGACTAATTCATCTTTCATACCATTGGTTAAGAACATTTCTCTCAAGCTTGAACCAGTCATTACATTGTCATCATATTCTTCTGAGTCACCATCAAAAATCATATAACCATTCTTTCTTGTGATATTATCTAAGTAAGTGAAACCTACGTAGTCACCACCTTCATCTCCATAGTTCAATGAAATCTTCCATTCATTCAAATTAGAGTTATGCAATATTGAAATGAGATCTTTGATAGTAAAACAAGAATCATCTTCTTTAATTACAAGAACCTTATCATAATTCTTGTGATTTACAATCATAACTTCAAATGAAGTGTTGTACTTCTCATTAACATTCTCGATATTGCTCTTAATAATTTCAGCTTTTGTCATAATCATTATAATTAAATGTTCTTTATTAAATTAACATGTATAATATAGAACAAAGCCTTAAAATTTCAAATTTTTCCTAAAATTTTTCAATTTATTTTTGTTGTAATACTTTAGTATCTGATAAAATGCATACAATCCACCAACAAAACCTAAGAAGATTATAATAGGGATCCAAAGTGGTGCAGTTACCCACCACCAAGACCAATCAATAACATTAGTCAACTTAAGTACAAGAAATACCAAGAACAAAATACTTGAAAATGACACACCATTATATTCGTAATTATTATTTTCCATTTGCTTTATATATGTTTAAATTTGTTAAATAATGAACATCTCTTTCAGTTCTGTTCAAGAACTAAAGTTATGCACACAGGGACGTTAAAATTATCTTAACTGATAGAATATACTAAAATATGTTATTCCGCTCCCTGTGTGACCCTGGCACCATCCTAGAGAATTCTGTTAGAAATGCTTAGCAAGTTCTGTATTTGAAAAGAACATCATATTGACGCATTTAGCTATCCATTCAACTAAACCTTCATTACATGACTCTTCAAAATACTGACCAGATTCAAGCATGATATGAATGCACTCATGTACAAATGTCTGCTTTATCTGTTCTGGTTTCAATGACTTACCAGATGGAGTAGTCAATGACAAGTTGATTACCTGTTCTGATAAGTTGCTGTTACCAAAGATCCAACAAGAAGTATCGTAATCAGAATATACTTTATCATGGAAACAAACATCAGTTGTTTCACCAAACAAGTTGAACTGAAAATCTTCATACTTCTTCTGTTTCTTCATATTTCTCTCTGTATTGGTATTCTTTACATTATTGTTATTCGAAGCTCTGCAAGGCTTGTTGAATACGATTTTCTCATCAGGATTCAACACATCTTTTGCAAACTCAGTATCCATAAAATCTACTACCTTTTCCATAATCATCATTATTAATTATTTACGTAATGAATATAGAAAAAATGCAGGAAATTTCAAAAGAAAAATCCTGCATTTACGTTATTTTAATTATTTTATATTTTAATCTTTTATATTCTCAATTTCACTAGCTGGGATAATCAAAGTATATATACCTGCACTTCCTGCACTTCCTTCTACACCCATAGTAAGAATCTTAATTAATTTTCCATTAATTAATAAGATATTTGGTACAATATCAAGTTTACCTGTACCACCACCATGATAATGACCCCATGCATCTTTTCTAGCAGCTGCTGCTTTACTTGCTCTTACATCTTTCTCTAATTCAATTGGTTTAAAATCAAAAGCACTTGTCATTTGCTTAAGCTTATCATCCAATTCCTTGGTCAATCCAAGTTCTTTTAACATCTTATTTGTTTCAAGAGCATTTCTAATATCATCTTTTTGCCAAACAGTACCCTGATCTTTTTTCCCAGCATTTTTATAATAATTATTTATTTTTGTGGTATCAACAAAACCATAAGTTTTTGTTCCATCTGAATCCATATCATTAGGATCTGGTACCCAATGTGGAATTCTTGTAATACCTGCTTTTTTAAGAATATTAGTAATACCCTTCTTATCCCACAAGTCAGCCCAATCATCCATACCAACAACATAGTATGGTCCTCTACCAATTGACTTTACAACAACATCATTTATTTCCTTTCTACGACTAAAACCAATTATTAAATCATCGTAATAAGGGTCTAAATTATCTAACTTTCTAGCATCATCATATTTATCAATTATATCCATGAATTCAGATTTGCTTAGAGCTTCATTTATAAAATTTGTTAATGATTCCATTTTTTTTGTTTATAGATAATTAAAAATACTTAAACTAAATATTCAAGAATTGTGACTTAAGATTAGGTTTAGATATTTCTGGTTCTGAAACATCAGGTTTTGCTTCTTCTTTTGTCAAATTCTGAGTGTCGCCTTCATCTGTCTCATTGACAACTCCTTCAGGTTCTTTGCTCCTACTATTATCTCTCTCGCAAATTCGTCCATCTTCTTTGATAGCCTCTTCCTCTTGGTTGGTTTGTTCTTGTACTTGCTCATTTTCTATCTTATGTTCTGGTTCCTCTTTCTTATCTTCTTTTATTAGTTCTGGTACTTTATTCTCTTCTTCCTTATCCCTATGAATATAAGAAGTTACCATTTCTGTAAGTAGTAAACATACACAAGGAAGAAGTCCACCAATTGCCCAAGTTACAATAACAGTAGCTTCTTTATCAGGGAAATTATCCATCCATATAAATATTGGTTCTTTAAACCATTTTAAATCTTCTAATGAATTTAAACAAATATATTTATAACTTGAATAAACATTTCCTAAAATTTGCACTATACACATGAGAAACATTAAAACCCACGGTACTACTTTCTTTTGATTTGATTTATCTATAAGTAATGAAGACAATACGGCAGCTTGTGAAACTTCAAACGTTAATGCTAATATAACACCTAAATATGCTGCATTTGCTAAACTAAAAAATTGTATTGCATGCATTGTTGATACAAATGCTGTACATAAATACAATATAGCAAATAAACTAAGATATGTTGTTCTAATTATTTTTGAGTTCATCTTCTATCCATTTTACCATTTCTTTTTCTGTATAAAAAGCTAAATAATTTAAATTATTTTCTTTTGCTTTATTAAATTTTTTTATATCTCTTATTGTCCATGTTTCTAATATGTTTTTATATGTTTGTTTATTGGTTTCTTTTATTTTTTCTTTTATTTCATTTAATTTAATCTGATCTTCTATTGAATTAATATCAAACTTATGTTCACCATGTGTATAATAAAAATTACATTCAATAAATAAATCTTTAGATTTTATATAAAAATCACACATAAATGGATATCTTTCCAAATCTTTATATTGTCGTTTTACATCATCTTTATCATATAATTTAATAAGTTCTTCATACATTCTATCTTCGGCTTTAGTAGAAGTAAATGAATGATTTCTCTTCATTGTATTATATTTCTTTTGTTGTATAACTGGATCACTTCCAATATAAGAAAGCCTTATTCTGTTTTCTTCTGTTTTCATAGGATGTGATACTCCATACTTTTCTAAACAAGTTTCTTTATATTGTTCTTCATTATATAAATGTCCATATAACTTTATTCTTGTATTAATTGATTTTTGTATTATTTCTGGAACTTTTGAAGGGTTATCAACCCCATATTTTTCTATAAATCCTTCTTTAAATCTTTGAATTCTCCATTCTCTTTTAGAATTATAAGATTTTGATAATTTAGATTTTATAATATCCATCCTATCATTTCTTTTTTCTTGTATTTTATCAATAACTTCTTTTATTTGATATGGATTTTCTACTCCATATTTTTCTAAACAAGTATTTTTTATTTTTTCTCTTATTTCTTTTGATTTTCCAATAGATTCTACTCCATATTTCTCTAAACAAGTATTTTTTATTTTTTCTTTTATTTTTTCTGATTTAGTAATTGAATCTACTCCATATTTTTCTAATAATGTTTGCTTGGTTTTTTCTCTTATTTCATTATTTGAAAATACACATGATACACCATATTTTCCTTTTATTGTATTTTCAACATTTATTTGTCTTATTTTATTTTCACATAATTTATTTCCACAAGATTTTTTAAAAAACCTTGATGGAGTAAATGTAACTTGTACAGGTTTACCACATATTGGGCACTTTGGGTGTATATCAATATTTAATTTTATTCTATATAAAGATTCTTTAAAAGATAATGAATCTAAATATTTTGAATTTACAAATTCTGTTTCTTCTGAAGTAAGTGATTTATGATGACTTATATATCTTCCCCATTTATCAAAACATTTATTAATTATTTGTTCTTCTATTTCCATTTGTTAAACACATATTAATTATAGGTAATATAGTTAAAAATAATAAATGTTTCATTTATTTGTCTTTAATAAGTTCACTCTTACTATTATCAAAAACCATATCTTTTTCTTCTATTTCTAACTTTATCTTGTCATCCATATATTTTACAATATTGCTTGATCTAGTTCTCTTGAAGATATCCCATAAGTCATATAGCAATCCATCATCTGATGTATTTGAGACATCAAATTCTGACCAATCCACAATGAATCTGAGATTTTCTAATGCATACTTCTTCAGATTATCTTGTTCACCTTTAAAGTTGTCATCTAATGATTTGTCAAATTCAAATGTACAATGCAATCCATCTTTTGCATCTTCTTTCTTTTCAAACTCAAATCTAGCATCTATAATATTATCAGCATTAGCTCCAAAATATTTTTTAGCTAAATTATCATCAGATGGCATGCTTTCAAGAAGTAAATCAGATATATATTGATTGATATCATCATCTGTATAGTCTTCTGGTACTTCTATTACAAAAATACCTTTTTGGTTTTCTGGATCTTTCACCTTCCAAATAGCTTCAAAGTCATTCAATCTTATAGTCTCATCACTGTCTTCGGAGATGAGCGAACGATTCAATTTCCTGGAAATTGAATCTATAGTCTGATCTCTATCTTCATTTAGAGCAAAAGGAGAGTTCGTTGCCAAGCTCTCCTTCATATATTCTACTAATTGTTTCATAGTTTTATCCAATTCTAATTTGTTCCTGATAATGGTCCTTCATGACCTTTCATTCTGCCATTTCTCTTCAAACAAGCATCAAATACTTTTGATGAACTTGCTTTTGATTTAGCAGATTCCCAATCTTCTCTATTCACAAATATAGATTCAGGATATTTCTTGTAATCTGTATACCATCTTATATCATATTTATCTACAAGTCTCCATACATCTATCATCTCATTGAGTTCAAGAACATTTTCATTATCCGTAGGATCCATTTTTGTAGGAGCATCACATTTCTTCTCCAACATCATACATACTAAACTTCTCATTTATAAATCTTTATGGTTTTTATTAATCGCCTTGCAGATAGCATTGATAGCAGCCTTATCATCTTCTGAATAATTACCTAAACACTCATCATCTTCATACTTATTGCCTATACCATGATTTAAGAATATAGGGATCAGCTTATCTGTATCTATAATATAGAAGAATTCAACTTTACCAGTATTATTATATAATTCTACAAAAGTAAATGGCTTACTTGATTCTAAATCATTTATCTTTTCAGCAACTCTATTGAATTCTTTTGATACATAATTCCATTTATCCTGTGATATGATAGATTGACGTAAAAAGATTTGTCTATCTTGATCTTTATTAGCAGCTACATATATGTTTGCGACAAATTCTAGATCATCATTTATAATCTCAAGAGCTGTACCTCTACCAAAATTTCTTAAAGATGCACCACCTCTATCACCCCTGTCTAATGCTTTAAGTCTAACAATAGATTTCTTATCAGCATTATAGTAGATGTTGAATTTCTTTTCTTCATCATCTGGATCTTCATTCATCAATTCTTTATCAATATTGTCTTTAAATGCCTGCAAGAACTTTTCTGCTCTAGGATCACCAAGTTTCTTTGCTTTCTTAGCGGCATTCAAATATGTTTCATTTTTCAACTCAAAAACGAGTTCATCAAGATTTTCGTTTAGATATTCCGAAATGCTAATCATTTTTTCCTTTATTTAATGTATTTATAGTGTCTATAATTTTCTTAAGAATATAGATATTGTCATAGTTGTCTGGTAATCCTTTTGCATCATCATTCATCATATCAGTCAATGCATTGAAGTTGATTCCACTATTATCTACCAGTTTCTTGAAACTATCTATATCTTTCTGATAGGACGCGTTTAACATAAACGCGTCCAACGCAGATGATTCTATTCCTTTAGACCAATTGTCAAATTTCCATTGAATGTTATCACCATCCAATTCTTCTTTCATGACCACATAGCTCTTAAGATTAATCATTGCTTTCTACCAGTATTTTTGAACCAATCATACAACTGTTCTGCAAAGTCAACTTTTTTAAAATTGAATGCAACCTTCATAGTATCATAACTAGAATCATGAATTTCTATATACAGATATTCTTTTCCACTTATTGTTTCTGTATGAGCATCAAATGAAATTTCTTTGCTTTGACTTGAAGTGATCCAATCTTCTTTATTAGGTCCACCATCACTGTACATGTTCAGATTAGATACTAATTCAGATATGGCTTTGCTTTTTGACAACTTAGATAATTCTATATACTTGTCAATGAATTGCTTGAGAGTAATCTTCATTGTATATCTTTCAATGCTACTCTCAAGTAAATATTCAGATAAACTTTTCATCTTACTCAAGATATGCAGTATCATTGTCATTTATACGAAATACAGATGGGTCTGCATTTCTCTGATCTTCATCATTCAAACACTCTTTGTAGAGAGAATACAACTCAGCAAATGCTTTATTCAACTCTGGGGTATTTTTAATGTACTGAAGAACTTTGAAATTAGAATTAGTAACTTCTGATGGATTCTTCATACCATACTTAGCCATAATCTGCTTTGCTTTAAGCTTCTCATGACCAAACAATCCATTCATACTATAGAATACATCAAGCTGCTTTTCAGTAAATTTCTTCTCAAGCATCTTGACAATCATCTTCCAAAGCTTAGCAATATCTTGCTGATCGAGTGAAGCATCTGCATCTTCTTTAGAGTCAACCTTATCAAAGATTCCCTTGCCTTCATCTCCACCACCAATAGGTGATTCACCAGATACTGAAGTCTGCTTTGTATTTCTACCTGTATCTTTACGTTCCTTATTCTGAACAGAAACTGGAATACGTACTAAGTGTGAAGAATTCTTGATATTTTCGAGGATTACAATACGAATCAAATAGCTAGCATAGCTCAAGAAAGTGAATGCCTTACGCTTCTTCATTTCATCCTTCAATTCTCCAGCCATCTCTTCTGCTTCAGCATTCTTTCCACCACGCTTCTTAGCAGTCTCTTCAGAAGACTTACCATATTGGTTCATTGCAATTGTAAGACCTTCCATACCGAAAGCAAACAAATCATCAAGAGAGAAGCTAGACTTTCCATTGAATCCACGGGCAATCTTCCAAACTAATGGAGTATATTTCTTAGCTACAGCATCACGACCCTTCTTAGTCTTCAAATCAAGCAATATCTCATCTGGTGAAATCTCATTCTTGATAATTGCATTGAATTGCTCTTCAGTCTGGAATACTGGTACTTCAAGAAGACGGTGAGCCTTAGCAAGTGTTCCAATCCACTTGTACAATTCCTGCAACTTAGGATCTTTTGGTTTACCCTTACTATAGAAATTTTGCAATGAGCCAAGCTCCTTCATATATGTAGCATTGTTTACAATCAGCCAATTGATGATTTCTTTAGCCTCAACAGAAATGAACTTGTCTGCTGTAGTAAGATATGCCTTAAGCTTAGCAGATGGAACAAAATCCAAAGTATCGTTCTGTACATCAAGTGACTTAGCTTCTGCAACAAATTCTGATAATTTCTTCATATTTTCTTGAACTTTTTAAGTTTGAATTTCTAAATTTATTTCAAACAGGTCTTGAAATACATCAAGTACATGTTCTATATTTTAATAACGAGATGAATATAGAACAATAGGATAAAATTTCAAACAAAATATGAAAAATTTTATTTTTTAATTGCCTAATTCACCTATTAAATAAAAATAGAGAAATTTATCATGATTTATAAGAAATCACATGGTATAAGTTGGATATTGAAGAAAATTGGATCAAATACTCTGGCTTGGAGATTAGTAATGTTAGTACAATCAATATACAGATACATTACTGACATGTCATACATATCTGATACTTTATATAGTAAAGAATTCCTTACAGTTCTGAAGCAGTATCTTAGAATATCTGTAAAGAAAGATTGGATTGGAAGATTGTATGGTGTAATAAACCCATATATTGATATTGATGGAAAGATTGATTTCAACAATACAATCATAGAAATTGATGGAGACAATACAAACAGTAATGAATATGTGAAGAATTGGGTATACAGACAGTTCAATTTGATTGACAATCTGTTCAAGATAAACAAGCTTTATGATTATATTAATGTCGACATAAAGCATGTAGGCCCATTGAATGCAGACAACTATCTTATTGTAATTGATATTGTGAGCAGAAAAGAAATGGCTTATGCTTTGAAACGTGTTTTGAAACAAACTATATTATATATAATTATCGCACTATGTGCAGTAATATTGCTATAAATTTACGTAAATTAAAAACTATTATGAGTAAGAAAAAGTTATCAGAAGTAGAAAAGAATCAGCAAATTTACAATGACTTTGTAAAGACACTTGAAGGTAAGACAAATGAAGAGTTGCTTGCAATGGAGCAGGATCTCATTAAGGAAATTGACAAGCATGACCGTAAGGTTGCAAAGTATGAGTTTAAAGTTGCTGATAAGGAAGCATTGAAGGAAGCTGTAGAAATTTATCGTTTCTTCATCAATAAGCAGAAGCTTCAGTTTAGTTATGTTGAAGGAATGCTTCAATTGTGGGATGCATTCAATCCAGATATGGAGACAATTCCATACCCAGTTTTGGATACAATCCTTATGAATCTGGGTCAGCTTCAGTTTGAAGGTCATGATGAGTGGGTAAAGATCATGAAGTTCAATGAGTTTACTAAGCCATATTCAGATGAATATACTAAGCTTAAGGCTCGTACTTACTTGCTTTCGGAGGAGCATTCAGCTCTTCAATCTAAGCTTGGACTTGATGATGCCGCTGCATCTAACAACAAGTAAGAGTTAATTATTGAATGGAGAACTTAAGTTCTCCATTTTTAGTTTTATAAAAATTTTAGAAAATGAAAATAATAGATAATTTGCCAATATGGGAGCATGAAGATTTTGTAATGAGAAATCCAATGGTTGATTGTAAAGCTGGTAATATGGTAATAGGATGGATGATTGTAGATAAAGATACTGATGTACCAGAATCTTTTCAAATATCATTTACAAAAGATGAATTGACTAGGTATTGTAAGATATTTGATAATATAGTTAGTTTAGCCGTTGGTGCGATAGTTAGTACTATAATTAATGAATCTGTAAGCTACATTACAAATTATGTTGATACCCATGATTTTGGAAATATGAATTACGAACATATAATGGATCATGTTGAATTTCTATCTAAATTGAGATTTGAAGTACATACTTGGTTTGTACATGACAATATCGATATACTTAAAAGTTTTGAAGAATTGATTAAAGAAAAAATTAAATGAATATGGGCAAAGTATTAGAAAGTCTTAAGAAATATTTTGAAGAAACACCAAAAGAACAATTAGACAAGGACTTTAAAGAAATAGACAATAAATGGGGTCATATAGGACCAACAGTTGAAGAATGGTTAGAAAGCAATTTTAAAAAGTAATTTTATGATACATTTTAAATATTCAAATAAAGCTAATCAATATGTTTTTTTAAAGATAGATGGTTATAATGATTTAAAAGCTATTGCAAAACTTAAAGAAAAGATGAATTTAGTAGACCCAATATGTTATTTAAAATCATATCAAGGTACTCCATATACACAAGATTTTCTTTATGAATATGTTCAAAAATCTGGGCAGAAAGTTTGGTATGCAAGTATTGGGTTAACCAAAACTATTTGCAATATATTAAAAGAAAATAATTATGAATATGATGGAATACAAAAAGAAAAATATTTAACTGAATTTAATTTATCTTTTGAAGAATTCAAGAAAATAGTTGACAGTTGGAATTTGAAGTATACACCAAGACCATATCAGTATGAAGGAGCATATAATATATTGCAATGTAAGCGATCAACATCTGTATTTGCTACAAGAGCTGGTAAGACTATGCTTAGTTATATAGTTTTCAGATATGCAAGAGAATATCTTGGTGTACGTAGAATATTAATGATTGTACCAAGTATTGACTTAGTAAAGCAAGGATATTCTGACTTCAAAGAATATGGAGATTATTTTAATAGTGAATGTCTTTGGTCTGGTGGTAAGTTGGTTGAATCATCTGACTTGACAATTACAACATTCCAAACACTTGTGAATTTCTTAAATAAGAATTCAAAACGTTACAATCCACATTTCTTTGATGGTAATGGAATAGATCGATGTGGATATGATATGGTGTTTGTTGATGAAACACATCGTGCTACTGCTAAATCTATTAAGGATATAATAAGCCAGCCATTCATGTCAAATGTGAAGATAGCATTTGGAATGACAGGTACTTTACCAAAAGATTTCACTATAGAAAGACACTGTATCAATGCATTGCTAGGTCCTAAGATACAAGAATTGAATCCAAAAGACTTACAAGATGGTGGCTATATTTCTGATGTTAAGATAACACAGTGCAGATTGCAGTATATGAATGAATGGCAATCCATTAAAGATTGGATAAAATGTGCAGAATATTGTTTGTCAATATTTGAGGAAGTACCTAATAAGAAGAATCCAAAGAAAATGGACCATGTACCATTGGTGGGTCCAAAATTCTTAATTGCTTATAAGAAAAACCTACCACAAGGTATTATTGATGCTAAATGGAAGATATATGGAGAAAAGAAGCCAAGTACAAGTAAGATGTCTGATGAACAATGGCAACAATATCAAGATTTACAATATAAGCATTTTCTTCAGATGGTAATACAGGAATCTACAAAGACTAATGCATTGCATGTTGAAATGATGACTGTACATTTCAAAGAAAGAAGAATAGATTGGTTGATAGCAAAGCTTAAGGATTGTCCTAACAATACATTGATTCTTGCACAACATCGTGAATATATAAAATATGTTTATGAAAGAGTGAAAGAAGCTTACCCTGATAGAGAAGTCCTATATGTAATAGGTGGTTCTAAAGACAGAAAGATAGTGAAAGAAGTGATGAAAACCAAAAATAATGTGATACTGATCGCGGGGTATACTCTTATGAGCACTGGTATTACACTTTCTAATCTTTGCCATGGCTTCTTATTTGAATCATTCAAATCTCAAGTAATAAACATGCAATCTATTGGTAGAGGACTTGGTTTGTCAGATATGAAAGATGTTTATGAACTATATGATGTTACAGATCAATTTGATCCTAAGATAGCTAGCAATAAGATATATCTGCAAGGTTTGCAACGTATCAAAATGTACAAAGAACAAAAATGGTCTTATAACATAGAAGAGATTCCTTTGGAAGATTGTGTACATATAGACCAAAGAATAGTAGACTTTGTATATAAGAAAAAACCAAAGATAGAAGAAAAGAAAAAGAAAGAACAAAATTCCAAGGGAAGCTTGGGATTTTTAGAACAAGATTTATTCAAATAAAATACAATATGAAAAAATTAAGTGAATTTGTAAATGAAAAGCTATCTGATATAGAAGGTAAATGGGACCCACCAGATGGATTGTTTACAAAGAATAATCCTAGAGAGATAGCTCAAATATTATTAGATGCCTCAGATTCAGAAGGTCAAGCAATGAAAAGACTTGTATTCTATATGAACAGAGCAGGAGAAGATTGTCCTAATAAGACAGTTTTGAATAAAGTAAAAGACATATTGAGAAGCAATACAAAATGAGGAAGACTTAAGTCTTCCTCATTCTTTTTATTTATTTTTAATTTAAAATTTTAGTGAGATATTCAATTGCTTCATCTCCTTCAATATCAGTAATAGAAATATCTCCATCCAAATCCATTATTTCTTCAAGATTCATTTTAAATGACTCAACTGTTTCTGGATATCCATCAAATGAAGTGAATGGAAGAACTTCATTTTGTTCCATGGTTTCCAACTTACTAATAGCATCACTCAATTTAAAATTCATTTTATTCATAATTTTAATAATCTTTATTTTGTTTAACTTATTTCATCAAATCAATAAGGTATTTCTTAGCTTCCTTATTGGTGATTTCATTGATATCAACATCACCAACAATGTCGATAACACCTCTAAGATCATTTCTGAACGTTTCTACAGTATATTCTTTCTTAGGATCTGAGTACTCATCATAAAATCCAAGCTTCTGCTTAGGATCCATACCTGCTAATCTGTTATATGCTTGAGAAAGTTTGATTGATTTTCCTTCAAGAATTTCTACTAATGTCTTCATTTATGTATAAATAAAATTTAAATAAAAATAAATATGTCTTTCCAGTTTACCTTTTGGAAATTCTCTATGAAATTCTTAAAAGTACCTGGAACAATATACCATTCTTTCTCTACTTCTTCTGGTGTAGCATCTTCATGGCCATTATTTACCCAATCACGAATACTATCAGTAAGTTCACCTAATACACAACAATTTTCATCAGTGTATAAATATTTTATTGTGGTAAACGCAAATGCATCTAATATTTGATAATTAATCAATTCATTGATTACATCTAAAGTTTCTTTTACTGTCATAGTTAATTGAATTTAGATTAGTCTTCTGGTTCATCAAGAGTATCAGTTCCAAGAATGTAATCTGTAGAACTCAAAACTAAGGCACAATACTTCATAATGTCATAGTCATGATGATTCTTATCTAATACATCTACTAACTGATTTAAGAAAACTTTCTGATTAGTGATGTATTCAAACAATGTATCTGCGATATCAAGATACTGTGGATTGTTCTCCTCTTTGTAGCCCATGTTTACATAAGACTTATAGATCTTACAAATAATCTCATAAACTACACTCTTGAGAGCTTCATTTGTCAAGTTCTTCATATTGTGCTCTAACTGGTTGTGTATCTGTAAGAAACGGAATGCGATAGAAGTTGGAGCACTCAAGTTGAAATTGTTTACTGTATTTGAATTCATCATAATCATAAAAATTAAATTGTTCTACATTATTTTAACATATCTAATATAGAAAAGTTGAATTAAAATTCAAACTTTTATTTCCTGTTAACTTTAATTAACTTCAGTTGAACTGAAGTATGAAGTTCTAACATATAGAACAATCTTCTAAAATTTCAAAATATTGGCAAAAAAGTTTGGCCTAAATTGAATTTTATTGTATTAAGAAGCATTCTTGTATATTGATATTGCTCTTCTTTAATATCAAACAATGAAATGCAATTTGACTCATCATCAAACAATTCTTGTATAGACTTCCAGATAGCTGTTGCATGGTCAAAAGCCAAATCATCTTTCCTTAGACCTACCAATGATACCCATTGTACTGTTGATGCATCATCTTGTGCTTTTATCAAACCTTCAAAATCATCATGAACTGTATCAGCATATACAATAGAAATGCATCTCTCTCGTGGATCTCTTCCTTCTTTAGTAAGAGCACAAACTTGAAACATATAACTCAAACTCAAGTTTGTCTCTTCCTTAAGTTCACGAATAGCAGCACTCATAGCAGATCTGTCTTCTGGATTTAAGAATCCACCCGGAAGAGCTAGTTTTCCTTTGAATGGTTCATTTTTACGGGTGATAAGCAACACTTTAGGATTATTTGGATCCTTCAAATTGAAGATCACGTTATCTACTGTAACTGCGTAATGTACGTATTCGTATGTATAACTCATGTTTATTATTTTTTGTTCGGATATAATATAGAACAATTTTTAAAAATTTCAAATAAATATCATTTTAAAATACAAAAAATATTCACACAGGGATATTAAAATTGTTTAAACTGATAAATTATACTGTGAATATATTTTCCGCTCCCTGTGTGACCCAGGCGCTTCCATAGTGAATCCTTTGCTTATATTCTATCGTATAGTCCTTTTAGTCAATCTATAAGTGCCATCTTCATATTTGATTATCCTATAAAATGTCCAATTGCTTGACTTCATCCACCCATAAGTTGATATGTCTTTCTTTGATTCATATCCTCTCATAGGTGAATATATCCATTCTACAGGATATATTGCTAATGTATCAGCAATACATACACTATCTATAAAATGACGATCAACTACTGTATCAAGTTCATATTGCATTGTTGTATTGTCAATTTCTTTTGGTGTGCCACAAGACATGAAAAAGAATGACAATATAATAGCAAACATCAATATCCAAGTGATTACTGTAGCTTGCATTTGTGTTAGATTTCTTTTCATCTAATTTTTAAATATATATTTTATTAATAATCATGAGAATGTTAGGTTGCAATGCATCAAAGATAGATGCTCATGATAAGAAGATCACCAAGAATTTAACTAATAAAATTCCTAATGAATACAGCTTTGTAAATTATCTTAGTCCTGTAACAGATCAAGGTTCAACAAACATGTGTGTTACTCATGCTCTTGCATGTTTTTTGAATTGGATTACTGACATGAAGTTGAAGACTTCAAATAAAGACAACAATATTGATTTGAAGCAAATATATAATGCAAGATCTGACAAGAATAATGACAATGGCATGTCTATCAAAGAAGCATTATCATTAGCAAGAACACATGGTATAAAATCAAATATTGGAACTATAAAAATCCATGACTTTGCAATGATAGGAAGTGAACAAATATTGAAGCAAGCAATATTATGCAATGGACCAGTATTGATTGCATTACCAGTATATGATAGTTCAAGAAATGACTTTTGGAATGGCGCAGAATTAGAAGGAGATCATTGTGTTGCTGTTGTTGGGTATGATAAGAATGGTTTCATTATCAGAAACAGTTGGGGTAGAAGTTATGGAAGAAATGGATATTGGACTTTACCTTATAGTGAATTCAACAAGATAAAGGAGATTTGGACATGCATATAAATAAAAGGTCAAGCTGTTGCTTGACCTTCATTAGTTTTATTAGTAGTTGTGGTTGTGTATTTTCTTTGATTTAGGCGTGCTGTCATTTCTTCAATAAACTCTCTAGAACCTTTTATTACCATCTTACCATTACCATCATCTTCTTTATCTTTTTCCTCAAATGATTTTTGACATTCTTCTTGCATCATCCTGAATATATCTTCTAGTTTAGTAACGACATCATCAAGTTGCTTCTGTATAGATAATGTAGAATTCTGCAATGATGTAAGAGACTGATATAATGTTGACTTTGACATGGACAACGCTATGGCCATTATAATACTGTCTTGTGCCTTCTCATTTATAGTAAGCATTTTGAGAAGTCTCCTTATGCTTTGCATTTCTGTTTGGATTTTACAGACAATATAAGGATGTTCATCAACATACTTTGCATCAAAATAATATCCTGAAAGACGTTCTACTATGAACTGAGCTTGTGTTGCAGATTCAGATTCTACTTTCTCTAAATCCAAATCAAGCTTAGGCATTTCAAGCTCTTCTTCTGGATCATCAGTCAAAACTGGATCAGATTCATTCAACATTGCATCAATGTCATTCCATTCAGGGTTTTCTTTATCAACCTTTTTCCATCCAGTTTTACTCATTCAAATTCTACATAAAATATATTTGATTAAAAATAAATTAGATCAATCAGTTTTCTTAACTACTTTATAGAACTTAGAATTTTCTTTGATTCTGTATTCTTTTTTTATCTTCTTTTTCAATTCTTCTGGATCATTGAGCAAGTCAGTACTGAATCCAAAAGTAATGATATGCAGCTTACCATCATCAAGGCAATCATACTTACCATAGATAAATACTTTGTTTCCAACAATTGTCTTATGAAAACCTACAAGTTCACCAGGAACTACAGTATTTCCAAAATTATCTGTTACTGCACCTTTAGTATTTTCAAACGTATCTTTAAACTGTTCCATCATAATCATTATTTTTTGTTCAGAGATAAAATAGAACAATTATGATTAATTTCAAATAATTTTAAAAAATTATGCACTTGCACTTCCTTGCATATCTATTATCTTTCTAGCTGTATCATTTATCATAAGATGTTGGCTTGTAGGATACTGTTGCAGCAATTCTGATAAATTATCTATATAGGAATCAAAAAGCTTGAAGTTAGTAACTGTACCAGGTATACCATTTATCATTACATCTTGCTTTTCATCTTCTACCATTTCTATATTCCATTTTGTCACTTTATGTGCTGTCAAATTATTCAAGTCAAACTTGTAATGTGCCGGTTGCAGTTTATATAGAGGAATATTTTCGTTGTAGGAATATTCCGAAACTCCTAATTCTACTACATTCCTAGATTTAGACCATCTTAGATATATGAAATAATGATTGTCAGTAATATTGGCATCTTGTTTAGGTAAGTATACAGAACAATCTTCTATATTATCTAAGCTTACTTTGATTCTTCTGTTTGTCATCTTCAATCTAAGTATGATATGGCCTATCTTTATGAGTTCAGAATCATAATCATACATTCCATTCAAACCAACAATAATGCTTGTACTACCTTCTTCACCGCAATATTTTCTTTGATATACTATCTTATTCTTAAGTCTGTATAATGATGATGGATCAAACTTGTAACATCTGTCACTTATCAATGTTCCTCTTTGATAGATATTTGTATCTACAAAGTTTGTACCTTCTGATGTAACATACTTTCTACAAGAATCAGATTCATATACAGGGTACATGCCATTTCCAGAATATGTTGGAGCTTCTATTGTTTCTTCTCCACTATCTAATCCTTCTTTATCTCCAAATAAATCTTCATACTTTGTCTTTACTAAGCTATCTATAGTAGAATCAAAATCTCCTAAGTCAACAGAACCTTTTTCTTGATATTTTACTAATGCTAATTTGAATGTAGTATTGTTCCACATCAATGAACCATTTTTCTCTTCGTATGCTTCATTTACCATCCACATCCTTTTCATCATTGGAATATATATCAAATCACCTTCCATTGGCTGTGCAGTAATTCCAAAAGCTGTAGCAAACATCGTCTTGCTTATCTCAGTTTCCCAATCAGTTTGCCAATCTAATCCAAAATCAGAAAATTCTGGTTTACTGCTTGGCATCTGACCTTCATTTACTATAAGCTTTATCTGCTTTACTGATTCTACATTCATGAGAGTATACTCTTTGAATGTGATATCTTTGGAACCAGAATCAGGCTTAAGTTTGAAGTAGTATATAGGTATACCAATCATACAAGCAACACTATCAGATAATGATTGTTGCAAAGCTATAGCTGAAGTAAGACCAGCATAAGGATTGTATTTGTTAGATGATTCACAAGATGGTGATGAAATGCCAGAAGCAATCGAAGTAGTATAGTCTACGCTTTCATCACCATCTTTTACATCATTAACAACACCATTTACTTTAAACTTTATATAAAAATCAGATGGACTATCAACCAGTATTCTTTCTGCATCATCATAAGAAGCAAAACATGACCAATTGATACCATCATAACTCCATGATACCTCTAAACATGAGGTGTCATATTTTACATCATCACACCCAAGTATAGATATTGATGACATATCATTAATAGCCATTGTCAACAATACCTCTTGAGCAGGCATACAACTATTGAAATCCATGATATTGCATATATAACTAAATTTTATGGGAGAGGTGTTTTCTTTCCTATATACCAGTTTGCTTCCCATCTACGACGTTTCTTCAAACCTGCTAATCCTCTATGATCTGACAATGTTGACCAAGTAGACCAAACAGTTTGCATAGGTGCATGATTTGCTATTAAAACACATACTTTATATTTTGACATAGTCAAAAATCCTGGTCCAAAATTAAATACTGCAGAAGTTATGGCATCTATCTGATTTTGTGCTAGTTGCAAACCTCTTGAAGAAGCCCAATTTCTGACTTTAGAACTGAACTGTTGAACATGAGTAACGTATAATGCTTCTAATTCTCTTTGCGTCCATCTCGGCTTTATCTGATCCATGTATTTTCCATTTGGATGAACTAGCAAACCATAGCCATAAGTCTTATGTCCTTTGTCATGTCCATATCCATTCAAATCCTTAGGTGTCATTTGGTAACCATAACTATGACCAGTTTCAAAATGACATATTGCGTTGAACATTTCTTGGCTTACACCAGATGCTCCAGCTGAAAGATTTCCCATTTTCATTCCTTGTGTAATTGATGTATATCTAAATATATATAGAAGACCACATTGCCCACCATATACCCAAGCTCTTTGTTGTCTGAAATCTGATATCCACTGTTTACCAGTATACATACATATATGACCAGGTCCTCCTTTAGGATTCGCCATAACAGCTATATCACCAGGCATTGCTTCCCTCATATAAGTCTTATATGGGTTATCATACTTTATAGTCTTTATATGCCTAAATCCTACTGTTGGTAAGAATTTTACATATTCTATAGCATTTTCTGGATGACCAGCTAAAGACAATCCACCTGCTTCTATGGCTTCTCTAACATATCTAGCACATCTGTGTGTAGAATTTTGATGAGAAGCACTTACTAAATGACTAATAGATTTTCCTAAGTCCCAATTTCCAACAACACCACCAGAAAAATCCATACCAAAAGAACCTAAATCAGATGATCCAGTGAAGTGCCCAGTTTTCATCCATTCAACAACAAGGTCACCTATAGATTTATCTGGATCCACATAATTGGTAGCTCCAACTTTATTTTCTTGATAGTTTTTCTCTTCTTCACAATAAGCTTCATTATCATATTTCAAAGACAGATCTTGATTGGCATCAAATTCTTCTTCTAGCAAATTATGATATTCATGCCCACCTTTAATGTTTCTTTCATCATACTCTAAAAATGATTCAAGTATCTCTTTACCAAGCTGATTTCTAGCCCACGTAAGATTTTTCATCAATTCATGGGTTGCATCTTCTTCATCCGCTAATACCCATTGTGGTTCACTAACAGATGGATCTATACCATTAGGTGTGTATGCATCTTTCTTTACTTTATCTAATTCTGCTTTATTTGATTTAGAAGTACTATCAGAAGATTTGTTCTTATTTGTTTGTTTAGGTTTTTTACTTTCTGGAGTATCCTCTATCAAACTTTTTAATGTATCAAGTAAACCCATAGGCAATCACTAAATCATGCTTTTGAATTCAAGAAGCTGTGATATTCCACTAGCTCTTTCTTTGATATCATGCAAATCTATTATATCTTCTGGATATTTGAAAAAGTCATTATATTCCAAGAATACAATTCCTATTAAATTATTTTTACAACCATAAAGGCCAGCATAAATCATATTGCTAGCATTAAGTTTGTTTTTCAAATGGTCATACAATACTGGAGATCTTTGTTCTAATTTTTTTATTTCAGAACTTCTGTATACTACAATACCATCATTATCTATAAGGTCCGCCATAACTGGAGAAAGTATTGAAAGTTGAAGATTTTTTACTTTTCCTGATATAGGTGTAACATTTCTTTGCATGTTTTCATAAGATAAATCATACCATAAGAAACTGAGGTTATTCAAATTGCTTGTACTATTATGGAATTCAATTACACCGCATCTTCTAGCATGATAGAAATTCATCATTTCAAACAACATCTTTTGCATTTTATCAGATATGTCCATTCTATGACTCATACTAGCATTATGTATTTTTTCAGTATTCTGATCTCTAATATTCACAGCTTTTTCTATCAAATTGATTAGATTAGCTTGCATTTGGTTGTTTGATGAAGTCAATGTACTTAGCAAATCTTTATTTTGGTTAGCTAATGTAGTAGATATGTTTTCAGATAAATCTGCTATAGACTTTTCTGACTTTTTATCAGAACGAGTTATCAAGAAATATAGCAAGCCACCTAAGACAAGTATAGCTAATCCTAAGCCGCCAAATTCCTCGATTATTTTAGTGAAGAATTCAAACATGATATATAAATGAAATGTGGAATATCTTTAATTTAATAAAAATATTCCACATTGTAAACTTAAAGTCTTTTTAAGGTTTTTCTGTTTCTATCATAGGTCGACCTGTAATAGTATCAAACCATATTTTCTTTACTTTATGATATTCATTCAATATATTACTTATATCAGAATATTGATTCAATAATGTTCCAACCTCTATCATTGGTCCACCCGATGGATCTATGAAAACTATCTGTCCATTATCATGTGCTACTCTTGATGCCCCATATTCTGAAACAAGATACCAAATATACCCATGATTTCTATATGTATCCTTAACCGGTGTTTCTTCTAATACCATGAAATTATCAGAACAATCATGAGAATATAAATTGATAGTTATATTTTTGAATCTTACATTTTCATTTATCATATTCCATACTTGATAGAACAAAGATTCATAATCAGAATTGTTTTCTATAGTGAAGTCAAAATTTTCTTCATCATCCAAATCATGTTCAGCAACATTATTCAACTGGGTAATTCCATCTCTGACAATGTTTATCATTACACCTTGATGTGTTCTTATAAAATCAAATTCATGTAAGAATCGTACATCAGTACAGATAGCATATTCAAGATTTGTTCTTTGGTTGATTTTCTTTTCTACAACATTTGTAAATATTCTTTTAGAAATAGAATTCTGCAATACATAAGTGCCAACATAAACAAGAATTTCTCTTAATGACATATAGAATTTATCATCAGATTCTTGATACATACTTGTATTCATATAATAGTCTTCTGCTGTTATGATATGTTTAGGATCTGGTTTCTCTTTAGTGAACTCAAATCCTTTGTTGATGCAAATCCAAGAATTAGCTTTTGATGTATAGAAATACTCAACATTTACTTGAAACATGTTAGCACATAATTCCTTCAATTGATCAGCAAAAGCAATGCACATACACTTATTGTGCATCTTATCTGGAGGAAATGTCGCAGTTTCTTCAGGATTGAAATTTCTCTTGAAACTATCCCAAGCGCTTCCTTTATCTGAAAATGAATAATTCAAAATATGTGATAGCATTTTTGCAACTGTATCTTTTCCAGATCCAGCATATCCATTCAAACCAATATATAATACTCTTTTCATTCTCTATTATGTTTTTATTCTATAAATAAAATATAGAAATAATGATTAACGCATTTCATCTTTAGATGTTATCATTTCTTCAGTATCACAACCACTCCAAGCAAATCTAGTATATTGTTTAGTAGATGGACTATCAAATCCAGTGTTTTTCTTATCAGGAATCAAATCTAAAGGTTTATCTTTTTCGCTATTATTTATCTCATCATTCATTAAATCTTTGGTGTCTTCTTTTTGTTCATTATCTGCATTCTTCTGGTTTTCTTTACTTTGTTCTGGGTTCTTTGTTGCATCATTTATCTGACCTTTAGAAGGTGTTTCTGGTGGGGTTTCTAAGTTTATGTTTGTACTAGCTTTTTGACCATCATTAAATTCTATAGTATTGAAAGGAGAACATAATGATAAGTATATTCCATTCTGACCCTTAGTATACATCTTAGATATTTCTGTAGCATCCCTTGACATGGCGTGCTTTAATGATACGGATACATGTAAGTCTGTTGGAAAATCATCAAATCCTAATGGTCCACTATGTGTTATCTTTGCATTTGTCATTATAAGATTTCCAAATGTTGCAATAGGATTCTTTGGATTACCTATAGTAACATGCCAAAGACCTACTTTAGCTCCAGTAAGCAATGAGTCAAAAGCATATAATGATGGACGACCTAATTTATTCTTTATAGAACCCATCATTGCTTGACCAAGATTCATATCTGCCATCTTTTGAGCCGTCTTTTGAGCCGCGGCACCCGCTTTATTCACAACTTCACCCATAGTCATATTACCAGACAAGAGATCTTTAGCCGCTTGTAAAGCATTATTACCAATCTTACCAAGATCTAATCCCGCACCTTTAGCTATATCAAGAAGGGCACCATTGAATTGGGTTAATGCTCCACCAACGGTATCAGTGTTTGAACCCTCAAGGTGGAATATGTTTTTCCATAAGTCACCACCTGCTTTAGACAATCCATCTAATACATTGTTGTATTTTTGCCATCCTGCTTTATTAGGTTTAGCTCCCAATATTTCGCTCTTTCCTCCCCAGAATGTTCCTTTTCTATATGTAACTGTTAATATATTGCCAAGCAAATCTAGAAAAGCAGATTTTGGATTGATATTGTCATAAGCTCTTAACTTATAAGAAAAATTCAAAGTGAATTCATGTTTGAATGTAAGCTTACCTTCATATATATGAGTATCCCAAATAGTATCTCTTGGGGTATATACCTTGTTATTATCATAATTTCTACCTAATGCTACATCATTATGCTGATATTCATGTGTATTTGCACCAATACCCATACTATTCATCAGCTGTCCAAGCAAACCACCTGAATTGATACCATGAGCTGTTCCTAAATTATATCCAGGACTTAAGTTGTTAATTATCTTACCAGCTATACCTCTACCTTCATCATCTTCTTGAGAATCCAACTGTTGTATCTTAGCATCAAGCTTTTTCCAAGAAGCTTCATATTCATAAGACATTATATCACTAAGCTTATTGTCATCAGTATCAAACCAAGTAATCATTCTACCAACATCACCAATAGTAGACATTGGGTCTTGCTTACCTTCACCTGATGTTGTTGTAACAGTTGATCTGAATATATTGTCACCAACAGGAATAGCAAACTTACGTAAAGTTATCATGTGATTGTTAGAAATCTTTCCAAGATCTTTACAATACATGAAATCTGCATACTTATATCTTGCATTACCAAGTATAGACTTTCTTACAGAACTGAGGTTAACCAACTCTCTTATAGAACAATCATCCAAATTAGCTATTTCTTTTTTGTCATGTTTAGAAAGAAATGTACCATCCATCAAAGGTACATTTTCCATTATACCATAAACGGGCAATGCATGATAAGGATTGAACAATGATGGTGTCAAGTCACCTTTAAAGTTATATGTTTTATATTTTTTTCCATTAGTACCTTTTACTTCACCCTCATTTCCTGTTTCTATAAGCATACCAGATAAGAAACATCTATAATTGTTCACCACTTGGAATATCTCATTATTCATGTGAGTTGGTGTCCAAATGACTGCTTGCTTATTTGTTTCATTGTTTTTGCCAGCAGGAGGTGCCAACATATTTGATTCATATTTTATTGTTGGATGTGAAGAGAAATCTAAATCATCTATCAATGAAGAAGTGTCCCTATCTTCATTATATCTTATACCATCAGTATCATAACCTTGTCCAGATGTTGCTTTTGATACTGCAGCATTAAATGCAGATCTTAATGAATTATTCAATACATCCTTCAAAGAATTAGATTGCTGTGGTGTAATGAGGTGAGAACCACCTTTATTTAATGTACTTGGAAATGATAACATAAATTGTTGTTTCAGTTTTCTTAATCTTATTTAAAAATTAAGAAACTAAAACAACAATCATATTCACTTATTTCTTTTTCTTTGTCAATCTACATTCATCTTTATCAAAAAGCAATTTCTTCAAGCTTTCTAATTGGTTATAAAGATAAACATGATGTTCAGAACCATTCATGTGACATGGCATATTGTCATAACATCTTTGCAATACTTCATATACCGGCATAACATACTTTACTAATTGCATATTGAAATCATGATAAGTATTTCTAATAGTGCAATGTTGTGCAATATATGGTTTAGCTGCTTCAAGATTCTTAATGAGATTGAATGACCATTTTAACAACTTATCATCATCTGGAATTGGACATTCATGATATGTATAGTACATCATACTGATGCATTTGTCCAATTCCCTCATCTTATCTTTCATATCTTTCATGTCTATATCGACATTGTTGAAATCTGTCATCCCCATAATTTATTTCTTATGATCTTGTGAACCAAATCCATTTTCTCCACGTTCAGAATCTTTCATCAATTCTCTATAGTCATCCTCAGAAAGTTCATCAATACGAGATACCTGCCAAATAGGAAGAATAAGCTGCTGAATAATCTTGTCACCACACCAAATCATTGGGCTCTTCATATCCTTTGTAAAAGAAATAGAAAGATGTACACATCCAACATAATCATCATCCACCACCTGAGATCGGACATCAAAACCTTCGTTACCTTTACCAGACTTATTTAAGAATACACCAGCATAATTAAGTGGTAATACTTCATGAATACCCGAATTAATTTTAAGTTGATCCCCGAAATCTAGCCAAAGACCTACTTTATCTTCTTTCTTATCATAAACAAGACGATGGTCACAAAAATCTGCCAACTTTTCTAACATTGTATTATGTTTATTTCTGGTCATTACACTATCTAATGCCAAGAATAAATGCACAGTATCAAGTGAATTTTCATCTGCTCTTACAGGGTCTCCTATTTTCTCTATTAAGATACGCTTAGCTTCATTACAAAGCTTACCCATATCAACTTCAGAAATATCAAATGACTTCTGAAAAGAAAAATACGCTGCTCGTTTCTTATCTAATGTCATACCATTTAATCTTGGTACAAAGAAATCTAATCCAGCAGCATGAAAAGATGTTTTACACTTAATTCCAAATTCATTCCAAATTTTTAATGTATGTCCCATTTTAATATTGTTTTAAATTACTAAATTACTAATATTTTTAATATAGTCTTTATTTTTTATTATTTCAATTAATTTATCTAATTTTTTAAAATTAAATAATTCAATATAATTTAAATTATTATTTTTTGCAGTATTCCTTTTTTCTACATCTTTTACACACCATATAGTATATTGTTGGTCTTTATTACCATATTTAGTTATATATTTCTCCATTAATTCTTTATCATTTTCATTATTAATATTAAATGGATATTTACCATGAGTATAATAACCTTGGTATTCTATAAATAAATCTATCTCAGGAATATAAAAATCACAATTATATGGATATCTTATTTTATCTTTATATTGTCTTATAACGTCTGGATATACTTCTTTTATTTTTTCATATATTGTATCTTCTTGTTTAGATTTTCCAAATGAATTATTTTTTATTTTTGTCAAATATTGTTTATTTATGCATTCTTTTGTGTGAGATCTTTTAACATATTTTTCAGTTTTGAAATAATTATCTACTCCATAATGTTTTATAAATGTATTTTTCTTCTTTTCTTTTACATTTTCTAATTTAGAAGGATTATCAACACCATATTTAATTTCAAGATTTTCTTTCATTTTATTCATAATATCCTTGTTTTTATATGGGTATGGAGTACCATATTTATCTATCATAGTTTTAAACCTTCTTTCTCTACAATATATTTCTCCACATTTAAAAGAACAAACATTTCTATAATTCCCATTACAAATATAATTTACCTTTTTACCACATACTTTACAAACCTGTCTTTTTTCTATATTATATTGAATTCTCCTTATAGTTTCAGATATTGATTCTGAATCATCATATCTTTTTATTAAATAAGATAATATATTAGGATATTTTGATTTTATTTTTCTTAATATTCCATTTCTAATCTTATTTTTATTACTTATTAATAAATTTGTAATAATTTTATCATATTCCATTTACAATTTAAATACGTGTTTCTTTCTCTTATTGATATTTTCTCTTTCTTTAATTTCTTGGACAATAATAACATTTATCTCCCATAATAATATTAATATAGTAATAAAGAGGTGTCCATTTCAATTAAAATGGACAATCCTCAAACAAATTTTTCTCTTCTATCTTCTTCATATAAGAAGTATCTTCAGATTTGTTCAAATTCTGACCAAAGATAGTACCTCTTAATGAATTAGTATTCTCCATCTTCTCAACAAATCTCTTATTTGTTCCATCCTTTGAAGCATAATCACTATAGTCATAACCATCATGAATAACATTCTTCAATTGACTTTCAATTTGCTCTAATTTGTATTTTGAAGTGTGTGGAAGATTTTCTGGTAACTTAGATTCATATTCCTCTAATGTTTCTTCTTTCTTGTTTCCATCTTCTATCTTAATGTTTTCTATAAGTTCTTGCAAGAAGAACTGCTTAGTAATGTTGTTCTGATAAATCTCATTTATTTCTTGCTTAGTATCCCAAAGCATTTCAAATGGTCTTATTGTGATAATTCCATTCTTCGGTTTGGATTGGTCAATTATGATCTTCCATAAGTTGCATATCAAATCATAAATCTTCTCAAGATATGCTTTATCTTCAACTACAACATCCTTTACAGAATTTGCATATTTACATGCATAGCTCTTCAACCATTCATCTATTTCTTCTCTTGTACATTTCATTGTATCATCTGCCCATTTCTGAGCATCTTTAACAAATCTCAAGATAGGAAAATCAAGTCTTCGTTTTCTTCTGCTTTGTTCTATTGAAACAAATTTTCTGATTCTATTTAGCTTACTGAAATTTATTCTGTTCTGCTTCTTGTCAATACAATACTTATATATATCTTTGATAGTATCTATGTTGTAGTTCTTGTACAATGACAATACTATTGGAACATTTCTTTCCATTATCTCTATATCTTTAACATACAAGTTGTTGTCTTCTCTCATTTCCCTATATTCATCATCTTTGAATATGTTGTAGTTTCCGGAAATGAGTTCTCGATACAAATCAATATTTCCATCATTTACATGATCCAAGAAATCCAAAGTTTCAACAGTAACTTGATTGAATCTCATGTGTCTGCATGACTTAAGATAATCTTCAATGAATTCCAATCTGTCTTCTGATATCTCCTTTTCATGGTCAATCACATTTGTAACATATCCATAATACTGAAGACCTTCAATCATCATTGGAAGCTGCTTCATATAAGTAGCATATCTGTCTTCAAACACACTCAACTTATATGTTGTTTCATCAATAAAATACTTACATTGATTTTCATCATACTTAAGATATTTGTTAGTAGAAAGCAATGATTGAATTAATGGGTTGTATTTTGATTCTTCATTGTTTCTCTCTATCATATCATTACATGTCTTAATCAAATCTCTTGCCAAAAGCAAATCAGCCTGATTCAAACTCAAATCCAATGGTTGAGTATAGTAATAGTTGATAGGCATGCCAACAGAATCTTTCTTTGGAAGAAACATTTTAAGATACAGATTGTTGTTTCTAAGTCTGTTTGCAAACTGTTCAATATCTTGTGGAATCCATTGTTCATTAAAATAAACAGAGAAACTGAACTTATCGCAAATATCCACACCTACTGATAAATAAGTTGTACAGAATACAATATCATTATTTCCAATAGACTTATCAAAATTTATGAGATCCATAGATTCTTCACCATAATTTGATTTCTTATAATAGAAACAATTTATCTGTCTTCCAAACTTCATATCATCAAGATATTGCTGTACTAATCCAGTAAGCTGATCATACCAAAGATTTCCTTTATTTGTTGGATAGAGAATTTTCTTACCATCTTTGATATCTTTTGCCATTGAATGAGCCATTTCAATCATCTGTTCTACTTTTGTTGGACACATATTCAATTCAAAAGATTTCTCTCTATAGTCATCCTTTTCAACTTTGATATGTTTGATACCAGGAAAGAATAGCATTTCTCCAGTAGGAGTACCAGTCATCATGATTATTTTTGCTTTACAATTAGCAAGTCTCTGAATTGTTGGAGCCATCACATCACGATAAGAAGAAGTGAATATCAGATGCGACTCATCAAGTACTATATATTCAAATCCTGCAGTATCAAGCTCCATGACATTCAATCTTGAAAACTTATCTATTGTCATTGACATTGATTTGTTTGACAGCAAATCTTCAAGTTGTGGTTTCTTATTTCCATAGTAATAAAGCCAATCTGATGTTACAGATGATGTTTCTACTTTTGCTTTTATAGTTGAAGTAAATGGAAGTATCAGAAGTGTCTTAGCTTTGAATGCTTTAATCATTTCAGTCTTTCCATAACCAGCACCAGCTTCCAACAATGTAATATGATTCAAATTCTTAAGAATATCATCCTTCAAATCAGAAAGATACTGATCTTTATTCAAATGCAACTTTACTAAGTTGTCATCTTTATCATTAAGAACATCTGTTGGTGACTTGAATATTTTTTCATCTTCTTTATTTGTGGTTAATGACTTCTGCTCTTCTTTATAGATATTATCATCTTCTATCTTAATGTTGAATCCATGATATTTGTTCAACTGCTTGATAGCCCAAACAGAAACTGGCTTATCATGTATACTTGCAGTCTTGACATCACCTTTAAGCTCTTTATAATCTGTACCATCACAAATAGCAACCATATACTGTAATGCCTTATCATATCCATATATAGAAGTAAGAGTATTTGCAAGTTGCCAACGTTGTGCATGCTTATAATGTCGACGAATGCATTTGCTTGGATCAACATCATTTATATCAGAAACTGCAGTTATATCTACACTTTTCTTTTGATTGTTTTCCGTATTGAACCATTCCAACTTAGCAAATATGTTCTTCAAGTCAGGATGTGATATCCAATCTATTGATTCAAGCCCGGTATCAAATGCGGTTTCAAAGTTAGCATCAAGTCGTAAGTCTATGAAATTAGTGGACAATAATGCTTTGCTATCTGATGTAATGAATATACCTTGCTGTGGTTTTGCCATCGCCATATCCAACCAATCAAATATATCGTCCTTTGTATACCCAATTTCCTTCATATACTTAGTAAGAACAATATACAAGTAACTGTACTTATGCCTGAAATTACACAAATATTCAATTTTCTTGTTTTCATCTGTATAAGATATTGGTGTTATCTTTGTCCAAACATGAAGTGATTTTCCAGATGCTGACTTAGCAACTCCTAAAAACCAATGATATTTGTTGAGGTCTTCAAAAATCTTTAGTTTCAGTTCATTTGCAATCTTCTTATTCTTAATATCAATATCTATGATTTGAATTCCATTCCACATAGAAAATGACTTTTCACCAATAGGTCGATTATTAGATGAAACTGAAAACACTACTTTTCTGCTTGCTTTCTCAACATTCTTATATATAGGATCCTGAACAAGCATCCAAACATCTTTCCATGACTGTACAATACCTACTTTATCATAAATAGAATTAGTAATCAAACACGATACCATGCTAAGTACAGAATCAAGATATCTGTCTTGCTCTTCTTTAGAACATTCTTTTAAGTTTATAGAAGAATATATTTCTTGATCTGTATCTTCTTCATTGAATGCTTCATATTCTTTAGACATGCAACGAAACTGTTCATAAATATCAGTCATTGCAGTTTTCCCAGAATAGCTTTCAGCAACCTTCTTGAGGTATTGTGCTATATTTAATGGATTTGAATTGTTACTCATCTAAAATTCTCTCAATTGTTCTAAATCTTAAAATCATTATATTACTTACTTATCTTGTATCAAAATAGTAAATTAAATAAACCTATTTCAAAAGAATTTTAATATAGAATACATTTGTTAAGATAGACAGAATATATAAATAAACATAGGATTCTCTAGGATGGCGCCTGGGTCACGAGATTGGCGGAAGATTGGATGTAAGTATAATTTATCAGCTTAAACATTTTTAACGTCCCTGAAGTGAAATTTAACATTAATCTTATTTAACAGACAATATGAATTAATGAAATGACAATTTTTAAATAAGTTAAATGATTGAATTCAATGAGTTGTGTACAAAATACAAATAACAGTTCTCCAGTACAAAAAGAAATCTCTATGGAGGAATACAATAAGAGAAAGCAGAAGATAGAAGATCAAGTAGATTACCAGTTTATTCAAAGAATCATACAAGAACTGACACAAACTTGTGCTATAAATTTACCAATGCAACCATCAGCTATTCCACCATTGATTCTTCAAGCTGCTCAATACTTTTGGGAAAATTGTGACCAGGCTATAGAAGAACGTTGGTATTGTCTTCCATTTAGAGAGTTTACAAAATGTGGTGCTAATATGATTGCTAAGTTGCCACCACAAATTCTTTCAGTAAATGGATTGTACAAAGCAACGGATAGTTGGTCTTATGGTGTCATGGGTGACTTTTCTTTAGAAAGAATGATACTGAACAATTCAGCTATAGCATCTGGTGTTGGTGGAAGCTTATCTGATGTATATGGATCAGGTGGAGGATATACATTGACTGATGTTACAGCTGCATTATATGAACTTGATACTTTTGACTATATTTTCAATACTCCTATAACATATAATTACAATACTTACAGTAATGATCTTGTTGTGTTAGGAGCTATCGGGCATTCTGATTTGATGCTCAATGTATATAAGAGACTTAAGATACAAGACCTGTACAAGAATTACTATTTCTTCAGATATTGTGTTTGTCTTGGCTTACGTTCTATGGCTACTATTCTTGGTACATTTGAATTTAAGCTGCCTGGTGGAGTTACTTTAAACTACAGTATATGGAGAGATATGGCTAATGAAGAAATGCAGAAGATAGATGAATGGATTCAGAAGAACCATTCTGCTGACTACTTCATAAATACTAATACTATTTAAAGATGGACATAAAGCAAAGTTTAGATTACAAGTTTCTAGGATATCAAAAGTCAACAAATCTTGGAAGGAAAAAATATGACTATGCTAGGGATGGAATTCTCATAAGAGTTCTTCCACCTATTCTATTCAGAGGAAACCCAACATTAGTAGCTTTCTTACAACTTATAGATATTCAACTCATCACCATGTTCAAGCATGTTGAAGCAATCAGAAAATTCAAGCACATATCATCTTATTAGACAATGGAATTCATCGATCATACAGGACATATATACTCATTGAAGGATTGGCAAAATGAACCAATAGGATATGAATATGAAATAGGAAATTATGTAGACTGGTTCACTTCAGATACAACTTCTCACAAGCTTAGTATAGACAGATACTATATAAAGCCTGTAAGAATCATAGTGAATTCTAATGACCAAATAACTGTAAAACTCAAGAATGATATTAAAGATGATATACATTTCTGGTTGCTGAGCTCTGCATATATACAGAATTGCATAGAGAACAACAGTAACATATTTGATCCTCTCAATATAGAAGAAAGTGAATTTTGTAATGAACTTCATACAGATGACCTTACAGTAATAGATAATGTAGAAGTAGAAGGAAGAGAATCAACAGTATCAGTAGCTACATTTTATGTTGTCACATTAAGTCAAGAAGAAACTACTTGGCTAACTAATATCCTCATTCATGTTAATGACGATATCTGGTGTCCTTATACTATAGGTGCTGAATTCCACATGGAAGATAGTGAACTTATCATAAATGGTAAGAATATGGGAATAAACATTCCTAAGGATATGATGAAGTCAATATACTTTACTGATGTAAAATCTGACAACATAGATGAAGAAGAATATTCTCATAAGTTGAAAGAACTTCTTCTTAACTATATGCATATCAAAGGAGAATGTGGAAACTATGAATCAGCTAAAGATTCTCTTGATTGGTTCGGTTATGGAAATCATATTACTATAAGAGGACTCAACCAAACAGACAATCAATTCTTAGAACAATATATACAAGACAATTTTGATACTTTGTCTGACAATCTTTGGTCTTGGCAACATTTCAGAAAAGCTTCTGCTTATTCTATATGGATGGATATAGACAGATATACAGAAGTTATAGACAAGCAGTACTGGACAGAAGAGCTTATGGGTGAAGGTAAGCCTATTTCAGAAAATTTGTTTGATAAGATGGTTTATGATAAGTTTGATGAACAAGACATAAAGTTCTGGAGACCTTACTACAACTGGAGACTAGAAGATATGTATATAAAGATGTCGATGGTGGAGTATTACTGGAAAAAGTACTTCTTACCTATAATGACAACTATATCATCTAGTATGAAGCAACATTGCTGGATGAATGACATCAAATATATAGTAAGTCCTAGCATTCATGTTACAGAAACTCCTACCTGGATTGGAAGCCAACATACTTCAGTAAGATTTCAAGGATCTGATATAATTTACATATACAATCAAGAATCTTATTTTGATGAATTATATAATGAGTTTTCAAATTCGGAAACATTAGGAAAGACAACAGAAAATCCTACAATATATATCAATGATATCTGTGCTAAAGTGCCAATTTGGTTCTTATCAAATGAAGATGAAGATTTCTTTGATGTAACTTTGGTACTTACAAAAGATGGTAAGAAGATATATAGCTCATCATTCAGTTTCTTCCAACGAAAAGATGATGTTGCTTATAAGAATTTCGTAATGATTCCAAAATCATTAGTAAAGTCATTTAATATGACTTACTGGATAGATAAGAAATACAGATTGTCAGTAAACTGTAATGGTAATTGGTATTACTATGACTTCATATTGAAAGCACCAGAATTCCAATTGAAAGTAGGTACATTAGAATACAAATATTTCAATTACACAGAAGTAAAAGAACTTAAACCAGGAGAAGAAGGATATCGAGATCCTAATGATCCAGAATTTGATGGTTTGACAGAATCAGAGAAAGCAAACATAAACCTATATACAACAGACAAATCATTGTTTTCTCAAATAAAGTCTATAGAAGATGATTTAGTAAACTTCAATTCTTATATGTATCTTCCAGGATTAGCAGAAGTGAATGATATAAGATTCTTTGACAAATTGAAGTACATGACAGATAATGCTTCTTCAGATAATTCAGATAGTGATTCTAATAATGCTTCTACTAATACAATGAACAATTTCTGTAACTATATTGCTTCTAAATGCTACATATATAATTTAGGAGTAAAGAACAGTCAAGTTGTATACAAGAAAGGAAATTCTGTTATCCCAATATTCATGTTCAATAACGGTCTTGATATACCTGATAACCAGGGATATTCTTTAAGCAAATTCTATGTAGATGTATTGTTTGATGTGGACTCTAACAATGAATACTATGCTAAGATAAGATTAGATTTGAATGATCTGAGTACGACAAAACCTAATGAATGTGTTAATCTTCATGAATATACTATATCAAACAATGATTTGATAATGATGAAGAAAGACATAGGTTTAGGTGACCCAGCTTACAACAAACAAGGAAATATTGATTGGGATGCAACTTCTGGCAAATGGAAGCTTTTCTATATAGATGAACATCTTAGACACAAGTCAACAGTAACTATACGATTAGCTACTACAGGTGAAATAAAGCTACCAAATGGAAGAACTTATGAATTTGGTGGGTATACTTTGTCAGGTGTTCCAAGAATATATCAAGATATTGCTATTCCTATTTGGAATTCTAATTCAGATTCAGTATGCAATATGGAATGCAACTGTCCTTGGAAATCAGAATGTAAGTTTAGAGGAGATAATTTAAAGACTGATTATGATTCTACTCCTAAGAATGATGAAGTGGATATGAACATGAAGCAAGAAATTACTTCAGAAAATGTAAAAAAGTCTATAGATTCACTTATCAACAGCATGCGGCAAACTGTATCTGCATCTAACAACAAAAAATACCTTAACAGAATGCATATCTATGATTTGTATCTGTATAAGATGAATGATGTAGAAAAAAGAAAGAGACTTGGTCTGAATATAAGTAAGATATCAAAACTTAAGTACAATAGTAATATATATGATACTAAGTGGTATTCTCCAAACCATTGGGAACAACCTTCTGAACTGGTAGAACTTTATAGAATGTTCTTTAATGATGATGGTACAGAAAAATTAACTATTGGAGATGACAATACATTCAATTATGATTTCTATCTTATGCATGATGACACTAACTGGTTTGCTGTTCTCATATCACAAGATACCGAAGACAAACTTATTGGTGACATGGATTTAGATCCTCGTGACAAGATAGAATATTGTCCAGATGATGAAACAAAGATTGTAATGAAAAAATACAGATCATCTGATACTTTCTTAATAAACAGAATGGTATTGGAAGAAAAATATCCAGTCAATCATTTTAAAGAAGATGATTTGATATTTGCTACTGTTGACAATGTGAAATTCCCATTCATATTGGATAAGACGACTAAATGGTCAGTAAAGAATTTATCATTGTTGAATAAGAATAAGCCATCTATAACTTCTAATTCTAATGCTATGATACTTAGCTTATATGATGAAGCTTCTAAGAATGTTTCAGGTTATTATAATATAGATGTAAGATATAGCATAGAAGGAAATGTTGACCACCAACAGAAAAAACATACAAGAATACTTATAGAAAAATGAAAAGTTTAACTAATTACATTTATGAAAGCATAAATAACATATCAGAACAGTTCCAAAGCAATAGTTCTAATAAAAATGGAATGTTCTTACATAAGGATGGATTACGCCAATCAGAAGACTTTAATTTCAATCCAGGTGAAAAGGCATTATGTATTGCTTATGATACTGATGGATATCGTATTCAAATCCGTGGTATATTAGAAATTGCTAAAGTACTTAAGAGTAGTATTAAAGTTAAGGCCGATACAAATGACGGAACTGAGTTTTATAATAAAATGAAATTTGATAATACAGGTATTGCCATTGTGAAGACAAACAGCAAGTATCGTGGTAAATCTGTAAAATACTATGTTCTTTACAATAAAGATCTTATTGACAGTGAAAAGGATGGTAAAGACATTAAAGAAATATTAGATAAAGGTACATGTTCTTGGGGATTTGATCTTCCAGAAAATAAAGAATTAAGAAAGGATTATATTCAAAACCTCAAAAAATATCTTAAAGAAATCTAAGTAAATGAAAAGTTTAACTAATTATATTTGCGAAGCCATGCAGAAGAAATTCAATGGCTTCGCAATTCTCAAACCAGAATTTTTAGATATCCAAGATGATTTTGAAGATATGTTAGAAGATAATGGATGGAAAATATCTGATCTTACCAAAATAAAAATGAGCTTAGATGATGCAAAGAATTTATACAAGTCACATGAAAAGGAAGATTTTTATGATGACCTTTGCAAATATATGAGTTCTGACAAATGTATAGCTTATGAACTTTATAAAAATTGTGAAGATCCAATAAAAGATCTTAAAAAATTAAAAGATAAAGTACGTGACAAATGGGGTAAAGATGATATGAAAAATTGCATGCATAGTTCTGACTCTAAAGAAAACGTAGAAAGAGAAGCAGATATCTGTTTCAAAATAAATTATGAACTAGACAAAGATGAAAATTAAATGCAACAATTGTGGTAATGAAATAGACTTGACAGAGTATTTCATCAACGAAAGAGCACATATTCCTTATATAGTAAAATGTAATGAATGTGGTTCATCTGTTTCATGTATACCAAATAAGGATGGCTATTAAAGCCATCCTTTTATTTTATTCTTCAGGATCAAGTTTCTGGTCTGCATCTGAAGCATACCAAATAACCATTCTCATTGTTTTTGCAACAGCATGTTCTACTTGGCATCCTTTAGAATCATTATATCCTTTACACAAATAGATATAGTCGCATTCAAGCAAATCTTTGATATCTTCACCTAAATGCCAAGACCAAGGATGTGTATGAGCATTAGGGTTTAGACCATTCTCATTGAAATCATCAATATTTGTAGGACCATAAATCAATGCATCTGGATATTCTTTTCTGATCTCTTCTACAGCTTTATCATATCTCTTTCTTACTGATTTCTGATGATAAGCCATAGGTAAGCTAACATAAAATTTTAGTGCCATTTTAACATTTTTTAAAATTACATGAAATAGTTTCGATTCTCTTCAATATAATCAGGATATACACCATCTAATGCATTCTTAAGAAAATCTTCAACTTTGGTTGCTACACCATTGATAAGACCTTCTACTATATCATTAGGTACCATTCTGAAGAAATGAATCTCATTAGCAGGCTTGAACTTGTCATCCATGAATATTACCATAGTAATACCATTAGCATAACCTGCAGCTTTTATCTTATTCATATTGATTACATTGAATGGAATGGCAGATGGTCTTGATATAGAAACCATCGAACCATCTGGATTCATGTAATTCAATTTATTAGGATTCAACTTAACAATTTTCAACATAAAATTTTAATAATTTGGATTAGGAATTTGTTCAACTTTATCTAATGTTCCATACTTATTCAAGTACTTTTCAAAATCACCATGCTTAATCTTGAATATGATACGATCACCATTCTTACGAAGCAATCCATCTGGTGTCTTCAATACAAGACCTTCTGCTACATAACTATCATCTTCTGCTAATGGATCCTTGAAACCCTTCTTAACATAATCGATAGCTTCATCAATAGTAAACTGTCCAACACTAATTACCTTAGGAATTCCAATCTCATCAAGAATGGCATCTCTTTGAGGAGTATTCAAATAAACTGAAGAACCATCTCTGTTAGTTACTTTAACATCAAAAGCTCTAAAGCTTACACTATCCTTAAGATATCTGCATCCAGCCTTACCAATCTTCTTACCATAACCTTCACCATAGATAGTGAACATCTTAGGCAATGTACAATTCTCTTCATCAACTATATAGTCATCAACTACAACAGCATCTGGATCATCAAATGGCTTCTGATTAAGAGTATGGCAACCACACTTCTTAATATATCCACGTTCAAGCATCCAATCAACATTTTCTTGAATGTTCAATCCAGTCTCAAAATCTCTTGTACACATGTAAGATTCTGGAAGTCTAAATGCTTTAAAAATCTTACCTACAAGATCACAATTACCTTCTAGCTTCTTACCATCAGATGAAACATAAGTCTTCCACATGAAGTCATCAAGCATAGGTGGAATGTTTGCATTGTCTGTCTTACCCTTAATAGCAATTCCACATGACAATGATACAGTACCATTACAAAGCTCATCTGTAATCTGCGGATAAACTTCAATACGCATGTTTGTACCATCAATCTTGATAGTAGCATCAAACTTACAATTTCTCATCCATTCAAACTCTGGAAGAGTAAAATTATCATAAGGCATGATAATGTTGTTGATATCACGCTTGAAGATTGTATTAATCTTCTGATATGTATTTTCTGATCTCTTTTGCTTTCCCATAATTTATTTAATTTAAAATTTTAATCTCCTTCTCTAGATACAATCTCAAGATTTGGAATAGTCACCTTAACCAATTGTTTTGAATATCTAAGACAAGTACCTGATTCATAAACTTGAATTGGATCATTATCTGTTTCACTATCGAATTGACGATTACGAATCAATGAACGAATCTTTACTTTAGTAGGACAAAACTTCATGATATATCCAAGGTGAGTATCTGTTTGCTGATCACCATAAACTACAATATCACCTACATTCAAATAATTGTTTAAAACATCTCTATGCATGATAAATGAATTTTAAATGAACATGTCATCTGATTCCTGTGTCTCAATAGAAACCAATGATTCCTCCTGAAATGAACGCCAAGCTGACTTATCCAAATCAAAGTAAGCAATCACACCAGTCTTTGGAGCACCTTTACCTGATGGAATAGCACCTTCATCAATAGATTCAATCTTATCCATCTTTTTTGTACCACGAGCATGTCTAAGCTCACCATTCTTCTTCTTAAAAGTGAAGTTGACAACATCTTCTGTCTTAAGAAGACGATTCAACTTCTGCTGCAAACTTTCTTTAACCATTTTTCTTTATTTAAAGATTTATAATATGATGATAACCATTGGAATCTTCTGTTTAAAGCGTGCCAAGGTTTGTATATATCATCGCATTCAACTTTATCTTTTTTATTCATAATTACAAATTTAATATAGAAACAAATAAAGAAATTTCAAAATTATTTGGATAAAGTCTTTACTTCTTCTACATTTATCTTTGGCATTATATATAAAGTATCTTTATGGTTTCCAAGAAAGTAAATGTTGTCATTTGTTTGACCATAGATGACAGAGGCAGCATTCACTTTATTCTTTGTTCCATCTTTATAAGTTACTTCAAATGTGGTCAAAGTCTTATGTACAGGAGTTTCACCAACATAAGGATCATAAGTATGTTGTGGTTGGGTAACGATGATACATCTAGTATACCCTAAATACATGAACAAAGATACAAAGAAAATTATTGCAAAATTTCGTATTGTCTTATCACTCATAGGATTTCGTAGTATAGTTATACATCAATATTCTGTCACCAAAAGAAAAGTCAAATTTCTCTTTCCAAGCTTTCTTACATATTAATGCTAATTGATTTTTCAATTTAATCAAGTCATCATCTGTCAATCCATGTTCTGGATCTGTTTGTATAAGCCTTGGAAATTGCTCTATCAACATATCTGTATCATCATCAACAATCATATAGTAGCTTGGTTTGAACTCATCAACCCATACTTTGATTTCATCACCACGACACCAACGCTTACCATTTGTTCTACCTAAATTCAATCTGCAAGTTTGCCCTATGATATAAGGAGATATCTTATTCAAATATGGTATGCTATCTAAAGATTTGAATGTTTCATAGATATTACCAGACCTTCTCCAAGATGATGATAATACCAGCATGAAACCTGTTGATTGCAAAAATTCAATTAACCTATCAACAGCTTTAGGATCACAAAAATTATGATAATTAGGATTTGGATTCTTGTACAATTCTTCAGCCCAATCACCACTATTCAATACACCATCAATATCAAGAAATATGATAGGAGTACAACATTTTTCTTTCCAATCTGCATCAACAATACCTGCATAATTAGTTAACCACATTCTCCTTTTTGGATCCTTTGGATATATGAAAACTGGATTATTATTACGATATGCCATAGTTTTTACTTCTCTACTTCTTTGTATTTTCTCTTCAAAAATACTACAAACTTATCATCATACATGTGTTCAACACTAAATGCTTCCCAACCATCAACACCATCTAATTTACTATCTACTTGGTCATAGGTAATATCATGTACTGTTACAATTTGTGTACGATATTCCCATTTGTCATCTTCAATCATTTTGTATATCATAGTATCTTATTTACCATTAACGAGTTTCCAAATCTGCTTATCTACCTCATTTTTCACAACTTCAAGATAGTTGTGGTATGCATCAATAATATGTTGAATATCCTCACCATCCAAAATTGTAAAATTCCAATGTTCATTCAAATCTTCGATTGTATGGTCATTTCTAAGAATGTAAGGGTTCATGAACTTATTGAGAATATCAAATACATCATGACGAGAAGTAACATCTAATTCTGTATCAATAGCAATTTCTGGGTCATCACTATAAAGATACTTCTTTACAAAGTAATGAGCTGGCATGCTGATAATCCAGCAACCATCTAAAACTTGATAATTGTTAGGGTATTTTGACATACAAATTCGAATATCATTATCTGAATTCAACAAATTCTTTACAGAATATCTGTCTTTATAAGTAAGCTTTACTGCTTCAATTGTATTTGCATTAATAAACATAATATCTTAGTAATTTAGAAAGTTCAACTTATTTTCAATACTTACAATCTCATTATAGAGTTCATTCTTGTAAGTTTCAATTTCAGAATCAAACAATACATTCAAATAGAAATTGTCATTAATGAAACTTCTATTGATATATTTCTTATCTAACTTGAAGTTTTCTAATGCTTCATCTTTAGTTCTCTTATCTAAAGAGTCAAGAATACTGTTAGCATCAATATTACCAAAATTCTGATTAAAGTGAACATCAGACTGGATAGGGTAATCTTCATCAATCCATTCTTTTGAATTCACATCAACCAAATTAGGATTGATTTTCAGAATATTCTCCTTTTTGATATTGAGTGTACGATTTGAAGGTATATATCTGAAATATACAAATATTGGTTGCTTTTGAAGAATTTTGTCATTGATGAATTCTTCTAATTCTTTCTTTGTCTTTTCTGTATTTATAAGCATAATTATATATCTTAAATTTTTTACATTTAAAATATAGAACAAATATTAGAAATTTCAAAATTATTTTAATCTTTATATTGAACCTTAAATAGTGTACTTCATATTTATTTTTATATAGCTACAAATCAATGAATCGCTACTGACTCGTTGTAATTTTATATTCTATAAAAGTGCAACATGAAGAGTTATGTAGAATAGAGTGAACTTCCATAATTTTTAGAAGTTCACTTGAGCATTATTTATAAAATTACATGGCTTCAGCAAGATGCTATACCAAAAGTGGTAGTGTAGAGAAATATGAATCAAATTTATATAGTATGGGGTCTTTTGGTGTATCTGTTATTATAACAGGACCAGATTCTAGTGGAAATTACACTGTAACTCCCCCAGAAGGATATGAAGATTCAAATACTCAAACAGAATTCGGTTGTACAACAGATTATGGAGGTATTAAGAAAACATTTTATTTTAAGGAAGCAACAAATTATATTTCTTTATCTTCTAATATAAAATTTAGTAGTACTGGAATTAATGTATATTTATATTTTAGAAATAATAAATATCTCGGAAATGATACATTATTTGTAGGAGTAGAAATAACAACAAGTAATCCACTTACTCTTATTGATTCTGTTTTTTTACAGTTAGTAAAAATTCAAAATCTCCATTAAAACAATTAATTGAGATTGGAAATACAGGGAAACATTATAATGCCGAAATAACAAGATGTAATCCAATGTCTGGAGATAATTATCAAGTTACCATATTACCATAAAGATTTGGATAATTAATTTCTTTCAAGTTCAATTTTTATATAACTAAACATTGAACTTCAAAATCAAATGCCAGTAATACTTCAAAGTGGACATGTATTTCAGGGTGATAGTAAAACCTTACCAAAGATAGTAACAAATAGTAAGCTTGGATCTTTTGTATTCAGGGGTACTTCTTGGGACTGGTCTAACTTGGTATTCAGTGGTTCTGCTAACACCCTGCAATTTGTTCCTGATCCTAATGATGGAGGATTGCAGGGGGACTTCAGCATAGGTACAGGATCTGTTACATCTGCTTATCCTACCAAGCAAGCTACTTTTGATTTTGACTCTAGCAAGGTATTTGAAATAGAACCTGCTGGTGGAACAGGCTCATTTGCAATGAAGTCAAGAGAGTTAACTTATACATGGAAGTTTGGTCCTATCCTTGCATCTTATCAATATACTAAAGCAGGTAATAGCATTGTATTTAATGAAGGTAAATTTTTATTTACCGGTATTTCTAATTCTTCTAAAGGAATAAACCATACAACAGTTTATCCAGAAAATAAATCAGAAGGAAGTACTTATATCCAATATCATTACCTTGATATAGTACGTTCTTCTGTTTCTTCATCATCTAATAATTGGCAAAATCAACCAGATAATAATTCTGCTACTGACTATACTGTTTCTTTTTCTATAGGTCCTAACAATACACCTGAAGTAGCTTATACTGAAGCCAGATTAATAGGGTTTTCTAATGAAGCTTTAGGGTGGGAATATTTTGAATCTTTATCTACTTTTGGATCTACTAAATTAAACCATCCAAGATCAGTTGCATTTACAAATGAATCAAGTCAACGTTCTTTACCTGATGCTAGCTTACCTAAAGAATTCACTTTATTGAAAGTTTGGCAAAAACCTAACATTTTATATTATACTCACTTGAAGTTTATAAATTTGGATTATACTGATTATGATAATCCACCATCTAATGCAAATGTAATGGAACATTGGTATTCAAATTGGGATGTAAAAAGAAGAGAAATATTGCTTTATATAGAATTTGGAGTAAGCCCAAATGGAGGTAAGACAGTATGGTGGAATGGTGTAGAGTCAGATCCAAATATAGGTGGTACAACAGGAGCTAAGCTTACTTCTAGAGGAATCACATCAGTTGTACCTAATGATATTAACAAATACTTAACCGCTACTTTACTCAATTATTCTACTAAACCAGGAAATGTAAACGGTAGACCAGAAGGTGAATCTACAAACAACAGATATAGCATATCTACATCTACTGCTACTGTTCATGGTACTAAAGCATTCAAATTTGTGAGAATTCCTATATGGACAGATTTACCAAATGATGAATATGCTAACAACAGTGAAAATACTGTTCAGAAATATGAATGTATCAATTTTTCTGATGTACCAACAAATACTACGGCTACTCACAATGAAGATAGTGGTATAGATGCAAATACCAAGAGAAGATCTGATGAATATTGGGCTAAATACCAAGCAAATTCTGAATCAGCAGAAAAATTCCAGATAGGAAGAAAAAACAGAACTAACAATTGGAGAACTGATGTTCATATAGACTTGTTCTACAAGAAAGATTCTTTAAGGTATAAAGGGTCAACTGATGGTAAGACAGTAACTTCTAAATAGAAAGAATTTAAATTACATTATTGAAATACTCTATGGCAGATTACGGAAATAATTTTACTTCAAATAGTGGAAATTACAACTACAATACAAGAGGACATTCTTATGATGATTCAGGATGGGTTATTGTTGGATTAGCAAATTCTGGTAATGTATCACAACCTATTCCACACCCTAATGGTGCTGAATTTACAGGTAACAATACAACTTGTTATTTCTATACTACTAATCACATGACTAAGCCTAATAGGGAAGTAAAGACTGGTAATGATTATGTTGCTTACTTCAATTGGGCAACAGCTAACAAAAATACGATTGGATCTATAGATGGAGATTTCAATTTCTATCCATTTGGAAGCAAAACTGATTCTAGATTTGTTGAACCAACAGGATTAGATGATACTAAACATGGAGTAAGCCCTTATAGTAATTCTAACAACAACGTCATATCTAGAACTAACTTAACTGTAAAAAGTACAACTTTTACTGCAGGTTACCGTAGACATAAGATACAGTATGAACCAAGCATAAGATATGATTTAGCTAGCTACAATTATGGTACAAATGACAACTATAAAAGTAATGGTAGTACTAAAGCAACTGGTGGTCGTGTTGTAACACAAAGATATGATGCTTTTCAAACTTTTTACAATATAGAAGATCCATATAGTGTACTCAACATCTCTATAGCAAACCATGATGATGCAAAGTCAAGTTCTCCAACTTTCTGTACATTAACAAACAATAAGTCAGAATACAGAATAAACCATTCATATACTTACAACCCATATAAGAATTCAGTTACTTGGAATAATACTAATTATCTTTCATTTACATACAATACATTGCCTACTTATCCTAAGGAATTAGTTTTTACTTATGGATCTAATTACAACTCTATTTCTTATGATGGTGGTAGTATAACAGTTGAAGCTAAAGCACGTTATAATGGTACTTATGACAGATTTACTACTTCTACAGCAAATGATGATGGTTTCTCTTCTTATAAGAGATATGTAGATGTAACATATAGCTTATCTACTTTTAACAGTTCTACTACACCTACAGGTTCCAATACATATACATTCAGAATATGGCAACCTGGTTCTAAATTAGGAATATCTTATACTTGGTCTATAGATAGCAATCCATCTTGGGTACATCTTTCTACAACCTCTGGAAATACAACAAAAGTAACATTTGATGACCAAGGAGATGTAAAGCCAAGTGTAGGTGGTACTCTTTCATTATCATTGAACAGTACTACTATTTCTAATGGTGGATCCACAACAGGTTCTGTTTCTGGTGTATCTTGGACAGCTCCTACTAATAAAAGTGCTCGTTCTTGTGTACTAAGACAGAATATGACTGTTACTAATTGCTGTGCACAAAACATTACACCTAAGACTAGTTCTGGTCAACCATATCAATCTTTGACTTTGACACAAAATGGAATGACTTGGAACAATCCATCATTTAATATGAAATGGAAAGTCACGCAAAAAAGCAAAACAACAACTACTTATAATGATGGATATGGACATGGTTGGCCTACTGTTAGTATTGGAAATTCAAGTACTATTGATGGAACAGAAATGCCAACTGTATGGAGTTATAACACATCATCAAAATCTGTTTCTGTTTCAATGCCAACAATAAGCAGGCCTTGGGTAAACACTTATACTGGTGGTACAGTATCTATATCTAAAGCAATTAATACATCAGTATCTTATAAAGGTGGTAATGTATATATCAATTTAGATCCGGATATCACATTCAGACAAGGTTTTACATCTGGTGTTTCTGAACGTACTTGGACGATATCCAATACTGCAAATAATGCAACAAATCAAGAATATTGGACGTTAAGTAAATTTAATGATGTTGTTATCAAACTTCCAGCTATATCTGCTTCAAATCATACTTTTGGAGATGCAACATTGTCATGGAGAGACACTGGTATTCAATCTTTATTATTTTCTAAATCAAGTAAAACATGGAATAATGATAATACTGATGATAGTTTTACAACATCATTACCTTCTAATTTACCTTATATTGGTAGTTGGTCAGCTTCTGCTAGTGGTGGTACACTTACATTTACATCTACTACTAGAAATTCAAGTTCCACATCAGGTACTATAACATTTTATGGAACAACTTATCAAGATGGTGTACTTACACCAAGTCCATCTACTATAACTATATCGCAAAATGGTACAAATATATCAGGTACTATTTCAATATCAGGAACTGGTGAAGGTATAAATACTTGCATTACTTCTGCTGAATACCCTATTGATGGTAATACAACAAGTGCAAAATATACTTTAAAATCTAGTAAGCAACTATATATTACAGGACAAACAGGGCTCACTCCTGGTGTAAATTATACTAATATTCCATATAATGGTGCAACTATTACCATGTATGTGGCATCCGGTACAGTGCAAACAGAATCAGCAACTACTAAGAAACAAGATTATTCTATATCTGTAAGTAGTGATATAGTTAGTTCTAAACCTTATAATCATCCAGATGGCATTGTGGTTAATGGATCTGTACAACCAAAACCAGCTAAGTATACATACCAGTATAAAGTGGATAATGGTGATTGGTCTGATTCTACTACTAAATATATACAAAGTAATTATGCAACATGGAATAGAGATTGTTCCTTAGATTTGAAAGCTTCTGATGAATGGACTGATGTAAATGAAGGAATATACAAATATACATCAGGATATTATGAAACAGCACCTTCTATAAATCATACTATTAAAGTACAAGTAGTAGATGCCAATGATAATAAAATAAAATATGAAGGAAATTCAATAACCTTGTCTCAAAGTGGTGAACCTGGTCGGTATAATGAAATAGCTTATACCTTTGTAACATCTGGTATAAATTGTACTACATCTATTCCAGCAGGTCCTGCTGATAAAAATTATAATGAATCTATAGATTATGGTGCATTTTCTGTATCCAATATATCATCGCCTATTTCTAACCCACAAGGTGATACAGGTACAAGTGATGATATAAGTACTTATATATATAATTATTCTAATAAATTGTCTGAAGGTAAATTTCCTGATACTGCTCCTACTGCAGAATTTAAAGGTTCAGATAAAACATTTGAATATAATGAACCCGTTAGTGTAAATTTAGGAGTATCATCAATATCTACTTTAACAGTAAACTATGAACATACTGGTAGGAAGACATGGAATTATATGTATAGTTTTAGCATACATCCAAAAACCCCAGATGGATGGGTAGGAGATACACAAACAACAACTAAATCGACATCCGGTTTTGCAGGCCCATTAAGTGATACTATATATACTGCTAAAATGGCAGTTGTTGAAGGTTCTGATAATAAGAATTGGCAATTGTTAACAAAAACAGGAGAAACAACAGTAAATATAACAAAACCAGGAACTTATGTTATTTATGTTGCTTGGTTTAATGGTAATGATAAATATAATGAATTGAATAGTAATACAATTACTATAACAACAACTGAATATAAAGTTTATGTTTATTGTGGTACTGATGCTAGTCAAGAAAACACAACTCAAACTATTGAACATACAGATTTTGATAATAATGCATCATCATTCAGTTTAAGTGTACGTGTTGTTTGTCAGAAGAGAGAAACAAATACAACAGGTGACCAAACAGATCAAAGTGAATGGACTACAGATACTAACCCAACAGTTACATATAGTTGGGATCATGGTGATAGTAATACAAGTACAAATACTGTTACTGTTGATGCTGGTTCTAGTGCATCAGATGGTAATGATACTGATGTTAAATGTACTGTTACATACGGAGGTAAAACTGCATATTGTACATTTACTCTTAAACATTATGGTAAATCTTATTATAATGGATAGTTCTACAATGGTTAATTATTTTATATATCCTGAAATGGACAGAACTTGGTTCTGTCCATTTTCTTATTTCAATTTCTTAACTTCTCTATCTGTAATATAACCTTCTTCATCTAGCCATTCTACAATATAATATCCTTTTTCTAGACAATCAATATCATAGAATTTGGCTGTGAACCAATCTTCTGATGGTTTCCATCTTGAACCATCTTCATGAGCAATAATAGGTTCCTTGCATTTGGTATGGCCTACAATCTGAGTCCAAGTACGCATATATTGTGCTTCATGATCGTAGTCTTCATACATATCAGATAACAATGCTTCTGGTCTTACCCAAAGTGGACCATTCAATGGATCATTTCCATAAGGATCAAAATGTGAACCATAAGTAAACTTGAAGTTGTCAAAACTATCAACATCAATCATATTGATAGGAATACTTACCTTATGACGTTCATGAATCCATTTATTTGTTACACCAGCATGAGTATAAATGATTCTATTTGTCATATCAACAAAAGAAAATCTAAGCTTTCTAGATTTGACACAATCCTTCAACAACTGTCCTGCAAGCAACTGGGTCATTTGATTATATCCACTATACTTATCATCACCATCAATAAGATAATGGAAATCATGATTACCGATAAGCATATAGAATAAACCTTCTTCTTTGTTATGTTTCTTCTGCAATGCAAGCAAATTCTTAAAACCTTCCAATTGCTGCTCTGGTTTAATATTTTCATAAGTATCAAAATAATCGCCTAAAGTAATTACTTCGTATAATGTGGTATTTGAATCTTCAGGTTTCTCCAAATTATAGATAGTGTTGAAATTATCATAATTACCATGGATATCACCAACAACCAGTCGTTTTGTCTTTTGTACTTTCATGTTATTTCTTTTCTGTTAATGTTGATAATGTTAGACCTACTGAACCCCATAATGGTTGTAATGAGAAACCAAGCATACTCCTGAAATCAATGAGATGCTTATCATACCAAGCATTCATATCTTCCAATAACTTATCTGCTGCTTCTTTAGTGTCTTCACATTTTTCTACCATTTTCCACAACTCATCTAATGAATTAGGATCATCAATAGTACCAGGATCATTCTTATAAAACTCACTGGCTTTCTTAACCGATTCTAATGATGATCCTAAAGTACGTCCAAAATATTTTACACTTACATCTGTCAACTTACCCATTTTATTGTGCTGTTAATTTAAATTCTAGATACTGTGGTTCATCATCAAATGAATATTTGCTTCCTTTTAACATTTCTTTAATGTTATCATGAATCAAACTGTTCAAAAAGAAATCACCAAACCACCCATCACCTACACGTTTTGGTTCTGATGTAAAAAGAAATAATTTATTGTCTTTATTTACGGCAAACCAAATTCCAATATTCTTATTCTCTCCCATGTTTTATCCACTTATTAAACCTATTTGTTTAGCACAAGCAAAATTATATTGTGACTGAGTTATCTTTTTTCCTTTTACTCGTGAATTGTATTCAGATGGCAATACATTATCAATATTCTTGCTTGTATGTATCAATCCTTCAAATGGAATATCATCTAGTTTAGTTGTCAATATTACTTCATAAACATCCAACATAAGTGGAAATTTCTTATCAATACCTTGAATCTTGATATATTTTGTCACCGGATAGAAAAAATCTTCTGCTAATTTTTCATAATCAGGCTTTTCCTTATTCTTATTATGAAATTTGATATAGTCATAGATATCCCCACCATCAGCATAATTTCTCTGTTCAAAATATGAAGTACCTATATGTGGGTATTCATCAGTAACCGGAAAATCATCAGTCAATGGATAGACTTGATCTACATGAACTACAATATCATTATCAAATATATTATAGCATTTAATATTCAAGGTCTGCTTATAATCATGAAGAATCTTCCAAGCCTCATCTGAATATGGCATAGCACCAACATACGAATAATTGACTACCTCTTTGTCAATTTCATCAGCATAATAATATATGTTACATACATCAAATGGTTTATTCAATTGATAAAGTTTCATATCAGCAGGCAATATCAATTCATCAACACAACTAGTATATGCAAATCTCCAAATTTTATATTTCTTAATTTCCATCTTAATCAATTTTATGAGGTGATGGCATCAAATCATTATCAATACAAATATAATTGCAATAAATATCCTTTCTTTTTGGTTTATATCTTTTAATATAAGATGCAATATAAGGACTCTTAGCCATAAGAAATTCCATCATCTTTTCTGTTGGATGTGCATCATCATCCATAATCTTATGAATATCATCAGCCATTACCACATCCATTGTTGGATAGAGATTGCAATTAATTATTGTACTTACTACAAACTTTCTCATTACCTATCTTATTTACGAATTCTATTAAATGTTCTACATTCTAAATGTTAATTGCAGGGAGTGAATCAACAAAAGTAAATAAAACTTTAGAATCCTTATCAAGAATATCACTTATCTTGAACTCTGGACGATTCTCGAGAATCCAATTTGCAAACTCTAGTGTTGGTGTACCATCTTTATCGATCAATGTAGCTTTCAACTTATCCATGATTTTACCAATTGGATTCAGATTGATGTCGCAAGTGTATCGACAAATCTTTTCTTCAACACCATTTGCAAATATAATTGATACAATAATTATATATGTATAAGAGTTTGAATAATTGTTCTTAATCATAATTACTAAAAATTAATAGTTGGAATATTATCAACAAATGTGAAACTTACAAAAGCATTATCTATATCTTCTGTATCATAATAAAGATATTTCTTATATAGAAGCTTGGCAAACTCCTCTGTTGGATGATATCTATCATCTTGAAACTTATTCTTCATTTTCTCAATATCAGAAATATTATCACCCACGTTCAATTTACATACTTGATAATCATCATTTACAATTCTAACATTTACAATGACAATGTAAGTATAGTTTGTTGTATTATTCAAATTCATCATAATCATAAAAATTTAAATGTTCATTAATTTATTAACATTTATAATATAGAACAACTTTGATTTATTTCAAACTTGTTGGAAATAAATTTAGAAAAAGGTTAAGAAATTTCAAAAACATGTTTAAATATTTTCTACTATTTCTTAACCTTTCCGTTGGCATCAGTTCATGACAATAATATCCAGAACTATAACAAGAACGTATCAAGGTGCAAGATCATGAACTAGAACACCATAACAACATAGCGTGTACGCTTACACATTGCATGGTCAAAAATTTATTTGATCCCTTGATACTCAGTTTCATTATTGGAGCCAAAATCAATTGATTTTGGCTTTCATCCATATTACTCTAAATATATATTAAGAAGTAATCACATAACTGATGCCATTCGATTTGCTTATCTTAAACCGGACTTGCAAATCTACTAATTTTATTTATTGATTTCATCATAAGTCTGCTTAGGTCCTTGTGGAAGATAAATCTTCAATGCACTAATTTCCTTTACAGTCTTAGTTTTCCACATGTCAAACTTATTTCTGATACTTTCCATTGTATCAATATATTTTGCATATGCATCATCAAACTTCTGGGCCTTAGCAAGCTTATCTTCTGTAATAGCATCAATAATTTCTTGCTTCATCTTATTGAATTCTGCTTCCTTATGTCGAAGTTCAGTAGACAGCCAATCATACTCAGCATTAACATCAGATACTAGCATAGATGGTTCATAAGAATAAATGATTGCATCTCTACCAGAACCTTCTACTTTGCTTGGATTCTGTAAAGCATTGTTCATCCGTGCTTTAGCTTCATAAAATGCTCCTTTAGGATGAATGAACTTACCAACAAGAGAACAATAAGATTCATAAACATAGTACTTATTTCTCTTAGCAACATCCCATGTACCAATTACATCAGATTCAGTAATAGGAAATTCCTTACCTGGAGCATTTGGAAGTTCAATATTCTGGTCTTTAGCCCATTTGTCAATAGAAAGTGACTGAACATACTCAAGAATTTCTGTCTTTGCTTTGATTGCTTCATGAATCCATGCACTCATAGCATTCAAATTTGCAATCTTTGCAATAGTCTTATGCATAGATTCAAAAGAATCTGCACTCATACCTTTTGTAATTGGTCTAGAATCAGCCACACCATTAGAATTGAAAAGCAAACATAATGATGTGTTGACAAAATTAATATTGTCAAGAATTGCCTGTTCTGACTTCAACAACTCTTTACCTTTATTAGAAACATGATTAGCAGAAGTAGATGTAATACCCTTTTCTGCAAAAAATACCTTATACTTACTGAATTTGTCGTTTAATATATCCATAGTTTTAAAATTTAGTGGACCATGTGAGATTCGAACTCACGTCCAACCGAAGTTATCGATTGTCAAATCCGTAATGGCCCAAGTTTAATTGTTTTAACATTAATAATATAGAAAAATCTAAATCAAAAATTCATCATTTATTATGATAATATTTTGTTTATTTTCTTCATTTTTCTCTTCTATTTTTTCTTGTTTATCAAAGAATTCATCCACTTCTCCAAATTTCTTACCTTGACAATCAATAGTATATGCTTTATTGAAGTTAGGATCATTTTCGCTTATAGCAATAGCAGCTTTCTCTATTTCCTCATCTGATAATGTTGTCTTATCATAAAATACCAATGAAAGAGAATTACATACACATTTCATGATAATATTCTCATATCCAATTCCACATCTTCCATGAGAATATCCTTCATTGAGAGTCAATTTAGAAATGAATGTTCCAAGACTTACATCATTGATAGTAAAATACTGTTTAGATAATTTCGTTATACTTTCAAAACTTCTATCCCCAATGATATCAAACAATTCAGTATTCCATGTATTTGGATCTGATGTATATGCAAACATACTGAATGAATATGGGTAAAAAGATAGATTGCATTTTCTTGGATACAACTTCATAGCAGCTGCAGACATATTTGTATCAAATGAATAACTTTGTCTCATTTTCAGTTCTCCATTTTCATAATACACCGCCTTCATGAAATTGTTTTCTGCTAGTATCTTATAATACTTTTCATTCAATACAATCTCCAAATCTTCTATATATGAATCATTCAATGTATATTGAGTAGATGGCCCATAGCAAATATCATTCGCTCTTTTATTGAATATACGTTCTGGTACTTTGCGAAGAATACAAGGAATATAGAATGACTTACTTGTATCTATTGCTTTTACTTCCATAATTACTGTTATCCAACGTTGAAACAATCTGTAATCATTATTGGTAAAAGCATAAGAAGATAAAAATCTGTCATTATCTATAATAGATTCTGGTGGAAATCTAGAATTCTCTTGTAATCTTTCTATACCCTTATCTATGTAATATAAAACCTTACTATCTTCCATTATTCTATCCTTTCTCTTTTAAACGTTCAATTGCTTTCTTTGTTTCTTTATCAAGTGTTTTAGGAAATACTGGATTTACAACCATTGTATAGTCATGTCCATCAATACCCTTTCCTTTTATTCTAAGTTTCTTACCTACTTCAGAACATTCTGGAAGATTTATTCTCATCTTCTGATTACCAGGTAAATTGATTTCAATCTTACCTCCTAGCATTACATCCTTCCAATCAATATCTTCTTTACCTTCTACATTACCATAATTGTCAATATGATATTTATTATGGTCATAAATATGTTGTACTGTAATATAAAGTTCACCATTTGTTCCATTTGCAGATTTAGATTCAGAACCAAGTTGACCAACATTAATTTTGATACCATCTTTCAAAAGATATTGCAATGGAATTCTTGATAAGTCAATTTCTTCACTTACTAATTTACCAATAAAACCAGTACCGGAACAAGCTGCACACTTATGTTCTACTGTCTTACCTTTACCATTACAATAAGGACATGGATGGCTAGATTGGAAGAACATATTTCCTTGTCGTCTAGATTCGGTTACCATACCAGTACCATTGCAGTGTGAACAAACTTTAACACCAGTACCACCTTCACCATCACAAACATTACATCTGAAATCTTTCAAATATGCTACTGACTTGATACCTCTAAAATAGAAATCAGAAATATCAACATTCAATTTTCCTTCACAATTCTTACCTCTCAAATCCCGATAATCTTCAGTATTCCAAAATGACCCATTTGATCTATTATGTCCAAAGAAATCGGCAAATGGATTGGATCCACCACTAAAACCTGGATTATCATATTCTTGTTTCTTTTGTGGATCTGACAAAGTTTCATAAGCTTCATTAGCTGATTTTACAATCTCTTCAGCTTCTTTCTTTTCCTTATCAGATTTGTTACCCATTCTATCTGGATGATATTTGAGCATTATTTTCTTATATGCTCTTTTGATATCATCTTCTGATGCATCTCTAGATACACCTAAAATATCATAGTAATCTTTCATGTTATTTATTATCTATTCTTTGACATGTTAAATATAGAAAATGGCCGATTAAATTTCATTAATTCAACCGACCATCCAAATTGTTATTGATGCAAATTATTTATGCATCTTCAACTACTGCATCTTCTACTTTTACATCATCTGATTTTTCTTCTTTCTTATCATTGCCATGATTTGACGCATTCTCTTCTTTTGCATTTCCTTCCTTTGTCTCTGTCTTATTATTACCATCTTGGCTCTTTTGCTTATCGGCATAGAATTTCTCAACTATTGGGTTCCAAACTTCTTCTAACTCTTTCTTAGCTTCCATGATCTTATCATGGTCTTTGTCCTTCAATACAACAACTGATTCCAATGCATCAAGTTTCTCTTGTGCTTTAGCTCTATCTTCATCTGATGTAGCCTTGACAAAATCTTCATTGACAATCATCTCTTTTGTATTGAACATGTAACGTTCTGCATCATTGATATCATTGGTTTCACGTGTCTTCTTTTCATCGGCTTCCTTGAACTTCTCAGCATCTTCCTTAATTGCTTTGATTTCCTCATCAGTAAGTGTGTTGTTACTGATTGTAATGTGCTGTTCCTTATTAGTGCCAAGATCCTTAGCAGTAACAGTAACGATACCATTTGCATCAATATCAAAGCAAACTTCAATCTGTGGTACTCCAGCTTTTGCCATAGGAATTCCATCCAATCTGAATCTACCAATAGACTTATTACCAGAAGCAATTTTACGTTCACCTTGCAATACATTTACCTCAACCATAGGTTGGTTATCAATAGATGTTGTGAATACTTGTTTCTTCTGACATGGAATTGTTGTATTTGCTTCAACAATAGGTGCCATCATATCTCCCTTAGTTTCGATACCCAATGTTAAAGCACAAACATCCAACAATAAAAGATCTCCTGTTACATCACCAGAAATAATGTTTGCTTGTTTACATGCACCTAATGCAACTGCTTCATCTGGATTAACCGATTGGGAAATAGGACGATTGAATGATTTTTCTACTGCTTCCTTAATCATTGGCATACGTGTTGAACCACCAACAAACAAAAATGTATCAATATCATCTATTGTTTTCTTTGCTTTAGAAATTGCTTCTTTAATCTTATCAATGGTTCTATCTACTAAAGATTTAGTCAACTGTTCAAACTTAGCACGAGTAATTGTCATTGACAAATTCAATGGCTTATTATCTTTCATAGAAATATATGGCAAACTGATATCAGTTTGTGTTAAGTTTGAAAGTTCTACCTTTGCTTTTTCTGCAGCTTCAATTACACGAGATAATGTCATTCCATCTTTTCTGAGGTCAACACCATCACTCTTAATAAATTCATCAATAATGTAATTTGTTAAAGCATGATCCCAATCAGAACCTCCAAGATAGCAATCACCATCAGATGCAAGTACTTCTACCATTCCATCACTAAGTTCGCAAACAGATACATCAAATGTACCACCTCCAAGGTCATATACTGCTACTACTTTATCTTTCTTATCGTCATTCAATGTAGAATTAAGAATTGCTGCAGTTGGTTCATTGATAATACGAAGAACTTCAAGACCTGCAAGCTCACCAGCAAGTTTAGTTGCTTGTCTTTGTGCATCATTAAAATATGCTGGACATGTAATTACTGCTTTATCAACTTTATCTCCAATATAATTTTCTGCCATTTTTTTCACATAACCAACAACCATTGAACTAAGCTGTTCAGGAGAATATTCTTTATCATCAACCTTAACATAAGGTTTATTGTTTTTGTTGATAATATCATAAGGTACTATTTTCTTCAACTTTTGTACATCAACATCATTATAGTTTGCACCAATAAGTCTCTTTACAAGATAAATAGTATTCTTTGGATTCATAACCATAGCTCTCTTCGCTTGGTCGCCAATTTTAATTTCATCTTTATTGATTTGAATAACTGATGGAACAGTTCTAGATCCATTAGAATCTGCTATAACAATAGGTTTATTTGCCTCATAAATTGCTACTTCTGAGAATGAAGATCCTAAATCAATACCAATTGTTTTACTCATTTTAAATTAATCTTTATATATGTATTTATTTCAATATTTAATATAGAAAAAAGTATGCCAGAATTAATTATATGACATTTTGTCATATTCCACTGCCAATTTGTCAATAAATTCTTTACCTTCTTCTAATGTCCAAACTTCTTTATAACTTAAATTATTTTCTTTTGCTTTATTTCTTTTATTTACATCTCTTTCAGTCCAATTATTTATTGCATTGTTATAATACTTTGTATTTTTGAATTTCCATCTTTGTACTTTTACTTGATCAGCAATAGAATTTTTATCATAAGCATGACCTCCATGTGTCCAGTGAAAATTACATTCTATGAACAAATCTAATTCTGGTATATAGAAATCACAACAATATGGATATCTTTCATCTTTATATTGTCTTCTTACTAATATAAACTTTTCTTTTATATATTGATACAATATTTCTTCAGATTTAGAAGTATTGAAAGTATTATTCCTTTTCTTTGTACATATTATTTTTTCAACTGTTTTATGATTTATAAAATTCTCTTTTGACTTCTTTGTCTTAAAAATATTATCAACACCATATCTTTCTATACAAGTTTGTTTTGTTTTTTCTCTTATTACATCAGATTGTTGAGGATTAGTTACACCATATTTTTCTAAACAAGTTTCTTTAAATTTTTCTCTATTTGTATAATGTGTTACTCCATACTTCTTTAATGAGGTATTTCTAGCTTTATCTCTGGTGTTTAATGATTTACATGATAAACAACAATATTCTGAATATTTTAACCCTCCATAATATTTTGATGGATTTCCACAATATTTACAAACTGGTCTATTATCTATATGAAACTTTATTCTATCTAAAACCTCTTTTATACTATCATAATATTTATATCTATTCTTTAGATAATTTGTTATATTATAATATTTATCTTTATGCCTAATATATTTAGGTCTAGGAAATTTTCCTGGATATATAAATTTAATAATTAAACTATCATGATTATTCATTTTTATACAACAAATTTTGTATTGTTATAATCAATATAGAAAATAACAATACAAAATTTCATATAAATTATTCTTCCTCTTCCCTTAATGATAAACCATAATACAATAATCCAAATACACCAAATAAAATACCTACAAACGTTGCCGTAATATCATTTTTATTTCTTTGTATTGCTAACTTAGCACAACTCAAACCAAAAAATGCCCAACTAATAAGGCAACAAAATACTATTAATACCGTATACATACTTATTCACTTACTTCAATCTTATTGATAAAATAATTTGCTGTCAATGTAAACTTAACAATCACTTTAGTATCACCAATATCTAATGAAATCATCCATGGTGCAAATTCAACATCTAATTTATCAGGTCCATCAACCTTCTTTACATCAAACTTACCCCCAGTAACATCAGTTACTTTCTCAATAAGAGATTTGACACTACCAATCTTACAATTCAACAATGCTTGTCCTAAAAGAACTTCAACAATACGAGAAGCTCCACTCTGTTTCTTTAATTGTTTCATAAAAATTCATATTTTAAAGTTTTACTGATATATTATATAAATATTCACCAGGATGGCGGCTGGGATTGTCAGGTAGCGGAAAAATATACTTCAGTATATTCTATCAGCCTAAGACTTTTTAATTGTTCCTTGTGACTTTTTTATATTCTTATTTTTTCTTCTTGTATACATCTTCTGAAATGCATGAACTTCTTCTGGTTCTACATAATCAACTATACGATATTCATGCTTCAACTTTGCTTTTATTCTCTTATCATTGTCTTTATAGTCTGAAATTTTCTGCTCAAGAAAAGCTTTATCTTCATTGGGACCTTCTGACAACATACAAAACCATTTTGTCCATTCAATACCAGTTCTTGTATGGTACTGATATCTTGATTCAATGCTATATAAGTTACTCATTTGTACAATCTAAGAATTTGTTACCTTTAAAACCAAACTTCTCTGAAATTTCTTCTGAAGTCATATCTTTTACTCTATTATAGAAAGTAAACCATATAGGAAGAGCAAATATAAGCAAACATGTTGTTGCTAAAGATATATTGTCTGCTATCAATATGACAATAAATGCTGATAATATACCAAAACAAAAATGAATTGTCAATGAATTGAAGTACTTACGCATCATAGTTAGAAATTTTCTTGTTAGTATAATAAATGAGAATACACATGTTATGAATTGCTGCTCTGAAATCAAAGCTATGCAATGAATCTGATGATGAATTGTCATCATACAAATCTAATACACATGATTCAACAATACAATTTGATGACTCAGCTTCATCAAATATATTCTGTTTCGTTGCTATTCGCCAGATTTTCCATTTGATATCAGATTCTGATAATCTTGATACAGCATTCAAACAATCATTGATGTTAGGATATAAATCAAGCATCTGTCTTGCTATCTTGCCAATAATCTTTTCAATATTAGCATTAATCTTAGCATATATAACTTGAGGATTTGTATTTATCATAATTTTATATTGTTTAATTAGTAACGAATAATTCCACCAGCTCTTTCAATATCAAAGTTATGTAAAGCCATCATACCTTTGATTACATTCACAATACCATCTAAAGTCTTCTTATCATGAAGCATAGTATAGATGACATCTTTTACAGATGGCCATGCATCTCTAGTAAAATATCCATTAAGACCTTCAAAAATATCTTCTACAAACTGGTCAAAATTAATAGTAACTACTTCATTGAGATATTCCTCATTACCATAATTTTCTGCGACAATACCGAGAGCTTCTGCAATATGTAACTTAACGAAATCAACAATCATAATTTTAATATTTAAATGTTTAACTTGCAATAATAAGATAGAACAATTTTCAGAAATTTCAAAATTAGCAATGTAAAACTTCTGAATATTTTACAAGAGCTTCACGATATGCAATCATCTTAGCATCAGAAAAATCTAATACAAAGCCAATCAGTGTATCAATATCTTTCCGCTCCATCTTAACAATATTGTTATGTTCAATTCGATTACGAATAGAAATACGAAGAGTTTCAAGAGTGAATTCGTAAATTGCATTAGGAGAATATGTTGAACAGAAATTAGCATTTATTATAGCAAGTTCTGTAGCGTAATCATTCAAAGTCTTTGTCATCATAATCATAAAATTTTAAAGTTTATATATTAATTTAACGATTATAATATAGAACAAACCCAGGAAATTTCAAAACAAATGCAAAAAAGTGAATGATTTTCATCATTCACTTGGTATCAATCCCAGTACTTCAAATGTAGGTTTTACACCAGTACCAAGATATTTGTCATATATGTATTTTTCACAATCTTCAAGCTTCTCAGTCCATTTTACCCATCCATGTTCATTTCTATCACAGAAATCCCACCAATGGAAAACCAAGAACTTCTTTCTTTTCTGTACTGCATATTCTTTAATAAGATATGTAGTATCATTGTAAGTATACTGCTTGAATATTCTTCTTACTACTATACGATATTTTTGTTTCAGTATAGCATCATTTACAGCAGATATGAATTCTCTCTTTTCCGCTTTATCCAACTTACTTAAATCACCAGTCGTCATCACTATCATATAATGGGTTATCATAAAAACCAGAATCAGAATAGCTATCAACATCACTGTCTTCATCATACTCTGTACAATCAAACCATCCATCTTCTGGCAAATCGTTTTCATCAATTACTTCTTCACCATTTGCGTAATTCAAATAGCCATTTCGATCTGTTGTCACATAATCTCCATTTTCTTGCCATTCTTCAGTTGTATATCTGTTGCCTTTGTTGATATAAGACTCTTGCAACATTTCTTCTTTAGTCATCAAATCAATTTTCACTTCCATTAAAATTATATACTTAGATTAAAAATAAGGTTAAATAGTTTCATGAACAATAAAGTAACAATGCTTCCAAATATAAATGTTAGTAATATATTGTACCCCATATACCAAACAAATTATATCTTAATATAACATAAATCATTGCATAGATAAGAGAGAATCCTAGGATAAATTTTTCTTGGTACTTTTCTGGTACTGCAAAGCTTGCAAATATAGCTATTACAGCACCAATTATCATACATAGAATTTCTTTCATATAATATTTACTTTTCTATAAGATTGTCAATCATCATTGCCTTACCCATCATGATATCGCCACCAGAAAGTACAGCAGCATCATTATTGATTTTATACTCAATAGTCTGCAATGCACTAACTGCATCCTTATTAGAATAATAGATATTATTTGTCTTGCTCCTGTACAAGTCAGCAACAGGATTCATCCAATAATATGTGCAAGATACCTGACCTTTTGAATTCAGAAACCAATACTTTTTAGTATCACTAACAATATCATCTGTATTGACAATTTCCATCTTTCCATTATTCACATCTCTCACTTCCATTTCTTGAATGAACCTCAAAGGAGCTTTTCCATATCCCTTTCGTGGAATAACCACAGTTGGTTCTTTAGTGATTTCAACAACACGATTCTTTGTTGGATTGCTAGCCGATACTTCTCTTGCCTTATCTTTATTATCTGATAGTACAATCAAATCACCTTTAGAATAATTAGAAATATTGAAATTGGTAATTGTCTTTTCAAAGAGACCAATCTTAGCAAGGTCTTCAAAATTAATATCTCTAAGGCAATCCTTTCTAGTTACTCCATATTGGTTTGACAAAAATGCAATACCATTCACAATATAAACTCTATCATTAACATTAAGCTTAATCAATGGATTTGCCTTAACATACTTGTATACAGGAACTGGATTAATCATAATTTTATAATCTTATTTTAATTCATAAAGTAATAATTCAATACAACATCTCTTGAGTCCTTCAAGATTTCACTATTTCTATCGCCATAGACAACATAAATTCTCTTATTAGTAAAACCAACAACAGTACCATGTTCAAGGCATTTTCTAGATTCACCTGGATCACAAAATACAACTTTATCACCATATTTCAAAGTTGTTCCAAGAAAATCTGTCAAGTTGGTTAAATTCTCTTTATTATGCTCTTTATGCTCTTTCATAAGTCTTATCAAAAATATCCGGTTTGCACGGATAAAACTCACCATTTACACCTTTGATAATATAATCATTAATAGATGCTTCCATATCACCTTCTAGGGTGTGAATTACAAGACTTGATCCTTCTATTTTAAGGCTTCCACCAACAAAATTATCTATCTCTGTCAAATTCTTACCATTCCATTGAAGTGCTTCAATAATAACTGGCTTCTTTCTATACTTTGTAACCATTTGCTTTTATTTATATATTTATTTTAGAAATCTAATACTGGAAAATCATTATCTTCAATAATGAAGATTCCAGCACCTTCTTGACCATAGCTAAGATATGTCTTGCCAATCTTATATTTCTTATTTAAGAAATTAATGAATTCGTCATTCAACTTAAGTCCATTAATATAAGAATTTTCATTAGCTTCTACGTGCCATTGGCTTTTATTAAGATTGTTGATACGACAATTATTCTCACAAGTCAAGATATATCCAGTTGGATTATCCAAATATTCTGGTTTTACAACTTTACGAATAAACTCTTCTTTAGTACCATTGAACTTAAAGAAACCACCACCTTTATGAATAGTTTCTGAAAAACTTCTTTTAAAAATATCATGTCTATCATAACATGTACGTGATACTGAAATAACCTTTGCTGTATAAATATAAATTGTAATCATAATTTTAATATTTATTTATTTTACATATTTAATTAACATATTTAATATAGAATAAGTGCATAAAATTTCAAAATAAATTCAAAATTTTATGCACTTTTTTAAAATTATCCATTCAATTTAATTGTTGTCAAATCATCCCATTCGATAATACCATCATTTACTAAGTCATCTATCAATATCTTGTTGATTTTCCATCCAGTTCGCATTCCAATTTCAGAAACATCTAAACTATCTGGATATGCCTCTTTACAAAGCTCTATTATCAATTGTTTTTGTGCTTCTACAGCTTCTTTTCCTCTTTTGTCCATATTTTACTTTACAAATTCTGAATCATCTATAATACATATCTTATTCTCTTTAAATGATTTCTGTACATCTATGATTCTCTGATTAGTACTTCCTCTAAATGGTATTGTTATGTTTCGTTTTTCCTTTACATAAGGTCCATCAATTATAACATCACAATTCTTAATTACTTCTTTATAAGGATAATTATTCAAATCTTCAATTAAATATCCTGTATAAAGCCAAATACTCTTTTTTGGATATCTCTTCTTTATATTAGAAAGAAACTTAGCAAGTTCTTTTAATGCTTGTGCAGACTGATCTAATGGGTCACCACCAGAAATTGTTACACCATCAATATGTTCATCACCTATCAAATTCAATATCTTTTCTTTACAAGTTAGATGATATGGTACCATATCATCTAACTTATGACCTTGACCATATTTCCAGGTATGCTTATTCTGACAACCAGGACATGCATGTGTACATCCAGATACCCATATAGTTACTCTAAAACCAGGGCCATTGTTGATATCTGGACCAGTAACTGCCATGATATGTAAGTTGTTAGACTTGTCTGTATGCAAGTCGTTAGACTTGTCTATGTGTAAATCTTTTGTTTCCATATTTATAATATAGAATCAGGATGAACTATAGTTCATCCTGATTTGATTTTAAATTAGATTTTGTTCTACATGCTTTAATCGTTTAGAAACTTCATCTTGTTTACCTTCATTCATATTAGAAACATCAGTGCTAAGGTAGCCAGTTACCATTCTTAGTTCCTCTATGTTATGGCTTCCACAATGTGGGCATGTTCCATTAAAATCACCTTTGCTATGACAATCTCTACAATAATCTAATGGGAAATGCAATGAGAAATATGGAAGATCCTTCTCCATTGCATAAACCACTAATTCTTCACAAGCATCTATATTGTTAGTTGCCGAACTTGGCATTTCAACATAGGTGATGCATCCAGCATTACTGAACTTATCCAATTCACTTTCAATATCAATTTTCTTGAAGCAATCAATATCTTTATATACAGGTACATGAGTTGAATTTGTAAAGAATTTGTTATCATTATCAGTAACACCTTTAACATCATTACCATACTGTGCTCTGAATTTTGCCATTGCTGTCTTACAAAGTGATTCTCCTGGAGTCAGGTATACTCCAAAATTCAACTTATCATTTTTCTTAAATTCTGCACATCTGTCATTGAATAGCTTTTCAATTCTCTTTCCAAGTTCAAGACCTGGAGCTTCTGTCTGGTCGCATCCAATCAATATTTGCAATGTTTCTGCTAATCCAATTTGTCCGATAGCTAATGTACCATGTTTCATAGCAGATACAGGACCTTCTTCTGGAATATATCCAACCATTGTATTGTTTGTCCACATGAATGGAGCAGACTTAGAATTCTGACTGCAAATCAAAGTAAATCTTTCAAGAAGCATTTCTCTTGCTTCATGGATCTTCTTATCAAGTAACTTCATGAATGTTTCTACCACATCTTTGCTACCAGATTCTTTTGCCATCATAGCTAAAGTAGGCATGATGATAGTAACAGGACAAATGTTTCCACGACCATCTTTTTGGTTTGCAGATAACATCCAATTGTCTTGTACTTTACCAGTTTCTGCTATCTTTTTAAATATGTCAAAGAAATAATTTGAATCACAATTGATATCATAACCATTGTATGTGCGGCAACCCATCGTGCTCATCACTTCATATCTAGTGAATTTCTCTGCTGGTTTTACTTTAATTTCCCAACTATCTTCAATAGAGTCATAATGACCTTCTAATGACAAATAATCTTCATAATCTGGATGTTCTGACAACCATTTAGCAAATGTATTATATGTTGATTGAGAGTAATTGAGCAAATTCTTCAATGCACGATTCTTTTGCTCTCTATCAAATATATTACCTTTCCAGTTAGTACTCCAATCAACATTACAATAATTAGGATAATCACGTTGTGTTGTAGATTTCAATGCTAATCTGAACAAATCATAGTTAGGACCAGGATTCTTTTTAGAACCATGAATTTCCTTACTGTATTGGAATATGCAACATGGGAATATAGCAGTACGATGATACTTACCAGTACCTTCCAACGTCATATTGATTAACGCTCTAATGATTTCACGACCTTCCTTTAAAGTACATGTACCATAATTGATGCTAGAAAATGGTAACTGAGCACCACTACGAGATTGCAAACTATTTAGATTATGACTCATTGCTTCAGTAGCTTGACTTAATTCCTTCAATGTAGAATTCCAAGCCTTCTTCCATATCATTTTCTTCAATGGTTTCAACAATCCAACACCGGTATAAATTCTATCATCAACACTGATATGTTTGATTGATTTAGAATCAATGTTAGGTTTAGCCCACTTCATCAATGGAATTCCATCACACCAATTGTTGTAATGCTTAAAGAAACTCTTACGGAAATACGGTATCATTGACCAATCAAGATGTGATGCAGAAATACCACCAAACTGTTCAAGTGATTGTACTTGGAAATTTACAGCTATCAATTGGAATGCAGTACTTAATGAATTAGCAGGACGAATGTCACACTGTTTTAATGTAATACCATGCTCAAGAAGAATATCAATCGGATCAGTTAAACAATTATGCTGTCCAACTGCAAAATTTGATAAATCATGCTGATAAACCATATTTCCTTCATGATTCTTTCTTGCCATCTTCGACATGTTGTTTTTCAAAGCATAATCTTTACAAACAACTGCTCCAGCTTCACCAATACGACCACTAAAGCTGTTTTCATCAAGATTGGCATTCTGGTTTACTACATTCTTGGCATAAAGTTTTGTAGCAATATTCTTAGCAAGCTTTGTATTTGATTCTCGATACCTAGATCTCTCTTCTCGGTAAATGATAAATTGTTCTGCAGCTTCATTCTCTCCTACCGACATGAGGAAATCTCTCAAGAAATCTTGTACAGTTTCAATATCAACTACATCTTCTTTCATGGTTTCTAACCAAGCTCTTATTGATTCTGTAAACTTACTAATGAGTCCATCAGGAACTTCTTTCTTCACTCCATTCTTATATACTTTTTCAAGTGCATGAATTGGTTTGTTAAGATCAAAGCCTTGGACTTTACCATCTCTTTTCTTTACTTTCATAGTTAATTTATTTCAAAGATCTATTTGTAAAAGTGGAGAGTTAGATCTCCACTGTATATTAAAATAACTTCTATATCAAATCACTTGTGGCAGCTTGTTTGCTACCAATATTCGGTTTGCTTCATCTAATTTCTGTCTTGTCTTTATATATAATCCAAAGCCAAGCCCAGTAATACTAGAAAGCAATACCAATGTCCAAATACTTATTGTAATGTCAAACATAAATTTATCCTCCAACTGTCTTATTCTTATTCCACTTATTGAACTTAGAATTACTGATAGTAAATCCAGCAGCACCTGGATGTCCACCTGCAGTCTTTACCAAACTCTTAATCCATCTTCCAAGATTGTATTCTCTATCATCATCTTGTCTTAAATTATATACAGAACCAGACCATTTTCCATTAGGCAAATGTTTGAAGACAATAGCATGATCTACTTTATCTGCCACTGATTCGAACATTCTGCTTGATGATGGACCTTGACAGAACAATGCAACTGCCTTACGTTCCTTTCCATTGATAATGAATTTCCAATCAAAATCACCGTAGTTGTTTACTAACTGCTTATTCTTATAGTTTTCATAATCAACAATACTTTCTGCTTCAAGTACAGTTTCACTAATGAAATTTCTTCCATAATCAGATTCAGAGCCATCATCATACATGATATGCTTTACACAATCATATACTTTATCAAAATTTAATTCAAAGTCTCTATTGATTACAAGATTGACACCATAGCAATCATCTAATCCAAGACAATACTGCTTAGGATGGAAGCTGTCCCAACCAGCAAGATATTGAAGCAACTGTGGCATATTACCATTATTCTGATTAATCCTAAGCACATCAAACAAATGTTCATAAACTAATCCAATTGTTGAAGTAGATGTTTCTCTATATCCAGGTGTATCATCATATCCATGTTGCTTTGCTAATGCCAATGCTGGACCATGATGGTCAAACCAACTAAAGCTTAAACTACAACTATATGCATCATGTAAGAACTTCATTACTTTCCAATTATTGAATGAAATATCAAGCATATAGACATTTCCAAATTTGTTTATCCAATTATAAGGACACATATCATTCTTTCTGTCTTTAGCTAAAGTATCTAGCATATTGTAATCTGCACCAAGTAAAGTAACATTTTCCTTCTTAGCCTGTAAATATTCAGATAAGCAATCAACAATCCAATGATACATCAATGCAGCAGAAAACACACCATCATTATCTTCTTTGTGATATACAATCAATACTTTATTTTCATTCTCTTTTACTAGTTTCAAAACATTCTTCATAATTAATCTTTATTTAAATTTTTAAACTCTTCTTGAATTACTGTTACAACTACATAAGCAAATGCTGTAAACACCATTGATATTATCACATAAAATGATGTCGCAAATATGCACATACCCATTTTTTCTTCAATCAAGTTTGTTGCAAAAAAATTCCAAGAAATATAGCATATAACAGCATATACAATGCATGGAACTATTATCGATCCAATCTTACAATCCTGTATTAATTTCATAATTTTCAAATATCTAATTCTGTAAACATGAATGTCAATATTACAATTATGATTATAGTAAATAAAGTCATGAGTACCAAATGATGTATCATAACTTCTTTACCTGTATATTCAACACCATATTTCAATATAAACCAAGCTATTCCAAAGAAAATAGAATATACTATGCAAAAAGCTTTATGGTTGAATTTCTTACTTCGGATGAGTTCTACGCCATTCATCATCACTACTAATCATTAAACAAACTATACTAACAAACACAAAAAACAGATATATTAAGATGAATCCTGGAATAGTATTTTCTCCAACATTATTCAACCACATCAATGCTACAATTATCAAGGTTGCAATGATATAAGTTTTGAATCCATCTTTCTGTATCTTATCTCTAAAAAATGTATTTATCGAAATTGTTACCTTCATTTCTTTCTTTTTCATCTAACCACTCTGTTAATGGAATTCCACCACATATAATGAATGCTATAAATACTAAACATGCTGAAATTGTTGTCATAAAGATTGACAAACAAAAATCTATAGTTCTACTAGTATTACCAATAAAATAATCAGTCAATGGATAAGACAATATAACAGAAATCAATGAAATAACACCATAATATCCATATAAACCTAATTCATATATAGTTGGAATTTTTCTATTCTTTACTACTATGTCCATATTTATTAAAATCTACTTCTTCTTTAACATTAGTAATATTCACATCAGTAATCTTAACATGCCTAGCAATATTTTTAGCTTCTTGTTCATTGGTAGCAATAATACTTATAGACAATGGAATTACTCTACTAGTAAACTGACCATATACAGTAATATCAGCATGTACTTTAAACAATTTCTTATCTCTTAAGTTTTGCTTTTCTATATTAATATCCATCATATTGTATTTATAAAATTTAAAAAATCAAACATAATATAACAAAGATAGCTATACACCAGAAAATGAAACTACCTATTGCCTTCAAAACAAATCCTCCCATGAAAGCAATACTTCCAATAAACAGTTTTATCAATCCTACTACTATAAACAGGACAAATACTGTTATGAAAAGACCTGCTAATAAAGTAATTATTCCAAAAATCAATTCTATCATAATTTTATCATTTTTTGTTCAGATATAAGATAGAACAATCTAGATTAATTTCAAACTTTTATTTAAATAAAAAATCACACAGGGACGTTAAATCTATTTCAGGTATATAAATATACTCTTAAACGATTTTCCGCTACCTGTGTGACCCAGGCACTTTCCTAGAGAACATCATTTTCTCTTCTTTGGCTGTGATTTTTTATGAACATGTTTATAGGTACAATTTGTCTTCATTTTCTTAAGCATTGCAACTTCAACACGTAAAGTCTTTACTTCTTTCATCAATGCAACATTGTCATTATGTAATGAATTGAGTTTAGAAAGTACAACTCTGAAATTAGCTTTTACAATAGAATCAGAACTCATGCTATTGTGATTGTCATTATTTGTAATTACTGTAGTAATGTTGTTCAGTTTCTTTATACTACATCTACAATTAGGATCATGAACAACAAAACTTTCCATATTGTCATTCTCATCAGATTTAACAATATTGATGAACTTATGGTTTTGATATTCAAATTCCATCACTTTACCTTCTGATGTCAATGTATCACCTACTATAGCAATATCATTTGATTTACTAGTACATTTGTTGACAAGAAGCATGCTTCCTGTAAGAAACAATACAAATGTTATAGCCGCTATAATAATACTTTTAATATTCACTTTCATAGATTCGATAATTATAATATCCTATACTTCTTCTGTCATTTTATTGTGCTCTGCTTTTCTTCTGTTCTTATGTCCTACATAATATATTTTAGAAATGTTAGCAGTTTTAACCGCCTCTATAGCATAAATCAAGTCTTTCTTGTTGATGGCTTTTGTCTTCTTATCATATCGACATGCCTTCATTCGTTTCCAGAACCTTGTCTTTCTTACACCATCTGGTCCGCAATTATATGTCAATGATGTCAACCCATCAACAAATGATTGAGTATATATAAATCTATGGTCAAGTTCAGAAAGCAATTCTCTTACATGAACATTGAACTTATCCATATCTTTATCAAAGAGCTTATCAGCATATTCTTGACTTATCTTATGTGGAATATTATCTTCATAGATTACATGACCATAACCTATAGTATATCTCTTTTCACCTTTAAGCTTGTAAGCAGTAAGGACACAAGATTCATATTTCTTGATGAACTCTTTTCCTTTCTTACTTACACTGGCATTCTTATATGTATAAGTATTAGTATGATGTTCGTGTACATTAGAAGATTTTGCCATTGTATTGATATCAATAGTCATCATCTCCTCAATACGTTGTACTCTTTCTTCTATAGTAAATGTATCTCTTACTACACTATATAGCTTAATACTCTTCCAAAGATGGGCACTGTCTTCCTTTTCTTTTACTAATGAATTAATATTAGGACTAGCATTAATGAACATAGGTGGTAGTGTTCCTGATAGTGCACCAAGAAAAGCAGAACCAACTATTAAATATTTTATCTTTTTCATCATTATCTTACTTTATCTTACTTTAAAGTTAAAACTACATTGTACCATCCATTGTCATTCCAACCATGAGTGCACCAGCTATCAACAATAGGCTACCAATCATACAAAGCCAATCATTAGATACAAGTCTTTCGTTATTTGTCATATAAGCACCCATACCTAAAAAAATCAATATAATTCCAATCAAAATCATCATAATCGTAAATTTTAAAAATTAAACATCTTATTATAAAGCATGAAATATAATTACATAAACTATTATCATGAAATTAGGAAATATCATTATCAAAAGTTTTAATATATTATATGTTAAATCATCTTCATATTTTGGCTTGTAAGTAAAATTCAATGTAAGAAGAATACTTTCAATAACAAAGAAAATTACTAAAAATATAATTGAATTTTTATCCATAATCTATATTTATTATTTAACATCTTAAATATAGAACAAATGTAAAAAATTTCAAATTATTTTTATTTATAAAAACAAACAAAAAAATGATAAGTTTAACAGAATCATTAAATGTATCTTTGAATGAATCAAAGAATTATTCAGTAAAAAGCGTTAAAGCAGAAGATGTTGTTACATTCTTAAGACAAAATCCAGAATATTATTTCTATACTAGAGGATTTGGTTCAAATGCAGCACATTATGGCGCAAAAGGTAAATTGTTAGATTGTGAAATCCAATATCAACCTAAAGCAAAGAACTGGTATGTTTATTCATATTCAAATCAATATAGTGGTGGATTTGAAATGGATGATGATAAATCAATTGACTCAATTGATAGTTTAGTTTCAGCAATAGATTCTGCTAATAATACTGATATCAAAATAGGTGGAGGCAAATTCGGTATATATGGTGTTAATGGAAATACACCTAATGCAAAAATACAATTAAGAAAGAAAAAATAAAATTTATTTATTATAAATAAAAAAGAGCGAAATTCTGCGGAATTTCGCTCTTTTGTTTTATTCTAAGTTAGAATGGAAGATCATCAGAACCAGCTGTTGGTGTTGATTCTGTTGTATCTGAAGGAGTAGCAGGAGCAGCTGCTGGAGCTGTTGTTGTAGCAGTTGATGGCAATGGATTTGTTGGATCATTACCAGCAAGAACTACACTAATCCATGCATTGACACGAGCTGTTACTTCAGGTGACCACTCATGGTAACCAAGTTCCTCAATCAGATTAGGACAGAAGCTCTTGATCTTCTCGATTACACCATGATACAACTCACGAAGTTTCTTTGTGTTCTCTTCGGCATTGATTTCCGCAAGAGCTGTAGCACGAAGATCCGGATCCTTCTGCTTCCAAACTTTCTTTGTCATTTCCTCAACATACTGGTCAAGAATAACTTGCTGATCATCATCGAGCAATGGACTTCCATCAGGATTAGTACAACTAACTACATCATCAGTAAGTTCTGAAGTATTGTAACTAATCTCGCGGGTCTTACGCTCAGGTGCTTTAGGATCATCTGGACCTGGTGTTACCTCAAGGTCAATAGCACGACCAAATAAGAAATCCATAACAGGAATACTTGCTTTCTTAGACTCAGGGCTTGGAGCCATCTTAGCATTGATTGTCTCCCAAATAGCCTTAGGAAGCTTCCAGAACATGTACTTTCCTACAAGATCTGGCTGATTGTTGTCTTCAATAACCTGAATGAGAGCATAACGAGCATAACGCTTGTCGAACAAACCACGACCACCTTTATCTTTAGTCAAAGCCTGCTTCTGCATATTCTCATCCTTTGAGAAATGACACTGTTTCCATGCCTTAAATACTGGGCAATTCTTGTCATTATTTGTCAATGAACTTACAACAGAGAAGAAGCCATTACTATCCTGCAAAGCATAAGACTGCTGTTCAAGAATACTGTTTCGAAGATCCCATGGATTATAGATAACCTTGATCTGAGAACGGTAAACTCCATCTTCTGCTTTAGAAAGAGCTGGCTTTGGGTGATAAATGTTAGGATTTCCACCTGAAGTCTGCTGTGGCTGTTCTTGATAAACTGTGAGTTGACTTGGATCAAAACCAAGAATGTCATTTTCAATTGAGTTCAAATTTTCGTTTGCCATAATTTTACTTTTAAATGTTTTTGTTAATTTTACTTGTTAAAATGTGTGTTGCAACACATTTGTTTTATTTTATATCTTACAATTATAATATAGTACCTTTATATTTTGATTTTCAAAAATACAATAAAATATTCTATTTAATTCCTAAAGTATTTGGTACTTTTCCATTAGTCAATGGACTAGGACTTTCAATCTTAGCTGTTTGTGTTGTAGGAGAACCAACTGTTATTATTTGACCATAAACATCTGCATTTTTGATATAATAATCTATTGCATTTGCCATTCTAACCCCAAGAGGTTCTGCAATCATTTTAGTAATAGATTCACCAAATTCTTTAGCAATTTTATTCCCTGCTTTAGAAGTACATGGCAATACATGCTTGAAACCTTCTTCTAATGCAGATGGCAAGACCTCTTCAAGAGATCTTGTCAACGCCTTTTCTAAATCAGCTACTATCAACATAAATTACTTATGATTGTAAATGAATTCTGCAAACTTCTTGTAAGATTCCTTTGCCATAGGTACCAACTTTTTCATGAGTGAATTATCCGGAATATCAAGTGATTCCATATACTCATCAACCAACTTATCAATCTGTGAATCTACGGTATTACCAGTAGGTACATTCTTAGGCTCTGGCTCTGGAGCTTCATGAGTCATATCCCACTTAGCCTGAAGTTCTGCCTTGAAGTTGTCAATGTACTCATCACCAATCAGCAATGTTACAAAGTCATTATCCTTCAATCCATCAAGAAAATCCATTGCCTCATCAAGCTCTTCCTTTGTAACTTTACTCATATCAACATCATTCAATTTAATAACATCATCAGACTTAGTCAACTTTACAATGTCTCCAAAAATATCAAAAATTCCCATAGTTATTTAAATTTTATTTATTTGTTAATTTTATTTATTTGTTAATTTTATTTTATCTATTAAAAATCAGGATCAAGATGTGGATTAGCATGACCAAATGTCACTATACAACATGATTCTCTAGTTGGTATGCCAACTTCTCTCCAAGTACCATTCTTTCTCAATGAATACAATTCTCCATCGCGCATGAATTTATTGAATGCTTCATCTTTCAAGTATTCTACTCCATCCTTTTCATATATATACTGATCTTTATTGTCTTCAGTAATGTCATAAATATTCACAAGACGTACCTTCTTATTACTTATGACAGATTTGCAACATACAACATATCGATCAGATCCTACATGTAAAGTACCTACCATTCCACGTACAGGTAATATAACTGTCTTTTCTGATCCATCGGCTTGCTTAATCTTTATTGTCTCCATATTTCTATATTTCATTACATAATTAATATAGAAAATTTATTGGAAATTTTCAAAAAATAGAACCTAATAAATTACTAGCCTTCTTTAAATTATATTCATGCATCCAATATTCATTTTTCATATCCATATATACATAATATTCTGGATATCCACACTTGTTGAATATTGTAAAAATAATCTTATCTTTACTAAAATCTGGATTCAATTCTGTACTATATCCTTTACCTGGAATTGGGCATTTCTGTACTTTTACAGTTATATTGATAGGATTATATTGCCTATAAGGCTCTTCCTTGACAATTGCATGAAGTTTGTCATTGTTATCAACATACATTGATATGATCTGTGCACCTTTTAATGGTGTTATAATCAATGTATTTCTACCAGATACTGCATACCATTCAAACTCGTAATCATCAAGATAGAAACCCTCATTATGGTTCTTTACTGCTTCTTTAATATCATCTATGGTAGCCATTTACTTATACGAAATATAGTTTGTTGGTTTTGGTTGATTCTTACTATCCCCAGTAATCATACCAGACATTGTATGGTTGTTCAATAAGTCAAGTGTTGCATCTGCTATAGCACCTGCATTGTCACCTTTCAATCTTGAAACAGTAATAGTAAAACACTTCTTACCCATATTCCATGGAATCATATATGAAATATCAAATCCACCATCTGCATTCTCCAAGCAGATATAATGATGCCCATCTGATAAGATATCCAAATTCTTCACTGATGTATGAAAACAAGAATCTGTCAATACAAGATTATTGTCTGCTTTGATGATATAATATGCAAGACAAATTTTTGTCCAAAAATTCTTTAGCTTATTTAACATATTTTAATATTTTAATTGTATTTCAAACTTGGCATTTCTACAATGTTTCCTTTCTTTTCTAACTCCTTCTGTTTTGCATAAATCTGTTCCTTTGTAAGATCCTCTTCGATGATAGTATGTGGATCAATAATAGGAAGTACATAAGGATTCTTGGAATACTCCGCAACTGGTACCTTAACTTTCTTGAATGACAAAGTTTTGTATGATTCTCTTACATAAGTTTCAAAGTATTCAACAATGTTGAATTCCATTTTACCTTCCTGTAATACAATGCAAAACTTATGGTTCTTAACATCAAGAAGATCTGACAAATTCTCCCATTCAAGCATATCTAAGAAATCAGAAGTTTCATAATGCTTAGGTCCATCAATCTGAGTTGCTTCATATACCGAATTACCAGAAAAATCTTTTCCTTTATATCTGATTTCATCCCAAATAGTAAGGTCTTCTGGTGTTTCAATATTGTTATCCATCATCCATTCAATCAATCGTGACAATGGTCGATAATCATTAGAATTTATTGGGATATCATAATTCATTACAAAATTGAATGGATAGCATCCTAATTTCATTGCGATCTCTCTTCGAATATCAGAAGATAAGAATTCACAATCTCTTTGTGACAATCTTCCATAAACATTCTTTCCCATATCACAACAAATAGAATGTGCTGCAATTGTATGCCTTCCAATAGCATATCTCATTGCCATCCATGTCAAATCATGTTCATATTCAGACATGTATTTTGGTGACTTGTTACATCTTCGTACCATAATTACTTTCTTTTTAGACGATTAACCATATTCTTTACTTGATTTAACTGTTCCTTCTGTGCAGCTCTATTGAGAGAATCAGACTTGGTTTGCTGACGGTTGAATTCTGACAACATACCATTCTTATCTGCTAAATTGGCAATAGTAACATTCAATGACTTGATAGAATCTGTCATTACTTTGTTCAAACTATCTTTATATACAATTTCTTGATTAGCTTTGTTTAATTTTGATCCTCTATTGCAACTTACTGTACATTTGTTCATTCCAAACAATATCAATAGTACAATCAAAATTTCCTTCCAATTTTTCTTTAACTTATTCATTTTAATATATTTACTTCATTTAAATTTACCGTAAGATCAGCATCAGACAAACGTTCTTCATTGATGAATCCACATCTTGTATAGACTTTGTCATAGATATCATCATCTTCACAATCAGTAGAAATATCAATCACATATTGCTTATTTAAATCATCTAACTGAATTTCCTTTGATGATATATCAAGTACATTCAATTGATATTTGGAACATATTCCTAATACTTCTTCTTTACACTTTTCTATATTTCTTATCTTTGCTGATGCCATTTCTATTTTCTATTTAAGAATAAAACATTAGTCTTCTACATCATAGTTGTCAAAGTAGATAAATACTACTTCATGGTTTTTTCTACACTTCTTATTTGTATAAAACATTCCTTCCAACTGAGCAATAAACTTCTTTGCTTTCTTGTTAGAAAGAGCATTAGGATTTGCAACAGTTACCAAAACTGAATAAGTGTTGTCAGTTTCATCTGTTTCATTACCATAAACTTCATATTCATAAGAAGGTACAAATCCAACTTCTACTTCTGTCAACTTGATACCCATCTTATTAGCGAAGTGACGTACTGTATTCTCGATTTTATTTATTGAAGTGTTCATATTTCTTTCCATTTTAATCATTATCATTATTATTTTTACATAATAAATATAGAATTTCTTTCTTAAATTTCAATAAAATATGATAAATTTTTCACAATATATATCAGAATCTTTGGAAATTGACTTGGGTTTCATCTTTGAAGCTAATAAGAAAATTTGGCCATTAAGGGATAAGAAGACAGGATCATTCAAATATTCCCCAATAAGCATAATGACTGGAGATCATGTTGAAGATAGAAAATCAGAAAGAAAAGTTGATGATTCTGAAATCATAGATGCTATAATGGGTGCCAAATCAGATATATTAGGTATGTTGAAAAATGGTAAATTGAAAGTATCTCATTATGGTGAAAAGAAACCTATGACTTTTGTAATCATGGATGCAAGAAAAAACAAAAACTTGCCATTGACTGTTGTAGGGTTTGTTTCTTGGGCTGATCCTAAATTCAAGAAATGTAATGTGATAATCAAGACTGTAGGAAAATATTCTAATTTTTCAAGTATCATGAGAAAAGATTCTGATAAAGAAAAACATATTCAATTGTATTAATTTATTTAATTTTATATACGAACAAAGCCAGGTCTAGACCTGGCTTTTTGTTTTGTCTTTTGTTTACAATTCTCAGAGGATTTATTTAATGTTACTTCTCTGTTGTAACAATTCGGTTCAAACCAAGGTTATCAGGAGAGAACTTATTTACAGGACCAGCACCAATAGTCTTAATTTTTGATGCATCAACACCTGCCTTGATAAGTGCATTCTTAACTGCTACTGCTCGCTTGAGTGAAAGCTCTTTATTATATCTAGTAGAACCTTCAGTAGAAGCATATCCAGTTACCTTGATAGTACCATCAACATCTTTCAATGCATCAGCAATATCATAGATATTAGCCATAGATGTTGATTCAATCTTAGCAGTACCCTTCTTAAACTGAACCTTTGGATAAACCATCTTAGTAACTTCATTGGTCTCAATCAAAGTATTTGTCTTTGTAAGAGAATCACGCATTACCTCAATAGTTGCATTAGCATCATTAAGACTCTTCTGAAGTGTATTGATCTTTCCATTCAACATATCAACCTCTACTTGATTATAAAGCTTAGCCTTATTGAATGATCGAGTGCCGTTGCTTGTCTTGAAGTGATATACAATACCTGCAGTAACTTGTCCAATAGCACGTTCTGTATTGAATGAACCTGTACCACTCAAATCATATACAACTGCTGGTCGCAAAGCAATGGTCCATGCATCTGTTACATTATAATTCAGATTAAGACCAGCCTTAGCAAGCAAAGCATTGTACTTCTCATGCAAAAGAAAACCATAACCAGGACCTGCATTAGCTTCTACCTCAAACTTACGTGGTTTACCATTATACTTCCAAATAGCATTAGTAAGATTTACACGACCTGTCAAATAAGTTGAAATTCCATCAAATGTATTTGCACAATGAAAATGCGTTACTGGTTTTGACCAATTGTCAAGTCCATTGATATTTGTATTACCTTCAAGTGTTACACCAAATACTGGAGTAATTTCCTTATTGATAACAATACCAGCTACAGCACCATGTGGCCAATTCCACTGATTGAGATTAGTCTCAACACCACCAACTACACCAACAGAAACATTGTCTGTGAACTTAGAACTACCAGCATAATTAGACTGTGTCTGAGCATTAACACTAAATACTGCTGTCAAAACCAACAGCATTGTCAAAATAAACTTCTTCATTTTTTCTTTTAAACTTTACTTTTAAATTATTAAACATTAATAATGGCAGAACTTAATTAAGCTCTAACCATTCATTTATCTTTTCTTCATAAATTCCTTTACATAATGACAAAACATAAGTAGGATTATTGTCAAGTTTCATCCAAACATTAATTACATCATCAATATATTCATCATCGGCAATAGTAACAGTAATGTTCTTAGCTCTTTTATTTGTCATTGCTGCCTTAATGATATCCAATACATCCGTGATACCAGACTTGTCAGAATTGAAAAGTTCATATTCATTATTATCACATGTATCATCATATATTGCATCTGTAATATATTCTATAGAAGCATTATTGAAATCTCCATCGATAGATGTAATGAAGTTAATGAACTTAGCAAAATTATATTTCTTAACAAATGTAGTCATCATAATTATATTGTTTATTTGTTTAATGTTTGTATTTGAATAAAATGGATATGAGAATCAGTTGATTCTCATCCATTCCAAGAGCTTCTCTCTAAAATCCTCATTTGGATAAGGTACATGAAACTTCTGTGATGGGTATTTCCACCAAAGCATGATTCCATCTTCATAATTATCACAAGGCGCAATAATAAGATTGGACTTATTGATAGACATCACAGAATCTATGAAATCAATATACTTCTGTTCATTGTCATAGAAGTACCAATGCTTTTCATCGTTATCCATTGATGTCCACCAGTCATGAGCGACATCTGTTGGATTTGGATTTCCTTCCATATTGTTTGAATAGAAAGAAAGAAATTTACCAAAGTTGAAAGTTTTTGCACCTAAAGCCATAATCAAAATAATTAAATTAAACAATTAAAATTAACATTTATAATATAGAACTAATCAAGAATATTTCAAATATTTTTTCACTTTTTGATAAAATATTTTTGGAAATTTTCTCTTAAGAATTTCTTAACATCTTGTTTTACTATATGTACTAACAATTCAGCAAATGCAAATGAATTGAATGACCTATCAGATACAAAATCGCAATATAGTTTTGTATATTCCAATGCATCAACACAAGTACCACTATAATTAGCTTCAAACATTGCAAATACATCTTCCATCTTATATCCAATGAATGCCGTTGTATATCCATTCTTTTTCTTTGAACAAATATAAGCACATATTTTTTCTACATCATCATAATGATAACAGTTCCAACTTTCTAACCAATCTTGTCTATCATATAATGGACATGTGCTATCATCCTGGTATAATGTAAATTCCCATCCAAGTTGTGTAGCAAAGTCTAATGCATCTTTATCATAATCCTTTTCACCTAATGGTAATACATCAGTTACCATTACCTTCTTAACACTTGCATAATCTTTCAAGATTTCTGTTCTAGATGCACTAAGAACATAATCTTTCATATATTGTTCATCCTTATATGTATCTATAATATAGTTGAACAAATCTGTTGGTTTTGTATAATTCAATTTTTTACTGTACTGTACTATCATGTTCTAATTTCCATTTAGGGGTTTCTTCAATAAATGTTGACACAAAATCATCTAATATATCTTCTGGTGTATCTGTATTGTCAATCAACTTTACAATATCATCAGATTTCTTATATTCATTGAATAAACTTAAAATGTCATCAATTTCTTTTTCAGTAAAATCTTGGTTTTCTTTCAACAAATTTACTCTATCTTTATACTCTTCTGGATTTCTCCAAAGCATAATGTAATTAGTCAATTTGAAGTTTGCTTCGATTTCTCTACCAAAATACTTTTCTACTACATGTTCACGATCAAATAAATCTGCAAATACATTATCAGTAAGCAAAAGACGATCCATTACAATTGGTCTATTAGTACCATTCAACTTTGCCATTGTATATAAGTCATCAAGTACTTTACGAATTGTTTTTCTAATCCATTCTTCAAATTTCTGTGGATTTTTATAATCTACTCTTTCTTTTTCTGCTGATACTGGATTATATACTAAAAAATCATCAAATCTATTCTTCAAATTTTCCAATAATGTTCCTTTGCCAGTCCTATCACAACCCTCAAGAACTATAATGCGAATTTTTTCCATTTTTATTTACAAACATAAATGTATTTATTACCATCAGTGGATGATTGATATTTATATTCAGGAATCTGTGTTTTATTTTCTGTCCATTTCATATTAATCAATTTAAATATATTTTATATATAAATTAGAATTTCTGTAGATATTTTTCATACTTTTCAAATACAAATCTACGTTGTCTTTGAACAATCTCTCTATATAATGGTTCATTATTTTCTACCTTCTTAAGCTTATCAGCATAATCTTGTCCATTCTTACAATATGTATGTTCATATAACCAATCATCACACAATTCATGATTTGGATCAAAAGCTTCATCTACAAAACATACAATATCCATAAGCATCAAATCAAACCATCTTGGAGATATTTGATTACCTAATATACATTTGTTATGTGTTATCAATGAAGACTTAGCATTTGATGGAACAAACTCCAACAAATCACGGTAAGGCATATTTTTTACAAGTTCAATATCATGTTCAAAATCTATGTTCTTGAAAAAGTTCTTATTACCTCCTTTAATGACTAAAAATGGCTTATCAACTTTACTGTAAAATTCTTCTGTTCTAGCTATTCTATCTGAATCTTTAATATATCCATAATAGCAAGCAGAATACTTCTTATCACCAAAGTCATAATTTCTCATTCTCAAAGCTAAATCATCATTTAATGTAATGTAATAGTAAACATTGAAATTAAACCAAGATTTTGGCAATATATTTATTTTATTCTTTTTAACATATTTATCATAATCTAATCCACAAAATGCCAAATCAAAATCATTTTCCATATTGCATATATCATCATATCTTGACTCTAGCAAATCGATTTCTGTTTTCCAATTATCTTGATTTACTCCTTGTTTCCATATCATCTTTACATCTTTCTTTATGGCATAACGCTTAGTATGATATCTGAAAAACCAAAGCTTACATACTTCTGGATCATCATTAATGAATATCATTTTGTCATTTTGACCTTTTGATTTCCACCATTCATATATTCTATTCATACAAAATGGAAAAGTCATGATACCCATTCCACCAAATAAATTAGTTTGAGCTGGAACAATCCACATGTCATTTATATGGTAATCTAATAGCAAATCTTTCTTTTCTATTCCATATATTAATGGACAATCTTTTAGTATATTGTCATATTTTTCACCAGAATTAGACAATGATGTTGTCAATATATATACTTTATCATATTTTAAAAATTCTGTCAAATACTTCCAATAATGATATACATTATACATAGTGATATTGTCTCTATTCACTAATATGTGCCTTACCGGTAAAGATATGCATGCTATTCTTCCTTTCCCACTAGGTTCTTCTATATGTTTAATCATAAAATACTGTATCTCAACTTATTTCTAAGTTAAAAATACAGTATTGATTTTATGATTTATTTATAGATTTCAAGTTCATCTTTATCCATCAGCATTAGTTGATATAATATATCTGCAAATCCTCCATGTCCACCTTGATATTTAGAAACATAGTGAAAAAATGGCTTTATATATTCAAAGCAATTATCTGTAGTAGCACATATATTTGCTTTTGATGCAGCATTCAAATCACTTGGACTATCTCCAATAAAAGCAACAATGTATCCAGCATCTCTGCATTTCCTAACCATTTCTTCTCTTTCTTTTGAATCTGCATTTGTAGCATGTAACATGAAAGAATTACTTATTCTTGTATCTGTAATATCAAATCCAGTCTTATCATCTGTTACGAATAAGAATTCCCATCCAAGATCTTTAGCAATATTGAATAATTCCTTATCATGACAACCATAGGTTTTGAATAGTTTTCTGTTTTCATTATAAGTCATATTTCCATCTGTCAATATACCATCACAGTCAGAAATTATGATTTTTTTCATATTGATATATTCTAAGGTATGCTTGGACTTAAAATAATCAGCCCAAGTCAAACCTTCTTTCAATATTATTCTTGATGTTTTGAATTTACTTTTTTCCATTAGTACATTCATTAATTATGTGGGACAATCCAGAAATAGCATATTCAAATACAATATTCAATTTCATAATATCTTTTGCAAAGATTGGAAGCATACCAAGCAAATGGAGATAAATGGCTGTTTCAATAAACACATCACAATCTTCTATCTTTGGAAGTTCATCTACTTTATATGTCATTTCCTTTCTCAAAGCATCATCCAATCCAATCTCTACCATATAAGCTTCTGATTGGTCAACAATTGGATGGCAGAAAAATGATCCATTTCTTCTTGATACCGGGTTATATAGTTTGATATCACCAGTCATATTTACAAGAACATTATGTGAATTGATGTTTCCATGAGTCAGTACCCATTCATCATTTGCTAAACCATCTATGAGAAGATCACATGCATTATCTATAAGTGTTTGAATTTCCGTAAATGTTATGTTATTTTCAAAAAGCCTACGTGTATCACAAATTCCCTTCAATGGTTTACCATTATATTCTTCTAATAGAAATTTTACTGAATATGACAATGGCACATCTACTTTATATCTTACAAAATTATTTAAAAGATTTATAAGATTTATCTTTGATGCATGTGTATATCCTTCAAGATTATGCATATCACAAACATATCCATCTTCTGTCTTACTTACTGGCAGATCTACAACATAATCACTAATTCCTGGATTATAAGATAAGAAAGAAACCCAGTCATACTGATAGTTCAAATGCTCATTTGTTTTTGCTACGTATTGCATAGATTCTTTATCAGTATATGAAACCTCCATATCAGTAGGTAAAACCAAATCTTTCTGACAAGAAGTTGACATGATCTTCTTATATTCTGATAATGACTTATATTCAGTGATTTTTGTATTGATATTTGATTCAACAAAAGTAATCATACCATCATTTACTTTTTCTTGGATAATATCAATCAAATCTTTATTTTCATCACATGGCTTAGTTGGAATAACCTCTGAAATATCTTTAATCCAAAAAATACCTGGAACATTTCCATCATAAGCAAATGATCTGTTTACAATCTTACCATCTTCTATCTTATATCGATATTTTGCATCATTTACTGTGAAAATTACACAATTATCCTTATCTCCAATTTTTCTATCTACTTTAAATTCATCATTATCAAACAAAATATCTGACCAGAAAAACAAAACATTCTTCTTTGGAAGATCATCATATACAGAAGCTAAAGTATTGCCTGAACCATTAGTATTATCAGAAACAATCACATCAACATAAAGATGATTGATTTCAATATAAGCTTTCATGATATTTGCAAACTTTTTATTTACAACAATACTTACTGTATTTGCTTCATCGAAATATTCTAATTGCTTAATCAAAATTGGTGTTCCATCTTTTGATGGTAACAATATTTTAGGAAAACAAGAAAGTTCATTAAATCTGGTCTGTAATCCACCAGCTACTATTACAACATTCATATTTTATCTTTTTTTATAAATTATTAATATTAATATAGAAACATCTATCACAGGATTTCATATTATATGAATTCATATCATATTGTTCCTTTGTTATAGCAAATTGACATCTTGCTTTTGGTGACATCATTTCCCATAAAGTTGCATGATTGATGAAATCTAAATCTTCAAAATAAGGAACAACCACATATTCTGATGACAACATAGTGAAATGTGTATTTCTATCGGTTGGTAATTTGATGAAAACAACATTTGAATTGAATTTCTTTTTCAAATCTTCCATAGCACCACTGTTGTTTGGATCTGTATAATACACAATAACTACATCAGCATAGTCATAATTGATATATGAAATGACATCGTCAACTTTATACCCTTCATCAGTCAATCTATAAGGAATATAATAAATAGAATAAGTACCTGTATCAAGACTCTTAACTGTTTTAATAGTATCTTTCAATCCAAAATCTGTCATATAATCAAAATATTTCAGATTGCGATCCACCATCATATAATAAGGATATATTGAACAATCTGGTAATGAAAATTTCTTGAGCTGTGTTGGACTTTCCACAATTGACCAATCAGAAAGTTGAAACAATTTCCTATTCAAAACATCATATCCTTCTAAGAAATTTCTTGTATGTTTATTATCAATCTTACAAACTGGACACCAGAAAACCTTTTCAAATCCTCTAAACCAATATGGATCAACCAATAGATTTCCTAAGAATTGACTTTCAAACATTACAATATTAAAATCATTACCATTATCTGGATTGTTTATAAGTTCAAACAATTCCATTTCCATCTTACTTACAACATCAGAATCACTTCTTTGTTCACCTGCATGCTTACCAAAATTATCTGACCAAATGATTTTAATGTTATCATTGTCTTTTATCCAACTATCAACAATATCATGTGATTCATTATTTTTTGGAAGCAATATTGTTAAACTATTGAAATTCTTATGATGTTCAAAAAATGTAATGAAACGTACTACATTTCCATCACTATCTAAATTATACTTATTAGTCTCTCTATTAATAGAAGAGATAATAGGTATGTACAAGATATTCTTATCTTGCATGTGATCGTCTACAAATTTCTTATCTATTGTCATGATCCTTTTCTTGCAATTTACATGATACTTCATGAATAATATTGAATATATTATCAATAAGATAGTCAAATTCTTCTTTATATTCACTACAAAGCCTTGAACCTTCTAATTGTTTATGTACATTTTTCATTACACGATTCCATCTTTCTGGTTGTACAATAGGTTCACCTGCTTTCTTCTTAACTCTTCCTATCAATATAGCATTATTCATTCTAGAAATCAAGAGGTTAACCAATGACCGGTCACCTCTTGTAATTTCTGCTCTACATGATTGGAGAAGTTTCAAATCTTTGTTTGTTATGTTATTCATATAAGTTATGTTCTTTAGCAAATTGTTCACAATAACGACAAGAATAACCACATTCATGGTTTTCACATTCCCATCCATTTTCATCCATCCACTTATTGATGAATCCATCAAGTTTCTTATTTGGAATATCAATATCTGTTTTAGACTTCAATTCTGTCTTACCATCATAAATCGAGGAAAGAGGTTTCCATAATCCAAGAAGATTTCCATCATAAGTTTCTGACATATAAGCATTCATTATATATTCAAGATACTCGGTTGTTCCTGTTCTTCCAGATAACTTAAAATAATTTACTCCTGTTTTTTCTCGATAAATTTTCTGATCCTCTGGTCTAATCCATCGCATTCTCAGCCAAGCTTCTGGAGTAGATGAACGTGCAGACATACAATAACCCATTGGATAATTATTGTAAGACATACTATCCTCTTTTGTTTTGTTACATGCATGACAAAGATAACAAGAATCTCTGAATACACAATGAGTAGCATAATGATTTCCATTTGCATCTACTCCAGCAACACCACAAAATTCATTTGCCATACATTCTAATATGCAACCATTTCTATCACAATAATCTTGTGCTTTAATCAAAAATTCCTTATTACGATTCTTAAGAATTGAATTACAGAACTTATTTACTCCAAATGTTTCATGATAATACTTCAACTGAGTTACAGTATCAATATGAGAAATACATGACATCTCAATTTCAATATCCGATACTTCTCTAATAAAAAGCAACATCATTGGGTTTGCCACAGTAATACGTGCTACACCAATATTTTCTAGCCATTTTACAAGATCCTGAATATCCTTCTTATGATTCAACATCTCTATCTTTGAACCATAAGGTTGAATTGAATTCATTGTATAATTGAATGCAATATTGTTATCCTTCAACTTCTTTACATAATTTGCAAAGAATTCTTTATCAATATCGGGTAATCTCCAACCTGGTCTTGCGGTTACTGCTTCATTACTTGCATCAGATCCAAAGAATTCTACAATCTGCGACTTACCCTTATATTTCTTATTCAACTCTACAGCAACATCAATCAATTTAGGATCAAAATTGCAACCTACTTTATAAAAGTTCATGTTTTTGTTACTGTAATCAAAATTAGGTTTCCAACTCATATTTACTTCTTTCTTTTTAATTAAACTTATTAATATTAATATAGTAATTAGACTAAAACAGGTTCAAACTTATTGTCTGAACCTGTTGTTAAAATCTTGCATATTCATTGCTAATACTTCTGCTGTCTTAGTAGATTGCATTATATAAACCGCTTTACCAGAAAATGCATCTGCCGCTACTGTTTTCAAGTGCCAAATTACTCCAGTTTCTCTTTCAATATAATTTGGACATGACTGATGATATATCCATAATGAAATTAAACTAATCAAACATGCACCTAACAGTATTCCTAATAAGATAAATCCAACTTCTGCCATATATATTAATTAAATGTAAATTCCATTTCATAATAAGGATAAAATGTTTCTGTCAATGACATTCCATTTCCTTCTTTAATAGACATTCTCTTACCACTAAGTTTCTTATAAAGTACTCTACCATCATTAAGGTGAACAGTAACATCAGTATAATGATTCCATATCTTACCATTAAGTATTGAATAGAATTTTACTTTTTTTACAGTTCCATAAGTAGTCTTTGGCAACTTAACATTAGTATTGATTGTAGAATCACCTGTAAGTGAATATTCAACTACTGTCATTGTACCATTATTATGTACATACTCATTTCTAATTAATGAAGTAGGTGTTATACAGCAGAAGTAAATTCCTGATAAACATACAATAATAACAGCTAAACTTCCAAAGAAACCTTTCTTATCATATCTGATATCATTTATAATATCAAAATTGCTTTCACTAAATGTTGAGTAAATGCAATAACCCAAGAACAAGCAAACTGATAACAATATTAAAATAATAACAATAACCATAATAATAAAATTTTTAAATTAACATTATTAATATAGAATCTTTATAAAAAATTTCAATTTAATTGCATCTTTTTACTTAAAATTCTCTGATAGATACTATGCCTTACTTCTATACTAGCTAAGTTTAATTTTATATTTGATTCGCGTTCTGATGCGGACAATGGCCTTTCTGATATGTATGGTACAGTCAAGTCATAATCAAATGTATACCAAGTCTTCCAAAGAAACTTATGCTTCTTCTTATATATAGCCCATTTTATATATACAGTAGTTTCTTCTGTTGGATGAAACCCTACTTTTATATTTACTGGTCTGCTATCTCTTTCTATTTCTACTATTCTACTCATATTTATAACATAGTAAAGTATGTATAAACTTTTCAAAAGTATTTTTACATATATAAGATTTATTCAATTTGAAAATGAAGTACAATGGAAAAAACTATATTACTGAACTGAAATCTATAGAATATATAGTAGAAAAGAACAGTAACAGTAAAGTAGAAAATCATACGCAATTTACTAAGCTTAAGAAAGTAGAAAGAATAATATTGATAGGTGAACTTTACTTGAATTCAGTAAAGATGCTTAAGAGAGATAAGATAAAAGTAGAATATGCAGATCCAACTAAGCTCAATTTTTCTTTCAAAGATGATAAAGTACATATATATAGTGGGGAGAAAGACTTACCTGATATAGTACTTACTAAAGCAGATTCTAAGAATACTGTAGTATTGATGCGTAGTGGATATACTAAGGAAGTTACAGCAGCTTTACTTGATGCTATCCAAGAATTAGATATACTGATATTGAATAACCAAGAAGCAGTAGCTATGTCATCTGACAAATATGCAACCGCATGTTTCTTGACAAAATCAGAACTTCCACAACCAAAGTATATACTTGCAACTTCTGGTGATATAGATAAAGAAGATCATAAGAAACTAGATGAAAAGCTAAAGCAACTCTATGGTAAGCTAGATGATGAATTCAAGTATGTTTGTAAGATTTTGAATGGACATGGTGGTAAAGGTGTATTTTGTTGTCGTGGAAAGAATATTGTGTCTATATTGCAATGTTTATTCAAACTGAAAGAAAACTGCCCTATATTAATACAAGACTTTCAAGAAATAAAAGATGGTGATATCAGAGCTCATGTACTTACATTGAATGGAAAGCAAAAGATATTGTCTTCTATCATGAGAAAGAAAGGAAAGGATTTCCGAACTAATCTCAGTCTTGGGTGTGATATGGAAGATGATTACAAGATGACTCCAGAACAAGAAAAGCTAGCTTTAGATGCAGCTAAAGCTTCTGGATTGGAATGGTGTGGTGTAGATATGCTGCCATTGAAGAATGGAAATACTATAATAGTAGAATTGAATGGTGCACCAGGACCAAGCTCACCTATCAATGATCCTAACATAGAAGAAACTAATTGTAAGTTCTTCGAAAAGTTAGTAGAAGCTATAAATGAACTTTGTAAGTAAAATGGAAAAAGAATATAAAAACATCAATGAAGCTATGACGCTTCTTAAAAATGATACCAAGTTAGAGATAAAGAATGTAATATGCTTCTATGTTGGAGAAAATAAAGTAAAGAGCTACGATGAGGCAGTAAAAGAAAAAGAAGAAGATTGGTCTTATCAAGACTATTTGACTATTTGCTGTCATAAGAGAAAGCTGAATCTTGTATGGTTGAATAAAGCAACAGTACGATTTACCTATTCTAATCATATCATATCTATAGATGATGATATAACAGATATGCATTTCTCATTGAAACATTCTAACATTCATGATACTATAATATTCCAAGGTCAGGCTAATGATGACAATAAGAAAAACTATATTGGATTGATGAGAGCATTTGAATATGAAGGTTTCTTCATGCTGAATACTATAGATGAAATCATCATAGCATCTGACAAGTATCTTGCATCTAATTTACTAGCTAAAGAAAATATCCCACAACCTGGATATGTACTGATAACAAGAGAATTGATGGAGAACTTAAATACAGAATGCCATGATACTAGAGAAAGTTTCTGGAAGATGCTTGATTCTATTTATAAAGATAATGAAAACATAAATGAACTGAAAGAAAACAGGCAATATGTAGTAAAGATATTGAATGGTAGTCTTGGTATTGGTGTATTTATTTGCAATCATGATGAAATAGAAGGAATACTGCAAGCTATGTTTGCTGTTGACAAAGAAGCAGAATTCATCATACAAGAATATAAAGAGAATACTGGAGACATTCGTGTACATGCATTTTCTGTTGATGGCGCCAATTATGAGATACTTGCTTGCATGAAACGTGATAAGATAAGTGGTGACTTTAGAAGCAATGTTTCATTAGGAGCTAAGACTGAAGAATATCAGATGACAGACAAGCAAAAAGAAATTGCATTGAAGGTTGCTAAACTTTCTGGATGCCGATGGGTTGGTATTGACTTGATGGCTTGTACTGATGGAGACTTTGTTATAGAATATAATTCAAGTCCTGGTGTTCAAGGAATATCTCAACAAATCAAGCATAATATGTTTGACATTGTAATAGATAAGATAGAAGCATACATGAAGAAGAATGCTATATATTATACTGATGATTTTGAATTTGGTCAAGACAAAGGCAGATGCTTTACATCATATAATAAAGACACCATTCTTGAACTTTGGGAACATGATTGGTCATTCATATCTAGTAAGAGACAAGAAGTAATGTACAACTGCTTACTTATGCAACCAGGTCTTTTCTATAAGATACATGGTAAAGACAAACCAGAATATGGATTAGATTGCTCTGGATACATCAAATATGTAATGAAGAAGGCATTGAATGTAAAGACACCTAACATGTGTGTTGACTTCTTCACTATATTCACTGATAATGATTGGGAAAGAATATCTGTTGATGATCTTAAGCCTGGGGATATAGGTGTAAAGAATGAATCTACTATATTGAACCACTGTGGTATATATGCAGGTGCAGGAAAATGGTTTGATACTTCTTATCTTTATGGAGTACAATTATCTGACTATTCACACTTCAAATACTTCTTTAGAATAAAGAATATAGATACAGACGCTTTAGGAGAAAAGACAGATCATTTAGTCAGAAAACTCATTTCTTCTGGTGTATTGCCAAGACCAGAAGATGAAATAACTGTTACTCCATCCACTATTGGTGGCCCATTAGTAGTATCAATAGATTCATAGATTTATTAGGAAAGTATCTAGGATGTTTAAGAAATGGAAAATGCTTCAGACTTAAGTCTGAAGCATTTTTTATTGTTCTTAGTGAATTCTTAAAAGATATTCAATTGATGATATTTTTACTTAAGCATATATCTAACTTACATGAAAAGCAACACAATCATAATAAATGGAGACAAATATTTAGTGGAAATGATTGATTCTGATATAATTTCTACTAAACAATATGTTGCATTCAGAAATACTGATGTCATAAATGACATGACTGTGGATACAGATATATACTTAGCACCGATGGATAGGGATATTCCTGAGATATGGCCATCTACTAACACAACAGGAATTCCATTAATGTCAAAAAATTCTGATGCATTTTCAGAATCTATTAAATATGAATATTATGCACCAGATCAAGAAAGAAGTATTCCTGAACATGATTCTACATGGGCTGGATATTCATTTAGCAGATTGCTTGATGAAGATCTATATATAAAGAATGTTAAAACAATAAAGCTTAGAATATGGCACCCAACAACTGATTTGAATCGTGATATGATATTGTATGTTGATAGCTGGGTAAATTCTTTACATATTCATTGGTATTGTGATATAATACAACGTGAAGATAAGAATACAGGTAAAGAAAGACGACTAAATCAAGATATATACAATGAGTATTTTGAAGTGGAAATTCCAGACTTTAGAGACGTCTTATATGGGTCTACATATATAGAAGAACCATCATTGATATTCAGAAATGAATATTCTAAAAATAAGATAAAATATGCTGAAGAACTTATTTCAGGTAGAGCTATCCATAAAGATACAGATTATAAAGTATATGAAGAGTTAGAAGAACCAGAAGATGGATGTATTCAATTGACAGATATGAACTTACTGTTGCATTATTGGAAATATCATAAGAAAGATGATGGAACAGAAATGAAGGAGTATGTTGAAAACCCATACTCTATTCCTGAAATGATTTCACTAAATATAACTTTATATCCATGGAAATCAATATCAGATAATGGAATATTTACTATAAACAAATATGCTAAACCTGCTTCTTGCTATTTTGTTGATGACTTTAAAATGTCAATAAAAGCATCATTTGAATTCATAAATGGAACAATATCAGTAGTTGGTAGATTTTGTTATCCAGAGTCATTTTCTTCTATAGAATCTGCTTGGCAAAGAATATATAGTACTGACTTTTCTAAATATAAGTCATTATCAGAAAAGGCTAAAGATTATGAAGATTTGAAAGAAATTTTGGGTGATAGCTTGGAAATGGTAAAATACACATGTATTGTTTCTTCTGACTATTTGTTAAAAAACATAATACATGAAGAAATATCATATTCTGATAGGGTTGATGACTTTTTGTTTCCTATGAAAGACCTGTTTTCTAAATGGTCACAAGTACCAGATAATGTTTATGTAAGACTCATAATGGAAGACAGAGCTATTGGTAAGAACTGTTCTTCTCCTACTGTATTATTTACCAAAGACAAATTGAAATATACCATAAATGAACAACAGTATACTAGATTGTTTATAAAGAAAAAAGAAACAGATATTGATGATATGAATAAAGAGAATTTCAATTTCATAAGCAATATAAATTGCCGTATAGTAAAGAGTAATGATGACAAACAGCAAATACAAAAGAATTCTGTTCAACCAAGAATAATTTACAAACCAATATTCTTTAAAGTTCAGGATTTGCAGAATATAGTATTACGTTCAAACATGTCACAAAACATTGGAATATCATTATCTTCTTATGTAAACAAAGTGAATGAATTCATATTGTCAATAGGAGAAAACAAGTGGCATGAAAGTTCAAGAACATCTTCATTTGTCATATTCAATGTAAATTCCAAACTTATAAAAGAAGCAACTGGAAAATATGATATTCTGACTTCTGATAATGAATATCTGTCTACAGGAAATTATACCATAGAATAAAACATGGAAATAGATCTTGCATTAGATAATAGTAAAGTAATAGAATCACCTTATGATGCTGCTATACAAGAATTAGATTTGCTGCTTGGAACAAATTGCACCGAAGTTTTAGGAAACCCAGGATTTGGAGTAAACATGGAACAGTTCTTATGGCAAATGACCCCATCTCCAATGGAAGTACAATCATATATACAGAGAAAGATAATAGAAAATACCTATTGGTGCAATAAGTTGAATGTAAGCATAGAAGTAAACGTCATAAAAGGATCTTTACGTGATATATATGAAGTTAAGATTGGATTGAAAGCACCAAATACTGGTAATCTAGTTAAAGAAAAGAAATATCAATACAGATAAATGAGACTATTTGAAATATTAAAGACATCTTATGAGAATTTTTCTGAAACCATGCAGGATTTTCTCAACAAATCATTTGGTGGTTTAGGACAAGCATATTCCCAATCATCAATATTTGGGTCCGTATTAGAAGGAATAAAGGGTGTTATGCAAAATATGATGTTCTACATAGAAGATGCTATGACAGAACAGAATATATTTACTGCTACTAGAAAGAAGTCAATATATAGCTTAGCAAAAATAAGTGGATATGATGCATATTATGGTGCCGCTGCTTCAGGTACAGTGCTCATTTCTAATAAGATATCTAATTCAACTGATAAGATAGTTATAGAAGATGAATGCCAACTGATGAATGATTCAACTGGTGTAACATATTCTGTTGACTTACCTGTTGATTCTATGGTAATAGATATGAGTAAACCATTAGTGACACATTCTATATCTATTTTACAAGGTACATGGAAAAGAGCAATTGCTACAGCTAAAGGAGAACCATTAGAAACAATAGAAGCAGAAGTAAATAGCTTGTATGACATCAATCACATGAAAGTATATGTGAATGGAGAAAGATGGTCAATATCAAGTTGTTTGTATGATATGATAGAAGATGAGCACAGCTGTGTAGTAAAGAATGGGTATGATGGTGGATTCTCTGTTATGTTTGGTAATGGATATCATGGACACAATTTGAATGAAGGTGACCAAATAACTGTAAAATACATATCTCATGATGGAAGTCTTGGAAATATTTCACCATCAGATGATGTTACTTTGAAATTCAAATCTTCTGTAAGAAATTCTATTGGAGATTTAGTAGAAGCTAATGACTTGTTGAATATCACAATAACAAGCTATATATGTGGAGGTACAGATGCTGATACTATTGCAAATGTAAAAGAATTAGTTGGTATGAATTCTAGATCTTTAGTATTAGCAAGTGAAGACAATTTCAAGATGTTCTTAAAGAGATTTTCATTTGTTGGACAATTCAATTTGATGTCATCTAGAAATTCTACAAAGATAACTTGTATTGCATTTTCCAAATTCAAAAATCACTTATCTACCCCAAGTGATTATTTGAAATTAAGTAAAGAATCTATGTTATTGACCGATAATCAAAAATCCATGATTATTCAGGCTTTAGAACAATCAAACAAAGCTTTTGTTGGTACTTCCCTTACTTTTGTAGATCCGATAATAAGAAGATATTCTATCATGTGCTATATAAAGTTATCAACATCTACAATAAAAGATTCTATAAAAAACAGTATAACTAATGTAATATCTAATTATTTCATGTCATTACCTACTGATACATTGTTCATAAGTAAATCTGAATTGATATCGTATGTTACAGAAAATACTAATGGATTACTTAGCTTTGACTTGGATTTCATATCAGAAGCAGATGAGATAGCTAGATATAGTGGTTATTGGAATAAGAAAGAACTTCATTTTACATCATCTAAAGATTTAAGTTATGTTGATGTAAGAACAATATATGATAAGTCAGATATGATTGGATTGGATGAAGTTGGAAATATAAGACTTAAGACAAATCTAGAAATGCCAATCATTCATAAATGTACTATGACTTATGATGACATGACACAACAGCAAGTAGAACCAATACAGTTCTTCTTCTTATAAAATATATAAATATTGAATGTTATGACAGTAGAAGAACTGAAAAAATCATCACCAGTTTTAGTAAATAGAGATGTATGGGAAAGAATAAAAAATGAAAATGAAAATTCATCTGTTGGAGAGACTTCTAATAAGATAAATTTCACAGCAATACATCTCTATTATAAATCAATAAATGAAGTAGAGTATTCATTGTTGAATAATGCTGCTAAAGATTGTTGCTATCAAATATCAGATAACCTTAAAGAACTTGATGGATATCTGATTTTTGTAGGAGATTTAGATAATATAGATGACTATTGGAAAGAACAAATAGAAAATCTTAAGAAGAACGATCTTTTGATAGAATTAGAAGTTTCTGAAAATATATTTGAAAATGATTATTTTGAAAAATATACTAAGCAAATAAAAAGATTAGATATTACTTATGTTGTAAATTGGAAAAAAATGATTGAATCTTCTAAACTATTAGGTATACCAGTAATAGATACTTTAAATGGGTTATCTGAAGATATTTTAGGATCAGAAAATAAGACAATAGTAAATTCTAAAGTAGAAGAATTGAAATCTATTTATCTAGATCCATTAATATATAAAGTAAGTTTCCCATTAATCAATAAGAAAGTACCTTCTAATTTACTTGACATAATATCTTATAGATGCAAGAAACATGATATAGATAAACTGAAACATTATTCATATAGATATTCATATAGAGATGGGAATACAGAAAAGATATATATACTTGCAATAGTAGATAAGCTTAGTGATAATATATGTACTATAAGATTCCAATCAGAAAAATTAAATGACAAAGATCATTATCTATATTTTAATTATGAACTGTTTGAATATTTAGGAAATAAAAAGATTATAAAGAAAATATATGACAATTCTGAATATTGGACAGAAAAGACAAAATCAGATTTAATAAGTAAATAGAAATGGTAGGATTAGAAGATTACATATTTGAGAATGCAAGAACAACTCATTCTAATAAAGAACGTAAAGAAGAATTAGAAAAGTGGCTTAAAGGAAAGAAATATCCTGATTATGTAAAGATACTAAACAAAATGCTTGATGATCCAAAAGCTAAGACTTTGCTTGAGGATGGTTTTGGTGGTGATTTAGGAGATACAAAGTTTGTATTTAAAGTAAAGCTTATCAAGCCATTAAAATTGAGACCAACTCAAAATGAGATAGATGTTGACAAATCTGTAAAACATAGTCTTACTAATTCTGATAATATGAAAGATTTGTTTAAAGATGAAATCATTACTGCTGGAATGCCATTAGTAACATTTAGAGGTAATTATGTTATAGATGGACATCATCGTTGGTCAGAATGTGCCATGATTAATCCTGAAGGAAATATGGTATGCTTTGATTATGATGCTGATATAAGCCCTATTCAGATGTTGAAAGCTGTACAAGGTAATATTGCAGCAGCTTTAGCAGTTAGAGATGAAGATCCTGAAATACCATCAGGAAAGACAAATGGTCCTAATTTATATGATAAAGAATGGGATAGAGAAAAGATTCATGAATATGTAGATGATAAATTGCGAGAAGAACCAGCAAAAATCTTTTTGCAGAAAATGAATATTGATACAGATAAAGGTGAAGATATAAGAAAGAAAGCATTGCAAGTTATATGTGATAATATTTGGAATGTAAAGATAAACAATTATCCAGAAGATAATGCCCCATCTAGAGGTGAAATGCCACAAACAGATAAAGCAGGTCAACAAAAAGGTTCTAAACCAAGCAGTTATCCTGATAAAGAAGGTTCTGCTTTAAATAGAATGAAAAATGGAAAATTTGATAGTGGTGCTATTAAATAAATCAATATTTTTATCTATAAAGATATATTTGAAATAAATAAAATGAAAAGCTTATTAGAATCATTAAACGATGCTTTAGTTTTTGAAGAAGAAGCTGAAGTATTTGTTGTAAAAGATAAGGATGATGGTACTATCATTACTGTTTGTGACACTGAAGCTCAAGCTAAGAAAGCCGTAGCAGATGCAGAAAAGGGAAACAACTATGAAGTTGTAAAAGATAAAAAATCAAATTACGTAAAATAAAGATATGTCATTTTTAGATTTTGTAAAGTATAAAGATATGATGAATGAGAATGTTCAATGGATGAATGAAGCATTCAAAGCATCACAATTTGGAAAAGCAAAAGGATTATTGTTAACCTTGTTTAAAAAAGAGATAACTAAGGGATTTGTTGGTTATCTTGGTATCTATGATTTGAAAGTTGATGGTAATGATTGCCAGTCATCTGTATATTATGTTATGGACAAATCTCATACTAATGTAGCAGCATTTGCAATCAACTTTTTACAATCTGGTGAGTCTATGGTGCCTTATTCTGTTGCCATATTTGGAAAAGATAATGCAGACAAATTCTTATGGAGCAGAGATACTAATGCATCATTTAAAGCTAATCTTGAAATAAAGATGATGGGTGCTAGTATTGTTTATTATATTCCGGTAATTGCAAATGTAATAAACAGTGGTAAATTTGATATTTCATCAGAAGAAGCAGTAAAGCTTGGGCGTAAAGTATATGATACTAAGAATGAATGCGTTTCTTGGGATATGTATTTTGGCGCACAGAAATATCATATTTATGAAGGAATTTCTGAAGATAAGGTTATTGAAAAATTCCATTTAAATCTTGGTCACAAATATAAGAAAGTTGGTGATACATATCAATGGATAAATGAAACAGAGCTTGAAGATCGTAAGAAAGAAGTATATGCTAAGATGAAAACAAATACTGATCCAGATATCGGTAAAGCTCTCTATAAAGAATATCGCCAGATATTGAATGCTATTAAAGGTGGTGCAACATCTTTGGAAGATCTTGAATGTTCTGTGAAGAAAAATGTTTCAGTATCATCTAGTATTCCTGGTGCTGCAGAAGCACAAAAGAAAATTGAGATAGTTAAGTCAGATCCTAAGACCGCATTCAAGGAAATGCAGATGTATGTTAAGATGGTCATTAAAGGAATTCAACCTGCTGTAATTCTTTGTGGTGCTCCTGGTGTTGGTAAAACTTATCGTATCATGCAACAATTGAAAGCTGCTGGATATACTATGAGTGGTGATAATGTAATCAAAGGTAAGTGTTCTCCACGTCAGCTTTATTTAACACTTTATAACAATAAAAGTAAAGGTGATATTGTTGTTATAGATGATGCGGATTCGTTAGTAGGACCAAAGGCACCTGAGGATAGCATTAATATTCTTAAAGCTGCGCTAGATTCTACCGCTGATGATGAAGGTCGTCTTGTGTCATATAAGGTTTCTGGTGAACTTAAAGATGATGAAGGTGTTCCAGTTCCTAAGTCACATTATAATAAGTGTGGTGTTATTGTAATCACAAACTATAATGTTGGCCAAATTGATACAGCATTACGAAATAGAGCATTCACCCAGTCACTTGAATTCTCTGTATCAGATTTGCTTGGTATTGTAAGAGATTTGATGCCAAAGATTGAACCTGAACATCTTTCTATGTCATCTAAAGCTAAAGCAATGAATTTCCTTGAAAAATTGGTAGAAGATAAGGAACCAATAGAGGTAAGCATTCGTAGCTTCATAACCTGCTCGAGAATTTATGAAAATGCCGAAAATGACGAAGAATTGAAGCTTTGTGAAAAGATGATCCGAGAACAAATGCGTAATCAATCCCTTCGAGGAGGAAAGAAATTTTAAATTTAATCAACAATAAATTAAATAATTTAACATAAGTGTTGTCTATTTTCTTTTATAAGAATTTAGACAACATTTTTGTATATTGATAAAATTCATACTATTTTTAATAAACTTACAGAATATTAAGAATGAAAAGTTTAAGTGATTTGATTTTAGAAGCAGAAGATCAGCAAAATGGTAATAATCAGAATAATGATCAGCAAAATAATGACCAAGATCAACAAGATAATAAAAACAAATCTGTAAAAGGTGATGCTGGTACATTCAAACAATGGCCAGCTTTTGAAACAACTGTTAAAGGATGGATTAAAGTCATGTCTGGTCAAGAAGAAGCAAAAGATAGTTTCTTCGATGGTGGTTTCTTAGTACCAAATAGTATAGCTGGATGTGTTACAAATACACAAGCTAAGACAGCAACATTGGCTAAGCAACTTGATTCTACTTGTAAAGTTTTGATAACAGAATTTTCATCTGACTTTAGTTTCTTGTTAGATGGTTTGAAACCTTATGGATATCAATCATCTGGATGGTCTAAGACAAAAGGTCCAAAGATTGCAGATATCATTAAATCTATGAAGGCTGAAGCTAAATCAAGTAATTCTGAAGAAAACAAAAATAATGACAATAAAGACAATGGAAACAGTAATAACGGAGGTACCATGTAATCAAACAACCAATACTTATTGTGAAGGAATGGTAACAGAAGATTCAAAGAAAAAGAAAACAACAAATGATATAATTTCAGATTAAGGTGATCCGATGAAACAGATAAATGAGTATCTTGAGAAACCTATAAATGAATCTCAAGTTTATGATGACATCATTAAGTCACTACAAGAATCTAAAGAACAAGGTAAACCTATAGAAGAAGGACTTTTTACAGGTTTATTTGCTGGTGCTGCAGCTTTTACTGTTGGTCCTACAATAATGAAAGCTGTTGCCAATGTTCTTGGAATTGATTTGAAAGGCCCATTGGGTAGTTTAATGACAAGTCGATTGATTTTAACTGCAGTTGGAGCAAAATTGGGATATGCTCATTAAAATTAAATCACCTAACGTTAGGTGATTTAATTTATAAATATAAGATATAATTACAGCAATGGGAACAATAGTTAATGATGAAATAATATTAAATTATTTTTATGGAAAAAATAAAAATTTACATAAATCAAAATTGGAAAATATTCCAGAAATTTATAAAAAATATTTAGATAATAGATTTGATTATATAACATCTTATAAAGAAGCTATATATAGAATTAAATTAAAATTAGAAATTCATCCAAAATGCCCTATATGTGGGAAATATGTTAAAATAAATAAAATACCTACTAATTTATTTCAAAAGACATGTGGAAATAAAAAATGTAATATAAAATTAACCCAAATTAATTTAGAAAAAACATGTAAAGAAAAATACGGTGTCAAATGTGTTTTCCAAAATGAAGATATAAAAGAAAAAATACAAAAAACATGTTTAGATAAATATGGGGTTACAAATCCATTAAAAAATAAGGAAATACAAAATAAATTAAAAGAAACTTGTTTAAATAAATATGGAGTTACTAATGGAGGGGCATCAAAAGAAGCACAAGAAAAAATAAAAAGGACATGTTTAAAAAAGTATGGTGTTGATAATGTATTTAAAGTACCTGAAATTATTGAAAAATGTAGAAATACTTTATATGAAAAAACTGGTTATAGGTTTGCTTTACAAAACAAAGATTCAATAAATAAAATGATGTTAACAAATTTAATAAATTATGGTACATTACAATATAATATGTCAAATGAATATTGTAGGGCAAGAATAGAAAAAACTAATTTAGAAAAATATGGTAATATTAATCCATTTGGATCAAAAGAAATAATAAAAAAATTAAATTATAAAAAACAACATGAACATGCTGTACAAACTATGGTAAAAAATGAATGTGGTATGTCAGGTGAAGAAAATATATGTTATGATATTTTATTAAGTAAATTTGATTATAATGATATAAAAAGACAATATAAAGAATCAAGGTATCCATATCATTGTGATTTTTATATTAAATCATTAGATTTATTTATAGAATATCAAGGATATTGGACACATAATAATCATATATTCAATCCAATGGATTTAAATGACATAAATACATTAAAAATATGGGAGTCAAAAAATTACCAAAATGGAATATATACATGGACAATAAAAGATGTAGAAAAAAGAAATATTGCTAAAAAGAATAATTTAAATTATAAAGAAATATGGACAATTAATGAAATGCATGATTTTGTTAAGGGTCTCTAATTAGAGACCCTTTATTTTACTTTAGATATTTTAATTCTTTCAAATATTTTGTACAAATTGCATTTCCATAAAGATAAGCAATTACACTCTTCATTGGATCATTTATAATATATGAAGTCAATTTCATCCAAATAATACCAACGATAATCTTTATATTTGTATCAATTAGCATATCATCCAAATCAATTTGTGTAATTGAAGAAAAATCACCAGATGGATATTCCAATTTAAGATTCATACCATCAGAATAATCAATTTCTCCAATTGTGACATAAGGAGCACTATTGAATCTTGAATATCCATTAAGTCCATAGCAGAATTTTGCAATATCATATTCTGCCATTCCTAATCCAATTGTCTTAAGGTTTCCAAAATATCCACGTGGATCAATAAAGATTACATTACCATCTTTATCAATCATTGTATTATCTGTATTTGGATCACCATGACAAAGACACGCATTGAAATTAACTTCATTATTCTTATACCATTTCTTTAATGCATCCATTAATACATTAAAATGTGTTGTAATTGGCATGTAATCAATGGACCTTACTTCAGTTTTTTCAATGAAATAATCAATCAATTTCTTACATGGATTTACCCTAGTATATACTTTTCCAATTAATTCATTATAGAATGCTCTTCTGATATCTTCATCTTCATCATCTACATCTATATCAACATCATTAATAGTATGTAAAGCTTTTATTACATTAGAAATCAACTTCTTAAAATCACCATTTTTATAATACCATTCTTGAGCTGTTACTCCATCAATTTTATTTAAAATCAATTCATGTTTGTTTTCATCATATCCTTGTTTTCCACACAAACATGGTATATTGCTATATTTGTCATAAAAATCATTTTCAATCTTTTGTAATTTGATAGCATCTTCTGTCTTTGCAATCTTAATTACTTTATCATCTTCAATTTTAATCTGATTGAAATATCTGCATGTATTTTTAGTTGACAAATCCATAAGATATTTCTTTTGGTCAAATTCTTCTCTAATACCTTTATCCCAACATTCAATAGAAAAAGTTTTTGTCAAATCACCCATTCTATCAATTTCAGAAATTACATGTACTCTATAATAAGATTCTCTATTATGGCATAGAAATGAATTTAACAAGCCAGCATATTCATGAAATGCCTCATAAACATAAATATCACCATCATATTTATCAAGCAACTCATCAATCTTTCTCTCAATTATAGTTTTTTCTCCATCTGTAACCAAATAAAATGGAAAAACCAACTCTAAGTTAAGCTCCATATAATGGCTTTCTGTATAATGTGACTGAACAACAAATAAACAATTCTTTTTCATTTTCATCAATTTTAAATCAATATTAATATAGACTAGTTTCTTAAGGTATTCAAAAGATTAGTGACTTTTGATTGTAATGTTCCAGATGGATGACTCTTTTGCAATCTTTCACACATATTTACTATTCCAAGCTCTTTTGATTTGAATGCACCAGATATAGCTGTGGACATTACTGCTTCAAATATTATGTTTGATGTAGCTGGTACAATTCCAAATCCATCCAATTCTCCTGGATCTGTTTTTATATGACAGATGAAATCAATATCTTTGCATGACCTTACTTTATTCAATTGCATTTCATTTGACATACAAATCATTACAACTTTACATTTTGGACGCAATTGTTTCATGTATTTGAACAACACATAAAGTTCATTTGAGCACCCAGATTTTGACATAGCAATCAACAAAGATGGTTTGTCAACCGAAATAGGTCCTAAATCTCCATGTCCTGCTAAGCATGCATCTATGAATTGCCCATCGACCATTATTGATTTCAATGTAGCAGCATTCTTTTGTGCTATATATCCTGGCTTACCTATTCCTGTAATATATATTGTTTGATTGTCTAATATAGCTTCTTTAATCATATCAGAAAGAATGTTTATGTTTTTCATAGACCCAACATCATTCCTCATAGTATTTAATGAAGCTAAGCAATCATTTATGAAATCGAAATTTATCATAAAATTATTTTATTTTTAAACAACTAAGAATTAAATATTGTACTTTAATAAAATAGAAATTAAGTGTTTCGGTTTCATCCGAACCTATTCATAAATAAATTATACCAAAAACTAAAATGAATCTAAATTTGATTAAAGGCCTTCAATTTGCTGAAAAGCTCAACATGACAGAGGCTATTACCGAGTCAGGTAAGGAATTCTTGAAATCTTATCGTGGCTATCTTTACACAAATCCAGCAAGCTATGGCCTTGTCAATGGTTTCATATCTGAAGCATGCAGCCATAAGTATGACAATGGCATTGCTTCTATTTTAGAGTCCGTTCTGAAGTATGTAACAGAAAACAAGATAAGTTGGAAGATTGCAAGTGCATGTGAGATCATTGAAAACTCTAATGATCCTTATGGTTATATTGCTAAGGAAGGTTGCAAAACAGCAGAAAAGCTTCTTGAAATGAATGAATCAGAAGTAGTACAGTATATCAAGGCAGGTGCTTTGAAGTCTATTCAGTACATTCCAGAATTCAGAAACATTTGTAAAGAAGTATATGGTACAATGCATGTTGATGAAGTACGTACACAGCAATATTCACTCATCAATCCATTGTCTTATGCCATTGTAAATGAAGATGAAACCTGGTTCTGTGTAAATGGTCTTACTTATTGTATTAAAGAAGGTAAAGTAGAGAATAAGATGTGTGAAGATCAAACTTTCAATACTATTAACTATCTTCTTCCTAACTTTGAAAAGGTAGATGAAAGTCTTGTATTTACTTGGACTCCTAACTTTGGTGAAAAACCATTTACTTTTGTTCTTGCTGAATCTGGTATTCAACTTAATAAGGATGGTATTGTAGATGAATCATTCAACAATACAATAGACTTTAAAGTTTATTGTGATAATCTTTCTACTACAATGTTTGGTGCTACTAAGACTAACTTCATGAATATAGTAGCAAATGTTGCTACTGTGCAAGAAGGTATGGATAACATTTGTGAAGTAGATAATGCTAAGATTCTTGAATGTGCAGATGGCAGCATTGCTACAATTGTAGAAGCTAAAGAAAATGTTGCACTGACTTGGAATCGTAGTGCACAAGTAAAGTGTAATGAATGCCAGAATTTTGAATACATGCATGAAGCATTGGATCAAATTAAGTCTTTGACTAACATCAATCTTCATGAAAACTATCAAGCTCGTATTGATGAAGATTTGAAGAAAGAAGACCCAGATTCTTATGCCCAAATTCAGGAACAATTGCGAGCTAATAAAGATGCAAAGATTGAATCTCGTCGTATAAAGATACAGCAACTTGCAGAATCTTATAAGAATGATCCTACAAAGATTGCTATTCTTTCTACATTAAGTAAAGAACTTGCAATGCTTGAAAACAAATAAGATATAAATAATATAAAAGAAAAGAGAACTTTCAATTGAAAGTTCTCTTTTTGTTTTTCATCATAGTTTAAATTTAAATTGTGTCAGGAACGTTAAAAATGTTTTAGCTTATAGAATATACTGAAGCATATTCTTCCGCTCCCTGTGTGACCCAGGCGCCATCCTGGAGAATTTATAGACAATCTCGTAAATCATTAAAGAATTCTGTAACAAAAATACCTGCATCATCAAGATCATCCTTAAAAGAATATATGATAGAACGATTTGTCAATGCTGGATCATGGGAAACCAGATAAATAGGACATTCCTTAATAGGATACATTTCTACTGTACCATCAGTAAAACATACACCATAGATTCTTTCTGACTTATCACCTAACAAATTGTATAGCTTTTGCAAATCTTCTGGTGTAGTTATCTCAAAAATATCCTTTAGCAAATCAATCTTGATAGTAGTATTACGACTATGATAACCTGTACCATACCATAAAATTGCTTGCAATACCAATTCTAAATTGAACTTATCTAATTCTGTACAATTCTTCATGCTATATTTTCTGTAATTTACTTTATACAAAATAAAAATCTCTATATGTTACATCATAAGTATTTCCATTTACCTTCAAGTAGAATGACATTGAACCATCATTTGCATAATCTGTATAGGTTTCACATCCTTCTAAAATACCAGTAACATCATTAGTAATGAACTCCTTGCCATTCCACTCTTCATTTACTTTCTTTATAGTAACGGCACGTCCAATGTTTGGATTTACTGCATCAGTGAAAATTTTTTCTACATTTAAAATATTCATAATCATAAAAAATTAAAGTTCTACATTCATTAACATTATGAATATAGAACTTTTATTATTTATTTCAAATTATTTTTAATATTTTTGAATTTATTTATATAGGAAAATAGAAATCTCTATCTGTTACATCATAAATATCTCCATTTACCTTCAAGTAAAATGACATTGGCCCTTTACCAACATGATCTTTATATGTGTTGCATTCCTCTAAAATACCAGTAACATCACTAATAACAAATTTTTCACCATACCATCCTTCTTTTGCATTTTTAATTGTAACAGTATGACCAATGTTTGGTTTTACTAAAATATTGAAAATTTCTGTTATATTCATTTCAAAATTTTTTAGAAAAAATTATATCCTTGAATTTCTTTATATTTGTAATGTTGTTCATCATCAGAAGCTTTATGCCCAAGCTCATATAGGAATAAGGAATTTTTATCCATAGATTTCCATTTGTCAATATCAATATAGCCTAGGACTGATCCTATAAAGATTGATGGATCTTTAGTGTATTCAAGCATCTCATTTGTCCATATTGGTTCTACAATATTCATCAAATGATCTGATTTTATCTTTTTATGAAGTTCAAGATAATGTTCTTTTTCCTTCTCCCTTTCTCGATACTTCTTGACAGTAATAGTTACAAAGTCATTGTAGTTCAATCTGGAATCACCGAACTTACTTAATTTATGTCCATTATTAAATTCAACATCAACACACTTATACCAAGCATGTGGCAATCCTCCAATATAGTCAATATATTTTCTACCTTCATTGATGTTGTAAGTATTGATCAGATTTCCAAACACAATATCATCGCAAATAGTCTGATAAGCAAAAGAAATACCATTCTTTATGATAGCTTTATCATATACTTCCTTACTTGTAAGAATTCCATTTCCTCTTGGATATATGCAAAGTGGATAAGGGCAACAAGCTTCAGATAGTGAATACAAATCAGAACCATAAGTGATTTTTGGATCAGCATGATTCAATATGAAATCATTCAAAACTCTGATATTTATATAAGTACTTGTATTAGTTCTGAATATCCAATCAGGTGAATACTTTTCTGCAATAAACCTATATGCCATCCAAGTTTTCTTAAATGTATATTGCATATCATCTTCACAAGCAAGATGTAAATGCCAAACATTTTCATGATCTTTATATTGATTGAATTCAGATTTCATATATGCCCCACCATCATAATATATAATATTAACATTCTCTGGGAGCTCTTTAGCCCAGGTCTCTAAAGCAAGGTCAAACTCATCTTGGAAAGTAAATCCTTTACAAATTTCAGCATTAGCTCCCATCACTAATATGAATAATTTAGGAGCATATTTCAATTGATTTTCTGTCATATTAAATATGATTTAGTTTTTCATCTTCTGCAGCATATTTTATTGCTAGTTTCTTAAACTTCTGAATATCTTCTTCTGTAAGTTTCTCATCTACATTATGATTGTAGAAAAGATGATTTCCCATCATTATCTTTGTATGCTTGTGGCTTTAATATCTCTTGTATAGAAATATCCATCTTCTTTCTTATCATAGAATTTCTTAGGATCCATGATAGCTTCTGCGGCCTCTATTGGGATAGGTAATGCACCACAACGTAATGCAAATGTTGCAGCTTTTGAAGAGAATTCACCCCATACATTTCTTTCCATTCTCTTGAAATCTTCTGTCAATATCTTCTTCAGATATTCAGAATTTCCTTCTGATGCAGCTACTGCAACTATTTTTCTACCTCGATTCTTTGTTCTGTCATTCAAATAAACATCTGAACCAGCATTAGGATGTCTCTTATCAGCATATAATGCAACAGCAACTATCTTACCTTCATTTCTATATAGCTTAGCAAAATCTGCTTTATTTACAATATCTTCTTTCTTCTCAATTCCAGAGCAACCGCCAATATCTCTATATCCATATTCTATAATAGCAAACATATCATCTCCGTATTTATCCACTAATTTAGATACTGATTCTTTATCTGTTCCTGTAATATAATGCTCTTTAATGTATTGAGTTAATTTCTTCATGGTATAACCATTGTATTTTTATAAAAATTGTTTGCTTTAGGAATAATTGTATTTATTAAATTATTATATGCTGGTAATATATATTTTGCCTTTTCATCATCATTTAACTGATGTTTACCATTAGGAACAATATATTTAGTCAAAATATTTTTGTGAAACTCTGTAGGTAATACTTTTGTTCTCTTTATCACTTCATCATCATCACTCCATACCAATATAGAATAATATCCATCTTCAGCATCATCCCATCGATAACCAGTCCAATATTCATCAGTTTCAAATAACGGATGTTCTTTAGAATACTTTACAAGATTTTCTACAATATGACTATCATGATTTGAAACATAATCCACAACTTGCTCTAATGTAGAATCAGTTACAGGGTTAATGAGAATGCTTGGCAATGAACAAATGCTTGCAACATGCATAGCATACCACCCACCAAGACTTGATCCAATCACAATATCAATATCCAACTCTTCTACTAAAGAGCATAAATATGGAATAGAATTTTCTGGATCCGACTGAACATATCCAAAACTATATACAACTGCATTAGGAAGATTATTCTTCAGCCATTTGCATGTACTAGATTCTGGTGAACTACCATAACCATAGATATATAATACTTTCTTTTTCATATTAAATTAAAGTGATAATGAAGTAAATGGGTAAGGTTTGAATGATGTAACATATTCAATTTCTGTTGTTTTAAACACTTTATCAAGCATTCTGAAGTAAGGTACTCCGATTACTCTTGCACAAGCAGTTCTCTTATTGAACTTACCTTCAAATTTTCCATCACAATATCCACCCATTCTTGACTTTCCGGTATCAACACACCAACATTTATTGTCTGCACCTAATCTAATCAATGAATAAGAACATTCAGCTTCTATCGTATTATTTACTTCATCAACATATAATGGTTGTACATAACACTCAGCTCTGTGACATCTCTTTGGCTTGTATTTGTCACCATTCCACCACCCATCAGGATAAGACCAAGTTGATGTATGTACTTTGAATATTCTTTTCTTATCTACATCCCAATAGAATTCCCAAAATGGTTTTGGATGAATCAAATTGAATATCTTATCACTATCTTTATATTCATCAGTAACATCTGTCAAGACCATTTCATAAATCTTATCTATCGACTCCCAATGAACATCATCTTCTCTTGGATCATATTCACCTAATTCATTTAGTGAAATGATATGATAAATTGGTTCAGGATCAGTAATGTTACAACCTTTCTTGAGAAATGGAGCAACTGCTGTAATAATGAATCTACCACCTCCACCACCATACCTGATAGAATTGCACTCATATATATGGCCCACCTTCAAGAATTCTAATGGTTTCTGAAAATTCAAATAATTCTGATATTCTGTTTCAAGAATATTATTTAACTTCGGGGAACTTTCTTTAATAAAAGACAAAAAATCCATATTTATTCTGTTTTTAAAATTCAACTTATGAAATAATTTACAAAATAAATATAGATTTTTTATATTAAATTTCAAACTTTCAAGCTATTTCTTTAGCAAAAGCTATAGCCATCTTCTTACAATCATCTAACGTTTTTGCTTCTAATGGACCATTCTCTTGCTTTAGTGTTTCATACCCAACTTTACCAGGACCAGATTTAACTCCAATCTTAAATCCATATATAGCTCGATGGCTCCATCCATACCAAGCTTGTTCCTTTTCAGAAAATCCAATTTGATTTACCTTAGAACTTGGACTTATCTTTTCAGGTACAATACCATGCTTATTGAAAAACTTCTGCAATGGAGATTGTTCATCCACTTCAACTACAATATCATTAAATATCATAGTTGCCTTCATTTCATTTAATTTTACAAGTGTTGTAAGTTTCATGAATATTTTAGCTATAGAATTTGAATCTTTTTTGTGTTTCTAATGGGATTGAAGACTTCATCTGATAAAACCAAAAGTTAAAACTACCATCCAATATATACGTCTGGCACCAATCACCATCATATCTTACACCTCTACCAATGCTTTGAATAATAGTTCGTAATGTTTCATTTTGATACCATCCATCATACAAATCCTTCTTACGTTGAACAAGACGAGATCCAAGATATGGATATGGCATCTTAATCATAATGATGAATCTGCATTCATCTCCAGGTAAATCAATACCTTCATTCAATGTTGGCCCAACTAATATTGTATCAGAATCAGTATTCTTATGGTAATCTATCAAATCTCTCTTTTCTTTTGCATCATTATACAAAAGCATTCTATCCTTCAAATCTTGTGGAGCTTCTTCATATATCTTCTTTGCAAGATCATAAGTCCAAGTCTGGATTATTCCTTTCTTATTCTTATATCTGTTACAAAGCTCATAAGTAGCAGATTGTACATGTGGAAAACTTTCATCCTTGAATTTCTGACTCATTTTCCATCTTGAAAGAACATATATAGGACTGTTTGTAAAATCAAATAATGATGGAAGATTATCCTCTAATGGATCAACAATACCAAGATTTTCAGAAAAACTATCCATATTTCCTATAGTGGCAGAAGTCATAACAATATGTTCTGGACCTTGCAACAAAAATGCTTGTGCAATATAATCTTCTTTTGCACATTGCAAGTCAATAGTCTTTTCCTTCTTCTTAACAATCTTTCCAGTTTTATGATTGAACATTTCTATAGTATGTTCATTTGGTGTTACTACAACATAATCCTTATTTTCTTCTACAGCAACAATATTGAAGTAATTTTTAAGCATAGTTTCATGTCTCTTTTGCCATTCACATTCTTCATATACTTCATATTCTGTACTTGAAACATAACCATTTCCTTTGATGTTTGCAGAAAGTTTTTCCATTATCTTATCTACAACACCATTAAACATACTAATCTTATATGCATATTCTTTTATTCTATCAAGAACAGTATTATCATTACATTCATATATAGAATTGAACAGAGCCTCAAGATTATCCTTCAACTGATTATGTGAACAAGCAATATCTGTTGAAAGACTTGACAATTCTTCTTGCCATTCATCGGCAAACATATCATTGTTCAAACTTATTGCATAATCATATATATGCAGTAATTTAGAAAGATTTGTATCTCTCAATTGAGGACAATATGAACCTTGAAGCAAATTAGGAATATTGTGGCACTCATCACAAAATACAATAGGACGAACATACCAAGCATTTGGATTTACTTCTATATGCCCAGCTACTGCTCTAAAGTACATCTGATAAGTCATGATTGTTATATCAGATCGCATAGCTTGCTTTCTTGCCTTAATGTAAGGACACCATCTTGCACAATCATATCCACAAGCATCAGCCAATTCTGGATTAATCAATGTTTTCCAAGAAATCTTAGCTATTTTGCATTCTCCTTTATTGACTTCTTTGTTGTTTTTCTGGCAAACATAATTTGCAGATCCTTTTATTCTTCCAATCTTATACTTCAGTTTTTCATGTGAATCAATAAAATCATCATATTGTTTCCACAAAGAAAGATCCGAACAAAGAAGAAAACTCTTCTTACTGTAACATTCTGCAAGTACTAATGCAGATATTATTAAAATTATTGACTTACCAGTACCAGTAGGTGCTTGAACCAAATGGGTCTGGTGATTGCTTTTCTCTTCTATGCAATTACGTACTATCTTTGCAATAATTTCAAGTTGATTATCTCTAAACTTAAAATCATTACCAAGTACTTCTTTTGCTATATTTTCTATATTGTATTCTATCTCATTTATCATGTTATTAAGATAGAAACATTATCGATTCTTTTCAAACCAATCTCTTGCATATTTTGCCATTCCTTCACTGTCGCAAACATCGTCGATTTTTGGTAAATCAAAATCAGGAAATGATCCTTTGAATGTTGAAATCATCAATTGCTTATTTGCATTTCCAGATCCTGTGTAAAACCTTTTTACTTCAGCAGGTGGTGTTACAAGAAGGGTACCAACAACAGTATGATGATGCAATCTGTCTCTTATCAAATAGTTCAATCCAGCAAGATCCATTACTGCAGCACTATGAATAGAACCATAAGATATTCCTTCCATACATATTGTTACTGAGTCAATAGTACTAGTTTTTCTGAATTGCTGTAACAATTCTTCTATAATATTATATATTGTGTCTGCAATTGTTGACAAGTTGTGTGCTTTTGCTAGCTCACGTTCATGTGCATTGTTTGTATCTTTTACATTTTCTTTTTGATATAAACAATATTCAAAAATTTCAGAATTATTTGATTGTGCATTCTTTTCTTTCTTTGTAAGCTTATCTCCTTTTATTATGAAAAATCTACAGAAACCAGTATCAGTTCTTATTGTCATACCAGTACTGTTTATAGATGGATCAATTCCTATAAAAACATTCATGAAATCAATTTACATATTTACTTATAAATAAAAAATGTGCAAATATGTAAATTGATTTCATGAATTTCAAATTAAAAAATGTTAATTTAATTTTAGTCTTCAATTCTGAATGACCATTGCAACATAAACCAAGAACTCTCTCGTTCTGCACGATACTTTGGCAATTTCATTCTCTTCATAATTACAGGAATAAGATGTTCTTCTCTCCATTTGTTATGCTGGATTGTAGTCCAAGTATGTTTCTGGAACCAATCTCTATCAGTTTTACATTCAGTAAGTAACTGTTCTTCAGGTCTTGTATCTCCAATATATCTGAACATATCAATTACTAAAGAATATACTAATGATGGACTGTTTCTACCATTCAATGTACAAGATTCCCATCTATCCAATTTTCCATTCAACATTTCATCAAATGTAAACAAACTTACATTTTCAAACTTTTTTCTATCTTCACGTTTCATGTTATTTCTAATTTAAATTGTTCAAATATATGATAGAAATTAGTTTAGAAAATTTCAAAAATATAATAAAAGTCACACAGGGACGTTAAAATTATCTTAGGTTATAGAATATACTGAAGCATATTCTTCCGCCAACTGTGTGACCCAGGCACATTCCTGGAGAATCATGTTATTTTATTGGTGAACCATCATAATCAATATACGTTTTAGAATTATCTGATGGGCCACAATCATCATTTAGTTTTGGATCATGATTCAAATCAAGATTATCTGTTGTATTGCCATGTACTGATATAGTAGAATAAGGATAATTCTTAAATTCTGTATCTTCTTTCTTTTTAATGATTATGCTTTCTTCTATAGGTTTGTCAAATGGCTGTTCTTCTTCAAATCTGTTGTTAGCATCTGTTTGAATGAATTGGTAGTCAAAGTTAGAATACTTGAATACACATCTGAATGTAGCAGATTGTGCCAATGGTTGGGTATAGTCAAATTGAAGCATATCTACCCCATCTATAACTGGATGATCTAATACAATTCTGGAATAGACACATCCATTTTCATTCAAAAGATCAACATTAAAGCTATAGTCAAGATTCTTATCTAAATTTTCTGTATCTCTACAATATTGATAGCAAAAGCTTTCAAACAATAAAAAATAGTTTACATATCCTAAAGTATGTCTGAAATCTATGTTCAATGTATGGTCAACTAATGCAGCTGGGCTAGCAACACTTCTGTAATTTACATCACTGGCACCACCTTGCATCCAATTTTGTTCGGTTCTTCCTGGAAGCCTTACTGGGTTACCATGATTAGTTTGCTGCTGAGCTACAGTACCAGATGAGAATCCAAGTACTTCTACTTTCTGTATTGTCTCATTCAAGAATTCTATTGGTTTTGTTATGAAACTATGAGAATCTTTCAGTATCTTAGTGTATTTTTCTTGTATCTCATCTGGGATGAATTCATCTGGTAATATCAATCTGAATCCATCTCTATTTCCTGATAATGAAAACATATTTCAATATTCTGAATTTTTTTATTCGCTAGATGGTGTTTTACTATTTAATGGATTATCTCCTGCTTGTGTTTCATCTCTTTCAGCACTATTTTGACCATTGCCTGTAGAAGTATCACTATATTGCATAGTTGAATTTTCTGTATCTTGAACTTGCTTTACATTTACTTCTACTGGTTTGTTCAACAATGTACTGATCTTAGAAATAGAATCCTTTATAGCCGCATGACGTTTCTTTTGCATCTCATCAGCTTGATTTATAGTCTTAGCAGATATCTTAAGTTCTCTTACAAGCTTATCCAATACAACAGCTAACTTATTTGCTAAAGTATTTGTTAATTTGTCAAGACCACCTAATCTTCTAGCCATTTGGTCTAAAGCAGTTATCAAATTAGTCATAGTTTGTGCTTTTGCTACATCTAAAGTATTTATAGATCTAATAAACTTAGATACATCTTGTGTTTCTGCTCTAAATTGTGGTATATTCTTTACTTTAGCTATTTCTACATTTATACCTTTTACAGCATTTATTACATTGTCATATTTAGAAGTATCCTTTGGAGCTTTATCATAAACCTCAAACAACATCTCCATTCCATTATAGTAATCCACCATCATAGGTCCAAACATCAATATGTTCTTAGACAAATTTTTGGTATTTAAGTAGACAAATGTCTCTGATATTCCTTTAACCATCTCTTTAGGTATATCAGATAATGATATTACTATACTTGCAGCATTGTCTTTAGTTTCTTTCTCTAACTTCTGTTTGAATTTGATTATCTTCTTATAAGATTTTATAGCATCATTCAGTATATCAGTATATATATCAAACTGGTTTTGTATAGAAGATAACTCATCGTCTTTAATATTAGGCATCTTCTGAATAGCTCTAGACATGCTAAATGGAAGTTGTGTTAAAACTGCATCTACTATCTTATTTAATCCATGTATATCATCTTCCTTTCCAAATTTAGATTTTAATTTCAATATGTCACTATAAGAAGATACCATGTTATTCAAAAGCCTAGTATAAGAACCATAGCTAGAAGATATCTTCTTAATGTTATCTTCTGCATCTTCAAAGAATGGTTTGAGTTCTTCTTGGTTCTCATCCATTGTTGCTTTAATTACGGCATTAGGAACAGAACTTATCATTAAAGAGATGATGCTTGAGAGTTCAATCATCTTGAGAGGATCTATCTTTAAGTCAAGAATACTTTTTATTGACTTTACATTAGCAGCAACAAGCTTGTCAAGTCCACCTAAACAGTTCTTTACCTTAGCAAATGGACTAGTACTTCCATCATGATTGAACCACCCAGAATCTTTAAACCAATCTTTACTATGTGCATTATATATAGCCATTACGGCCGCCGGTATGCAAGACATCAAAGCTGTTACATTATTGTATACAGCACCTTTAGGTCTTAATGATTCTATTGGTATCTTTTCATATTGACCTTTAAGAAGCTTTCCATTTGAATCATACTTTTGTATTCTTAAATCAGCAACATCTTTCACACCTTTAGCGGTTTCAGACATTAATGATCCAATTCCCTTCAATGCTGTAACTATTTGGGAAAATCTAGAACAAGTTCCGTCTTTAAACACAATAGATTGATCTTCAAACATCCACTCAGCATTAGGATTGTCTTTAAGAGCCAGAATAGAATTTCCAAGACATGATACTATTTTTTGGGTATTTGTTGCTGCTGCTTTGAAATCATTAAAATCAAGTGGTCTTGTTCCTTTCTGTTTTCCATCAGATCCATATATAGGTATTCTTAAGTCAGCCATATCTTTGACACCTTTAGCTATACTGGATATCATTTTTCCTAAGCCTGTACAACCGGTAACAATACGACCAAATGGGGTCTTTACTCCTATCATATTTCCAAGCCAACCACTATCAAACATTCCTTCAGGAGCTTTATCATATAAATCTAATAATGCATATCCTAAGCATGTAACAATTTTAGATATATTTTTAGCGGCATTCTTAAAATCAGGATATGTCAATCTCCTATATCCTACTTTATTTGTTCCATTGTAGATAGCTATCTTGAGATCAGCCATATCTTTGACACCTTCAGCTATCTTAGCAATCATCTTACCCATTCCGGTACATGATTTCACCACTCTAGTGAATGGGGTGTCCATACCTAAGAAGTCCCCAAGCATTCCATTAGAGAATATATCAGAATTATCTTTGTATGTATCTAAGATAGTTCCACCTATTATAGTAACTATTGTTCTTATGTTTTCAGCAGCATCTGTAAAGTCAGCATCTGTCAAATTTCTTCTTCCTATTATCTTTCCTCCTTCTCCATATATAGGTATAGAAAGATTAGCATAGTCTTGAATTCCTTCTGATAACATAGACATCATGTGTCCTAAACTAACAATAGTTCCAGATGCAGCAACTATCATCATATCAAGCAATGGATTCATAAATGGTTTGAGTTCCCAAATCATGCTTAGCATGGCTTTAATATCATCTGTTATAATAGAAGTGTCAACTCTTTCAAGTTTAGAAGCCATATCCATTACCTTTATAATCTCTTGCATGGCTTTTCCTGCTAATAATACACAACCAATGATTCCAGCTAAAGCTGCTTCACCGGCTGCTAAAGCTAAAGCTCCTAAACCACCAGTTCCAGCTGATAGATATCCAAGACCTATTACTCCACCAGCAAACGCAAATAGTACTGCTACGGTGGTACCTATGGTTGCCCAAATTCCACCCCAATCACCACCTATTTTATCTCGAAGTTTTACTATCTCCATCATTGCATATCCTGACAATCCAATACATACAATAACTCCTAATAAAGCTAAAGCTCCTGTTTTAAGGTTTCTTTTTACCTTGCTGAGCATTACAAGTATGAATGACATTCCACCTACTAACACGAATTCTAAAGCTAAGAACTTGAGTATGTTGATATCTAAGTCTGGGTAGTTCATCATTAGCATTCCACCGGTAAGCAATGCTATAGAAGAGACTAATACTAAAGCAGATAATGCATATCCCAAGAATAATGTTTTCTCATTAATTATTTTTCCAGCAAATCCATAAGCTAATGTTATTCCTGCTATGAATCCACCTAATGTCCATGCAAATGATATAGTGGCATCTTTCATATTAGGTATCAACATAAATAATCCACCAACTAATAGGGTTGCCGCTGACAGCACAACTAAATTAGAGAATTCATGTGCCATGATTAATCCCTTTTCTCCTTTAAGTATCTTATTAGCACCATAATAAGCTAATGATATTCCACCCAAGAATAAACCTAATGTAAGAGTAAATCCTAAAGCAGACCAGAACATTCCATCTATATTCATAATCTTGGCACCTAATAGAAGTATAGCTCCAGATATTCCAACCAGAATTGCAAAATTCTTAGCATCATCTATGGATTTTTCTGTAGTTTGGGTAACATCTAACTTACCACCTAACTTACCACCTATATAATTAGCTGCAAAATCTCCACCAGAGTATGCTAATTTCATTAAAAGTATAAATATTCCAAGCTCGAAAGCAAACAATAATGCAGTTCCAAACAGAATTGGATGTTTAGTCATATATACAGTTGGAAGAAGTAATGTCAATCCAGCTATACCTATCAACCAAGCAAATTCTTCTGCTGATGACATAGTGTCTTCCATCATGTTGCTAGCTATTGTATAAGCACCTATAACACCAGTTATCAGTAGAGTTAATGAAAATGCAAATCCAATTACACTTCCAGTTGGAAGGAATGCATTGACTGCAGCGCCAAAAGCTAATATCAAACCAGACTTCACTACTAACTTTATGAATGAATCTGATATTTCTATGGTTCTCTCTATTCTTTCACTAGCTAGAGTATAAGCAAAAGTGACAGCACCTATAAACGCTGCTAGAGAAAGTGTGAAAAGAACGGCATTAGTAAAGATACCTGGTATCATCATGATAGCAGCCCCTAACAGAAGAGTAGCTCCTGACGAATATACCAACAGTGCTACTTTTTTGGTTTGTCCAAGAGCTTCATCCATTCCTTTAGTAGCAAGATTATAAGCACCTATCACACCAAGTATGAATGTTCCTAAAGCAAATGTAAATCCAAGTATTTCAGGCATTCTCTGAAGAACAATCTTTCCTATTACCGCACCAGCTAGCATTGTTGCTGATGCTATAGCTACAACAATACCTATGTTTTTAATTCTATCAAAGAAGTCATCATTTATTTCTATTCCATTCAGAGTATCTATCATCTTACCTACTGCTACAGCAGATAATTGCATAGACTTAAATCCTAATATTGATAAAGGTGCAGTTATACCCATTACTGATCCAAGCATAGACACTATAGTGAGTTTTTCTACTAATTTCTCTATATTGTCTATTTTCTTCAAATCTTCTTGGTTTATATCAAGGCCATCAGATTGAATTCTCTTTATCAAACTCTTCAAATTAGTAAGTACTTTCTTATACTCTCTTATTCCTTCTTGTCCATTACTAGCAAACAATCCTCCTATAGCAGCTAAAATTGAGAGTTTACTAAGGCTTTCTACTATTTTCTGGCAACTTTCTATCTTAGATACATCATCTTTAGAAGCTGTTAATGGATTCTTCTTATTATTTATGTTGTTGACTAAATACTTGAGTTGAGTAACCATAGTCTTCATATTTGACACTCCTTCTTTTCCTTTGTCAACAAACATTCCTGCTATAGTACTTACAACTGCTATTTTTCCTAAACTTAGAATAACATCTTCACAATTTTTCATTATTTTAGGAACTGACTCATCATTGATAGCAGAATCTTGCATTGTGAATATCTTCTGTCCTAAGAAGTCAAGCTTATCTAAGAAAACTAAAGAATCTGATATGCCAACTATTCCATTTTTACTTACTTTAGATATCATATTTGCTACACTCATCATGATAGTAAGCTGAACTAAAGTTTTTGTAGCGCTCTTTATATCTTTAGAAGTTGATTCATTAGCAGAAAGTCTCTGTACAACTTGCATAATAAATGAAAGCTTACCATTATCACCTATTAATTTCTTAAGCTCTGTATCATCTATCTTAGAAAGAGACTTTACTATATTCATATAAAGCCAAGTAGTACCTAAAGCATAAGTTGCTATCAACTGGGTATAGGCAATATCCTTAAACTTTACATTATTCCCAACAGTACTAATATCTTCTATCATATCTTCTATGGCTCTAAGAGAAGAGTTATTCTTTCCAACAACATTATTCTTAAATATTTCATCTCCAAGTTCTTTTACTTGTAATGTAAGATAAGCAATAGGCCCTTTTGTATCATATATTCTAAGAAGTGACCAAAGAGCCATCTGCGTCTTCATTATCTTAGTTCTATCTACATTTGTGTCTTCTCCTAAAGAAACTAATGACTCTATGAACTTAGCTAAAGCACCTACTGATTTGAATCCACCCTGTCCTGCTTCTTTTGATCTAGCTACTATATTCTCTATGATAGCAGAAATCAATCCCTTAGAAGTGATACCAATACCTGTAAGAATATTAGATTTTGTTGTCATCCAATATATAGAACGAAGATTCTTCTTCAAAGTTTTCATCTTCTGTTTGTCCATTTCTCCAATAGAAGGAATAGCATTCATTAATTCAACTACACTTGACAACTGAGACATAGTTTTCTTAGAGTCTATAGATGCAGAATTTATGGCATTGCAAAGACCAAGAAAATCATTTGTCAACAACTTGTTGACTTTAGATATTTTTTTCTTAAGTTTATCTATATCTATTTTTGATATACTTTTATCTATTCCAGTAAGATATTGCACTATGTTTTGATCTTTAACTTCATACTTTACTTTAGAAACACTATTTAATGCATCTGACAAATATTTTAAAGCATCCAAAGAATCTTTTCCAAAATTCAAGTCATCTATTTTTATCTTTAGACTATTTAAGTCAACTGGATTGACTTGATTATCATTAGTATTGTTACTTTTATATTTTTCTTTTTCTAATTTTTGTTCATTAAAATTAGTCACAATAACTTGCATGCCATCAGATGTCAATATCTTATTTGTATTTTTAATATTTTCAGATATTGATTTAGCAAACTGTTGAATATTTGTTTGCTTAGAAGAATAAGATTGATTTTTTGATATAGATTGACCACCAGAAACAAAAGACATTAAAGACTTATCACTTTCTGAAAGAAGAAGCTGGCTTGGATCAACTAAACCATCAAATATTGCATCTATTCCAGAATAGATCTTATCTATATGCTTATTTATATCCTTTGCTACGTTTTCTATAATTGAAGATAAATCACCAGTAATAGAATTGTTTTCTTTTTGTGGTATACCTCCTGGTAAGTTTACTCCTTTACTTCTGCCTACTGCCTTATCTGATACTTTTGCCATGCTAATTATTTTGATTTCTTACTTTTCTTTCTTATATAAAAATTAAAAGGGAAGAACTTAAGTTCTTCCCTTCATATAAGATTATTTCATTATAAAAACTATTTATTATAGAATTATGCGTTATAGAATTATGCATTATAATAAGATTTACCATAACAGTACAAATGAACTGTCTGTTTCTGATTAAGTCCTGTTATAACAGTTGCATTTGATATACTTGGTGATTTTAGAGTATACTCAAATGATGCATCACCTGTTTCATCTCCATTACTACCTTGTACTGCTGTCAATGTTTCTGAAGTTGAATTCAAAACAGCAGGATAAGACTCTGTCCAATCTTGTGTTAATGAACCAGATGTAGCTGTAACCTTATATTCATCAACATAAGCAGATGTATCGTAAGTTTGCGGATCAAATGCTGTTATTGTCTTATCATCACTGCATATTAAAGTACCTTCAAATCTAACACTTGTAGCAAGTACTTTTATTTTCCAAGTTAATGTAACTGATTCTTCGGTTCCATCTTGATATAACACAGTTACTTTACATGAAATTGATTCTTCATAATCTTTTTTAGCTACATGTATATCAGGTTTCCAAGTTATTTCATTTGTTGTTTCTTTTGTATCCCATTCATAAGTTATACTAGAATATATATTATCAGATCCATATTGTGATGTATCAAATGTACCAGAATCAGATGATGTCAAACCATCAGCAGATATTGAAGCTTCCCATTTAGCAGTAACTGACGGGCTAACTGATACAGATATTTTGAATTCTTTATCTTCTGTTGCTGCAAATGCTGATATGCTTTTTGGTACAGTTGCACCTGCTATTGTAGCTCCAACATATTTTTTAGTAATTTTTGAAAGACCTGCTTCTGTTGTTATAGCAGGAGTTCCTAAAGTAACAGAAGGACCGTAAACATACCAGTTTTCATATTCTGTATTTTCATCAGAACCAGCTACTTGTAAATCCCCAGATCCAACAGATATAGAACTATCTGCAGTAATAGGTATATTAGTAGAAGAAGCTGTTACAGATACTTCACCAAATCCTGTATAACCATCTGTTCTTTCTATATATACACTATCATTCGTTCCAGCACTTCCAGCACTTGATTCAACTTTATAATATACCTTAGTTGAAGCAGAAGATGGTTTTCCTCTGGTTAATTTGAATGGTTTATCTATTAACCCATAACCATATCCTCTTTCTGATAATGATGGACTAGAAGAAGTAGCAGAAGCAGCACCACCACTTTGTAATATGGTTAATCTAGAAGCTTCATCTGATATTTTTGTCCAGCTTCCTCCTTCAGATTTAGAATACCATTTTACCCAAGGGGTTTGTTGTGAATCTCCTGGAATACTAACAGTAATACTTGATTTAGATAATGTATAATATCCAAGATTTGTTCCAGAAGCACTAATATTTAAACCTACAAAAGTAGAACTATTTGGTTTCCACCATAAAGGATTTCCATCACTAGTTGATATCGTCAAACTATCATTATCACCACTCTTAGATGCACTTAATCCAGTAAGTGTATTGTTTGTATGCCCGGTAGTACCTCTAGATATTGATAAATTATGTTCATCAGTATCAGATATGCTTAAACTAGTATTTATCAAATTTACATATTTGTTATCTGAATCAGTTGAATTACTATAAGATAAAGAAATATTACAATTTATATTTTCACCATATTGAATAAAATCAGATATAGTAGTCTTATCTAAAGTTGTGTTAGAATCAGAACTACTCAATGTTAAACTTGCTGTTTTACTTGTGGATTCATCTACATCAGTTATCTGTACTTTATATACATTGCTACTGTTTGTATCTGTAACAGTAATCTCATTAACTGATGTTCTGTTAGGATCAGCATTTAAAGTCATCTTATTAGGTTTAGAACTAGTATAATTATTATAATCATTATAATTGAATGTACAAGTATTTCCTACTGTTAACCAATTAGATGATGAATTACCAGTTATAGTTAATGGGTTATAAGTTTTTTCTGAACCTTCTGGGATACCAGATTGAGTAACTGTTATTTCTTTGCTTTTTACATTTGTGATCTGTTTACTATTCTGTATAGTATCAGGTGTAAACTTGAGTTTCCATCTTATATCATCAACCTTCTTTGAATATCCAGCATCGAATGTAAGAGATTCAGGATACATTGTAACATTTACAGATCCACCTCTATATGGAAAAATCTTATTTGATGGTTCTGTTACTTTTATATTACCAGAAACTTTTATATTATCGGAAGAAGCGGATATAGTACCAAACCTATATCCAAATTCATTATTTCCTTCACTTAATATTACATTACTTAAGGTTGTTGAATAATAATTAGAGGATAATTGTCTTATTTCGAATGATGCTGGATTACTTTGATCTATTTTATCTGTTTGTGGATTTTCACATGTTACTGACAATTTACCAACAACATCTGGATATTGTACCCAACTAGATCCTGTTTGTGTAACTGTTGTATCTATAGAAGTGTTTGAAACATTAAAGTTAGTACAATAATTACCAGAAACTGTTGTGTTTACAGTTATACTTCTATTACTTGTATTGACAGCTGGTGTCATAGATAAACCACTAATGTTAAATGTTCCAATTTTATATAATGGTTTTGGATTATTTATGCTTGATATAGATGGAGTACCAGTTATACTACCAATTGTACCACTATTATCTTTAACTGTAATTATATATTTGTTTTGATAAGAATATTGTTGATAGTATTTGACATTATCTTGTTCAGTTTCAGTATTAACATAAGTAGACACTATTTTTGTACCAGAAACATATTCAGAACCTGATGTTATTTTCCAAGAATAAGTCAATTCTGGATCTTTAGGATCTATATTGCCACCAGCTTGGTAAATAGTAAATGACCCTGATAGTGTACCAGAATTACCACTAGAAGAAGTGTTATAATCTGTTAATGAATAAGTTATAGTAGCGTTTCTTGGCTTTGAATAATGATTTGACTTAACAGTATTTGTTGTTACAAATGCTTTACCATTATTATCAGAAGTAAATGTTACAGTTCCTGCATGAGTATTAGATATAGAATTTCCATTAGAATCTTTATCTATATTATAATGAACAGTATGAGTACCTGATATATCACCATATAATACTGATGGAGAATTGTCACTTATTATAAGATAATGGGCATTGCTACCAGTAGAGATATCTCCTGATGAAGAAGTAATAGATATGTTATTGCTGATACCACCATTTGCCAGATTAAAAGATACCCAATTTTTTGAAGAGTTTGCTGTGAATACTGTATAAGGAGCATCATAGTTATAATATCCTTGAGCAACACCTTTTATTTGTTTGTTATCTCCTGCAAAAGAAGATGCAGTATTGAATACAACTTCTTTATTAGAATCTCCATCTAAATTATTTACTCTTATCTTGGCATCAAAATAACGTAAATCAGCTAAGCTTCTAGAAGAACTGAAATTGTTGGTTCCCTTTAATTGATGAATAGTAGAAGTATATGTTACTGGATTGTTAGCCTTACCATCAGTACCTCCATTAAACCAACTTGACAACCCGTAATTAAGAGAAGTTGTTTTTCTTGGATGGGTACCAACATTTGACTTGAGTTTCCAATCTATTCTATAAGTTTTACTTGTACTATTTATTACTTTATCATAGTTGACACTATTGTTGTGTGTTTTGGAATAATTAGAATTTGAAGAAAATCCTGTATTGGATATAGTAATATTATTTGCACTAACAGTATTAACTACTCTAGCTAATGCATCATTAGCTGGTTGACCATTCATTGTAAATGGTAAATTTTTATTAGAATCTCTAAATTTTGGGTTGCCATATTCTGTTGCCATTTTTAAAATACTAATTCTTTTTTTCTGTGGTATATCTTTCTTGTCTCATATACCCAGGACATGTATCTTTATTTATATTTACTTTTACAGTAAGATTTATGTTCCAAGGAGATGTAGACCTCATTCTCTTTATTCTGAATGTTGTTGAAACATCACAGAATTCTGTATTTGATGGTGTATCTACATTACTTTCTGATTGGGACATATAACCAGATTGTGCCCAGTTCTTTCCATTTATTCCAACTATATCAGAATCATGTTTCTTATTGTTTGGATTTGCTGAGTTGTTATAATCGTCTGAAGTGTAACCAACATAATATTTTTCTATTGGATAATTTGTATTGTTATCTTCATTATTTACATATTTAGGGTATAGCAATATTCTTAATATCTTATCAGGGGATTTCCCATTAGCTATTTGTATTCCATAATTAGGTAAGAATCTATTTCTATCTGTTCCACTTATTTCAACCGTTATAGCATTAGTTGTCAATACATCTGGTACTGATGCGCTCAAATTCTTTATAGCTTGATATCTTGTTGAATTTTTATGGGAGTCATTCCAAAATATTGTATTTCCACCATCAGGTGATATTCCAAGCTCTATATGCAAATATACACCTACATTCAATTCATTATATTCACAACTATCTTTAGTAATAGCATTACCATCTGCATCAACCCAATTTGCATGGCAATAATAAAGAATATTAGGTTTTTGCCACCAAGAAGCTAATTTTACCGAATTTCCAAGCTTTAGTAAATTTATAGTTTCTCCAATCTTAGTATAAATCTTAGATATGATTATCATACCATATCTGTTATTTGTTGAGTTGTTAGGATTGACTTTGAAGTGTGTCCAAAAATCCTCAGTAGATTTATAGCAAGGAGTGTATTTATAATCATTAGTATAATTGCCATCATGATCATAAAATTCATCTGGTTGATTAGGTTTTACTCTATACTTATTTATAACAATATTATCTGTAGAAACATTATAATTCTTAAATTCTTTTTCATAAATTTCTTTTACTTTATTAACATCATCATTTGAAAAATCTGTAGATGCTTCTATTGTACCTGCACTATCAACATTTCCAGGTAATTTTATTGAATCTATTGATCCAATTTTAATATCATTACCATCATTTGGTCCTATTACCAATATTTGCAATTCAGGTCTATGCCATAATGATGTTTCTCTATCAATCAAATTCACATATCCATTACCACCATTTGGATCAAATTCATGAATTTTATCACTGGAAGAATTGTCAGGAATTGGTTTGTTTCCTTGAATACCTCCTAAACCATCTTTTGTATCCCAATGAAATGATAATGTATTTTCTAGGCAATTGACATTAAATGAAGGCCATATTCTTTTTTTATCATATTTTAATTCATATCCATAAGATCCATTAGATCTCATCTGGTGTACTTCATCAGATGATGTTTTCTTTCTAGATATGAATCTACCATTTCGTATAACTACCATATCCTTATATTAAGTCAATTTTATTTGTTGTTTCTTATGATGAATATTGTATTAACATCATTAGCAAGAGAACCAAGACCAGCAAAATCTGTTGTATTACCAGACCAAACATAGCTAAAGTTAGAGTCACCACCATATCCGATAAATTTAGCATTATAATTAGCATTGTAAAGAATACCTTGGGTATATTGCTTGATTTTCTCTTCAACTTTTCTGTTTACTATATCATCCATCTGATCTATACTTATGAAATCATTTCTTGTAGAAGCATCACCATCATATATGAAATACAAAGTATTTGGGTCTACTTGTTTTATCTTTATATAATCAGCATATTCACCTTTCCACATATAAGTAGGACCAGTGCCATTCAATATAGAAGTAACTATTGGTTTCTTATCTATAAAAGCAATACCATTTGATGTTGGTTCTCTCTTTATTTCAAAAGCATTTGATCTATCTATATTGTTTGTTCCCCAACCAACAGAGAATAATGTATTATCTGATGATTTATTCCAGTTACCAGAAGCATGCTCACCAGGATTTCTTGTTTCAGTACCCAATCCTTCAGCATGGGAATAACTAGCTCCAGTATGGCAATAAGTACCCCATCCTTCTGCATGACAGAAATTAGCATAAGCATTATTTGGAGAAGTGTAAGTATCACCATAATTGTTGAAATATTCTGCTCCTATAAACCTAGGATTAGCTGTTTCTGGGTGAGTAGGATCATCTAATGGATAGAAATTTCTTCTACCAGCAGAGTTTCTCATCACATAAGTAACTGTTGCTACTTGAGAAAGTTGTCTTCTAGTAATACAGTAAGATGATTCATTGTTTGCAACAGTAGAATAAGGATAGTCTTCTACATAATCCCAAGTATAAATACCTTTATAAAGATAGCTTATTCCGTTCTCTCTTACATCTAAAGCATTTGATTCATTACCAGGACCAATACCATTACCTATCATAAATATGGTATTTTGCTTATCCTTATTTTGTCCTTCTAGATAAGAACGTGTATATCTACCAAAACCAACTTCATAAGGAGATTGTAATGTTATGTTAGAACCATGAGCAAACCCATAAGTTGCATTTTCTCCAACTGCGATGTTATCACCAGAAACATTGACAAAATCTATTCCTTTTTGGTTATTTTCAATGTTTCCACTGTTTATTGTTAATGAACTACCTCTTAAAACAGAATAATTTGCATAACTGTTTATATGTTTTCCATTTACTTCAGAGTATATGCCCTTTACACTATTTAAACTACCATAAATTACAATATTTTCACTGTTTGAATATGCAATATTCTCATTACCACCGACATGAACATATTTTGTGTCACCTATACTCTTTCCTATTTTATTTGCATATCCTTCTATATGACTTGTATAAGCATAAGTTAGATGGCCAACACCTTCTATGTGAGATTCTTTACCAAAATTATTTGAATCTTTTCCTTCTACATGTGAATTTATTGCATAATTCTTATTATTCAATCCTTCTACATGGGAATAGTGAGAATTTGTTATTATACCTATATTTCCACCATTTATATTATTATCACCTTCTACATGAGAAGATTTTGAAAATGATATTCTATTGTTTGATCCTTCAATATGGGAAGAATCAGACAATGTATTTATTGTATTAGTGTTTCCTTCAGCATGGGCATAAGGAGAATATACATTTGTTTCAGCTCCTTCTGTATGAGAATTCTCTCCTGCAGCTATAGTGTGATTTCCTTCAGCATGGGTATTCTTGGCTTTAGCTTCAGTATTGTAACCTTCTGAATGAGAATTCTCACCAGTTGCTTGTGTGGTATTACCTTCAGCATGGGTATTAGTAGATGCTGCTTGAGATTTGTAACCTTCAGCATGGCCATTTTCTCCGGCAACTAAAGTATTGTTACCTTCTGAATGGGCATTCTTTGCTCTAACAATTGTATTCAAACCTTCAGCATGTCCATTTTCACCACTATTTTCTACTATTGTAGTATTTCCTTCAGCATGAGCATTCTTTGCACTTATAGATGTATTGTAACCTTCAGCATGTGAGTTTTCTGCATCATATTCTACTTTAGTTATATTACCTTCTGAATGTGATCCTTTAGCTTTTGCATAAGTATTGTTTCCTTCAGCATGAGAATCTTCTCCTATTGCATAAGTAATGAATCCTTCTGCATGAGAATTTCTACCTTGTGCTTCTGATTTATCTCCTTCGGCATGTGAGTTTATTCCTTTAGAATAAGAAAAGTTACCTTCGGCATGAGAATTTTCTCCTAAAGAATAAGAAAAATTGCCTTCAACATGTCCATTAACTCCATTTACAAATGTTTTGTATCCTTCTGCATGAGAATAATTTGATTTAGCAATAGTGCTATATCCTTCTGCATGAGAATATGCACCAAGTGCGATATTATTCTGAAGATCATTGAATATTTCACCATACGATAACGTACCTGGATATACATTACCGAATGGCATACCTTGGTGCCATATAGTACGGTGATTTACATCAAATATCAATGAATCCCAATAAGAATATATCATCTTATCAGGAACAAAGCTATCATTTTTATAATCTGTGCCGTGTATGTATGTGTAAAAAAGCTTGTTTGCCATTTTATATATGCTTTATAATCTATGCTTATATCTAAAAATAAAAATGGGAAGCATTTCTACTTCCCATCAATATAGATTATTTACATAGATTATTTACATACCTGGCAAACTGTTCAAATCTGTCTTGATATACTTTGCTTTCATTTCTTTATTCAAATCTGGATTCAATTCTGGATCCATTTCTACATTATATGTGATATCCTTCCACTTATCTGGATAAATAAACTTAAGCATATATGTATTCAATTTTGACATTTCATCAAAACCTTCACATTCACTTGACTTGTTGTTCATAATGGCTTCCAAATCAATCATAGAACGTGTATACATGGCTTTAAGAAGTTGTCTATCATCTTTGAATCTCGGGAACAATTCTGCTATAGCAGAAATAGTACCAAGTCTTGTATCAACCCAATTAGTTCTGATAATAGAATTAGCTGCAGCTCTGTAGTTGATTTGTGGAATTGGCATAATCACAACTTTATTGCAATTGCTTATCCATATAGGAATTGTTCTTACATCTTCAAATGTTCTTACTGTAGAATAAGGATAGCTTTCCACAATCTTTCTTGTATACATCTTAGACCAAACATTGAACTTGATGAGATTGTCTTTAAATAAAGCTATTTCCATATCATGAGGATCAGTAAGCACAATCTTCTGTGGGGCCGTAGAATTAGATTGCTGTCCATTTTGTTGATTGTATATAACACCATATTCTACAACATCAGCATTTTCGGATGTAATTGTATTGTAAGCATTTTCTACAAAGTCAAGATGAATATAGTAATCATCGGCATCCAAGAACATGAAATAATTTCCTGTAGCATTTTCAATACCAAACTTACGAGCACCACCACATCCAAGATTATTTTCAGGTTCTACTAACTTAAACTTGAAATTATCTTTTGATGTATTGTTTATGATATTCTCAACAATATTTCTAGAATTGTCTTGTGACTTGTCATCCACTAAAACATATTCAATTTCACAACCATCTGGTACTTTCTGTCCTAAAACAGATGCAATAGCATTACCAATAAACGTCTGTGCATTGTAAAATGTTGTTATAATTGATATCTTATCCATGTTAGACTTCTAATTTTTTTAATTTATTCATGGTAGGTGACATCACTATCTCTATAGTGTTTTCTGTAATACGTTGAGTAACATAAAATTTCCACCCATAATCTTTCATAGTAGCTGGTACAGCATATCCTCTATGTTTCTTGGATTTTCCTGTAGAATTAGGTTGACAATATTCTCCTGGCTTACACTTACCATTATCACGTACAATTACTTTACCAATCAAATTTACTCGTACCCATTCTTTACGATTACTACGCTTTACATATTCTTGCTTAGGATCATAATATTGACTTGGTACCTGTACATAATGGTTATATGGTCTAGTGTGAATATATGAAAACTCTTCTACTTGGTCATATTCTTTTACACCGATAGCAATCTTATCATTCTTCAAAAACTTATCACCAACTTCATTACACATATATGCATATTTCCAATTGTTTGGATCATCTGAAGTATGTGCAGTTTGAATAGTTGTTACACCAAGAATCTGTTCATCAGAACCAGATTTTACAGGTTCTATCTTATCAGGATTTTCAGAAGAAAATGTAACAAAGAGTCCATAAGGACTCTCTGCTGGTATCTCTGCCCACTCATACATTTCTGAATATCCAACTGGATTAATGTATTCGTTATCTTGCATTATTTACTCACCATACATATATTTGATTTGGGCATCCAACATAGGACGAATCTTCTCCATATATAGAAGAAGATTAGCTGCCTCTTCACGTGGTTTAATAATACTATACCAATCCCTATACAAATCACTCTCCTTCTTATCCCTAATCTGTTTAGATGTAAGAATAAACTTAGTTGGCATTGTATCCAAATATGGACTTACAAATCTAGCAAAATCAGTTCCAGAAATTGGATTTGGCAACTTAATTGTCATAATAGGATTGACCATAGCATTCTCTGCTGCCATCTCTACTGCTAGATCTCCATCCTGTCTATTGTCAATAGGATTCTGACGTGCTACACCTACAAACAATACATAGCGCTCTAAAAGGTTTTCACTTGGACCATTCATTTTATAGAGCTTACCTACGAAGGTACTTGCGCAATATGTACCCTTCATAACAACTCTTCGTCCGTTATCTAACACAGTTTCCTTTTCACAACTTCGATCAGTATTGATATCTGAAACAACAAACTCATCAACCAACTTCTTTGTACGAATTGTAAATGGATCTGGCTTAGCAGCAATAGTTGCATAAGCCTCTTCTAAAGGAATATTCTGCATTTTTAAATAGTATTTAATTAAATTATTTTATTTAAACTTGTACATGTTTATATGTACATCTATAATATAGAAATATCTGAACTAGAAATTCATTTATCTTGGTAACTTTTTAATATAATGTTCTGAATTACCTTTACAAAGCTTAATCAAGGTCTCTGTAAATGCATCTTCAAAATCAGGTACATTCTTGATATTTTCTTTTTCTTCATATTCATCAAGCAACTCATCTCTAATACGATCAGCAACATTCTTTGTTTCAATTGGTTTGAACATAATTGGATTAGTCCAATCATCAAGACGCTTCTCTTCAGAATTGTACCATCCTGGTTTTAATCCACTATCTAGATCTGGAATACAATATTCTGCTATGCTAGGAATTGCAATGAATCCATCATTTTCCATAGTAAGAACTGTTACCCAATCAAGTTCAATTCCATTATTTCTCATAACAAAATAATCTTCAATTGGCAACCATCCTTCCAACTTCATCAAATTAATGAAATTGCTAGCTAATCCACTACCAACAATAATATCATGTGTCAATTTATTCTTCATCTTATTTTAAGAATTTACAAGTTATTATGAAATCTAATTTTCTAAACAATCTAAATAAGAAATTAATCATTCTTACATTATTTAATTCCATTCTACAAAAGCATTCAACTCAAATCCGGAAAGCATTTCTTCATGTGTTGCCTTCCACCAAGCATCTTCTACATCATCTGCAATCCAAATAGCTTCTGAATCATTATGGCCAGGAAGAACAATAGAAGTACGTGACCAATTATCTTCAGAATCATCGAACTTCACAAAAATCTTGGTATTAGTAGGAATATGAATGAATTCATCCTGAAGATATGTCTCATTATTTTCAAGAATAATGTCGTGCATATTGAAATGAATAGGAGTACCTTGAAGAATTTCTTCATGATTTTCAATCTTCTTAAGAAGTTCTTCAAAAGTGATTCCATTGGTAGGATATTCACCAAAAGTAACCTTTTTATTTTCAACTACGTTTACTATTTCAGGATTTACAAAATTCATCATAATTTTATTCATTATTTGTTTGACATTATAAATATAGAATATATAAAAAGAATTTCAAATTAATTTTGCAATTTTTATATATAAAGTTTAAAACAAGAAAATCTTTTCAGATGGCAATATACGTTAAGAAAACTGGCAATCAAGATATTGGTGCAATAAAGTTAGTAGATTCAAATACAGATAAGCTTAAAGATATAAATGCGGTCTTTTGGAAAAATATGATGATTTGGCCAAGGGATTCAAAATATCTTTTCTGGAGTTCAAACAACAAAAATCATGATTTCATTTCTATTGATTCTGCTTTTGACAGAAATGGAATACATGTAAGTGCAGCTAGTAATGTTGTGACAATATATGTCAGATCTTGTGTAAAATACTGGCATGGAAGATACCCATTCAAAGTAGTACCTTATCAGAACTGGGTAACAGCTCCTAATATAGTATATCCTATAGGATGGAACATAAAGACAGCAGAAAAGCATGAATATGATGCATTGTTTGATTTGAACATATCTGGTAATGTATCTACTTCAAGTTCTAGAACTACTTATGTATCATTGTGGCAAATTGACAGTAAAGATGAACAGATAGATACTTCTACTTCTAAATATTCTGGAAAGCAAATATTGATAAAGATAGTTCAAGATAAAGACGAAGAAGATCCAAACGCTAGACCATCTTATGCAAATGCTATAATCACTTGGTATAAAGATGAAACATTTTCAGATGAAGTAAAAGAATATGGTACAGAAAGCAATCCTTATGTAGATGTGAATGGAAAATCTATTTCTCTATATTGCAACATAACAGGAACAGTAAAGATGATGTCAGGAAACACAGCAAGATGTTTCTATGGTGACCATTATGGGGATGTAATTACTATCAATGAACTTAACATAGACAAGAATGCAATGTCATTGGAAAGCTCAGAATATCTTGGTTATGGAAACTGGAAGATAAATCTGAAAATGAAGAGTAATGTTCCTACTAGTGCTAACTATACAAATGTAATAAGAGATCTTACATTGTCATCTAATATGGTAGACCATACTGGTGATGTTGTTACAATGACTTGGAAAGTGTTTAATGAAGCAAATACTTTGACAAGATATTCTAATGTTGGTTTCTTACTTAACAGAACATATACTTCAACAACTAAAGTATGGCAACAAGGTGGATTAGCAAGTAGTCAAGTAACTAATGTACCATGTGCTACTGGAGTATCAAAAGAAATTGCAAAATGGATAAGCATATCAAATCCACAGATAAATTCTGCCACTTCTTCTTATTATGCCAAAGTAACAGTAAATCCACAGACTGCTATTGAAAAGATGTATGTTGAAAACATCAGTACATCTTATGATGATGATATAATTCCTGCAACTGATACATTATTCCAAATAATGTTTATGATATTTAAAAAGACAGGTTATTATGCAGGAAGAAAAGGTATCATAAATGTTACTTGTATTTCTGATACTAAATCTGTAGAATTGACCCAAACAGAATATTCTGATACATCTTCTAAGAAAATTACAGATAGAGATATAGATAAGAAAAGGATATCTGTAGCAGGAATAGTGCCAAATTCTTACTATTCAAATATGATAACTAGCATTACAAACTTGAGATATGATTACAACTATCTCATGTGGATAGCTGATGTTTCTGTTACAAAAAATCCTAAAAAAGTTTTAAATCATGAATTGTTAGTCAACTCTTATCCTAATATAGTATCATCAAAATCTCAGTATCTTGAAATAACTTGGTCTATCATGACAGGTGAAGTGAATTCTTCTCCACGTTATGGAAAGATAAAATTCTCTATTACTGATTACAATTGCGAAGATTACTATGATATAACACAAAATGGTTCTACTGATGCACAAGGAGCTAAGTTTGATAAAGACTATTTAGATAATTCAAAACTTTATAATATAAGTGACAATATTGTTTCTTCATCAACAACCTCAGTTGATGGACCTGGAAAAATTTCTTTAAATGGAAATTTCTATATTGGTACTATAAAGATAAATAAAAATTCGAATCATAACAATAAAGTTGCATATATAAAACCAACAGAAATAACTGATTGGTCAGTTTCTGATTTTGACAACTACAACAATGCCGCATTTTATATAAGGATAAAAGGAAAGAATGTATATATTGGTATTGACAGAAATGTAAAGATAAAGTTGGAAATTATTGGAATAGGTTCAAAAGAAGATACTATATTGCAAGAGAAAGCACCATCTGTAGATAGTAATACTTTAGCCAATGTAACAGATTTAGATGTTTCTTCTATTAAGATATCAGGTGAAGCAACAACAAACAAATTACCTTATCTTATAACAAATGAAATGTACTGTGTACCTATAATACTGAATAAGAATGCTGTACCTACAAGATATGATTATGATGTTGTTGTTGGTTCAAGAGAATATGTTGGATCATTTGAATATGGTGATTATGTTGATATTAATCTTACACCAGAATATTCAATACCTAACTATGACAACATGTATACTGTTGTAACTTCTTGGTGGAGAAGACAAGGAGAAGAAAAGACAAGAACAGTAAGATTATCTGTTGATGGAATAACCCAATCTATTACAAATACATGGACTGGTATAAAATATCAAGGAGACCAGACTTACAGATCTAATTTGTCAGAAGATTATTCTCTAACATTATCTGACTACAACCAACAATGGATGTCATTGAATCAAAACAATTTGATTTCTTCTTCTAACAGTACTTCTAGTACAAGAAGATTAGGTTTGACAGATACTCTATATCTTGATGATTTAAAACAGAAGAATCTGAAATTGTCTTTAAAGCAAGAACCAAGAGGAACCAGTACTAATTTCTTGTTTTCTTCTTCATTAGAATCTGGAACTATAAAATATCTGAATGCTACTGATAGTGCTTCATTCATGATATATAGTTTAGATGATGACTTAATGAAACCATTAGATATAAGTTGGACACCTACTGAGTTCAACAACATGATATTGAGTTGCACCCATAATGATTACTGGTATAGCTTTACTGTTTCTCCAACATCTTTGAATATATCTAATACAAACAGAACTTGGCAAGTAAGCTTTACTCAAGAAACTTCAGGCAAGAATATTTCATTAACATTTGTACAACATTGCTATCAATTCTCTTTAGATAAGACTTCTATAAACATTACTCCAAATGTTGAAGTTGCAATAAATGTAACATCTACAAAGAGTGGAAACTTCTTTGGTTTCACTTGGGATGCATTACCTAATTGGTTGATGGTATATAGAACATCTGATACTAAGCTTACGTTCAAATGTATTGAGATAAATGATTCTACAAAAACAAGATCATGTACAATAAGATTTACACAATATGAATCTGAAATATCTACAACTCTTACAATATCAGAAGAATCTTGGAGAAATCCAGAACTTGATGAAAGTACAGTAGATTTATATTATAAAGGAGCAAAGGCAGTAAAAGAGTTGTATTCTGATCAAGCAGGTATTGGATTACCAATAACAATAAGACAAAGTGATGGTACCCTTGATTCAACAAAGATAAAGCTAACTTCAAGAAACATATCTGATTCTCGTTATGCTATAGATATTGTATCTTTATCAGATTTAGAAGGAACTATTCCATTAATTGGAAGATATGCATTATCTAACAAAAACCAATATCTTGGAGAAATCTATTGCATTATGCATGCTTATCAATTCAGCTGTTCTTCTGACAATACTTCTGAAATAGTTTGGACTTTAAGTCCTAAAGCAAATGAACTATGGTCTATGTATTATGTTACATCAAGAATTGATGATGAATTTGTGGATTATGAAATTTCTGAAGTCACCGGTAATTTTACTTGCTATCATAGTGGTGCTAACATTACTATACTTCCTAAATTTACTAATTATGATAATGAAAGAAAAAATTGGACCTTGAAATTAAAACAAAATAAGACTAAGAAAGAAATCTTTATCAAAGTACAACAATTAGGTGCTAATGAATATGAAGAGGTGTATATATAAATAAGAAAGTCCCTAGGAAAGCGCCTGGGACGTTCAGGAAGCGGAAAATGGTCGAGAGATATAATTTATCAGCTCGACCATTTTTAATTGTTCCTAGTGAATATCTTTAGTTCTTGAACAGAACTGAAAGTGATGTTCATTATTTAAACTATTTCTATAGTAATCTTTTCTCCTCTACTTTTGCTTGCAATCTTCATCTTATTGTAAAGATCTTTAAAGTAATTAGTAGAATTGCTTACCCATCCTACTTTATCATTCTTTCCTGGAATGATACAACCTTCTGTATCTGATGCAGAATTGCCTGGATGTATCAATACACCATCATAACCAGGTACATTCAGCAATCTAGGCATGTATGCTTGACAGAACTGCATCATTGTTTTAGATTTCTTATACTTAGGACTTTGTACATTCAATACAATTTCATAAGTACCTGTAGGAATTGCAGTAATTCCTGGTTTTTTCATGAACAGAATCTTTTCTTTAGTCATATTCTGATTAAGACCTCTGTCTTTATCTTCTATTGTATTAGAAAAGAATACACCATCAACATAAAGTTGTCCAATAGTATATCCTTCTTTCTTCCATTTTCTTACTAGTTTGAGTTTCATTTATTATATGAATTTTATTGTTTTTCTTACTTTGTTAGTACGTATATAATCCCACCAAGTTGATTTTACATAATATAAATCATCTTGCTTCATATATGCTTCATATTCAAATGGGATTGTCTTATAAGCCTGTTTCCATGACATGAAGAATGGCCAAGCCTTCAAGAATTGACAGATATATATTAAGTAAAACCAAAACCATTTCATGAAACTAAATGTATCTGCTTGGTAGATATGTATTGCTTCATGATGTGCCCAAACTTTACCTCTGTTGGTTTGTAAGTATCTCCAAACAACATCTGCACTTTTTCTAGTATATACTGTACCGAATAATGTGATAGCAGAATAACCTTTAGGTGGTAATATCTTACACCCACAAACAAATTTCAAATCCTGAAATTCTATCTTTCTACTCATCTATTAAACATCTAGATATTTTTCATATTGCTTTCTGAATATGTTAGTTAAATTAAATTCATCTTTATTAGGTAAGCTTTTTACAAAATATGGATAGAATCTGATATCAACATCAAATGGCTTTACATATTCATCAAAATACAATGTCCAACATAAGAAATCAATCAATGGATATAAGTCAATATCCTCATTCTTAAATGAAAGCAAATCACAAGCACCAAAATCATCTGACTTACCACCAAGTGATAGCTTCCAAGTTGCATCAGATTGGCTTTCTATTTTCAATATTCCACCACCAATAGGTAATGGTTCATCCTTCTTACGAAGATCTTTATGGTACAAAACATAACCTGCTCTTATTTCCAGCTTACTATTATTATAGATGGCAATCCATTTGATTGGCTTATCTGATTTCAATTTTTCTTGTGCCAACTTTTTGTTTATATTATAAATGTCCATCATATTCTTATAAATTATATATTGAAAATTTAACAATATTCATTTATTTCTTTCTCTGCATTATCTATGCCATTGTTGTAACCATAATCATTCAGGTATTAATCCATCAAACATTCTATCTTTTTTCCACCATCCATAGGTATTGTTCTCCCAATTAGGATGCTTTTTTATTTCATTTTTTGCAAGATCAATACAAGCCCATTTTGAATAAGCATTAGCAAATCCACCATTACAATCAACAGCTTGCCATTCGCCTTTCTTTACTGACATGATGATTACCCATTCTGAACGGTAACAGAATTTATACATACCTGCTCTTACTTTTAAACAGATTGTACTCTCATCAAATATTGGTTCTTCATTATTCATTATGAATTCATCATTTACTGGGTTTGGGTACACATAAACTTTCTTTTCCATATTCTAATCATCTAATACATATCATTTTCACTAAATCCATTGATATGAATCTCCTTCTTATCATGATCTATGACCATATCTAGTGCACAAGCCCAATTAAAGCAAAGTTGAAGTTCATCATCAAATGTTCCTAAGAAAAATCCACCAGGACATAAAATATTACGCTGTCCTTCTCGTTTGATTTCACGTTCACCGGCTCCTCGATAGGCAAATCCAGATCTCCAAAAAAACACGATAATTAGGATATGTAGCTATTGCTTTCTTACAGTTCTTACTTCTTGTCAAACCAGTCTTTACTATATTCATAATCTTAATAATTTGGTGTTTATTATTTTGATATAATCAATATAGAATCAAATCAAAATATTTCAAAAATTTATGAAATTATATTGTAATCCTATTCCAATTCCATAAACAAATCCTTTATTGCTATATCCTCCAAATACAGATGGACCTATTCCAAATTTCTTTTCTTTCTTTTGTTTAGGTATTGTTAGACCTGTTATTGAATTGAACTTTACGTAAGGGTTGTCTGAAGTCATATATACAACATTATCTTTTACAGCTAATGCATACTTGAACTGCATTATATCTTTCTCTATATATAATCCTAAAGTATCATTAGTATAACTTACATTACCTGTAAGCTCTCTGTACTGGTTAGAAAAATCAAACTTTCTATATATATTCTTAGAAGTTATTTCAGTAACAGTAGGTACCCATACTGTATCATGCTTACCATTGTCTATTGAAGTTGATCCACCTATTACTATATCTGGTTTCTTTACTTGCATACTTTGTATCATTCTATATAGAGAATCATTGATGATCTGCAAGTTCTTGCAATCAGTTTCTATCATTGTCTTCTTTGCTACTTCATTACCATACTTACCTTTATAATAATTTACAGAATCAGTAAGTGCTATAATATTCTTATCATTTACATTTTTGTAATAAGTACATTTATTTATTGACAAGGTTATAAATACGAAAAATGCAACCACTGAGAAAACTTCTATCAATATTCTCTTGTGATTGCGTACGAAAGTTAGGACCATTTGTCCCAACTTTTTACTCCATAAGCTTATTGCATTCATTTTGCAATTTGAATATTTTTGTTTTTTTCTTTATACACTCATAAGTTCTTTTCAATTCTCTTTCATAATTCTTATTAGATGAGTAACGATGACCATTCAAATTAACGAAATTATTCATCAAGTGGTGAACTGTTTTCTTCTTTCCTAGGTATTTTGTTTTCAATAAATCAATATAAGCTGTAGTAGAATGATTTTGGTGCTTATAAGTCTTATATACACCATACATACTTTTTCTTGATTTACCAATACCTGTTGTTCCAAAACAAGTTTCGTTCTGTGCTTGTGCTAATGCAAAGCAAATGTCAATGTCATTGTCAAGGCACTCCTTTACAATGTGGCTACTAATGTCTTTGTCAAATTTTCTTGTAGTATTCTTTCTAATGTACTCTTCAACTTCACTTGTCAATACAACTTTACAATTTTCAAGGGCAATTTTCTTGTTCATGAAAACAGCTTGCGCTGAATCCACTTTTTCGACATGTTCAACCTTTGTACCAGTCACATGCTTTGCCATTGCATGCTCTTCAGCACCAAAAGGAGTAGAAACCACTAAAAACAATGACATTAATGTTAAAAGGATTTTCTTTTTCATTAATGTTATACGTATTTTAGATATATTTCCGAATACCGAACATTGGTATTCATATTAAAAATAGAAAAGCACTATGAAATATTTCATTCATAGTGCTTTATGTATTTTAATTTACCTTAAATTTAATTTATTTAAAAATCAATTTCGTCTTTCATATTAATTTATTAATTAAAATTGTAAACTGCATTAGGTCTAGTCTTCATATTTTGAATAGGCATAATAGTATAGAAATTATCCTTTGTTACCTTTACGCTCTTAAGGAATTTCTTAAACTTATCATTAAACCCATCATAACGAGAATATTGTACACCTACCTTGAACCAAGATTCAATTGTATCTGCATCATCATCATTTGCTGCTATATCTGAAGCAAAATCCTCTACTCCATTATAGTTTGTCTTCACACTAAATATTTTAACTTTATCATCAGAAGATTTTACAACCAAGGCAAAGAAAAAATTTTTAGCTTCATTAATAGATTCTACTATAGATTTCATTTTTATATATTAATTTTATTTATTTAAAATAATTCAGCATAAGTACTAAGTGATATTGATTCATTCAACTTCAAACCACGAGAATCAGCTTCTCTTCTTAATTTTTCAGCTTCCTCATCATAACCAGAATCTACACAAATCTTATAATATGCTTTAAGTTTATCATCAGAACAGTTCTTTACATTCTGCTTACGAGTACCATTATGCCAAGCATCCATCTTTTCTTGACCACCTTTAATTGTCTTTGTTTTTACAGCAGCTTTATCTTTATCCTTTTCAATTTTATCTGTACCTACAACTTTACCACCTTTACAGAATTGAGCATAGAATTCAAATGGTAAATATCCTTTCTTCTTACTTTCAGTTTCTTCATCATACTCATCACGTGCTTTAGATTGTGCTTTACCTTTAGTTTGAACCCCGTTAAAAGCATTTAAGAATTTTCTGTAGTTTGCATCAATATATTCTCTTCTACCTTTCTTTCTTGACTTATCCCATTCTTTAACTGCTTTAAGTTTCAAATCCTTAGCAAATTCTGATGTACTGCTATCAGTTGGGATATTCAATTTTTGAATGTAAGGTACAACTTCTACAGTAGATTCTTTTGGATTAAACCTTGTAGTATTTCCCATCAAATCATATTCACCAAGATTATCAAGCATGACGAATTTCTTAGATTTGATATTATAGAAAATCTGATCTAATGTAATATCTTCTAATTCACCAGAATCTCTTTTCTTTTTAAATGCAACAATACCACTTATACCTTTAAGTTCCTTCAAATCAGGATTTATTTCTTGCTTTAACAATTCGGCAACATTTTCTGCTGCTGTCTTAGTTGCAGCCTCGGCAACAGCTTTACTATTTGGGTTGTCTACATATCTAGCATTATATGAATCACTTTCTTTAGACTTCAATGAATTATGTGCTAAAAGTGTATTCTGATATAACTTAACTGTACCATCATCTTTTACATTAAATCCAACATGCCCAAATGATCTGCTTAAACAACCATAATTTTGGAAGAACTTTACTTTCTTTTCCTGCATTCTGGACTCTTTATTATCCCTATAAGACTTTGCATCAGCATTACCATTACTTATGATATTTGATATCTTATCTCTATCATCTTTGGCAATATCTCTTTTATGGATTGCAAGGTAATCTTCTAGATAATATCCATCACTAATATGACTTATGATATACTTAGCAGTAATTGTTGATGGACTTGACATGATACCTTGATAACCTGATACTTTCAATTTCTTAATAGGACCAACATTTGAAATATAGAGAACCCAATTTATAGTACCACCTGCTATAGCACCACTATCACTATTGTATGATGCATCAACTACATCATGTTTAGTACCTGTTTTCCTATCTATGATATAACCTTGTGAATTATTCTTGAAATATTCATCTTCTTGGCTATATGTACCAGAAACTGTATCATTTCTATCACCAAAATTATATTGGTTTGTTTTCTTTATGATATTTGTTTTCTTCTTGGTAATCTTTGATGGTACACCAGCTTCAAATACCATTGACAATAATGATTTCATTCAGAAAAAATTGTTTTATTAATAATTAATACTTACTTATCAAGACTTATTCCATCATACATAAATCTATGGCATGGACCCATTTCCTTTTCATAATAAAGGTAATTTTTAATAATAAAGTTACTATTTTATATATTATGGTTAGATCAGATAACTTCATAAAAAATGTAAAACCAAGAAAGAACAGTTACTACCATCAAACAATAGTTGATCCTAAGAAATTCAAAAAATGCAAAGAAAAAGATCCAGTAATTGCAAGATCCGGATTGGAAATGAAATTTATTCAGTATGTTGAAAATCAATCTAGCATTACTGGATGGGTATCTGAATCTTTAGCTATACCATATTATAGCAGATTGAAGAAAGGTATGGCAAATTATTATCCAGATTTTATTATAGAGAATGCTGATGGACACCAGACAATAGTAGAAGTAAAACCTTATGCTCAAACTAAGAAACCAAGACCACAAGATTCTGTTTGGTTGAAAGAACAATGGATAAAGAATTGTGACAAATGGAAAGCTTGTATGAACTTTGCTAAAGAACATAATATGAAATTCATATTGGTAACGGAACGTTTCTTCCAGTAAATTTATTTTATAATTTAAATGCCTACACAGAATCAACGATTACAACAAATAGATACTTACATTTACCAACAAGAAGAAATTAAGAATTTTAGGTTGGATGAAGCTGTAAATGAACACCCGTTAAAAAGAAGACCTATCAACTTGCGTTCTCGTCTTGCTTATAGAGAAATTCTCATAAATACTAAAGCTACTACTAAATATATTCTTCCTGGTCAAATAGTAGTATTCAATTATGCCACACCTAAAACAGCAGAAGATTTGGAGTATTATGACAAAACTCCTATGACTGTATTTTTTGGATTGACAAGAGACAAAAAGAACAATATTCGAGAGATTGGTGTAAACATTCATTACTTCCCACCATTTGCAAGAACTCGTGTTATGAATACTATTTATGAAATATTCAAACAGTATTACCAGTTGCAGTTTAATGATCCAGTCCATAAAGTTAACAGATATATCAATTGGCCAGTACTTAAGAGAATATGTAAGAAGTATAAGATAGGATTCGCCGTGAGGATGTACATACCTATGTTGAGAAGTCACACACATGTCATACCAACTAGATTATTACCAACAGCTATATGGACAGAAGGACATTTTTCAAAAGATAGTCTTTCTAATATCATGACTTATTGGAGACATTTTAAATCATAAAATTAATAAATGATGACAGATAAAGAATTTTTATCATACTTTAATTCTGTTAATAAAAAACATACAGATAAAGTATTAAAAGAAAATAAAATAGTATATGAATATTATTTGAATAGATATAAAGAAAAAGATAGTATTAAAGAAGTTATTTATAGAATAAAAAATAATTTAGAGGAAAAGCCAAAATGTCCAATATGTGGAAACAATGCTAAATTTGATTATTTAAAAAATCATTATATAAAATGTTGTGAAAATAGACAATGTCAAATATTGTATAATAAAATAAAAGTAAAAGAAGCTTTTTTACTAAAGTATGGGGTTTCAAATGCATCCCAACTACCTTCACATAAAGAAAAAACTAAAAATACCTGGAGCCTTCATTCAAAAGAATACAAAGAAGATATTGTAAAAAGAACACAAAAAACTTGTTTAATAAAATATGGGGTAACAAATAAATCTAAATTAGTTTCTACTACAAAGAAAATGGAAGAAACTAATTTAAAGAAATATGGACATATATGTGCATTAAGGAATGATTTAGTTATTGAAAAATGTAAGCAAACATCAAAAAAGAAATATGGGACAGAAATACCATCGCAATCAGATAGTGTAAAAAGGAAGATTTTTGAATCAAAAAAGAAAAACCATTCATTTGGACCAATTTCTAAAACAGAAAACATAGCATATTTATATCTTTCATTAGAATATCCTGATACTATCAGACAATATAGAGATGAAAAAAGATATCCATTCAATTGTGATTTTTATATACCATGTTTAGACTTGTTTATTGAATGCAATTTTCATTGGACCCATGGAAAACACTTATTTAATCCAAATTCTAAAGAAGATCAAGATAAATTATATAAGTTACAACATAAGAATGGAAAATATTATGAAAATGCAGGAATAACGTGGACAAAAAGAGATCCATTAAAGGTAAAAACTGCTAAACAAAATAATCTAAATTATAAAATATTTTGGAATTTAGATGAATTAATTAAATGGTTAAAATAATTTAATAAAATATTTAAAAAATGAAAAAGAATTGTATCATTATACCTATATATAAAGAAAGTCCTAACTTGTTGGATAAGCTAAGTCTTGAATCATTGTCAAAAAACTTGAAAGATTTTTCTGATTATGAAGTTTATTTCATATATCCAAAAAATTTAGGTACGGCACAATGGAAGAGATATGTAGATCATGATGTAATATTACGGCCATTCGATTATGATTATTTCTTATCAACTTTATCTTATTCTAATCTTCTTGAAAGTTATGAATTTTGGAATACTTTCAAAGAACATGAATATGCATTGATATATCAAACAGATGGATATTGTATTGGAGGAAGTCTTAAAAAATATATTGATATGAATTATGACTATATTGGTGCACCTATCATAGCACAGAATGCAAGATGGTTCAATGTTCCTGCTGTTGGCAATGGTGGGGTTAGCTTGAGAAAGATAGCCACTATGATAGAGGTAACTGATCCAACTGGTGAATTCATCAGAGAGAATAAAGAAGATATTGATAAGCATAACAGAATGAACAGCAATATGTATTCTATATATGAAGATTTGTACTTTGCTCAGTTAGTACCAATGCTTTGGGATTTCAGAAAACCAAATTTTGATGTTGCTACTTCGTTTGCTTATGATATGAATGCAGATATTGTCTATGAAATGACAAATCATAAGTTGCCACTATTTATTCATGCTTTTGATAAGAATATAAGATTTTGGCAAAATATTCTTGATGACTTTAAAGATATAGATGTCATATCAGAATGTGAAATAAAGAATGAGAATGAATATCTGTCAGAAAGAATAGGATATCAAGCAAATTTACCTCATGTAAATAAGATAAAGATAGCTGCTATAATGATAGTTAAGAATGAAAACTATCATTTGAATGAACAAATTTCTAAGATAATATCTTCCGGTGTTTCTAAAGTTTTTGTTATTGACAACAATGACATATCCGGTGAGGATCCTAAAGATATTCTTGATTTTTCTAATGTAGAATTGATTTCTAAATACAGAGGAGAACATGAAATATTGTCTGAAGCATATAGCGATGTTTACAATAACTATCTGAATGACTTTACCCATTGTATATTCATAGATGGAGATGAAGAAATTCATTCTGATTCTTTAAGGAAAACCATATATGATAATATTGATTCAAAAATATTGAAAATAAAGAGTATCATAGTATACAATGATGGTAACAGATCTTCTTATCAGAATAATGCTTTCAAAACAATAATGAAATGTGGATTACCCATCAGAAACTTTACTAGAGAAACTCCTTTATATTATATAGATTCTAAAGAAATTCCAGAAGAAGTATGTTGTTTATATAACTATGCCGGTTGCAATTCATTAGAAGAATATATGCAAAACAAACTTTATCGTGGATACCCAGATAAAGAAACGATAATTGGAAAACAACTTACTAACATGGACTTATATTATAAAATAAATCCACCAAAAAATAGTAGAATATATTTTTAACTATAAAACTTCAACGAAATTCAACAAATGAAGACATTGTCAATGATAAAGGAGTCATTTGATAACCAACCATTAGGAAATAAAGTTGGTGTAACTAATCATTTGACTCCTGTAGATAATATAGTAACAAATGTAAGAAATTTCTTTTCATCACAACTTTCTATGGTTGTAACAAAGGCAGAAGATAATTTCTCTTTGAAATGTACATCATCATTATGGCATTCTGAAGAAGATGTTAGAAATGCTATATATACAAATGTTTGGAATGACAGAACTTCTCTTTTTAGTTATGTATCAATGCAAGGTTTGTCATGCATAAAGATTGTTCCTGTTGGTGAAGAATATTTCTTATATTTTTGTCCTTCAGATATTAAACAATCTTATGGATATAATGGTACATGTGATAACGGGTCATGTGAGTCATTACCAAAGATTGCTTGCCATGAACAAAAACAACTGCATCTTGGTGATATAGAATATAACCAGTTTGGTGAAATAAAAGAAGATGCATGGCAACCAGATCAAGAAATTGAAGATATAACTAAGAAGGATATAAGACAATTATTGGGTGGCAATGATAAAGTAAAAGCTGCAAAGGCATTTGCTGAAATTCTTAAACAGAATATGAGAATGCCGGATAATTATTATATAACTGCAGTTCGAGATGAAGATGGTAATGAATCAGTTGCTTTGCGTTACAAACATGATGTAAGAAAACCATTTGGTAAGACAGCTACAGTTACAAAAACTCTTGTAAATATCTATGGTCTAGGTGATAATGGTATCTGGGTAAATGATGCTGATAATCCAAATGGAATGGATCAAGAGCTGAAAGGAGTTATTGATGATATGCTTGGATTTATTGGTGTAAGAAGAACTGGTGATGCTTGTTGTTTTACTATAGCTGAAGATCCAAGTACTGCAGATGATTTGAAATCAGATCCTAATGGTTCTAATGACCAAGGTAATGAAAATAATGATAAACAAGATCAGGATGAAGAACAAAAGAATAAAGATGATAATGGACAAGGTATCAATACACCTCAAAGAACTGACAAACCATCACAAGTAGCTGCTAATCAAGCAGATAATTCCATATCTAATTCAGGAATTATGAGAACAGATGGATCTAGTATGTAACAAAAAAAAATAAAATATATGAAAAGTTTATTAGAATCCTTAGTGACAGAATCTAAGGAAGTATTAAAAAATCAAAAAGGTACAGATGTATTAAGATTTTTACTTGGTGAAGGTAGTGATGACCCAATCGATGAATCAGAATTAAGTGATGCCATTGATGATGGTTGGGTTTATTCAAAACCTTTAACATCAGGAAAAGCTGCTATTAACTGGCTTAAGAAGACAGATGGTCTAACTGTAACATCAAAAGATGATGGTGATGTTGGTGAATTTGATATTGTTATTAGAGGAAAAGGTAATACTATCAAACTTGGCCCAACAACCATATCATATAATGATTTTATGGAAGGATAAACAAAAAAATGGTGAAATTCTTAAGAATTTCACCATTTTCTATTTAAACAAGTTCTAAGCAAGTTCAAATACAGGGCGGGTATTGCAAATAACTACTCGACCTTTTCGTGTAGTCTTAAATGCATCTTTACCATCCTGAACTTCAAACTCCTTAATTTTAACATTAATAGGATCACCTGGATGGTAATCAAGAAGCTTGTTAGGATCTATTGGCATCAAACCAGTAATATTCAAACCATCAAGTTCAATGAATACACCTTGCTTCTTAGCTGAATTAATGATACCTGTAACATGACCATCTAAAACAGGACGTTCATAAGTAACATTATCATTTTTCTTTGCAAGACGTTCCTTCAACCACAAGTCATACAAATTCTGATAACCATCAAGCTGAAGCAATCGCTTACGTGAACCAACAATAGACTTTTCAATACATCCAGTAGCATAATCACGCTTGAAGTCAACTACCTTCTGTGGAATAATATCAATATCTTGATTCACCCACTTGTCAAAGTCTTTTTCAATATTCAATACAATTTGTGAACCTGGAATGAATACTGAATTTACATACTCCTTACCTGTAAGTTCAATTAATGGATCAATATTAACATGAGCAATAAATCCACCTTTTACTACTTCATCAATATGAACTGAAATAGGTGTTTCCTTCTGAATATCATTCTCAATCTGATGCATCCAATAACGGAAATAACCATTGGAAACAGACACAATATAAGTATTGTCTTTCTTCTCACGTACCTCAAACATCAATTGATTGTTGTGTGTCATAAGGTAATTACGAATTGAATCAATACAAGAATTGAAATTCTCCTTACAAATAAGCTCTTCCTTAACACCAGGAATAGTGAATGTCAAAACATTCTTGTCAAATTCTTTAACTTCACCAAGATAAAGCTGGCCAACTTCAATGTTGGTAACTGTATTCATTGCCTTGTCCTTCTTTACATCTTCGGACAATTCAATACCATAAGTCTTTGCAAATGCTTTTGCAATAGACATTGTTGCAAATGCTCCTGAATTGAACTTAATTCGATCCTTGTCATTTGTAAACATTGAATTCAAAATGTCATCCTCATCTACTCGAGCACCAATGAGATTTGTTGTTTTTGTTTCTTTACTCATTAAAAGATTTAAAATTTAAAGGGTTAATAAATAATTTAAGTACAGCATTAACTTTAGTTCTTGAATAGAACTGAAAGTGATATTCATTAATTGCTTGTACATATTTAATATAGAATATCAATATCATTTATTTCAAGATTATTTCCAAAAATATTCTGGATTTTTTATTTTTCCTTTATATATTGGAATAGAAACTAATCCTTCAGAAATTCTTTTCCTTTCTATATAATCAAAATATATCTTAGGAAGTGTTTCTGTTATCTTTGTAAATAACTTATTTGCTTTAGTTGTTAGAATTTTCTTGCATTTATTATCAGAAAAGCTATTATCATTTGCTTCTCTATATATTTTTCCTATAATAGGAAGAAATTCTTTATTATTCAAACACACAAGTATTTCTACTAATGATTGATATACATCTTTCAATTTAAATTGTTTCAATGCTTCTTCATAACTTACATCTGTCGTCTTCTCATACAAAACATCCAATAATGTAGAAAATTCAGACTTGAATGCATTGGATTCTTGCGGATTTAAAATATACATTGCTTTAGCAATTATTCTTTCATTTTGACTTCTAGTATTGTCTACAAATATTTTGTTTACTTTTAGATATACATCATCTTTACTAAGATCTGACAATGTCCAATCTAATTTCTTTTCATGCCTCTTAAAGTCCTCATAAGCATGAGTAAGTTCATGAACTAAAGTTGAAGATATTTTTTCTATTGTATCAAATTCATTTGCATTGACATATATGCATACTTTCTCAAACTTATTGTTCTTTTCATCATATTTAGATTTGTCTGGATTATATGCAGCACCTGGATTGTCATCAAATATTATACATAACCAATAAAAAAATGTAATTATTTTTATGTTTCTTTTCTTGGCAAAATTCTGTATCTTATCTTCTCTTATCATTATGTTTGTCAAATTTCCTTTTTCTAACATATCAACAATACAATCTGTAAGAGAATTCACTAACTCAACTTGTCCATCAAAAGTCCCATGTTTTTCTGTAAGATATAAATGACTTCTTTGCCAATACCATAATTTTTTCTCATATAAATAAGATGACCAAAAATATGGATATTTTTTACATAATTTTTGTTCTTCTACAATATCTGATAATGATTTCATAGGTTTTAATTCTCTCATCTATTTTTAATTTCCCCATCTATTAATCTATATTCTTTAATAATGTTTCATCATCACCAGGTCTATATCCATTACCATATCTATCTTTACAAGTAATGCATTTGCCAGTTTCATCCCATACCCATCCATCAACAGGTCCTTCCGAAAAGAATACTTTACCATGTAATTGGTTTGGAATTTCTTTATAATCTACTGAATCTATCTTTACTTCATAACCAGACTTTGTAATAACAGGTTTATCATTATTGATCCAGTCCATATCCAATTTATCTGGATTAGACTGGATCATTTTTTCTTCTAATAATTTCGATAGTGTTTTCATATTTAAAAATTGGTTTAAACCAATTTAGACTTTTGACTTTAGTCAAATTAAAAATTAATAATTATGAAATGGCTGCACGAAGACCTTCGATTTTATCACACTGTGCTTTCTTTTCAGCCTTCTTACGATCCTTTTCATAACTATCCTGCTTCTCATATTCCTTACCCCATTTCTTATAGAAGAAATCATAAGCTTCAGGAATTTCATTCTTAAGCATATTAGTAGTAGTGATAGTAGAGAATGCACAAGATATATCCTTCTTGAACTTCAAATATTTCATTACTTCAATAAAGTAATTCAAGAAAATTTCTTTGACTTCAGGATGATCCAATGCATACTTTGCAATTACATGTACATCATCACGACTATTGTAATAACGACTGTTGCTGGTATCACAACCCTTACTGATTTCAAGACCAATGAAATCAAAACTAACTATATGGTATTTACTAGTACTATTATATCCAAAGTAACTTGAACCAGTATACTTTATAAGATCAAGCTTGTTTAATGAATCATAAATATAGTTAGCAAACTCAATAGATTCTGGTGTATAATTCCTTTTCTTATTTTCAATTTTTGCTAAATATCCTGGTTGATCTGGACCATACTGTGAAGTATTTGCATCCATAAATCTAGCAATATCATAAATGTTTCGTTTCTTCAATTCGAAATAATCTGGATATTGCTTATATGCTTGTTTTACAATATCTGGCAAATTGTCAGCCATTAAATCAGCAATCTTCTGTTGTGCTTCTTCTTTCTTTTCTAACAAATGATTTTTCTCAACGTATGTGTCACACAAGAAAGTTCCAATTTCATCATACTGATACTTCAAAATAGTTCTACTTTTCATAATTTATATTACTTTTTAATGTTTGACTTTACAATTCTAGCGATATCTGACTTACGTGCATTTGGATGTCCAGCAACAACATGATTAATTACTGCCTTCATATCCTTTGAAGAAATTTCTCCATACTTAATTACCCAATCTGCTATACCTTCATTAATTTCATCATCTGATGCTGGTTTTGGGAGAAGATCATTTACAACATTAAGCTGATTTTGTGACTCAGAAGCATTAGCAATAGACTTTGGTGTGTTGATATTCAAATAAATCTCAACATCCTTTTGCAACTCTTTCTGTACAGTTTCAAGCAACTTCTTCTCTGTTGCCAAATCATATACTGGGCGAGGCTGACCTTCTTTTACTTCTTGTGTCTTAAATTCCATGATTCGAGACATAATCTGACGAAATGTCATCAAAGCAAACTTGTCACCCTTTAGCATTGCTTCCTTTACCATAGATGGAAAATCCAAGAAACCATCTTCTGTCTTCTTAATTTCTACAATCATTTTAATAAATTTTAAACTTTTAAAAACTTCTTTAAATATTCTTTAGTTGATGGAACAAACTTACTAGTATCGCCAATTGCCCATGCAATATAACCTTGATCAAAACCAGCTACAAATTCTACTCCCAATCCTCTATACTTTCCTAATGTGAAGCAAGGTACAACTTTACCATTGAATTCCTGCATAGCTACTACATTATCAATAGTAAGAATTTCTTCTGGTTCGTAAGGATGTGCTTCTTGCTGCTTTACAAAGATAGCTGCAGTTGCTTTTACATCAGACAAAGCATCATGAGCATTCAAACCACATTCATCCATTGTTTTACCATAATATCGTTTGAATGTATCTGACAATCTATTTCCATTGATACGCTTCTCTTCATAGAAACAATCATAATTGTCACAAGTTCGTACATCAAACAAGATACCACATCTAGAAAATTCTTCTGTCAATATTGCGTTGTCAAATGAACATCCGTTATATGTTACAATATCACACCCAGTAAAGAAATCAAAAATCTCACTTGCAACTTCTCTAAAATGAGGTTTGTCTTTTAAGAATTCTGCATTAATATGATGAACCATATAAGCACCAATAGGAATAGAATAGCTACCTTCTGGTTGAATATAATAATTCTTACTATCAATGATTTTCTTTATGTTCCAATCATACTTTACTAAAGCAATCTGAATAATCTGATCTTTTGATTTATCTAGACCTGTTGTCTCAAGATCATAAATTACTAATGGTCTATCTCCTAACATGTTTAATTTTATTTGTGTTTATATTCATCTAATTTCATGTGCAAATCAACGATGTCAAAACCATTGTTCATTAAAATTTTGTCTAATGGCTTATTGAAATACTTATCAATTTTGTTATTGATAACACCAATCAACTTGTTGTAAGTATATAATGCTTTTTTCTGATTCTTCATTAAAGCAATATGATAACCAATATCTTCATTATATGTATCCTTTTCTGATACTTTAGAATAAGCAGTGGTAACAAATGAAAATGTATAATATCGATGATCCCAATACTGAAGTGATGGGCCAATATTATTAAAATCTTCATTAGTTAAAATATTTGAAATAAAGTCTAGCAAAAATCTCATATTAGGAAGTCTGCTAAAATCAATTGTCCATTGAACATCAACTTTAGTTGTTCCATTTTCTGGATTACTAACCTTTTCAAACACATAACTTGTAATATATCTTTTATTCATAACTATAATATTTTGTTCAAATATAAGATAGAAAAGTTGAATTAAAATTCAAACTTTTATTTCATGTTAACTTTGGTTAACATATAGAAACTTATTTAGAAATTTCAATTTTTAATTTGAATAAATTCAAAAGTCTAAATTGTCTATAAGCAATTTTTATATAACAGAAGTTGTATTTTTTAATTCAAATGAAAAGAAAAACTAATCTATTTTATAAATCAGCAAGTCAAGATTCAAGTTTCTTAACTTTCTCTAACTATACAGAGTCTTTGACCGCTAATTTGATGTCTACTGATAATAAGATATATCCTTCTACTTTCTTATGTATCAGTATGCCAAAGCTTAATTCAAGGGATTTTGCAGTAGAATCTTACAATAAATGGAAATCTACTATATTAGATACAAAAAATGTATCTTATACTCTTAAAACTCATGTATTTGAAAACTATGTGCTTGAAGATAGTACAACAGTAAATAAAATATATGTTGATGATCTTGGTACAGAATATAAAGCTGGTACATTACTTAAAGAAAGTCAAGTACAATTCCTTATGGATACTAAACTATCTAAGACAATATTGATAACATATAGGAATGATACTAATCATACTAAGCTTTCTGAAAAGTCAAACAACATAAATTCTTCTAATTCTATTACTATAGAAAAGATTTTGCTTGACTATAAAGATGATCCAGCATTTATAACTAAAGAAGATGAATTGAGTACATTTATTTGGAATAAGCAACAATTGATAAATAAGTTGGTAACTTACTATGAGAATAAGCTAGCTTCTTTGAGAGATTTTTGTGTAGATAAAGACATGAATCAAGAATCTGTATTGCTACCATTGAATTACTTATTAGAAACTTTACATTCATTTGATCCATCTGTTAAGATAAACTATGTAGGTGATATCACAGAACAAGATTGGAATGGAACATTTTCTGACACTATTTGCGTAGTTGATACCAGATCATTCAAATCTGGTACTATAGTAAGTGACAATAACTATGCAATGTCTTTAGCACCAGTTGATGGTGATGATACCAAAGAAAATCCATTGAACAATTATGATAGCGAAAGATATTTGCATGGTTGGTTCACAACAAAATCTGAATATATAGAAGAATTAGATTTTGATAAAGATGAAAAGAATACAGTTTCTATAAATCCTGTTGCTACTAACAATCTATATACTAATCTATATAGTAAGCTCAGTACAGAAGAACAGATAAAATTCAAAAGAACTCACAATATATCTACTAGTGATACTGATGATTATAATACTTATATCATGATGGTACCAGAAGCAGATAAACAAATTCCAGAATATATAAAGACTTTAGAAGATATAATAAAAGCATCTGAAATAAAAGAAGAATATATAGGTCCACATTATGTAGAAGATTTGAAACCAGAATATGACAATTATGAAAATGGCACTCATTACTATGAATTGACTTCACCTTTAAAAGAAATATCTTTTACAAATCATAATGATGTGAAAGAATGGACTGAAGTATCATTCAACTTGCTTATTCCATTGTTTGACTTAGTAGATATGAACTACAATACAAATTCTACTAATGTTGAATCTTCAGACCATTTGAATTTAACTAATGAAGATGAAGACAAAGAAATGTGTGTTAAGAATGTGCCATTAGGTATTTGGTTCTCTGGTCCACAATTTGTAACCTTGAAGTCTGATTTGTCAACCGGATTCTCTCCATCTTGGTCTTTATCATTATCTAGTCAGTTTAAGCCATTTCCTACTTCTGACTACATGCCTAGTGAGATAACAAATGATGCCAAAAAGGAAGCTTATTGTACATTTGCACAGATACTTTCTAGACAAAATGAAGTATTAGATAAGTTTGTTGATATGTCAAAGATAATGAATAAGCTAAGTGAAAGAGTAACTTCATTGGAATCTGCTGTTGGTTCTGTTTTGACAGCTTACAATCTTGATACATTCAGAACTGATATAATGGATTTCAAAAACCAAATAACATATCAAGTATCTTATCTTGAAGCCTCTATTGAAGGTCTGCAGCTTCAGTGGATTCAACGTGAAGGTTAAGCAGATAAAAGTATTTTTAAGTATAAGGATATATTAAAGAAGAAATCAACTGATGATAACTAACAATTCTATAAAAGAGTACTATACAAAACTCCATGGCATGTATATTCAATGCTATGATATGATAAAAGCAATGACTCAGAGTTTGTCTACTAGAGATAGTCAAATATCTTTAGTAGTCACAAACCCTCAGGGTGAAAGGGAAACTTTAAGAATACCATCATTCTTATATCTTGACAATAAGATAGAGCAGTTGGATTCTTCATTATCTTCATTAATAGAACTTCCAAATTCTGGTGAAGCTTGGTTAGAGTCAACAAATGACTTGTATAAGATAAAGATGGTTAAGAATGGAATTTCTCCTTCAACACCTAAATTAGAATCTGTAAATCCTATTGCATTATTCAAAGATAACAATTTCTTAAAAGACTTAGTTTCTCCTAAGACTTATTTGAAAGTAAATGTTCCAAACATGTCAGATATCATATCTTCAATGATGATGAAAAAGATCGTTATATATGATTATGATATGTATAATGCTTTATCTGGATATTCTTCTTATGAAGATATAAAGACTGCTTTATATGGGTATACAAAAGGAAATGATTATGAAGAATATGATAGTGAACTTGATATTCCTATTAAGCAAGAAAGATATAGAAGTGCATTCATAATAGAATCTATTCCAACAAAAGAAGAATTAGGAAATGATAATCCACATGCTGTTTCTGTTGGTTCAAAACTTTCTTATATATTGTATTTAGATACATTTGAATATTTCAATTCAGAAGATTCAACCATTTCTTATCAGTTGAAAGTTGGTGATTTCTTATGTATGAAAGGACAATCTACTACATGGAAAGTAAAGAATGTAGATTATTCAAACATGCAGATAGAGATAGAAGAAACCTCTGGTCATACAGCATTACAAACCACAGAAGAAAATACTGATATGGTTTTCTCTATATACAATAACAATTATTCTGACTATCATTATGTAGAGATACCATTAGAAGAAAACCAATATATCATAGTATTCTTATCAGCAATATCAAACAATACTAGATCCTCTTGGTCTACCCCATTATTTTGTGATCTCAATTCTATCTATGTAAAAGATGCTGGTGGTAATTTTGTACAAGATGAATATGGTAACAACCTTTCTTATTTGAAATATTATAAGAAATATTGTACAAATATTGGAGATTTGATTCTTGGTATAACAAATACTGCTTATCCACAAATAAGCAACTTTACTATGTCACAATTAGAATCATTACAGGATTCTGATGACATGCAAATAGCTGTATCTAATACATTTGATACTGAAAACATATTACAAGTTGTACCAATCAATAAGCATTTAGTAGATGATACGAGTAATGAAGAGATAAAGAGTTTACATGCTTCTAAGAATGATTTCCAACAGCAAATATCTGCTAAACAATCTGAAATCAATGAAGTGACAAATAAGCTCATGACTACTGATTTCTCTAAAGAGATAACAGTAACTCAGAATTCACTAAAGGCACAACTAAATTCTCTATATACGGAAAAGACACATCTGCAGTCACAGTTGAATTCTATAGTAGATGAAATAAACATAAAGTCTACTGATTTGGATGTTACCGGAAATGAAGTAAAATATAGAGTAAGAGGAGTAACAGATGTAAAGTATCTTTCTCAACTTGTTTCTTCTATAGGTAATGGAATAGATGTAGAGATAATTGGATGTGATGTTGAATATAAATACAAATCAACAAATAAAGAAAACAACCAACTCATATCTATAGATTCTTCTACTTTTACTGATTGGAATAGATTAAATAATATAGATAGACAAAGAAAGCTAGTATTTGATAATTCTGTTGGAGTTGAATTTGTTGATTATTCTACAACAGATAACATTATCAAGTGGAATCAAATTGATATCCCAATACAGCAAGGTGAAGATGTAATCATAAGATTGAGATATAAACTCAATATTGGTCAACCATTCATTTCTATCTATACTCCTTGGAGTGACGAAAAGACTGTAGTATTCCCGTCACAGTATAAATCCAATATAGATTTGACAACTATACTTACAGAAAATGATAAAGATACTGTTACTTCATCATTCTCAAAAACTTTGATAGATGATGGATATACAGAGCATATACAAGATAAAGTAATAAGTTCAGATCAAACATTCTTCCATACACCAGAAAACATATATTCTGGTTTCAATACTTCAGAAAACAAAATGATATCGTTGAAGGATAAGCTTAATGATATAAACAATAATGTTGAAAAATGGAAGACTTTAATAGATAATGAGTCAAATAGTAAATTTGAAGTATACTTGACTTATGATGATTATTCTATATTATTGTCACCTAATACAAAGAATTCAGTAAATATATATAACATCAACCATATTTCTGATATATTCATTAAGAAAAACATGAATATAGTAATAAAGAATACTGGTGATGTTAGACTTAATCTCTATAGTATATTCCCTGGTAATACAAATACTGCGTTGATAAATTGTAATGTTGATTCTTATAATTCTAACTTAGCTAACTTTGAAAGAGTTCCAATGTTAGTAAACAATAAGATATCTGCACAGTATCTTGGACAATGGATTTACTTTAGAGAGAATTCTGCTTGGAATGGATCTTCTATATATTTCTCAACCACTGAACAGAATAGTAAAGATGAAACAAATGTTTCAAATGGTAATAAATTGGAGTATCAAATAACTCCTTCTAACTATATTGGAATAAAAAACAGACAAGTATTGTTAGGATATAGACCAAGACAAGGTTCATTGCATTCTTCTACAATAAGTACAAGTAGTGTAAAATGGAAAGGACTTGTTTTCGACAATATCAATTCTAAAGATGGAGTACAATATGATAAATTGCTAGAGTATACATCTAAACTGAATGAAATTTCTACTACAGAAAATAATACTACAGATTCTATCTATGTAGATATAATAAAATCTAATTCTTCTTGGTATAATTATGGGTTAACCAATGACAACAACTGGTTAATGCGGTATGAAGATATAGTAAAAGTTTCTTCAAATAATGAAAATGCTAATTATGAATATCTTACAAACAGTACAACATTCAATACATTCATGGGTGGAGGTGGAAGCATAAAGAATTTCTCATCACAAAACAGTTTTGTTGGTGGATTTGTTTACCCATCTTTACTTTCATTAGATACTATACTTACTAGTGGAGAAGATAAAGCTTCTAAATATATCGAAGTTGGAGAAAGCTTGTCAATCCCAATAGAATTTGAATATTATACTAATTCAAATAGTAATTCTATAGTGAAATCATTGTATTTTGATTTGAGAAATTCATTAATAAGAGATCCTTATCATTATATGATTGAATTCACAGGAAACTATGATATGTCATCAGAAAATATAGATACATCTTCTAATTCATATAATGCATTTACTGATGAAGTAATATCAATGAAATAAAATATAAGTAAAATAATTGAATATATGGAAATTTCAGAATATAATAAAGTAAGTTTCATTACTTCATCATCAACCAAAATACCTAAGATGCTAAACAGAACTGGTTCACTCATAGTTCTGTCTAGCAACTTATCTAATGGCCATAAGAGAACTTCTCTTTGGTTGAGAGGTAACTTGATTGCTAGTGGATGGGGATTAGAAAAAGAAGAAAATATGAATAATGCAGAATGGATTGCAATGTCGTACAATCCAATATTCAGTCAAACGTTTGGAATGTCTTACTTTTCTCCTGAAGAAGATGTTGTAGAAACTATAGATAATCCAAGATCTGTAGAAATGTGGTTGAAACATAATCACAACTATACAGATACTTGTTACAATAATCTCTATACCTATGCATCTGATCAATTTGCCAATATAAATGAAAATATAAAGAATATAAACACTAATATTGGAAATATTAATATAAAACTCAATAAATACAAAGAAGATACATATACCTATGTAACAAATGCTAAAGAAAATTGCTATACATATACAAAATATTGGGTAGATAGAATTATTGGTGGAGCACCAGATTTCTTGGATTCTTTAGATGAAATAAAGAATTTTTTGAATAATGATAGGGAAAATCACATGGCAACTCTTGCTAAAATTCAGAACATTGATAAATATTCTGTTAAGAGAGAAGATGAAGTAAGTTCTGATGGAAAGCTATATACTTATATATCTACAAAATCCAGTTATGAATATGTTGACAAGAGTAAGACGTATGAAGGTACTTATACATATATAACTTATGATAGTGGAGGAAATCCAATAAAGAATACAGGTACTTATACTTATTATGGAACATCTGTTTATGAAGGTGGTCAAATATCTTTGAATTCTTTCCAAGTATGCACTGGAGAAAAATGGAAAAATACCCCATTGGATAAACTTTTGAATTTGTTAGTAGAACCATATCCTTATAAGAAACCTACATTAGATAATATAGTTATAAACAGTATTCCATTATCAGATTGGACAAATAATGTAATTGAATATAATTCAAAAGTGAATTTAGATACAATTGGATTAAATATATCATTAAATGATGCTTCTTCAACAACAATGATATTTGAAAATTCTATATTGAATAATACAGCTTCTTTAACAAATGGATTAAATAATGTGACTGGATTGTTGAATTCAATATCTACTATATCAAAGAATCCTACCACTAAAGAAGAAGCATTAGATTTGATAAATAAGGAGTATACATTGAATGCTAACATGAAATATCAGTTCAACCATGGTAAAGCGAATGTAAACTTATATCCACAACTCAAATCTTTGAATATAGAAGATACAGATCATGCATTTGTTGAAGGTATGACTGAGAAAACAGATTTCCCAAAAATCAATAAGAAATTTTCATTTAAGGTTTTCTGGGGTATAACTGATCAAAGTGCTCCTACAACGGCAAATGGGCTTAGTGGACAATCAAATAAATTAATTGATTCAAAAGAATCTACTGGACAACTTAAAATAACTAACTTACCAGGACAATATATTATTTGGATAGCTTTACCTGGTCCATTATTTGGCAATTCTAGAGTAATAATGAAATCATGGAATTCAGGAATTGAAAATGATATAACTGAGATAAAGTCAGTAATGTTGAAAAACCATATTTCTGATAAGTACATTTATAATGGGGCAGAATACAAAACATTCTATTTAGAAAATATTGAATACACAATGTTTGCAGATACTATGACTTTGGAAGTCAATTTTTAACTAAATCTTAATATATAAATAGCCAACAAAATGGGTAATAAAATTCCATCTAAAGTATATGATACAAATGGAAGAGTTATAGATGTTGCATTCTCTATGAGAAGAAATACTAAGCAACCATTAGATGAATCTTCTCTTCCTTTAAATTATGATTCTTTAAAAGAAGAGATGATGACTGGTACTTCATCTATATATAAGGGTCAAATTGTTGTAACTCAAGGACCCGAAAAAACAATACCAGAAGGAGAAAAAGAATCAGATTATTATACTCCTTTCTTAATAAAGAATGAAGGTAATAGTGATGTTACTTATTATGCCGATAGAATCATGACTGCTACTTATACTAATACCTTCTTAAATGGAGAATTTGTAAAGAAAAAGCAGTTAGGTACTTCATATACTGGTGTTGGTAAATGGCCAGATGCAACAGAGAATAGAGGTTCATTAGCTTACAATGAAATATTCAATGACTATAGTACTTATGAGATTACAAATAACCTTAAAGGTGAATCACCAATAATGTCTCATGTTGAAGGTAAGTCTAACACTTTAGCAGGATCTTTTACCCATATAGAAGGATATAACAATACTGGTGGTAGTGATTTTAGTCATGTAGAAGGAGCAAACAATAATTCTTCTAACAATGCTTCTTATTCACATGTAGAAGGTGAATCAAATTCTGCAATAAATTCAAGCTATTCACATGTTGAAGGTCATTCAAACCAGGCGATATCAGCTTCGGCTTCTCATGTTGGTGGTAGTAATTCTAAAGCACTTGGAAACAATGCATTTGTACATGGTTCTAACTCTGTTGCTTTTGAAAATGCTATAGCTATAGGAAAATCAACTTATGCTAAGGCCGGTTTTGCCACTGGTATTAATACATCATCTTATGGTATTGGGGCATTTGCAACTGGTAGCAAAACAATAGCTAATGCTAATTATTCAGTTGCCGAAGGTGAAGGTTCTATATCTAATGGCCAAGGTGCTCATGCTGAAGGTAAAGAATCTAAAGCTTATGGTAAATATTCACATGCTGAAGGATTTTCTGTTACTGGTTCTAATACAAATACAGATTTAGGATTATATTCTCATGCAGAAAACAAGTCAACAGTATTAGGTATTTATTCTCATGCTGAAAACAATGCACAAATAACAGAAACCGCTAACTATGCCCATGCTGAAGGTAGTGGTAAAGCAATTGGTTCATTCTCCCATGTAGAAGGAAAAAACACTGTTACAACAGGTACTGGAGGTCATGCTGAAGGTATTGAAACTAATGCTTATGAATATAGCCATGCTGAAGGTAATTTCTCTTATGCTAAAGGTACTTATGCTCATGCTGAAGGTAGTAGAACAATGTCAGCTGGAATAAGTACACATACAGAAGGTACTTATACATCAGCTTATTCAATAGCTTCACATGCAGAAGGCGGATATAGTATAGCTAATTCAAATTATAGTCACGTTGAAGGTTTTAGAACTTATGTTACTTCAAATGCTATAGGTGGACATGCTGAAGGTAATGAATCATATACAACTGCAGAATATGCTCATGCTGAAGGTGTTGGTACTTATGCTTCTGGATCTGGATCACATGCTGAAGGTAATGTTACTCATGCAAATGGGCAATATTCACATGCTGAAGGTAACACTACTATAGCAGAATCCACTTCAGCACATGCAGAAGGTGAACATACTAAAGCTATAGGGCAATCATCCCATGCAGAAGGTGTTTCATCTAATGCTGGTGGAATTGGATCACATGCTGAAGGTAATGGTACTTATGCTAATGGAGTATCATCACATTCACAAGGTGTATCAACTTATGCCAACGGGGAAGGATCATTTGCTAGTGGTAATAAGACAACTGCACAATCTAATTTCTCTTCATCTTTTGGTGTATCAACTTATGCAAATGGAATTGGATCTGTATCAGAAGGAAACAATACATCATCTTATGGAGAATTCTCTCATTCATCTGGTGTTGGTACTATAGCAAGGGGATCTTACTCTTCTACTGATGGTTTTTATACAGTATCTAAGAATAAAACAGAAGTTGGACATGGTACATATAATAGGTCATATTATTCTGCTAATGGTTTCTTAGTAGAAAACAATGATACTAATAAGATTCCTAATGAATTCGCTCGTGTAAATAACAAATACTTACCAGGTAGATATCCTAATGGAATAAATGGTACTAATAATACAACCTCTGTTGGTTTTTATGAATCTAGTTATGAAACTATTTTCAGTATTGGAAATGGTGGAACTGGAGATACAACAAAGGGCCCTAGTCCATTATATAAGAATTCAAATACAGATGCTGGACAATATGTAAAGAAAAATTCTCGCCATAACATTATGGATATTCGAAAGAATGGCCAGATGTATTATGATGGTGGTATGATAGTAGGTGGAGAATTGGTTGCTCCTACATCATATAGCTATGTAAATTCATTAGGTCCAACTGCATATCTGACTACGGTTATGAGAGCTTTACTTGTACAACCTAAATATTACAGGCCTAGCTTACAATATGCTATTTGGTATACTGGAAATAGGATTGCAAATGAAGTTACTTCTAGTGATAGTGTAGGATGGTCATATTTCCAAAATAGTCAGAATTCTGATGGTATTTGTGAAGTAGGTGCTACAACTAGTTTTGATATACAGTTTAGAGCATTTAATGTAGGTGTTGATAAACCGCAAAACATAGACCCTATATATGGTACTTCATTAGGAAATATGTTGGGTTATTCTACTGGTATTACTCAAATAACTTATCAATCATTAACCAATGGATCTAACATATCAACACAAAATTTCACTACAATAACACATAATAAAGAATTGCTTGCTGGTATGAAAAATGATACAGCTTATTATTGGCCTAAGAGATTAGTAGCAAACAATGAATATGTTACAGATCCTAATTATATATATTTGAATGATACTGGAGCAAAAGACCCTTACCATAAATTCAATTGGGAACCTCCTTATAATTATGTTAATTCATATAATTTAGCTTATTATAGTTCATATTGCAATGCTGTAGATAATAAAGGTGTATTTGGTGAAACCGGTAAAACAGATTATAGAACAGGATTATATTCAACAAGAAGTACAGTTTCTGGTTCTATCAAACTTGATAGAGAAGGTAAATTTACTGTTTGGAAAGCAACATCATATACATTCAATCCAGCAACCCAAATGTATTTTCAACAACTTATGGAAAAAGCTACATATATACCTGATGATGGTGCTGCACCTTATGATAAATGGGATACACCAAAAACTTTTACTTCATCAGCTTCTTTTACTTTGTCAGCAAGATATAGAATATATTATGGTACTACAAATGATGTTCCTTATATAATGGAAAACGGCATTCGTAAACCTAATCCATTATGGAAAAAATGGACACAAAATGAATTATTAGGTAAGAAGAATGCTGCTGTTGGAAGATCTAATGGTGATATAGACCATGGTCATTTATATGGTAATTTACAAGCAGCTTCTGGACAAACACAACAATCTAATGCATCAATAAGTAGATCTGTTAAAACTTGTTGGTTTGCATATCCAACCAATATATACAGACTTCACAAACATAATAGTAGCGCTGTACCTAATGGATTCTACATGTATTACAAAAACCAGATGAATGTTGAATCTGCTCTTGATACTGGTGTTAGAACTCCAGCATCCGATAATGATAATGGGGATGCATTAAGTACAACAAATACTGGACGTGAAAAGTATGAGTTTACCACAGATAATCCGATTAATCCTAGTGGATTGAGATATCACATAGTTGCAGTATGTGCACCAGGTGATATTACTAAAGGTACTTGGGGATTTGCATTTAAACGAAAATAAATATTGAAGGAGGAACTTAAGTTCCTCCTTTTTTATTGATTAATATTTTTATATAATACAAAAGAACATTTCTAATATAAGATATTATGGCAGTAAAACCAATAGGAACAACCGCACTTACATGGGGTAGCTTGCTAGGTAGAGGTAACCGAGAACCAATTGATGCAACCCAATTGAATTATTCTTATACTGATCTCCTTTGGGAATTGAACCAAAGAACAGTATCATATCAAATTGGTGCAAATAATGGTGGATCAGGTAACTATTATGTTGGATTAATTACAGCAGTACCTTATGTAAATGAAGATGATAAAAGAAAAGATAGCCATTATACAGTAGATGCTAATGGTAATAAGAAATTAGAAACCATAGATATGAAGGGTCCTTGGTATGTATCTTATAAAGGTACAGACAAAGGAAGAGGTACTGCACAAAATAAATATGGTTTTGTTCCTGATGGTAATCCTAATACATATTATGCAGATAGAATAGTACTTAAGCAAGAGATGGACTATACTCTTGATAATGGTTTTGTTCGTAAAACACAGCTTGGTACTTATTATACAGGTGTTGGTCATTGGTATGACAGCTATACTAAATCAAAAACTTATGCAAATGGTTTAGAATGTCCTGATGGTGTTTATTTTCCTACCACTTCTTATGCTGAAATATTCAATGACTATACACATAATGTAGCTACTGGTAATTTTTCACATTCTGAAGGAAAGCAAAATACTGTAAATGGAGAAGCATCCCATGCTGAAGGATATGGGAATACTATAAATGCTATACATGCCCATGCAGAAGGTCATACTAATACTATATCTGCTGATGATTCACATGCTGAAGGTTATGGCACCCATGCAAATAGAGATCAGTCACATACTGAAGGTATTGTTACAACAACTAATGGTTTAGCATCTCATACAGAAGGACAAGGTAGTACAACAGGAACTAATGCTACTGCAGCTCATGCAGAAGGTTCTTATACTATAGCAAATAATGAATCAGAACATGCACAGGGTAAGTACAATGTATCTGATACAGAGAATAGTGGTACATTGTTTACTATAGGTAATGGTACTGCTAATGATAAACGCCATAATGTCGTAGGTATCTATCACAATGGTGATATAAATATTGAAGGACCAAATACCACTAATCACAATACAGGATATTTCAAAACAACAGTAGATGGAAGCCATACAGAAGTTGTAAGAGGTAACTATACCCAAACAATAGGTACTGCAAATAAAAACAATACTTGTAATATTACTGTAAATGGTAATACTACAAATAGATTCAATGGTACTTCTGATACTAGAACAACTGGTGCTACTTATAAAGGTTATGGTTCAACATTTATTTCTAGTGTTACTGGATTTAAATCTTCTTATGCTTATAACAATGTATTTAATAAGGTAAATAAGTCATCTTATAACTATATTGGAGAATATTTAGGAACTTATGTAAGTAAATCTATATCAGAAAGATCTGATACTAATGTATATTTATCTGCCCCTAAAATATGTATTCATGGCGATACAGCAACTGATGGTACTTATGTTGATATAAGTTCTGATGTATCTTATGTATATGGCAGAAGACATACTTATATTGGTCAACCTGTTCATAGTGGTACTTCTGTTACAACAACTATAAAAGGTAATACTATAAACGAAAATAGTACTATATCAAATAAGACAACTAATACAAATAATGAAACTGTAACAGGGAATTCGACTACAAATGTTATTGGAATTACTAATTTAACTACAGGTTCTTTAAATATAACATCTGGTGTTACCAATTTAGATTTAAATGAAACTCATATTCACGTAACTAATGAATTATGTATTAAGTCTAGTACAAATACATATTTCAAAGGTGCAACGAATACTTATGTTGGTAAAGATCAAGAAGGAAATAAAGGTACTAATTTCTATGTAACTTCTTCTACTTTAGGAGATTTAACATCTCCAAATATAAGTCTTAATGCAAGTACAAAATATGATGAAAATATAGGTAATAAATCTGTAATAGCTAAAGGAACACTTACTGAAGATATTACTGGAGTTGTAACAACAACCAATCGTAATAATTGTAATATTTATACTTATGGAAATTCTTATACTTATGTTCACGGCAATATAACAGATACAGTAGAAGGTGAAAGATTAGTTGTAACAAAAAGCAATGTTAATGTACATAATTTAAGTAATTCTACTACATCTACTTCAGGAAATACATATCAATATACTTCGGCTAATAAGACAGATGCTGTAGGTGGTGCAAGAACTAATATAACAGATGGTAACGTTAGTACAACTAACAAAGCTAATGTAAGTATAACTACTAGAGGAGCACATACTGAATCTATAACTAATGAAAGATCTGTTACAGTAGGTAAGCATGATAGTTTAATAGTAAATTCAGGCGGTAGAACAGAAAAGATAACAGGAGAAAAGATAATACAAGTTGTATCCGGAAATATCAATGCTTATACAGATGATAATCATGATACTAGATTACATACAAGAAGTACTTATATAGAAACAGTACATACTTACATAGGTGATAAGACAAACACTTATATTTCAGGAAATTATAGTGTAGGTTTAGGACAAGGAATAAAAATTTCATCATATACAAATGTTAGTACTGGTAAGTATAATAAAGATGAAGCAAGCTACTTTGCTGTTGGTATTGGTATTTCTGATACAAATAGAAAAAATGCATTTTGGATTAGCCAAGGTACAACAGCTGGTACTAATGGTGTAGCTTATTTCAGTAACAATACTTATGTATATGGTAATACCTATGATCCAAGTCAATATCCAAATAATAAAGAAGATAAGTCATGGTCAGTTGTAGTAACATATAATATGTACAGAAATAGCTATACTTATTTGTATAAGACTGTAAATGATAAGTTTAATACTTTCGATACTGGTACTTACTTTACAAAATCTATAGATCCATTTACTTATACACCAGTAAGCTATACATTACACTATACAACACAAACATTCAATAATAAAGAAAATAGTTGGCCAATTGTTAAGCATCAATATGTATTGTCACAAGCAATCCCAGGTGCATTGGAAAATGATAATTCTGGTATGGCTGGTCTTATGTCAGCAAGGGATAAGGCTAGACTTGATTCTATATGGGAAGGTGACAAGCAGATTGCAGGAATACAAATTTCAACTGGTTCATGGCAAGTATTTAAAAATGATGGTAGTACTACTTATACATTAGCAAATATCAAACATCAATCAAATAGTATTACTAATCTTAAAGTAGAATATGGTTTTAAAGTCAAATGGTCTGGTACTTGGAAATGGACAGTAAACAATCAGAAAAATGCAGAAGAATGTAAAGGTGCATGGGGTACAACTTTACCTGCAGTAAATACTAATTCTTCTACTTATACATCACCGGTATTGGGCGATAATGGTACTGGTAATTGGAGCCAAATTTGCTATGAAACAATATATGCAGCTAAGCGCGGTTTGATTATTTCTGGATATCCAGATGATTATGCCGCTAGTTCAAATGGTTCAAGGCACTTGGGATCTATAGTACCAGCATCTGGTAAAGACAATAGATCTTGCTCTGTTAGTTGGGCTACTTACAGATTGTTATTCTATGGAATGTGTACACAAGCAGAAGCTGATGGATTGAATATAGGTGTAATGAAAACAAAAACTACCAAAGATATAACAGGAAGGAGTTGGACAATAAATTATACATCAGATTCTAGTCACTGTTTCTTCATGGCTTATCCAGCGGCATTTGGTAATATATCTACTATTAAGAAAAATGGAGTAGAAATCATTACATCATCATTCCTTAAGGTAGGTGCTGTTAACTATACAAATGGAGCCGGATATACACAACAGTATTATGTATACAGATCTGGTGTTGGTGCAGCAGGTATGTCAATCACAATTTCATAAAAGATATTAATAATGGCAGAAAGAATAATAACTGGAACAGATATAACATTAGCTAATGGTTCAAATACTAACACCAAAATTGGTGAAAAGGAAACATTTCTTGATAGAAATGCTAAATTGATTCCATCTGATGAAACAACTACGGCAATCACTAACATGAATTGGATAGCTGGTCATCATACTGTAATTGATTTAGATCACTTATATAAGATACCTGACTTTATACTTTCACAATCATGTTATGCAGATAAAGTATCTAAAAACGGAAAGGATGCTATAGGACAATTATGGTATGTAGAAAATGACCCAGGAAAAGGTTATTATATGTTGATTAATTGGGATAATCGACATAACGCTGCAGGTTGGTCAAAGACAAACATCAAATCATTAATAAATGAAAATGGCGCTAGTTCAACCCAATATATGAATAAAGATAATGTTTATGATAATATACATAGTATTACTGTAGACGGTTCTGATAATCATACTTATACAGGATGGACACAAGGATTTAGATATACAAATAATGCAAGTACTGTAACATTATCATATACACATTATACAGGAAATAATAGCAGTATAAATATACCAGTATTGAATGATGGCAATACCATTAACCAAGGATCTGCTAATGCTTCTAAAGCTGGTATAGTTACAGCAGATCAATATAATAAGATTGTTTCTAGATTGACTTACCTTGAAAAATGGTGTATGTGGCAATCTGGATTACCTAACAACAAGTCTACTTATATTTGGTCAGGTACATTATCACAATTTAATTCATTGACATCAAAACCAGAAAATACAACATTTATCATATCAAATTAATATACCAAAGAGGAATTCAACAGAATTCCTCTTTTTATTTTTGTATAAGAAGATATTGAATTTAACACATGCCACTTAATTACGGATTAATAACAAAGAAACCTGAATTGGAATATAAGTTTTCTGATGGTACAACAGAAACTGTAAAAGATTTGTTAGTAAAAACATTTGACAATACCGTTGATTTTTCAAATGCTTATACTATAGTTGAAGTAACAAAAGAATATATTGCAAGACCAGATTTAGTGTCATTTGTTCTTTATCACACAGATGAATATGCTGATATATTATGTAAGATAAATGGAATATCGAATCCTTTTGAATTAATGGAAGGAAACATATTGATATGTCCAAGAGAAGAATTCATAAACAGATTTTCAAAAGCCGTAAGTGACAATATGGATGGGTTAGCTTCTACATCCTCATCTTTACTTACTAAAAAACAATCATTCAAAAAGAATAAGGATGAAAAACGATCACCAAATGAAGCAACAGTATTTGACCATAATTATTTACAAGTTGGCGATACAAATTTATTGATTTATTAATTTTATGGAAGATTTGAAAGAACTATACCAACCATTGAGTCCTGATGTAAATAAATTAGATCCAATAGTAAGGCATGATCCAACCGTTAAGAAAAATGGTATTGTAAAATTTAATGAATCACAAAAAATAAAAGCAGCCGGTCTTGGAATAAACAATCAACCAATAAATGTTGTAAAATTAGAAGGACCAAGAATACCTATTATAAGAATTGATAATAAAGTAATTCTTAGGAGTTCAATAAAATATGTACATATTGATTATGATAAGTTTATCCCTACTTGCAAAGTAATATTATCACAACAAGAAAAAAGTGAGGAGTTGATGGAAACTGCTTCTATGACTTCTAACATGACAATAGTAATGACAGATTCAGTAGATGGTGCTTATAAACCTATTTCTATAGATTTCTATATTACTAAAGTAGAATATCAAGCTGACCAAATAACATATTATGGTGAATATCATTTATTGTCTTTACGACAGCAAATGACAAAACAAATTACATTCAATCCTTATCCAACTCCTGGATGTTCTGCTAAATATTGTCAGCTTGGACCAAACAAATACCCTACTACTTATGAGTTTTTACATTATGTAGCAGTTACAGAATGTGGATTAGGATTTGCAGCAACAGATAAAGTAAAAGAAATAAAAGATGATAAAGCAAGAATAATAAGAAGTGAAACTTATACAGAAGCTATTCAGAAACATGTTGCATTTGGTGGATTAGATGAAAACAGTGTATTTGATTGCTGGGTAGATCTATATCGTTATCTCGTAGTTGTTAATTTTTCTTGGGTAATGAATGAGAAAATAACTCCAAATGATTTAGGAATACATCCAGTTATTGGTCTTGGTTTTACTGACGATAACATAAAGGAAGATATACAACATGGGATGGCACATAGATTGCTTACCAACTACAAGAGAATGCCTGAACTAGGTAACTATCTTGTATCATCTTGGAAATGGAGAGTAAACAATAAAGATGTAATGGAACATGGAAATATAAATGAATATGTGATTGGTTCACCAACTTCTGGAACTGGAAATGATTCTCTCAATTCTACAAATATAAAATTCAATGGAAATTCAGTAAATGATACGGTAAACAATTCATGTCAATTTAGAAATACTGTTTTTTCTGGATATGAATATGGTGATCCAGAAGACCATAATACTCCTGTTCTTAAACAAAAAATGATTCATGATAATTATTTTAGGAAATATAGAGCTAAAACATTGGAGGTAAAACTTGCAAAACCAAATTTTGGTCTTCAACGAGGTACTCTCATAAGTTTAGCAATATTTGAATATTCAGAATTAGGTAAACGTCAGATGTGGCAAAACTGGTATAATATAAGTGGAGATAAGACAGAAATGCCTAATCCATCTAGTGTTGAATTAGAAAAGATGTTTTCAGATTCAACTCTTGGTTTCATAAATCTATCGGTATCAGGTATTTATTATATTGATGGTATGTCATTTGAATATGATGTTAAAAATGAAGAACATGAGCTTATTCAAAAAGTATACCTCATAAGAAGAGGCATTATACCTGGTTATATAAACAGTGATTCCTTTGCTAAATCATATAACAATACTTAAAATGAAAACTATAAATAATTCTTCTGAAATATATAAGCAAATAGTAGTATCTGATGATACTTTACTTTCAACTTCTGATTATATAAATGATAAGGTTAATGATGTTTACAATCAAATGTTGGGAAAAGCAATTTCTGATTTTTTAAAGGATCATTTGAAATATTATGAATGTAATATTAAACCAATAAAAGATAAGAATTGGAAAACATCTCCACGTATTATGATTACTTCTAAGAAATATCCATTTGAAAAGAAAATAGTAAATATAAAAGAATATTGGGATAAAGTGGTACAGTTTTCTAAGAAAAATTCAGAATCATATACCGATTTGATGATAGATGAAGATACTTTAAAAGATGCTGAAATAGTAAGTATCAATTATGCATTAGGTATAGTTAAGATGAGATCAAAATTCACGCAGGTTGAATTTGAAGTTCCATTCTCAAGAATAAATGGCAATACAAATATGTCATTAGATTGCACATTAGCAGGAACATTTACTTATCTTTCAAATAAATAAATAAAATTAAAATCATGTCAATTCTATCAAAATTATTAGGAGGACTAGGTAAAGATGTTTCATCTACCGGAAATGGTTCTGATGGTTATGATCCAAAAGAACAGCAAAATACTCTAGATTATAAAGGTCCATTAAAAGCAAATCCAGTTGTACCTGATGACCAAGTTGAATATGATGGCTCTGGTACTATAGCTTCTAGAGATGCTAATACTGATCAAACATTACTTGATGTTCCTGCTTGGGGCTATAAGGATTTTATAAACGAACGAGTAAGTTTTCAAAAAGGATTAGATTCTATTGCAACCCAACCAGCTTGGCTATACTTTAAATTATTCTTTAAGTTTGATACATCTTATGGTTTGTTAGGAGGTATCATGCAATCTTCTGATGGAAGTAAATTTGCTGCAAACAATACAGCTATACAATATCTTAATAGAAATGTTTATAAATATAATGATAATATGTTAGCTAGAAAAAAGTCTTTAATAAAGTTTGTACGTTCATTAAGCTATATATCTTCTAATGCTCCTTGGTTCTTCAAGTCAGTAAAAGATGTAAACAATGCTTTGAACATGAATTTAGATAATTTGACAGCAGAAAAATCTATAGAAATAGAATGTTCGGAAGAAGCAACTGATCTACGATTACTTACTTTAATGGATTTTTATAAATATGCTGCTTATGATGCTATAAATCAAAAAGAAATATTACCAGAAAACTTAAGAAAATTTGATTTAGATATAGTTGTATTTCAATCGCCTATAAGATATCTGCAAACTTCAACTAGAGATTTGAAAGGAAGAACAACTGTATATAAGAATCTTAATAGTGCTAACATGACGGATAGAATGTCATTCAAATTGTTTTCTTTCCAAGGTTGTGAAATAGATTATTCTACTTTAAATACAATGCTTCCACAAACATTTTCAAATCAAACACCATTCCAATCATCCCCAACATTCAAAATAAAATATGATCGTGTATACCAACATAATCAAAATGAGTTTGCTAAGGTATTGTTTGGTGATTCTGGATTCTTATGGAGTCAAAATGGAATTAATAGTTATGTGTTGAGTGGAAAGAAAGGTGACCCTGATATAAATAATCGTGAAAAATACCTTGATAAAGGTCCTAATACTGGTAATTTGGATGATGTAAATGTGAATGGAATTAATTCTGGTGGTACTACAAATCCTGAATCTGATGACCACGAAAATAAACGTCATAAGATGATGCAGTATGCAATAGATAATAAATACTATTACAATCCTGCAAGTCAAACTTATAAGACGTTAGTTGATGCATCAGAATCTACTATATCTGCTGCTATGATGCTTATAGATGGTAGCGCAGGTCTTGGTAACCTTTATGGGGAAGCAGCTAGTGTTGGTTCAACATTTAAAAGTATTGGTAAGAATACTAAGAAAGCTTACAATGACCTTTGGAAAAATGGTGTTAAGAATTTCTTACAATTTTAATTTGTCTGAAACCATCAATACACCATCTATCAAGAAATAGTCACTATCATAAGGTGTTGAATCAAGTAATTTCATATAGTCATATTTTTCTAAATTATTAAGATCGTAATCTAATTTTGATAATGAATTTATTAAGTATGAAAAATCAGATGATTCGGATGCGACAAATACATAACCTTCATATATAGAGAATGGTAAACTAGATCCATTATGTACAAAGATAAACCTTCCAAGATGCAAATCACTAATGAACTTTGCTAATGTTTTCTTTGTATATGATGGATCTTTTTCTTTTAGCTTATTTTCTATAGTCCATTTTGTAACATAAATTTCTTCTGGATCTTCATTAGAAAGATTTACTATATTTTGTATAGAATTCTTTATTTCTTCTTTTGTAAACATTATGTTTATTCCATTATTTATGATAAATATAGAATATACATGAAATAAGTTCATAAACATTTCTATTTTTAAATATGCAGAATCTAGTTAACAAAACTACAGAAAAATGGAAACATCCTTGGAATGTTGAGAAATTTGACAATCTATTTGATAGAGATGAAAGATTTTTCTCAATATTAATAAAGGGTGCTCTATCTTGGCTTACCAGAAATATAGTGTTATATGATAAACCTATCAATCATTTCATATTCAATACTGGTTCTTCTTATATGTACATAGAAAGCAATGGATATAGATATAGTTTGAATGAAGTATCAGGAGAAGATCAGATTTATATGAAAATGCCAAGATGTATTGTTGAAATGGATAATGTAAGCATACCACTAGAAGAACTTACTCAACCTTATGTTAGGGGTGTTTATGAAAGAATAGTAGGAAATGAAATAGTTGGTATGAATGCAGAAATGAGACGACTACCATTGGATGTAACATTAAAGTTAAGGTATGTTCTATCTAATTTCAATGAATCAGTAGTACTGTTACAAGAAATAATTGATAAATTAGTATTTAGAAAATATTTTAATATAACATATCTAGGGCAAACAATAAAATGTTCTTTGAATTGGCCAACAGAACAATCTGTGCAAATAAATAAAATAGATATGACTAGTTCAGAAACTAATCAAAAAACAATAGAATTTTCTCTTAACTTATCAACATCATATCCACAAATTGATGAAAGAACTGAATCTAGAAATGATAGTATAATTGGAAAATTCAAACAAGATGTTTGTTTACATCCAAAATCATTAGATAACAAATCTTCTGATAAAGAATCAATCATAAAAGAATAAATTAAGATGGACAATAATTTAGTATCTTCACATATAGGAAATTTAGCTCAAACCGGTAAGGATTTTAATGTAATAGTAACAAACGCCCCATTTAGGCTGTTATCATCATTAGATAAGATATATCGTACTGGAAGTTCAAATGATGGTGGAAATGGTACTACTACAGCAACAAACAATGGAATGGGTACTAAGATTGCAAACTCATTCATGATATGTGCTCCACAAATACCTGATGACTATACAACTTACAACTATGTTGCCAACGTTGCTTATATAGATAGAGACAATAATGGTCAGTACACTTATGGAGATACACAATTATATAATGATGCATATACATATGTGTATACTTCATATAATGTATATAAAGATACAGGAGAATTTGATTTGGTAGCTACAGATGCTTATGGTATACCAGTTGCATTAACACCACCATTCAATGATATTGATAAGAACTATTTTGATGTTCGTTCTGATATTCCATCAAGATATAGAGATTACTGTCATTCTAGATCACTTACTTTGTCAGAAAATTTCAGTAAGCAATTTGGTGGAATTGGAAAATATATAGGATATATTGGTTATTCTTATACACCAATAGTTATTGATTATGACAAAACAACATATTTCATTAGAGCCAGTCAAAAGGTAGGTCAAGCAAACCAACGTCCATTATATTTTGTTGGAAAAATGGATGAAGTTAGTCCTAAAGGTGTTTTGTCATACAAAGCCAAGATTGGTAGCGTAAATAAATATTTGGATCCTAGTATAACATACGATGATGAATATAATTATGAATATATTCCTGTATCATTCGAATATTTGTTGAATGAAGTAGATAAAATAAAAGATTGGAAATCAACAGAATTTCCTAAAGATAAGTGGGTTTGGAAAGAAGGTGAAAGTGTTATTGAATCTGATACAATACAGAAAAAATTAGCTTATTTGTTGGCAACAGTAAATAAACTGAATAACTTACCTTATGTATTAAACAGAACTGGTTCAACTTCTGAAGATATATCTTATCTTTGGAGTGGTAATATACATGATTATAAAGGAATAACAAAGTCTGATAAAGATAATAAGACAACATTCATTATTGAAAATGATGATAAATAAATGCAAATGGGAAGAACTTAAGTTCTTCCCATTTTTAATTTTAATATTTTGATTTTATTCTCCTTCTTCTGGATCTTCTTTATCTTCTTTATCTTCTTTATCTTCCTCATCTTCAGAATCAATAAAATCTGATAGTTTATCCAATTGATTCGCTAATGAATTTACATCATCTTGGTCTGCTTTATCATCATCTTGCATTTTCTGAACATATTGCTGAAGTACATCTTGAATAGAATCTAACTTATCTTTGTTAGAATCATTTACCTTAATCTTAATGCCACCATCAATCTTTTCTGAATATACAGAATTCTTATTTGCAAGGTCTTCAATAGATTTGATAGTCTCATCTGCATGTTCAAGATCACCAAATTCAAATCTAAGCATCTTTTCATTGCTTTCATTGATATTTAATGATTCATTCAATGTTTCTACTAAACTTTTCATATATATTTTAATTAACGTTAATTTTAAAAATACGTTAAAAGGTAATTAGCAAAATCTTTACCATACACCTTTATCTTATTTCTGTTCTTTACAGTTTCACATTTCTTTACCCATTCTAGAACTTTAATATAGTTCATAATTGTATTCTTAACGCAATCACTATCATCATAAGAACTATCTAATGATGGGCAGTTGAAATTAGTTATGCTATTATGTTCTTTAGATGGGAATTTGTTATACTTAATATATTCATTCAGAAATTCTATCAGTAAATCTATCAAATCATAATTTGGATATTTAACATTATTTTCATTTACTGTCATCCAAGAATTGTAATATACTAAATCACCTAACATTATCTTCAACCATGAATCCATAGCATCCTTATACTTTTCAAGACAACTCTTTTCACCTATATTAGATTTTCCATTCAATAAGTTATATTGATTAGTACAAGAATTACAAGTGGAAATAGTAGAAGGTAAATCAGTACCATCTGTACTAGTATTCATGATAGTTTGTAATAGTTTTGTTGCTTCATCATTTTCATGATTAGCAAAATATTTCTGTACAGCATCATATACATTATTAGGTACTGCTTGCTTGTTTTCTTCTGTTATAGCTGTATACTTCAATATGATTTTGAAGAAAGTTTGTGGGAAGAAATAAAAATCATCTTCGGTAAACTTTAGATCTGATATCTCATTCTTATTGAAGAAAAAATTCAAGTCAATACTTTTCTTTTCATTATCAGACAATTCTTCAAAATATGAAGTTATCTTTGGCTTATCATTTTCTCTATCATAGAATAGATAATCAGGCAAGTATATGTCATCATCTTCTTCTGCTAATGATTGAATATCATTACCTATATGGTCCTTTGTTCTAGTACACCACTTATATAAAGTTTCATTCAAGTAATATTCTTTGCTTGGTCTGAAACCTTCTATACCTGTACCATAAACACTATTATCAGTAAGTGCTTTAATCAAGAATTTTCCTAATTCTGAAGTACTATTAGATAGCAATTCTTTTGTAATTGGTACATAGATTCTAGGCATGTCAAACTTGTTGGCACCACTATCCTCAAGCATAAGATACTTAGGACCTAGAACTTCACCTTCAACAAAGCCATCGCCATATTCTAGTGTTATGTAATTTTCTTCAAACCATTTGATACCCATTGCATTAATACAAAGGAGATATTTTCCTCTACAAGATTTAGGTATGCAAATATCATCTATGAACTTTACAACAAATGGTTGAAAATTATTTAAAAATGAATAATTCATGTTCGTATTTCTTTGGTTATTTAAAAATAGTTTCATAAGTTATAGTTCAATAGATGTTGAACAAAAATATTCACACAGGGACGTTAAAATTGTATTAACTTATAGAATATACTGAAACATATTCTTCCGCTCCCTGTGTGACCCAGGCGCTTTACAAGGGAACTTAATGATTATCGTACAGAAATAATTAATTTATCCTTCTTTGCAATTTCAAAAGCTTCTTTCATTCCCTTTTCAAATGTACCATTATTAACTGAACTACCAGAGCATAAATGTGAAATAATAATATCCAGTTGAATGAGGGCTTCTGGAGATGGAATTACGTACTTCCATTTTCCATCATACTTGATTACCATCTTAGTTGCATTTGATTTCTGAGCATCCTGAACAAATTTGAACATTGATACCCAGTATTCAGTATTCTCTTGAGATTCAAGATCCATGATAGACATATTTTCTGTATCAATGTTCTTTACAAAATATGTAGGATTGTTTGCAAATGATATAACAGATACTACGCAGAAAATAAAAGTAACAAAAAACTTCTTCATAATCATTATCAATATTTAAATTAAACTTCTTGTTTTAAATGATTTGTTCTTTATTTGAACAAATCTAATATAGAATAAACATAAAAAATTTCAAAAACTTATTATTATTTATAAAGTTTATATAAACAAAAATCTATAATGAAAAATTTAAGTCAGTATTTGAATGAAGCATTGATTATGGAGCTTAGTTCTGATTTGTTAGGTCGTGCTTCAAAAGCTGCTAGAGAGAAAGGAAGAAATTCACAAGCAAACCGATTTGCTGTTGCTGCTGGTAAGGCTCTTGCAAAAGAGCTTAAAGGATGGAAACCGGGTCCTAATGCTAAGAATTGCGGTAAAGTAGTCAATACAATAAAGGATATGTCTGCTAACAATAGTGATATGAAATCACTTGTTAAAGCTGAACCAGCATCAGAAATCCGTACTATAAAGTTCCCAATATTGAAAGATATTACTGATGATAAAGATAAAAGTTATGGTTATGATTATGTTGAATTTGTAGGATGGAAAGATGTAAAAATTCCTAGAGCTAAGTTCTATATCTATAAAGATGAATATGTAGGGTGTTTACATATTGGTACAATATCAGATTTGCTTAGTCTTTTGGGTGCAGCTTATTTTGATTTCGAAGATTTTGACGCAAGTTATATAATAAAGTCATTTGACCATATTAAAGATGCAGTAAAATATGCTATGGATTCTGGTAAGAAATTTTATGATAGCAAAGAATTCATGGATGGTGTAATGAATGGTGATATTACAGATGAAGATTGCTATTGGGTAGGACCTAGTCCTATCATTATGCAATTGATGAATCAATGGACTGAAGTTGTAAACCAACCAGATAACTGGATAGAAATAGAAAAATCAAATTCTAAATAATATAAATTAAATTTATGCAAAGTTTAACGCAATATTTGAATGAAGCATTAATATTAGAGCTTAGTTCTGAATTATTAGGTCGTGCTTCAAAAGCTGCTAGAGAGAAAGGCAGAAATGCACAGGCAAACAAATTTGCTGTTGCAGCTGGTAAAGCTCTTGAAAAAGAACTTAAAGGTTGGAAACCTGGTCCTGATGCAAAGAACTGTGGTAAAGTAGTTGCTACTATTAAAGATATGACTTCTAGCAATAGTGCTGTCAAAGCTTTAGCTAAGGCAGATCCGGCATCTAGCACACATACAATCAAATTCCCTTTATTAAAACAAATTACAAGTGGTAGTGATGATGGAGCATTTAAATTTATAAGATGGAAAGATGTCAAAGTTCCTAAGGCAAAATTCTACATCTATAAAGATGAATATCATCAATGTTTGCATATTGGTACACTATCAGACTTGCTTGGTCTTTTAGGTTCTGCTTATTTTGACTATGAAGATTTTGATGCTAGCTATATAGTTAAATCATTTGACAGTATTAAAGATGCAGTAAAATACGCTAGAAAAAGTGGTGAGAAGTTCTATGATAGTGATGAATTCATGGATGATGTAATGAATGGTGAATATACAGATGATGATCTTTATTGGGATGGTCCTGGTAGTAGTATTATTGATATAATGCTTGGTTGGACAGATATTTTAAACTTACCTGATGATTGGCAAGCTAAAGAGGACTCTTCTTACGATTAAATACAAAAAATGGAATCCTATAGGATTCCATTTTGCTTATCTAAATATTTGTTTATGTTTCTTTCTAATTTATAAGGTTCTATCATCTTATAAATATCTTCTTTAGTCCAATATTTCATTTTGAAATCTCCAGAATCTATTATTTCTTTCCACCCCTTTCTATAACTATTTATCATTAATCTAGCTTCTAGAATTTTTACTTCTTCTGGATATTTGTAATGTTCTGAATGAATTCCTTCCCATAAAGTTTCTGCAGAGTTGAAATGACTTCTATCTCCATCATCAAAAACCATATTTACTATTTCATCAACACTAGTTGTAATGAATTTGTTTGATATTACTTCAAACGTATCAACATTGAATATTGTCTGATATAATCCTGTTGGAACAAATCTGAATGAACCCATTTGATTCTTTGTCAAATCCACACCATTCAATCTCTCTTTTGTATGGTTCAATATAGTATTTGCCCACATGATCTTTACGCCAACTTTATACTTTGATTCATCTTTTCTATAATCAGGACAGTAATATCTGAATTCAGTGTATTCTTTATCTTTCATCATCATGAAGTCAACTGCTGCAAACTTTAGCTTATCATCATCCAATGGGTCTTTATAAGGATACAATATAGATACAATGAAATAAGATTTGCTTGTAACACTTTCTGTATAAGAGAATACTTTGCTTATCATTGCTTCCAACTCTTCTATAGTATTCGTTTTTATGGCAATATCTATATCTCCATTGTATTCACCATCTTTCTTCTTACCTATTGATCCAATGCAACAATATTCCATATCAGGATAATTATCCAACAATTCTTTTATAACTAATTGTTGCAATAATGGAGCTACTTCTGATTTAATGGGCATTGCCCTATATTTTCCCTGTTGAAATAGATTTCCACTCATTTTATTAATTTGTTTTATATTATATAAAGTAATATAGAAACCAATAAGTTGTAATTTCAATTCACTGTATTTTTAAATAAGCAATAGCAATGTAATATATATGATATTTGGTAACTTAAGTAACGTATTAGAAGGAAATAAGACTATATATGAACAAGCTAATGATATGATGCCTATACAGCAAACTCAGATGCAGATAAGAGAACCTAGTCATCTTGCAAAAATTCTGTATAAGCTCAGTCATTATGGTATGAACTGGACTTCTGATGTTATAAAGAACATGAAAGCAGTACCAGCAGACAAGTTGATGCAACCAAAGGATATTGGTGTAATGACTTCAAACTTGTATGCTGGTATAATGGATAACTGGAAACAGAAACCAGAAGAAGACAAGCCATTTAGAGAAAAGACTCTTGAACAGAAGAGAGATGTTTTGAGAAAGATGGCTATGAATCCAGAAATAGAAGACATATTGGATATCATGGCTAATGAATGTATAGTTTATGATGATAATGATGTATATATTGGAGAACCTTATATTGAACCAAGTGTACTGCAACAGTTGAATGAGAATCATATAGAAGAGATAAAGAATTGTGTAGATACTAGTTTCTATAAGATATATATGCTTCTTGATTGGAAAAACAAAGCTTGGGACCAATTCAAAAGATGGTTGATAGATGGAGTAATAGCTTATGAAATTGTATATGACAACATTGAGAACCCACATACAATCATTGGTATTATCCCTATAGATCCAGCTACTATTACTCGTGTTATTGATAATGGTATACAATATTGGGTACAGTTTAAAGATGTGATTGGGCAAGAACGTATAATGCTTGATTCCCAAGTAATATATATCAAATATGAAGATAGTGGAGTAATAGACAGACAATCATATCTTGAACGTCTGATTCGCCCATTCAACATATATAGAATCATAGAACAAGCACAACTTATCTGGACTGTAACTCAAGCAAGCTTCAAGACAATGTTCACCATACCTGTAGCTGGAATGAACAGAGCAAAAGGTATGCAGACTCTGAATTCTGCTATGGCCAGATATAAAGAAGATATAGACTTCAATACAGAAACTGGTGAACTTAAAGTAAATGGTAGAACTAATCTTCCATTTAATAAAGAATATTGGATGCCAGAAAATGAGAATGGTAAACCAGAGATAGAGACACTTGTTGACCAAGGTCCAAGCCTTAATGATAGTGAACAACTTAAGTACTATCTTTCTAAACTATATAAGATGTCTAAAATACCAGAAAGCAGATTTGATAAAGAAAATGCTGCTGCTTGGTTTGGAACTGATCCAACTCAAACCCTTCGGGATGAAATAAATTTTGGTAGATTTGTTGATAGGCTTAGAAATGTATTTTCAATGGTAATCATCAAACCTATTCAGATTCAAGTTGCTCTTTCAATTCCAGAAATGAAGAATGACAAGAGAGTATTGGATGCTATCATATTCAGATATAATTCATATAATCAATTTACTGAGATGATGGATCTTGAAGTTACCAACAAACGTCTTGAAACAATTGGTATGCTTAAAGATACATTTACTACAACTGATGCTGAAGGAAATGAAGACAGCTATTTCTCTATGAGATTCTTACTTGAAAGATATCTGAAGATGTCTGATGCTGATTTTGAATATAACCAAAAATGCAAATGGTTAGAGAAACAAGAAAAGGGTGATGCTGAATCAGAAGAAGAGGAAAATAGTGAAGAAGAAATGTCAGGAATGGATTCTGGTTCTGAAGATGCAGGAATGGAAAATGATGGATCTGAAGATGCTGGAGGAGATTCAGAAATGATGGGTGATGTACAACCTGACAATTCAGCTGAAGGTGGATCAGGAGAAATGTAAAATAAAATAGAATAAAAAATGAAATCACTATTAGAATATATTACAGAAGATATCCCTAAAAGAGATAAAGATATCAATAAAGAAGATATGCCTAAAATAGATGAAGATACCCCTAAAAGAGATATTATTAATAATGAAAATGAAGTGAATGAAAATAAAGTAAATGATTTTAAACGTGCAGTGTCATCTATAGGTTTTAGAAAAATAAAAGTTTATATATTTTAAAAAATGAAATCATTAGTAGAATTTATTACAGAAGCAATATCTAAGTCAGATATTACAGGAAATGCAAAAGAGGTGAATGACTTGACACCAATATTTACAAATATTGGTTTGAAGAAGACAAGAATCACAAAATGGAACAGATCTGTAAAGAAGGTACTTGGTACTAACAAGTCTTTATATGTAATTTCAACAACAGGTGCTAAAAAATCTAACTTGGAAGCTTTATCCAAGATTATAGATAATGGCCAGATAAGAAGAACAGCAGTTCGCAATACAAAAAATTTGTTTGAAATAACTCCTATAGATTATGCATCATCAAATGATGAATTCCATAAAATATTCAATAAAGAAAATTGGTCTAATAAAGATTCAAAAGAAATTATTGACATGTTCAAAATCCACATGAAAGCTGAAATAGCAAAGAATGAATACATTAAGAAAGTTGGAATAACAGATGATGTTGCAAATCAAGTAAAGAATATATGTGACAAATTTGAAAAAGAATTCAATAGTGCAATTTATGGAGGAGATTCTTGGTTCATCTATGATAATGAAGGTGACATGGTAACTCTTTTCCCATCATTATTTGTTGTTGGTAAGAATGTTGTTAAAGCAGTATGTCTTGGTTGTGACAAAATCTATGGAGAAGACAGATATAAGAAGAAAATGGATAAAGGTAAGTTTACTATCATATTCTCTAAAGATGATATAGATAATTTATCAGATGAAGCTAAGTAATTGTGAAATAAGACCAGGAGTTGTAGTTACAGCTGATGATCCAAAGAAAATGGGTCGTATAAAAGCTGTAGTTCCTGGTTGGTTCAATAATGCCTCTATGCATGAAGAAGATATGTTTTGGATTGCTCCATTTACTAGTGGATCAGGATATCAACGTGTCTCTAAATGCATAGAGGGACAAAAAGTATGGGTATTGCATGATTCTACAAATGAATATGAATATTATTATGTCGCAATGTGGGAAACAAACATCAATACTACTGCTGCTCAACAGGATTTTGATTATGATGTATTAGTGTCAAGATCTGGTAAGAGTGTTGGTGCTCAGATGTTCTATACTGGTAATCAAGGATTTGTAACAAGAATAGGAGAACATGCTCAAACACAGATAAATCAAGCTGGAGATATAGAAAACAAATCTAATGGTACTGAAATATCTATAAGAGGATCAAAAGCATTTGTTGGGTTGACAGAAAAATGTGAAGATCCAATAGTTAGAGGAAATAAATTATATAAGTTATTATCTGATTTGAAGGCTGGATTAGATGAATTGAATAATGCGGCTAATGGAAATCCTTATACAGTAAATTTGTGTCCAGCAATACTTAAATGTTCTAAAGCTATATCAGATACCATAGATGAAATGAATTCAAAAACATCATTTGTAAGTGAATAATATATGGGAGCAATACCAGGACAAATGCAAGCAAAATGCATTGATTATGGACAGAATTTCTTAACAGGACAAGCAACTTCAGTTATTGCTGCTACTGGTATTGATATAGAAGCTGGCAATTTGAAACAGTTGGCAGATGCTGTACAAGACAGGACTATGTCTATGGTTTCTGATTTGAAGAATACTGCTACTAAAGAAGTAACCAAGGTTGGAAGTCAAATAGGTGGCATGGCTGGTAGCTTAGTTGGTGCTGGATTATCTGCTATGCAAGGAGCTTTTCAAACAGCAGATGTTGCTAAGCAAGCAGTTGGAGAACTTACAACGTATGGGGTTCAACTTACTGCTAAAATTGGTACTAATATAGCAAGTATGATTGCTGCATTTCCTGCACAAGTTACTAAGAAAGCTACTGCTATAGCTGCAGAACAATGTAAAGAAGAACTTCAACAACGATTGAAAGAAATGATGGGTACCCCAGCAGAAGAGCATGCCAAAAAGGAAGCGGAAAAAGAAAAAGAAAACAAAGCAAAGAAAGCAATAGCTTGGTGTAAGAAAGCCGTAAAAGATGCCAATGAATTCAAAGATAAGACACTGACATCTATTCAGAAAGATTGTGAAGATATATCTACTTTGATGATACAAGGTCCAGGTTGGGTAAACAATCAAATAGATGGTGCTATTGATAGTGCCAAAACATATATGTCTGATTATGCTGATGACAAAATGAAAGATATTAAGAATCATTACGATAAAGCTGTAGATAATTCTGCTTATGCTGCAGCTACGACAATGAAGAAAAAACTTATCGATCCAACATTAGAAAAAGCTAAGAATCAATTTGATAACCTTGGAACATCAACAAATAAGACAAAGCAAAAAGCTAAGACAGCTGTTCAAAAACAGTTGTTCAAGCTTGCAGGAAAATTAGGAATATCACCAAATGGCTAAAGAATTTGAATTTGATCCAGTAAAGAGAGATAAAGGAGGAAAAGAGGCAGAAGCAGTAATCTGGAGTTGCTCAGTACTTGAAAAGGCTGTAGATGCTATGAAAAAGGGTTTGCCATTGAAAGCAAACCCTTTTATTGGTAAGAATACTAAGTTATTGAAACCAGATTTAGTCTTCAAGCGTACACAAGAAGAGATAGAAGACTATATGCATTGTATGGAAGATCCATTGTACTTTGCTACTAAATGCTATCTTATGACTCCAACTGGTTTGCAACCAGTAATACTTCGTGACTACCAGGAAGATTATATGAGGCATCTTCAGAAAAACAGATTCAGTTTGTTCTTGAGTTGCAGACAAAGTGGTAAAACATTTTTAGAAAATACAAAGGTGAAATTTTTGTTTACTAATTCATTCATAAACAATTATAGCATTCAGTTTGGTAAACAAAAATTTACATATCTATTTAAGAATTTCAAATATGTAAAAAGTGGATCTGATTATTTGTTTGAATTGCCTTTTTATGAGTTTCAAAACTTGTTTGATGATACTATTTACTGGAAACTGAAATACAATCTATATAAGAAAAAGAAATATCATGCAGTAGAAGTTGTCGACTGGTTAGAATACAATTTTGTATTCCACAAGAAACTTCTTGACAATTACAAAACAACTAAAGAAATAGATATTTCTAATTATGGAATAAAAGTATTGACAGATGTTGGATATCAACCAATATCATACATTTACAATACTAAACCATTTGCAATATATAAAGTAATCCTTGAAAATGGATATTCTATAGAATGTGCAGACAAACACATGTTGTTCGATGAAAACTTTAATATAATATATGCTGATGAACTTGTTGAAAATCTATCTAGGATAATGACAGATAAAGGACCATCTGTGGTAAAGTCTGTTTCAATATCTAAAGTAAAAGTATCTATGTGTGATGTTTCTGTAGATCATCCTTATCACAGATATTATACTAATGGAATATTAAGTCACAATTCAACAACCACAGCTATATTCTGTCTTTGGTCAGTATTGTTCAGAAATGATAGAAATGCGTTGATACTTTCTAAATCTGGTCCGGCAGGACAAGATTTGATAAAGAAGATAAAAGATATGTACTTGTATCTTCCTTATCATTTGAAGCTTGGTACTTTGAAGTGGAATCAATCAGAAATAGCTTTTGACAACAACTCTACAATATCTACTGAAGCTTTCTCTCCTACTGCTGGTCTTGGTAAGACAATAAACTTCTTGATACTTGATGAGTTTGCTTGGTGTCCACCTAATGATGTAGAATTATTCTACAACAATATTCTTCCTACTGTTACTGCAGATACAAGCTCTAATATATGTATCATGTCAACACAGAACGGATTCAATTTGTTCTATAAGCTATGGCATGCTGCTGAAACAGGAAAGTCTATGTATGCTCCATTTAAAGTAGATTGGTGGCAAGTTCCTCAATGGGATCCAGAAAATCATATTTGGAAGAAGAGAGATAATGCTTGGAAAGTTATGATGGTTGGTGTCTTAGGTTCTGAAGAAGCTTTCTACTACCAGTACGGTACTCAATTCTCTGCATCAGATAAGTGTCTTGTATCAAGAGAATGCTTGGGTAAGATAAGAGATTTGACTTATTTATTTATGACACCTACAGATGACAGTTGGTATTTCAGCTTACATAAGACAGAACTTAAGTTCAAAAAAGATTATGACTTGCACATGCTAAAGCATGGATGGTTCATCATATTGGTTGACTTAGCAGAAGGTGGTGGTAATGACTTTACAACGTTCAACATAATAGAAGTAATAGGAAAAGACAAGTTTGAACAAGTAGGATATTGGCATTGTAACACCATAGATTTGGAACAAGCTAGCTTAGAGTTTTGGGTATTGTATGGACAGCTATTCAATCCTAATAAGACTATAGTGTCAGTAGAATGGAATACCTATGGGGCTTTATTCTACAACTATCTTAAGAATTTGAATGAACCTGAATATATGCCGGAAGCAAGTTGGAGATGGCAAGTAAACCCATTAGGAGAATTTGACTTGGCCAACTTAGTAAGATATAAGAAAGGCAGTCAAGAAGACAATATTGCTAATTTGAATGGATTCAAAAACAGCAAGACAATTCCTGGCATAAGATTAAGTCATGCTACTAAGATATCTGCATGTGCATTGCTTAAGATGATGTTAGAGAAGTTTGATGTCATAATAACAGATTTGCTTACTGTTTCAGAGCTTGAGAATTTTGAAGATAAGAATGGAAATGGTAGCTATGCTGCGGCATACGGGCATGATGATTTGATAATGACTTTTGTACAACTTCCACTTCTTAAGAACACTACAAAATATAAAGATTTCATAGAAGAATGGGAGATAGAAATGAAAGCTACAGGTCAATGGGAACAAATAGAAAAAGAAGAGTCAGAAATGAAGAAACTAGATATGCTTAAGAAGATAGCAGATATGATGTCTAATGTATTGCAGAAAAGAAAAGAAGAGAAACAGATAACAGTATCATTGGAAAACAGAAATCTACCTACTGCTACTGCTTTAAATTCTTCTGATATATATAGAGAAGCACAAAGCAATGCAAGTAACAGTATACCTAACATGTATACAATGTACAATACGAGTATGCAACAAGGATTGCCATCTATGAATGACTTCTATGGTTCACCTAATGGATATGGGAATGAACCAAGCATATATGATATGCCTGGACAATACAACCAAGATCCATTGAGAGCTAGATTCAGGCAATTTAACTAATCAAAACATTCACCAGGATGGCGGATAATTCAATCACCTGATAAATTATACTTATTAGCAATTATCCGCTCCCTGGCCATCCCAGCCGCCATCCTGGTGATTGCTTTGCTTATTCATTACATCTAATATCTTATTGTATTCTTCATCTGTAACATTTATGATAATATCATCATTTGTTCCAAATTTTCCATCAGAACCAGGAAGTTTATGTTCATATTTTTCTGACCACACTTTTGTCAAACCAACAGAAGTGAAAACAGCTGCTACTGCTGTTATATAAGCAGCCATTGCTGTCAAATCTGTAGTTATGGTATGATTATACCAAGCTTCTATAGTAAGAGAGAATATTGGTACAGCAAGTAGTAAAGTACCAATGAATGTAACAACAACTAAAAAGAAACTTTTGCTGCTATATCCTGAATTTTGCTGAACAAGCTTACTGAAGAAATTTCCTTTTACTATTTTCTTTATATATACGGTCATTTTAGAAAAGTCCATAGTTTAAGTTAAAATATCTATCTGTATAAAAATCTTCAGAATATACAAAAAATGACAGAACTTAATGTCCTGTCAGCATCAACCAAAGGAGCAATTCTCCTTTGGCATTTTGGATCTTAAATGTCTAATATTACTTTGTTGCCCACAAAGGTATAGATCCAGTGCAGTTCATCAAACCAAGTTCTGCAGATACCTTCATGTTTCTCTTGATAGCATTTAGAATTTTCTTCATAGTTTTCATTTCTTTTAATTGATTAAATTGATCTTGACATGGTCATTGCTTTACCATACATAGCCATAGCTTCCTTGTATGAATTCCAAAATTTCTTAATTAACTTCTTCATAATTTTCATTTCTTTTAAGTTTTGTTTTTATAATTCATCCCATTTGATGGATAGCATATTGATAATGCAATTACCCTCAAATAGATTTCTCTTATTTTATTTAATATCTTCATGACTAATACATTATATATTTATCATTCAAATTAAATATAGATTTGGGTTTAAAAAACAGTTATAAAAATAAAGGAAATTTTTGAAAAAGTCATAATTAATTGATGTAGGTCAATTGTAATGATAAATTTATTTTTAATTTGATTGAAATCAAAAGCCTAAATTGTCTAGCAATTTTTAAATAGAATATAAAATACACTATGAGAAATTTTGTATCATTACGTTATGTTCATGACAATGCTCCATCTATATGGAAATATATGACAGAGCATAATTGCATATTGAAAAAGTTTGGATCTACTATATATGAAGGAGTATTAGATGAAGGAAAGTACTTGAAATATTTGTCAGATGATGATAGTCCTTCCATTACTGTGGAATGTTATGTGAATCCAGATTCTACAATACTGCTTACCGTAGATAATAATGATTATATAGATAGAGTGAAAAGTCTTTCTAACAAAGTAGAAGATATAATTGCAAATCCTAAACTATATTGTGAAGCTATAAATATGATAACAATGATTCCTATGGTTGAAGGAAATACTTGGAAAGATAAGATAAAGTATGTATTAGAAGAAGGAGAGGAAGAAGGTCAAGGTATGGATGATGCAGCTTCAGAAGAAACATCAGATACAGGAGATGATGGAAATACTGAAAATAATAGTCCTGCATTAGGTCAAGATGGAGCTAAAGATGATGCTAAAGCTAAGCAACGTTCTGAGATTAAATTTAAGATATTTACTGCACCAGATAAGCAAGTAACAGATTTGAAGGAAGGTGAGAAATATCTTAAGATAGAATATGTACATAGAGACAAGAAAGCTGGAATAGAAATAGATTTCTTAATAGGTAAAAAGAAAGAAAATGGAAATTGGCAACTTTATATTGGTAAACCAGGTTCAGCTAGCTATGATGATGACCCATATAAATCATTAGAGACAAAAGAATTGTCAAAAGCAATAAATAAAGCTGTTGATGAAGCTATGGACCTGATAGAAGAAGTTAAGAAAGATAAAGATAAATGGGTACAATTTTATACATATAAATAAATACAAACAAAGAGCATTCTTAAGAATGCTCTTTTCTTTTTAGAGCTCCCAGTCCGATTCGAACGAACGACCTGCTCATTACAAGTGAGCTGCACTACCGCTGTGCTATAGGAGCATAAAATATAAAATCAAATATGGCATCAGATGTGCAAACTATCATGACCATATTCTCGTAATACATTGAGCTATCAGGAGTACCCGTAGATTGCACTGACACCTCTAACAACCACCTAGTTAAATGCTAGGTCCTCTCTATTACTTGTGGACCGTGTCGGATTCGAACCGCAATGATTGCGTGCAAAGCAATAGTGTTAGCCAGTTACACTACACAGCCCATTTCTAGTACTTATTCATTGTACTAAAATATATATTCTGTAGCTAATTATATGCAGAATAATATTTTATATATGTACAATGAAATAAGGTTGGCAGGTACTAGAACCTTCAAGTGATTAGCTTGACCATATCCATTTGAGTAGCCTAAATTAAGCCGCCTCTAAATAATCGTTGCCGTTTGCGGACCGAGCCAGATTCGAACTGACGACCTTCTTGTTAACAGCAAGTTGCTCTACCAACTGAGCTATCGATCCTTAAGTTTAGAATTTTGTTGCAGAGGCGGGATTCGAACCACTTTGTGCGATCTCTAGGTTATGAGCCTAGCGAGATGACCAACTTCTCCACTCTGCGATATATAGTTAACTATTTAATAATAGTTATGAATTTTCGAGGCCGAGGCATGTCCTTAAGTACCATCGTATGGGACATTTTATCAGTTTCTCCTAATCTTCAACGTGCTATATTATGAGGTAGCGCTACTTCTCTTTTCAACGTTCCATGAACTAGAATACTCCCTGGTACGGACTCGATGTTTAATTGTACTCCAGGAGGGACTTGAACCCCCGACCACTTGGGTATAAGCCGAGCACTCTAACCAACTGAGTTACTGGAGTATTTATTTATATTAAATATAGAACAACTATATCCAAAATTTCAAAGAATCTTGTAGGTGATATAGGACTTGAACCTATGACTAACCACCTAAATTGTTGGACCACGGAGGTTCGAACTCCGAATGACAGAACCAAAATCTGTAGTGTTTCCAATTACACCATAGTCCAATTTATTTGCGGAGCATAAGGGACTCGAACCCTTAGTTTTACTAGAGTGACAGTCTAGTTCCCTTACCAACAGGGCTTAATACTCCAAATACTGATTAAAGTCTCAGTTAGCTGCACATCAATCTCCTATGTGGCTTTCGCAATAACTTTAGTTGCAAGCAACGTAAAGCGTTGATTATATCTAAATTGCTCACACATCACTTTGTCATGATTATCATTTGCTCTTTTGACCCAGTGGGCAGGGTTGGATTCGAACCAACGAAAGGAAGACCTACTTGATTTACAGTCAAGCCATTTTAACCACTTATCTACCTACCCAATAAATATATTAATTAAATTTCTTTCTACCTTTAATATATCCTTTATTTATAAAATCATCATATAATTCTACTTTAATCATTCTATTCTCTTTATCATTATGGACATATACATATTTTTGATTTTTTAAATCTAATTTAGGATTATATCCATCATATAATTTTATAAAATCATTTCCATATTTATTTATAACATAGTCAAGATATTTATTCATTTCATTTTTATATAAAACTTTTACATCAGGATTTTGCATTTCTTTACATTTCCATTGCTCAGTAGAATATCCTTTAATTTCAATAATACCTTCATTTGTTATAAAATCTGGATAATATGTATGTTCTTTACCTTTCCAAATATATTTTCTTTTTTCTTTACATCTTTCTATATATAAATCATGATCTTTATAATAAACTAGAAAAGCTAATTCCCATGAACTATCACAATGTATTCCTTTATACCAACCTTGTTTACCTCTTCCAGATCCTTCTCTATATCCACCTAAATTATCTTTATACCATTTTAATCTACATTTTTGAGAACAATATGTTAAACCTTTTACATCTTTTATATCATCAAATTTAAATTGTTTTCCACATACTTTACAAAAATATATTTTATATCTTCCTGTTTTATTTAGCTTTGCATTTTCTTTTTGTCTTTGTGTGGCAATTTGAAACTTTATTGAATTTTTTATACCATTAGAAATATTTGATTTTATTTCATCACTTAAAATATGAGAATTTCTACATGAATTACAACAATAATGGGAATAATTATCTCTATCAAAATCTCTTTGGGTAATATGTATAATATATTCTTTATTACATTTTTTACACCTACATTTTATATCCTTTTTAAAATATTTATATGTATAATCAGGATCACCTTCAGCAATTTTATTTTCTATTATTAATTTTCTTTTTAATGCTGCTTTTTTACTAGATAAATGGTAATCCCTATTTATAAAATTAGGTTTACTCTTACAATGTCCAATATGAGCAGCTAAAGATAGTTTCTTTTCAAATTCTTTACCACAATATTTACATATTTCCATGGTTATTTTCGTAGCCGCAATGAGAATCGAACTCATGTAATGTCATCGAAAGTGACATGTACTAACCACTATACGATACGGCCATTTATATTTTTTATATATTAATCAATTAATAATAATCAGTTCGAATTTAATTTAGTTACTAATTAAATATTAACATTAGGCCACTTGTCGAACGCGCCATTCAAATTATTATTTTTGACGTAATTGCTTAATCTTATTATTAATTCTTTCTAATGTTACACTAGATTCCTCATTAAATTGATCAGTATCAATAACTGCATCTATTACCATAAGCAATTGCATGAATCTCATATCTGGGAATTCATAAATCAACTGACTTATAATATTTGATATTTTAATATTTGCCATTAATCTTGTCATCATAATAATTTTATTTTAATGTTTTATAACTTACATATATAATATAGATTTGATTTATCAGTATTTCAAAGATCTTTCAAAAAATTTTCATTTTTTATTTATCAACTTTTTTAAATCAACAAAGAGCAACACATTTCTGCATTGCTCTTGTCTTGATTGTATTGTTGAATGTTTAAACAGTGGAGGCATTGTTTAAATTATACACATGCAAGACTTGAGCAATCCATTATAAATGGCTTGTTCCTGTTCATTATCTTGATATGTATAATTATATGTTCTCATTTGTTTAATGTTTCTTTGTAATTAATTATAATATATAAATAGATAAATGGTCTATAAATTTTAGTTAAAAGATGTTAAAATTACTTCTTTACATTCTCTAATGAATCATTAGAGAACACATATAAGAAGTTTGAACCTTTACTTAAATAAAAATAAAATAAAACAATACTTATTGTACTTTATAAAAAATATTTAGATTTTCATTATATCTATATAAAGTCCAATCATCTCCTAATAAAGATAATATTTTGTTTTGTCTATTTATATCTTTTTGTTTTAAGATATTTGTACCACTAATATAATGTTTACGTTCATCATATTCAAAAATTATTTTATTTATTTTATCATATCCATCAACCCAATAATTACCTATTCTAACTTCTCCACCATTTAAAGCATGTTGTAATTTCCAATTATTTTCTTTATTTAATTTATCTATATATTTACAAGCTTTAACAGAAAAATTTGCTTGTATTTTACCAAATTTATTGGATATCAAATCTAATGCCTTAGATCTTATTTTTTCTTTTGTTTTTTCAGAATGATGCTTACCTGCAAAAGATCCTTTTAATTCACCTAATTCATATTTTTTCTTAAAGTTTCATTAGCTTTATTATGAATTAAATTAATTTCTTCTTTTGATTTATTTTCCCATCCTTGCATGCAACCTTTCTTTGGATGGTAATAATCACGATTATGTTCTTTTCTGAATATATTTGCATGTATCTCACAATGACCAAAATGTGCATTTAATGATTGTGGATTATTAAAATGCCTACCACATTCACAAATGTAATCAATTCCATTCCAATATTTAGATTTATGTATCATAGGTTTAAATAATAGTACTCTAGATGGGACTCGAACCCATACGATTATTACTAATCATTGCATTTTAAGTGCAAAGCGTATACCAATTTCGCCACTAGAGCATTTAGGAATTACAAAAGGTGTCGCTACCGGTGTCTGCACCTAAAACTTCATTCCTGTCCATACATATAGTTATCCAGATAGTATATTATGGTGGTTTCATCTAACTTACTGACTTCTTTAGAAGTTCTGAAGCGATCTGCTCAAGCAGATCCATAACTCATTTACTAATCGTACTTTATTCTCTTTAGGATAACATAGAGAGCCATTAGATTTCTATTGCTAATGTTAGACTTTTGTAAACTACATTACTTCAACGATTGTGGGAATAGTGGGACTCGAACCCACACACATTACTGTACAAGTGCCTAAAACTTGCGCGTATGCCAATTTCGCCATATTCCCTGGTGCCTTTTCTTTTGGTGTTTAACACCTTACTCTAGAGAAAAGATGCATAAAAGACTAAGTTCGGACCGTTTAAGCTGTGGCGTAAGATGGACTCAAACCAACGACCTCATCAGCATGAATGATGCGCTCTAATCAACTGAGCTATTACGCCATTGTGGGCATACCCTATTTTATAGAATTACTTCCCACATAATTCAACCATCTTAAGCAGGTGTACGAATTTCATGACAATTCGCTTGGGCGATATATTCTCTTATAATCAGAATGTTTTACGATGCTTTAAACTACAAGGGTCTATAAACCCGAGACTGCATAGTGAACTTAAATAATCAATCAATTCAACAGGCGTTACCAAACCTTATACCTGTCATCTTAATTTTATTGATATTTAAAATACAAATGTAGGGAGGCGGTCATAGGTTTGGCTTCCTTCATCCGCGCTTTGTATATGTTTCATGCAATTATTTACGCGTATTATTGCACTACTCTTCTCAGCTACATTGTTTTTATCCAATCACCAGTATATTCTGATCACGTTTGGGGTCCCTTAGAGAATCGAACTCTAATAAGGAGAACCACAATCTCCTGTCCTACCATTGAACGAAAGAACCCATATATTAGCAATATTTATGCTACATTATTAAGATAGAAATTATCTTCTAAAGTTTCATCGTAAATGTCATCATATTCTTGAATTCCTTCATTGATGAGTTTCTTGTTGTTGATACGTTGCAACTTGATTTTTCGCTTAGCATCCATTTTGGCTGATATACGAGTACAATATCCAGAACCATTCTTCAAAAACCTAGCCCATGGATCGCATTTCTTCATTTCTTTCCATGAAGTTGGTTTTCTCAAATTAGGAATCATTATTGTACGTCTGATTTTCTTACCATTACCATCACTTATCTTGAATGAATATTCTATATCACCATCTTTAAAAAGACTATCAAACATAAATTTCTTACAGCGAGAATTCCATTTTGATTCAGTCTTCTTTCTTCTCCAAGCTCTATTTCTAATGTTACCCATATATTAACAACATTTAAAATTAAACACTTGCACACCGGACTGGAATCGAACCAATACCTGCAGTTTTGGAGACTGCTAGCCTAACCATTAACCGACCGGTGCGTATAGTCTAGGTGACAGGACTCGAACCTGCATCCACTTTATCAGTATCCACTTGATCCCAAATCAAGGCTCTGACCAATTAGAGTACACCTAGATATAGAGCATCAGACGAGATTCGAACTCGCGAAAGCCTTCTGGTTGGAAGCCAGATGTGCACCACCAACTACACCACTGATGCATATATAAATTGAGCAGATGATGAGAATCGAACTCACAACTTCTTCTTTGGCAAAGAAGCACTCTAACCATTGAGCTACATCTGCTTATACTATAACCGGGTTGACTTTACAATCGGATCTTATTCTCTCGGCATTGCTAGTTCTCCGGTTTATTATGTGGTTCAACAAAGATTCGAACTTTGGACCCTCTGCTTGTAAAGCAGATGCTCTAAACCAACTGAGCTATTGAACCAAAATACAAGAACGAGAGTTTCTATAGTCCTTTTAGCCATCGGTATCTATAGACAACATAGAAAACTTATACCAGATATATTTACTGCAGCATATATCCACTTAATATTTCTATTTGAGGAGAGCAACATTATATCGCGAATATGGTGTCCACTCGACGTATCAATCTCTTTCAATGAACTTCAATGTCATTATTGGTTCTTGTATGTAATTTTATTATGTAATGACTGCCATATTGGATTCGAACCAATGTTGTAGGTTTTGCGGACCTACACCTAACCACTCGGACAATGGCAGTTATATATACATTTTGCGGAAGCAGAAGGATTCGAACCTTCGGAACCTTTCGGTTCGGCACGTTAGCAGTGTGCTGGTTTAAACCACTCACCCATACTTCCATACAAGGGATTTTGTATTTCAATTGCTGTTCCCTTCTTCAATTGATTAGCTACTTCAATGATATGATTCAACAATAACAACCTGTTACCAAACAAATTAGGACGATTTGTTTAAATAACTTTGTTAGCCATCATTAATTATCTCTCGAACTTTTTCCGGTGCCCATGCAAAGTGATCTATGTAATTTTTTGGTCTAGTCCAATTAAATTCAACCTTCTTACACACGACCAACAGAGGTATTCACATAAATCTGTTGATTATCCAGATGTTAATGATGTTGAGCTTCTCATTCTTTATTCATTCTCAGCAGAGATCTCTTGACTACCATGGTGTTCCATACGGGACTCGAACCCGTGACCCTCCGATTAAAAGTCGGATGCTCTCTAGCCTTCCGGAACCAACTGAGCTAATGGAACTTAAATAAATATTTCAAAGAACTTAATTAGTGGTTCTGACGAGACTCCAACTCGTGACCCGGAATTTAGAAGATTCCTGCTCTAATGCAACTGAGCTACAGAACCAATTAATTTTGTGGGTAAAGATGGATTCGAACCAACAACACCTAGATCTTCAATCTAGTGCTCTACCATTGGAGCTATTTACCCAATCAATAAACAAATTACGGATCTCTAGAAAATCCTGTTAGCATAGATTGCTTTATATCCTTAAGCTATTGGTCTGGCATCCAACTCAGAAGTATTAAGTTCTGGATCTTATTCCATGTATTGTAATTTGTTCATATCAATATTTGATTGACATATATAATATAGAACTTATATAGGATATTTCAAACTTTTATATACAAAAATGAGAAAAAATTCCTAATTGTTTACGGAACTTCTTCTCAATCAGTATTCATTATCTAATAAAATAAGAATTGTTCCGTTCACTAATTCGTGATCAGATACAATTCCTCTATCACGAACTTTACTATGAATGTCTAAACCCACAAGGCATACTGCCACACCAAGATAAGAAGCAACCAAAAGATTGTTTCACTGATGAGACGCTATGTAATTTGAGTGACTTCATTTAAAGTTCAATTTTAATTTTCTTATATTAAAATAAATACAAAAACGTTTATTGGACATATTTTAAATGTTAAATAATATTAATAAAATGTATTGTCAATTTTTAAATATCAGAAAAACAAATATTGTCTACTTTAATGATAAAGCCATTGATCAGAGTCATTCCTACATATAGTGGAAATGTCAAAATAGTTTGTACAACATCAGATTATATCAAATCAACAGATAAAGAATATGATGTATATGATTGCTTTGTAAGAGGCGCCGTGTTGTCTCCATTGTCTCATACAATATATGATAAGAAAATAGAAGCTAATCTTCTGTCTTCAAACTACTCTTATGATCTGAAAGAATACTATAAATATTACAACAATGTTTTCTTCAGTAATGGAATGTCTTTTGATGAAAGTAATGTTCAGGTTTTTGACAAGTTAAATCCAATTTATGATAGAAACATAGATTTGGAAATGGGTTGCAGTAGAGTATTGAATGTAAAGAATAACCATAAATTTGAATTTTTTGCTCCTATATATGTAGATGATCCAAATGACTTACCTGATGCATTCATTATAAATATGATATTCACCAACAAAGACAGAAAACTGTATAAGAGAATGAAAGTCAATATAATGGATCACCAAAAAGATAAGAGAAACTATCTGTTTCATTATCTTGACTCTTATAAATCTTGTATTGATTCTAAAGTAGCAAATATTTCTGTTGGAAATAAAAATGCAACATATAGTGGAATAGATTTGAATCATGGTGGTATAGCTACAGCGATATCTAATGAAATAGGTAACATGCTATCATCTATGTCAACTATAAATCTTTTTGACCTTTCTTTAGGATTGCAATTCAAAAGAAAGAATATTGCAATGAAGCAGGTATTGCCATTATGCTTCAGTATTGATTTAGATAAAGTACTTGACCAATCAGAAAAAACATTATATAAAGGAGCCCAAGTTGAAGTATCTGGTTATTACATATCAAATGGAAACAGAATATCTTGGTATGATTGGAGTTGTGACTATGATACACTAAATCAGAGCATTCTTAGAATGGATAAGAATACAGGATTGATGAACTACATACCTGGAAATGTTCCTAACATAATGGATAACAAATATCCTAGCTTACATGAAGCAAGAATGCAAAAATATTCTTTGTCTAATAAGATAAGCAAAATGTATTCTAGATGGAAGTTACAAGCATCATCAGATGAAAATCCATATATCATAAATCTTGCTTTTGCATTTTCTGACAACCAATATTCTAATCTCTTATATAAGGAATTCCCAACACTATCATATACTATTTCAGGAATATGTGAAACAATATCATCAGGTAAATCATCTGTAGCAGAAGATTATTCTCTAATATTTCCTTTAGGAAAAGATATTGCTAAATATAATGACAGATATCCAAACATAACAACTAATTATGAAAACATAATGAATAAGTATGGATATAATTGGTTTAGCTTATGTAAGATATCAGAAAATGACAATTCTTGGGTAGATAATGCATCTTGGGGTACTGTATCAAATGATGAATGCTACTATAATGGCATTTTACATAACCTTACTAACATATATAATACACTTACTAAAGATAATGAAAAAATAGATAAGTTTGGAGTATTTGTAAATCCAAGATTCTCAGTAAAGACTTCGGTGGCTAATGATGTAATGAAACATGCTAATTATACTATATCTACTAGCATGGCTAACCAATTTGAAACAAATTGTAAGTATAATACTACAATCATGTCTTCAATGCTATATAGTGATGCTATTACTAAAGCCGCTTGTGAAGCATTTACTTCTACAAATCCTGCAGATAGTGAAAAAAATGCAGTGATGTCATTGAATGATACATTTGTAAAGATAGATCCTACTAATTCATATTCATATTCAAAATGGTATGTCAATATCAATGATTATGGATTCACAATGGATGACATAAATACTTGGTATAATTATGATGATACTGTAATAGAGTTAGAAAACATCTTTTCTTATGAATTAAGCTATACATATTTCTCATATAGTCATGAAGTACAGAATACAACATTCAATGATGCATTCAACTTGTTCAAGAGTGAAAGCATATATAAATTAACAACTTCTGATTCTGTAGAAGATATTATCAATACATATAAGGCTAATTCTTATGAAATGTTGCCTATACATACATTAAAAATGATGGTAGATGACACTTCATCATATTTGTCTTACATTAAGATTGGTGGCCCACTCAGCTATGTTTCTTACAAATATGGTATAAAAGTACACAATGGAAGTTCACCTATAGATCCATATAACGATAGTTTTGTAAATGCAAAAAATTATCAATCTTATGTTTTTGTTCCAGGATATGATACATCATCTTATGATTTGATAACTGACCCAGATAAGAAATTCTTATCATATACATTGGAGAACTACATTACTGGAAGTACTTCTACTTATTCTATAGAAAAAGAAAATCCTTACAGTTACTACTGGTATCAGTATACAGATTTTGATATCTGGCAAGATCCAATGGTAAGACAGATTTGCATATCTTCTAAGAGTGATAAGAAAATAAGGTACCAAGTTGGTTTCACATATTATATTCCTAAAGAAAATGTAGAATCCCATAGAAGAGAAGGTTTCAGCTATTCATACATATTGTTGCAACCATCATCTCTAATAAATACTCAATATGGTTTCAATTTATATAGAAAAGGAGAATTCTTCAATGATAAATGGATTAAGATGTTGGATGCAACTGATACTGACCAGATAGCTTATTACTATCTTACTGGATTAAAGAGTAATGGTGGTACAGACAATTATGATTTAACATATTTTAATGTTGTTGGGAAACCTGCTTACAACTTTAGAATGGCATTGAAGAACATATATAAAGATACTAGCTACTATCTTACTAAACGTTTATCTTCTAAATCTAAATACACATTCATGCCAGTAGTATATGGGGATAATGAAATATGTGCAACAAATGTATTCATAAAGAAAGATCCTGAATTAGAATTTCATGGTGACAATATGAATGATGAAGATAAGGATAAAGATCTTGACGTAATATGGTGTGATGTGTACAATTTCAGAAGAGTACTATTGAAGAGTGGAATATCAGAAGATAAGGTACAAGAAAGATTAGATTATGTAAGAAAGATGAAAGCTAAGTTCTTAAATAAAGAACATCTTTATTGGTGGTATAATGAATTGTGTAAAGACTATAACTATGACTACCCAGTTGATATAATAGAAAATTGGTATGACTATTTGTATGTAAAGCAAAGAATAATGTCAAATGATAAAGATGGAAAGATACAGATAGTAGATGCATATACCAAATTGAAGGATATTCATGGTATGGAAGAACAGATAACTGTTTCTGATAAGAAAGTAGATAACCCTTATAGAATATTCAATTACTTCTATGACAGAATAGAATACAAAGGAAATGGAATATGGAAGTTCCGACATAGTGATGAAGATGATTTTGACGTTAATTCATACGAAATAGTATTTGATATAAATGTTACCAGACTTGATGATACTATCTATGATAAAGTAATGAAAATAGAAAAGGATGATAGTTCTGAATACAGAGATATATATCTTTATAGATTAGAAAAGTCTGATGAATGGGAAAGAAACATGTTGTCTTCAGAATATAAGATATCCTATGATGTTCAAACCAAGGTAGAAGAATATGATCCAGTAGGGCATGTACTTATACCATTATTCAATGATATATATGCCCAAGAAAAAGAAGATACAATAATATATGCACATTACTTGTTAAATGATTTGATGAAGACCAAAGTAAACAAAAAGGGAGATACTTGGTACATGTACAGATATAATACAAATAATGTAAATTGGATGATAGAGATAAATGAGCAAACTGTAAATAATTTGAAAAAATTCTATGAAGATCCAATAATATATTCTAATTATGATAGTGTGAATATTCAGTTAGATAATTTTGGTTATGATGATTTAGGATATGAAATAGATAATTTTGGTACAATAAAGAAAGATGGAACAAATTATGGTTTTTGGATAATAAATATAGATGCTGACAATACAACAAGTACATTCAATGTAATAGCTCAATATAACATATCAAATGTTCCTGATATTCCAATATATACTTATGACAATAAGATAAAGCTTATAAAATATATAAATGGTGTTGATATAAATATAAGAAAGGATTATGTATTTAAAGTATTCAAGCAAATGCTTCCATTCTTCAAAATACAACCATCAGTTATATTTGACAGATTGACCACTATAACTAAGCTATCGAATTTCAGATTCATAATGAGATATAAAGAATCTAAATGTACAGTAGATGACCCTAATGTAGAAGTATCAGAAACCGATGTAACTATAGATAAATCAAATACATATCTTCAATATAACAGATACTTTGGAAATATAGTACCATTGATAAATAAAGTAACTTCTGTATCTGACCAATGGTTATTGAAATTCAAAGATACTATAGAGAATACCAATAGAATGGTAGATACTGGAAATTACCCATCTATAGGTGATAGTGTCATATATAAGACTTCTTTACAGTTAGATATGAGAAATTCAACCCCAATATATGTACCATCAAAAAACAATACAATAAAAGATTACAACAACAGAAAGAAAGATAAGAATGGTAAAGAAATAAGAGTAAAACTATTAGAACAAAAACATTTTAATGATTCCGTAATTGTATATTGTGATGATGCATTAGAGTGGTCTACTAATAAATTATATTCTTATGATGAAGTTGTAAACAGGTCAACAAAAGGACAAGCTTATGCAATATTCTTAATGTTGAACAGGGGTACATTGGTTGATGATATGAATGAAGATCAAAAATTATTTTTATTCAACAGGTATGATTACAAAGTGACATCAACTCCAATGAAGTTGAATTCACTTAATTCTAACAAGCTATATAAAATTCATTACAAATTTGTTTTGAAATAAAATGCTTAATCCTGATTGAAAGTTTAGAATATCAAACAAATATCTATGTCAATAATCAATATAAACTCTTTTGAGTCACGAGTAAGCAATGCTAATTATTTAAGCAACTATACTGATCCTTATTTGAAACAGTCTTTGGCTAACCTTGGCCAAAGACTTTCAACTAAAGGGGATTCTATAAAGAATGACAGTTTCATCATTTCTGATTTGTTTCCTAATTATTTAGGAGATTTCAATCAGTCAAATATTGCCGCTGAATTTACTTGGACTAAGTCATCAAACAGCATAGTTGGTAAGATAGTTGAAGTAGATGCTGAGGAAACTAGTGACAAGTCAGGAACAAGAGTTCCTGTAGGATATGATGAGGCAAATTCAAATATAAATGGTAATGCTAATTCACAGTTTACTATAGAATCATCAAATAACATTCTTAAGAACATTACTAAAGATCAGTATGGTTCTGAGATTTATCTTAATGATTCAACTGGTATAAATGGTTCATCATATTGGCATAGAAATTCTGCTATCATTGCACGTACACATGATAAGAACATTGGTAAAGATGTTCTTATCTATAAAGTTGTAGGGCATCATGATTCTGGTAAGTATGGTCCTTATGATAATGAGTATATATGTGAAGAGATAACAGTAGATGGTGAATTCGTAGATGGATTCAGAGTATTTATGTCTAATGAATCTAATCTGATGTTACCAGAAGATGCTACTTTATCAAATGATCCTTCAACAGAAGTCAATCCTAACGAGTATGAAAAGTTAGTATTAATACGGCTTAAGAAGAATCCAAACTATTATATTACTAACACTAATAATGAGCATAAATGGTTGTTAGAAGCGTATAAGTGTAATTCCACAAAGATTGATTTAGGTGATTTTACAAGAGTAGACTCTGTAAATTATGACTATGAAGATGACTTGTGGAAGAAGATATCTGACACTTATGATGCAGATGGAAGCTTAACACCATTAGAATTGATTGATTCATTATGCAATCTGATGACAGAGAATACTTATGTATTCACTGATGATGGATCTCCTCTATTTACAAAGAAGTATACTTTACAGGTGGATGAAAATACTGAAACTAATGTTGGATGGTCAGTAGCAAGTTTTTCTCCTATATTAAATAATGAAATTTGTAATGCTGTAGGTGTAGGTGAATGGTATATGGATGATCAGGACGACCAAACCATGATAGAAGAAAAGCTTGAATATTTTGTAAATGATGCTTCACAGCTTTTTCCTATGGTACTTTCTGTATATGATGATATCATGTACAGAGATTCAACCAACATTAAGATAAAGAGACAGATAATTGCCCAGTTATTGTTGTCTGCTAAAGAAGAAGCAAGTACACAATATGGTGCAAAATCTGTAGAAGTTGAAGATTCTTATAGTATTATTATGCCATTGGATTTTGTAGTAAACTTTACTTACAACTCTAATGATTCTTCTATAATATATAATTCACTTTCTTCTTTACAAGTAAATTTCATACAACTTGGAACTGATAAGAAACCAGGTAAAGGAATATTCAAGTACTTACAGAAAATCTGTAATTATACTGATGCAGATAATGAACAAGTAATATTAGCTCATGGTACTGAGCAGAAGACTATATTATATGATTTCATAATCAGTTATGTAAATGACAATATCATATCTTCTATTGATTGGTATCAGTCATTTATAGTACCTTATATTGGTGTTGATGGATATTGGATCATAAATGGAGTAAAGACAGACCAGTATGCAAGAGCGATTAGTTCAAATGGTAGTGGAATAATAATAAAACAAGATACTGATCCAGAAAACTTCAATCCAAGCTCTTCTATCATATATGGTCCAGAAACAGTAAAGAACTGGGATAAGTCAAATTGGGAATTGAAAGAATTTGCTGCTAATTACATGGATGGCAATTCTAATGTTGGTGGAGATTCTGTTGTTTCTGTATATGCTTGGGTACCATCCAGTGAATGGTTGAATACAATATCTACTACTGATGATTATTCGTATATAAGCAATTCTCTTCTTTTATGTTCTTCTTATGTAGATACAATGGAGAAGAATTCAACAGAAAATAAGTATATATGCAAATATGATACTTATTCTGATACATGGAATACTTACTTAAATACTTATTCTTTTGAAGGGACCAACTATAGATTCTTTAAAAATGAAGATATACTTAACAACTCTTATATATACAGAATAGATAAGAAAGCAACTTCATTATCTTATCTTTTAGGTAAGGACACTCTTGTTACTTCTTTCTGGACTTGTTATGAATATGAAGAGAACGGAGTAAAGAAGCATGAAATGACTTATCTCAAGAGACCTGGCGGCATTGCCGCTTTAGATCTTTCTTATATGATGAGTTTGGAGAACATGATTGCTCATTATGCTAATGCTCAATATAGTCCTGATAATTATCAGCATAGATGGGTAGTATTTTCTAAAGTAAACAATGACTTAAAGAATAACAGTCATGATTCTTCTAATGCAGTATATCCAGTAATAAGAAATCATAATTCTGACTATTTTACTGCTATCACTGGTTCTTATTCTAGATCTTTAGGAAATTCTGTAGAAAAAGATGTAGAACAATATAAGAACAATCTAAATTTCTCCATAGAATTTACAGATAGCATACAAGGAAAGATTGAAGGAACTGAGAATACTTATGACAATAGACACTTTGATATAAATGATGAAGTTGTAGTTACTAGAACTCCAATATCTTACATCTCTATAGATAGTGTTGGCAATAAAGTAGTAAAAGTAGATTCAGAAGCAATATACAAGAGATATGGTACTATTCCAAAGTCAATACCTTATACAAAGTATCCTAAGGAATATATTCCTAACTCTATCTATAATGCCAATGATGATGTTTCCTCTACAGATAGTTATCAGTATCCAATATTTGACTTATCTGAAGTATTAGCAAAGAATCTCACTACTCTCAACAGATACAATGTCATGGGTATTGGTAGAGAGTTATTCAATGGTACAGATACTTCTACAATACTTTGGAATGCTTATTTTGGAGTTGCTTATGATACTGATGACAAATCAAGACTTAAGATAGGTAGTGGTAATGTCAATCCAAACCTTGGTACTACAACAATGGTACATAATCCATCCCAAGGTAAGCTTACACCAATGGATACATTTGATATTGATATGTCATATACTAATATCAATGGTGATGTAAATGTCAAAGGTCATTTGTTTACAAACAATGCATCTTGGGAAGCTCATTATGTAAATGGTGGAAATAAGCAATTATGTGCATACAGTACTATTGTGACACCTATAGGTAATCACAGATCAGCTAGGGTTAGTATGAGTGATTTTGATACTACTGGGGATAACAGTTTGTTCAAATCTTATTCAAATGAGAATATAAGTGCAGAAAATTACTTGTTCCATACTTTAACTGTAACAGGTGACGGAAAGAATAATAGATATAATACAAGATATTATCATGAATACCCTCATAATTATAATGTTTCTTATTTGAATCTTACTAAGTTATTGGAAGAAAATCATGTGATTACTGATTTTGGAAGCATATTCTTAGGAGATGCTTCTAGAATATCTAAACGTTATAAGAAAAATGATGATATTGAAAATGTAATTGATTTGATAAAATTACAAAATGGATCTCATGGTGTATTCTGTACTTTATATGATTTATTAGATAAGGGTGGATTTATATCAAGTGGTAAAGGTAGTGAAGGAAATCCAAATGAAGAATGGTACAACTGGTTGCTTGACAATTATGGAGATGAAAATGAATTAGGTAAACTTCAAAACTTGCTAAATGATTATAAAAAATATATAAAGATTAATCCTTATGGTAACAAGTATAAGTTGATTGGTAATGAAGAATGTGTACTTTGTGTGAAAAACAGAACATCTGCTAATGAACCAGTAGAAGAAAAATGGATGAAGATACCAGAAGCAGGTTGGTCAAAGAAGATAACTGATGAACCTTATGTATCTACAGAAGGATTGCCATTATATGAATCAGCTAACTATCTTGAACTAAGTTCATATTTATCAGATGCAGAAAACGGTATTGGAACAGATCTTTTTGTTGGAAACCCAATAGCAATTTCTTATGTTGATATTCCTGGATCTTATACTGGTACTTTTGATGTGGCTTCAGTAAAGAGAATATATACTTATGCTTATGTTGGTGATGGTAAGTGTGTTGATGATGGTGAATGTAAATATGGTGGAGAAAAAGATCCAAATTACAAATATGAGTTGAAATATGAGAATGGTAAATATATTTTACCAGATGATTTTGCTAACTACTCTTATAATGAAATATGGACATGTGATGGATGTGAGAAATGCTCACAATATTCATGTGATATGATAGAAACATGTACAAAATCTAAGGTACAAGGATCTTATTTATTGAGTTATGGTAGTTTTATTTGTACATACAATGAAGACCCTATAGCATATATGAATAAGAATACTCCAGTATATCGTAGACGTGTAGAAAGATATAATACAGATGAATCTGGTAATTCTTACAAATATGTTACATATTCATATTATCCATCTTATGAATCTATTCCAGTATCTGAAATATCTGTAAAAAATGAAAACACATTACTTGGTATTCTTACAATAGGTAAAGATCCTGATGGTACAAGATATGTTCTTGATAAAAACCAACATGTAGTAAAATATAACAATAATGATGATATATTAGCATCTTATGTATATGTAGGAAGAAACATATTATGTCCTACACAAGAAGAATATATACATGAATATTCACCTAAGTTGCCAAAAGGATACTCAATGTCATATTCTGTTGGATCTCAACAAGTAATCGTAAATCCAAATGATGGAAGTGAAACATATTTCATTGGTATAAAAGAAGCAAATACTTACTGGAAAGTACCTAACAGATATAATATAGAAGGTAAAGGAACATATAGCGGTTGGAAGATGATGACAGAATTACCTGTTGAATATGACAAATCAAGCAAGTTCTCATATTATAATGAAGTAATAGTAAAGCAAGAATATAGCTTATCTTACCGTTATATTAATGTAAGAGAATTGTTGTCTAACAATACAATACCTCAGTTCTATGATAATTATGAAAAAGATTATAATAAGTTTGCAAACATAAATATTCAACCAGATAAACCAATTCCATCAGAACCAAGTAAATCTTTAACAGATATATATCATAAAGAACAACCTGATGAAAATAAGAACAAACCATCTGGTAAGCTACGTGTAAGAGTTTGTATGCTTTGTAAAGATGCTAATGGAACATCTTACAATGAAACACAACATAAAGAAATGTTGAATAAAACATATAGATTGTATAATGTAGATTGGTCTAATACAACAGGTAAGACAGATAATGGCAATTATATAGGTTTAGAAGCTAAAGGATTAGAAAACATATATGTTATCTGTTATGATAAGATTTATGATAAAGTGTATAAGATAGTTGATAATGAATGGGTATACGATGAAAAAGCAACAACCGAAGGTAAAACGTATCAAACAGAATCTTGTCACCCAAAAATATCAGTTGATAAATATTCTGATTTATCAAAGTATACATTTACATTAACAAAAACTGATAGTAATTCTAATGTTTATAAGTTAGGATGGAATGTTACAGAAGATATGTTGAAGAATTTCAAAGATAATAATGTGGAAGGAAATATTGTCATATCTAATGAGGATCAACAAAAATTAACTATTAAATTGAAAGGTACATATATTCCTAAAGAATCTGAAAGATATACATTTACCACTTGGTCAACAACAGATGATGGTAATATTTCTGGAAAGGGAATTGAATTCAATTATAATTTTGATGATACTAATGAAAGATTCTATAATGTAACTTCATACTATGAAAAACTTGTCGATTGGCAAAATACATCTGGGCTTAAATATTGGGTAGGATGTACAGCATTGAAATATGATGATGAACACCCTGATGGACAACGTTCTACATATTTTGAATCTATACTTGAAAATATTTCTGACAATAATACTACAAAGAGATATAGAGTACATCAAACCACAGAAGCTAAGAAAGTTACTTCCGAAATAACAGAAACTTGGAGGATAACTCCTAATAAGCAACCAGATGGAAATAATAATTATAATGAAATAAAATTTGTAAGAAAATCAAAAGAAAGTTAGTTATACAGATGAACAACCAGAATAAGATAATTGTTGTAACTTATGACAATCAGAAGAAAGTAGATGTTTTGGCTACTTTGAACACTTTGAATGAAGAAATCAAGGTGGCCAAAACATTCAGTACTGATATCTTAAAAAAGGATCCAGATATAAAGGAATGGAAATACTATATGGATAATGATGATTTGTATTTAGCATTCAAAAACAATGCATTGTTATGTGTACATACTGATGATGACCAAATATCAGAAGGTATAACAAAAGAAGAAATGTCAAATTCAAATATAATTCCAATGACTTTTGATATGTTCAATACAATATCAAGCAGATATATTAAAGGAATTACTATTTGTTGGATAGATTCTTTTGTTATAAAAGATAAGAGAATGATGCATGAAGTGAATGACTTTATGAAATCTTCTAAACAATATAATATGCTTTATTTTGGAAAAGAAGATGATTATAATACTATAGCAAATTGCATTTATAAATATCTTAAATCTGATTTGGAAGGTAGAAAAGAACTATTAAGAGAATATAATTAATTTAACTTTAATTAACATTATTTAAGTTAAATAATTTGTAATGAATAATAATTAATTTCTATATTTTATTGTAAAAATACATGTATTTATAAATAAATGAATAATATGCCAAATAACTATTCACCTATTGGAGGTGGAGGTTTTTGTATGGACATGCCAGGTGGTCCTGGTGCACCAGAAATAAAAGGTACTTGGATATCTAAGAAGACTGGTGCTGAAGTACAAGTAAGAGATTGCATTATTGCAGAAAATGGAATGTCAGTAATGCTTTCCGATGGTCGTATGATTGACATGAACGAATTCAGTACAGAATTCTATCAGATTTCCGATGATATCTATGATTCAAATGGAAACATCATTGGCAAGGCTGATGGAAATAATCCAGTTCCTGTACCTCCTTATAATCCAGGTCCTGGTGAGTGTCAACCACCACACCATCATCACCCATTGCCTCCACCTCCACCTGATTGTGGATGTCATGATAAGCCAATGCCACCACTCCCTCCTCATCATCATCACCCAGTACCACCATGCCCTCCTAAGCCACGTCCTGAGTGTCCGGTAGATGTTGAGAAAAAGCACATGAATATGGTAACTGATGTATTCAGTAAAGTAAATCCAGCACCTGAAATAACTTGTGGTTCAACATTAGTTATGAAAAATGCTCCATTAAACCAGTTACAGATGCTTATTGATATTTTTGGTGTTCATATTGAAGATATAGCTATATACTTATATCAGAATTATTATACACCAGAAAAGGTAATTTCTTATCTTAAGAAAGTGTTGACTGAAACATACAAGCTAAAAGAACCTGTTATTCAAGAGCCAACTAACCCTGGTACTGATGGTACAACTGATGATACAATGGGCCAAGGTTATGGAATATAAATTAATGTTTAATTTTTAAAATGGAATTTAACAATGATAAAATATTTGAAACTAAAGAATGTAAAGACTTCGTAAAGAGAGTAGTAAACTATGATTCTAGCATAATTAAAACAAGTTCTTTCTTAAAAGAGAATTTTAATGTTGATCTTGAACTTACAGAAAATGGTGATATTACATTAAAAGCCGGAGATGGCTGTGTAAATGAATCACAATCTCTTTTGGATGCAAAGGAATATGTCAAGAACAACTTGGATCCAGATTATTACAATGAAGTACTATTTATTTAAAACAATATGAGCTCTGATTTAAATCAGAGCTCTTTTTGTAAATCTAAAAAATTCACTAGGAAACGTTAAAATTGTCTTAGCTGATAGAACATACCGAAGTATATTTTTCCGCTTCCTGTGTGACCCAGGCGCTTAACATGGGAACCTATGTAATTTAACTTAAGTTCTTGAACTAATCACCAAGCCAGGTCCAATATTTGAAAAAGAGATTCATTCCTTCTTCATAATCTTCGTGGTCTTTCAATATTTTTTCTAATTCATCTGGTTTGTCATCTCCATGCAACAAATTTATTGTTCTCAAATTTTCAATACAATCATTGTCACAATTGATATACAAACGGAATGCATTACAAATCTTTTCAAGAATCTTTTTCCATTCATCTTCACTCTTTAAAAATGCAGGATACCCAGCAAAAGTTTCTTTCAATCTTTCAATACGTGGAAGAATGAACTTTGCAATAGTAAGGTCAAGATTCCACACTTCAGAATCATCAAATCCACATTCCAATCTCTGTTTTGTAAACTTATCCCATTTTGGATGATCTGGACTAATCAATGAAAAGTTTACATTATTGATACCATAAGGATCTTTAGATTCAAGCTTTGGAAGATCACCAGTATATTTGAACCAACCATTTTCATCATCAAATTTGAAATGCATGATACCAATATAGGCATCACCGCCTTTTACAGTATTGATATAGTCAGATGTCCAATTAGGAGCACTAGTACTTTTCTTCCATTCAACAATATTCTTAATTTCAAAATTGAAACTACCTACTGTTACAATACCACCGTAATTGAAAAATTCATCAGGGTATAATTCATCATATATTACTTTCATATTTTCTTAATCTGATATTTTAATTACTTGTTCTGGCAATCTCTGAACCACTTTATCATTCATATAACGATAACTTTTTGGAGCATCGAAAATCATACATTTCATTCTCTTAGGTTTAATGTCAATTACTTTAGTATGAAAAAGATTATTGCTATCTGTATGAGCAACTAATACTATATCACCAATTCTTACTTCTTTACCAACAATATCTGTTGTAACTAATGTTTCCATATTTTAAAATTATTTAAACATTATAATTCAAATTCTTTCTGTTAATCCAAAGGTTAGGATCACCAACTTTAACATCTGTAAGTTCTGCAGCTACTGCTTCTTCTGTTTCAGATAAATCACAAGGAACTTCAGTATGACCAATCTTTACTACTTCTTCTGGCTTTCTGTTGAAACCAATTTTTGACTTATACACATTTCCATGCCATTTACCATCACCTACATCAGCCATGGTTTTCTGACAATATTGAGCAGTTTCGTTCTCTAATTCAGATTCTGGAAGTACAACAACTTTTACAGTCTTTGCCATAATCTTAACAACCATACATCTGAGTAATACAGAAGTCTTAGGATGAGAAATGAGTACTAAGTCATAAACATTCAAAGGTTGATTCAATCTATCAGTCATAATCATAAATTATTTAATTTAGTCACACATATTCCATTTATCTAACATTTCAGCTTTCTTATTGATGTAATCATTAGTTTCATCAACAAACTTCTGATTTAATTCATCATTATCAAAAACTGGCCACCAAGTATTAAAATCTTCAAGCTTAAACCCAATAAGATGATATCGATATTTTCCTGGTACTCTATTAATGAAATGCTCAATAACAAATTCATCATAAGGATCTTCCAACCAAGTTAATGGATAAAGAGAACAAACATCATTACATTCAAACTTAATCTTAAGCATGATTGAAGAAACATCGCTAAGACGATTTTCTTTTGTTAGTTCAACATTAATCATGTTGATAATTGAACTCTTTACTTTTTTTCAAATTATTAATATTTGGCATAATAATTATAACTTAAATTGGTTCTACATTAATTATTTAACATAACTAATATAGAACCAATCCCTAAAATTTCAAAATTTATTTAAATTTTTCTTAAATTTCTTCAAGAACATCATAAACATCATTCTTTTCTGCTTGGATCTTTTGTTCTGCTAAACTCAAATCCTTATTGATTGCAGGAATAGAATGCTTTGCCATTTTCTCAAGAATTTCATCAGGGTACTGACTTGGATCCAACCATACCAATTTTTCATTATAAAAGAAATGCTCAATAATTTCATCTAATGTTGACATGGCTTTATCTTTCCATGTTTTCTTATTCAACAAATCTTCAAAATAAGCATTCACTTCATCAAGTCTTGTGATATCAAGCGACAAATCTAATTCCTTCTGACTTACTCTGAACATCTTATCAGAACTTGGATCCTTAGCTTTCTTATATACAACAGGTAAAATATTATCTCCTAAATCTCCTCTAATAGTCTTATCTATTACAATATCCATAGGATGAATTTCTTCAACCTTCTTTGCTTTCATACAAAGTGTTTCTAGTAATTTCTGATTCTCATTTGAATCATAACTATTAAAGAAGAAATCCATTTCATTATCAGATGTATGGTCAATAGATTCAATTACAATAGCATCCTTTTTCCAACATGCAGTAAAGCATTTAGATTTTGGATCAATTTTAACTAATTGTGTCAAATCTCTATCAGCAGACCAAATAAGACAATTAGTATTTTTGCTGTTCAACAACTTACTCCAATAAGCACACCAATCATCTCCTTCTATACCTTTCTCTCTTGAAACACATACTCCTGTATCTTTCAATACATCAATAAATTCATCGTATCCTTTGAAGATTTTATCCCAATCAAGATCTTTATCCTTTTCTCTATTACCTTTATATGTAATATGTTCTTTCTTTAGAAATTCTGGAACACTTATCTTATTTCTCCATGATCCACCATCTGCAACAAAAATCACATTGTCAATCTGTGGAATATCTCGAAGCAATTTGTTGATTGACTTAATCATCATCAACTTAACTTCCTTAACCAAAGTGTCTTCATCTTTAATTCTCATTCTAAGAATTGAAAGACGACTCATTAACAACCAGTTACCATCAATCACAATGGTCATAATAGATTTCTTATTCGACATAGTCTACTATATTTAATTTATTTGTTTGTACTTTATAAATATAGTAAACTTTAGATAAATTTCAAACAAAAAATGCAGGATCTTTTGAATCCTGCATCTGTGTTTAATAAAAATTAGTTAAACCAATTTTACTTTGCTACAACGGCTGAGTCAACTGTTACAGAATCAGCAACAGTGTCAACAACTACTGTATCTGAGTCATTTACAGATGCAGTTGACTTAGTTGAATTGCCACAAGAAGCAAAACTAATTGCCACAATAGCGGCAAATACTACCAAAATCTTTTTCATTTTCTTTTAAATTTATATTGTTATTAATTATGTTATTATGAAACGAATATTATATCGTTTCAAGATTAATAATAGAATATTTCTATTAAAAAGTTCATCTTCTTCCACCAAAATTTTTATTCTTTGGATAAATAGGTCTGCTATCAACTCTACCAGGTATTCTTATATCTTTTCTTATATTTCCAAATCCATTATGGTTTTGTCTATATGATGGATGTTGAATCCAAACTGGATGATATGGATCTCTTGGTGGTGGACAAACATAAACTGGTCTCCTTGGTGGAGGTGGCAAATGTCTTCGATGATATCTATACCCATAATCATTATATCCATAAACCACATGGGTTGTATGAGTACTTACAACTGGTACATCAGGAGTAATACATGATGTATAAATGAAACAAGTAAATATTGCTAAACAAATGTCAAACAATATACCTTTAATCAAAATTTTATTTTTCATATTTTAAAATTTTATGGTTGAGGAATAGGATAAGTGTTGTTAGGAGCATCTGGTGATCCAGGATTATCATCTCCTGGTTTATTACCTTCTATGATATCTGCTATGCTATCCTTTATAGTATTATCAGTTATATCTTTTATAGAAGATGGTTTTGATGGCTTTTCAATATGATTAGTCTCTAATGCTTTTTCAAGATTAATTATATATTGCTTATTGATAGCATTTTCTATTCTTTCTTTTTCATATTTAGGTTCTAAAACACTAATCTTTTCCTTTAAAGCTTCATTTTCTCTTATTATAGAATCATCAGATTTTCCATCAGCTTCTATAGCTTCTTGTAACATATTAGCATACTTTACACATCTGCCTGCAATTACTTTTGCTTTTGCATCTGGTACTTGGTTTATATTGCCATTCTTATCTATTTCAATAAGTGGAGCAGCAGCCATTATATGCTTAGCAACATCTTGTACAAATGTTTGTCCATTTGATACTAATACATCAACAGGTATACCATGAGTATAAGATTTAGGATCTACCGAACTTCTTACGAAGATATCACCGGCATAACTTATCTTTACATCTGCTGGTATACCATAAGTTGTATATGTGGTATCTACACTACTCTTTACTTCTTTTCCTCCTATTATATAAGTATAAGAATAAGTGTATGCTATATATGTATTTTCTGTTGTTTCAGCCATATTTACTGTTACTGGAATTAGTTTTATATATAATTATAAGCTTTCTTCCAGTAAGTTCAGTAAATTCTACATTTCAATAAACTTCTTATTGTTACGATAAACTAGCTTATCAACAAAGATTTTAGGAAGATCTGCAAATTCCTTACGACACCAATCATTGATACTAAGATGCCCAGTCAACCAGTTAGTATAATTAGATTTATCCAAACCAACAATCTTTCCTCTTGATTCATAATGTGCCATACTAAAGTTATCCTTTCGCATCATTGCATTCAATGCTTTATTGATATGACTAATCAAATCATTCAAATCATCATAAATGAAATATGTATGCTTTGACTTTCCAGTCTTAGTATTGTATAAAACATATCCCCAATTGCCAATTCTCTTGTTGTTGCTATGGTACAAGAAAAGCTTATCATAATAATCAATTCCTTTTGTAAGATGAATATCAAATACCATACAATTTGACTTTCTTCTGTTGAATGCTATCAAATCTTCTACAATTGGTTTCCAATGCTTGTCATCATTCAGATCAAATGTCATTTCACCATAATTAGCAAATGAAATATCTTTTACATGTCTAGTTTGTGAAAGAATCCAAATAATCTTGTTAGCTTCTTTCTCTTTAATTGGATCAACATTGATATTCCAAAATTCAAACTCTAAATTATATTTCTTCATAATACTTTATTTACTTTTTATCTATTACCTTATTATCTACTACTTTATTATCTACTACTTTGTTATACTCTGCTCGTAGCTTTTCAATGTTATCACACATAGAAGTCTCATTACCATTATCATCCTTTACTTTTTTGCAAGGCGAACCAGGCTCACCATACAGCTTTACATAAATAGTATATGCTTCAGGAAACTCTTCCTTCAACTTGTTGATAGTTGTGATAGCACCTAATGTACAAGAAAGTTTATCAGACCAATCACGCAAATCCAATCTCTTTATAGTAATAGTTTTGATTTTCTCTGCAATCTCTGGAGCATTCTTCTTAATATATTCTACCAAAGTATCATCAAGCTGAAATCCATGAATACTAACACCATCAATCATCTTATTATAGATATTGTTTACATGGAAGCAAGGATAAATATGATTCCATCTACTCCAAAGATCATACTCTTCTTTATCTTCCTTTGTCAAGAAATCATATCCATATAATGTCACATCACCCTTATCAATAAGATAAGGATACTTCTTTTCAAACTCAAATACCTCATTTGGAATATCCTTCATAAATAATGCAGTAAGTTCACTTTCTATATTGGACATGATTGGTTTGTATTCTTTCTCAAGAATATTTTTAGTCATTGCACGAACTACACTTTCTCTTTCTGATTTTGAAAACTTCTTGTAAGCCACCATAATTTTACTTTTCTAAAATGTTTCTTAAATAATCTATTACGTATTCAATATTCTCTTCAGTAAAGTCATACACTTCACGTTTCTGCAACTTGCTATTCACAGCTTGTATAAATGTAGACTTATCAAGCTTGTTTCCAAACTTGTTCTGTACCTTTTCGTATATACTATATATCTGCTGCAAGTCATCATGCAAGTCACCAGAATACTCCATTGGAAACTCTTCATCTGGAAAACTCGCTGTCCAAATGTAGTTCAAACCATTTCTAAGAATATTCCAAACATACATATCATGAACTGTATCATCATATTGTAATTTAGACAATGGATAAGCTTCTTGTAATGTTATTGATGCACTATCCGTCTTTACTTCACCATTATCATCTATATAGAACCAAGATAAATAAAATGCAGTTTTACAATAACTTGATACATCTCTGAATATTCTCTGTTTCTTAAGATATTCATAGAATTCTTTTGTATTCAACGCTTGAAACTGGTCCGGATTATCCTCATCTCTAATATAGAGCACCGGACAACCTTTGTTTGGACCAACAAGCACACCATCATTTACAATTGATATAGCTGTTGTTAAATTCATTTTTCTAAATTAAGTAAAATTAAATTATATATTGGTTAATCCAAATATCTTGTACTATAACCATCTCCAAGTTCACCAACTATAACCATCCCCAAGTTCACCAAAATCCTCTGGTCTTGTACCATCATAAAACATATAGCCATTTTCTTCATTATCAATAATCTTCAAATCAGTTTCTGAAATTCCAAGCTTCTTTGCAATTTCGCCAATAGTGAAGATACCATTTGCATGTCGTTCATCAGTTTCCTTCTTCTTTTCCTTTGTATATTCAATGAACAAACTTCTGTACTTGATAGCATCATCATACCATGTGAAAATTAGTGCATTATCAAGATTGTCATTTTCTTCAAATTCAGGAAAATCATTATCGTCAGTCAAAGTAAAATCAGCAATACCATGCTTACCAATTACATAAGCCATATACTTTGTATCCTTAACTCGATACATATCCTTAAGGAATGGATAAGGAATAGGAGTCATTCTATAGCATAGTTTATTAATATTAAGTTATTTATTTTACATCTAAAATATAGTATAAAACAAATAAATTTCAAATAAAATTTCATTTTATTGACTTAAAGTCAATCCAATTGGGTTCACTACAAACCTCATATTCGCTGGCTCTATTACTAGAGCATCACGCTTTACATTTATCTTATTGCAACCTAGTACCATTATATTCAAAGCACCATTTATGTCTGCATTTAGTCTAAGTCCATTTTTTGTTACAAACAATCCTCTTCTTATCCTAGATCCAGCATATACTTTGTGCTTACAAATCTTTTCATTGTCCATAAAGCTGCACTTTGAAGTGTATGCTTCATTCACCGCAATGAATGTGATACCTTTTAGCTTGCACTTATACTTTAGCATCTGTATTAGCATATTGTATGGTATTGAAACAAAGTTTTGATTTACAACATGTCCTAGCTTGATACTGTCTTTCCAACCAACATTCTTTCCTACAATCAATGTATTTATGTTGTTTGATTCCATGTAACATACTATGGCATGACTCAGTTTATGCATAAAGTCTTTTACTTTTCTGTTTCTCTTACCATTCAAACGTTTTATTCTCTTAGTTGATTTAGTTTTTACCTTAGATTGCAACTCTGCTTTTCTCTTGTTATAAAAGTGATTTATTGCTTTCAATGGTCTTCCGTTATAAAGAACAGATTGAGCTGAGTTAGAAGCTAAAGCAACTATATTGTCAATTCCAAGATCTATGCTAGCATAATTTCCATTATCTTCTTTTAATTCATATTCTACTTGATATATTATTTCTACTACTATATGATTTCCTTTAGGTACTATTCTTACTTGGCATACATCTTCCTTGTCACAATTAAGATAAATGAAATCAGTATTGTTTACTTTAAGTCTTAGAATGCCATCCTTTACCTTGATACATTGACTGGTATATACAAATACATACCTTCCATTTTCTTTGTCTTTATACTTAGGAAGTCTGACTTTCTTTCCTTTATTCTTAGCTGACTTTATTCCTTTGAAGAATGAAGTATATGTCTTATCCACTAAACGTAGTATTTGCTGGCTACATTGGGTGTATGGTAAAGCAAAATAATCTGGTTGCTTTGTATCATATAATAGTCTATATAGTTTAGAATAACCAAGATAAGTCTTGTCTTTACTATATTGCTGTCTTATCTGATACAAAGCCTGGTTATAGAGATTCTTAGAAAGCCAACACAATCTATCAAGTGAAGCATAATTCTCATGCTTCTGTCCTATGATAATTTGTTGTGTTAGCTTAAGTTTCATATATTAGAAATATATCTGTAGTTTATAATTTAATATAGTACTTTATTTGATTTAATTTCAAAATTTTATTCATCTTCATTCCAAGAAATTTCTGTTGTATGATAATGTTCTCTCTGCCCAGAATAAGGATCCCATTCAGAATCAACTTCAACATTCAGATTCTTCATTACATCAGTCTTAATTGTATCTTTTACATACTTTGCAACTGCCTTTCCTAAAATATAAGAAGGATCATTCTCAACATTGAATTTGTCATTCTCAATAGTTTTATTCAATGATTCATTTCTTGCCTTCAATTCCATTACTTCGGCTCTCAATCTTTCAATTTCTCGTTGCATTTCAACAACATTAGCTGGTAATGAATCTAAATAATTCTTCTTTACCATCTTTGACAATTCATTTAATGTATAATCTGTTTTCATATATACTATAATTTAATGCAAATGTTTTCTACTGATAATCCAAATTTTTCTGCAAGAGCTTCTTTAGCTTGCATAAGTGTAAATTCAAACTTATTAGTCTTATTATTTGTTTTCTTTTCTTCTTTCCGAATTACTAACTTCTTGTACTCTTCATGTCTATATCTATTTATGTATTCATAAGAAGTAGAAGCATGTACATTAACAAGAAGAGCAAAGTTACCCATTATATCTTCAAACTCATATTCTTTTAATTCTACATCATAAGGAGCATAAGTATATGCATGATCACGATTTCTAAGAAAATACTTGTTGTTGACTTTTACAACAACATAAGGACAGATGTAGTTACATGCTATTTCATTCTTTTCTGTAAGATGAATTTCTGTTACCCAAATAACTTGAGATAATGTATAGTAAAAACTCAATGTTTCTCCATCTATGAGGTTCAAATCAATACCTTCTACTTGATTAAATTTAACCATGTCCATCATTGGAGCATCATCATAAATCTTATTTGTATTCATATTCATAATTTTAATATTTATTTTGTTCGGATAAAATATAGAATAAACAAAATAAATTTCAAAATAAATACAAATAAAATACTTTGAAATTGCAATTATTTTGTTTCTATTTTAATTTAGTATAAACATTATTTTATGGAAGAAAAGGATACTTTAGTAATAGGTGATTTCCATTTTGGAACAAAGACAAATTCTGTACAATGGCTTGAAGAAATGGAAAACTATTTTGTAGAAATTGAAAGTTTGATAGAGGCAGCAAGTGTGCAGAAAGTAATTTTCTTAGGTGACTTGTTTGATGTAAGATATTCTATAAACACTTTGGTTGGAATCAAAGTAAAAGATATGGTTAGAGAAATGATAGAAAGAAACCCAGTAAAGAGTTTCAATTTTCTTGCTGGTAATCATGACTACTATTCTCCTAAGAAAGAAGATATGCATTACAATGCTTATGAAATGGTTTTTGGTTCTGAATTCATGAAAGAACATGACAATGTACACTTCTATACAGAAAGTCCATATCTTGATGAAGATGGTGACTTATATTTGCCTTGGTTCTTTACAGAAGATAAAGAATTGTTTGGACAAACTATAGAACACTTCAAAGGAGAATTAATAAAGAGAATATTTTGTCATTCTGATTTATGTACTTGGGATATAGATATGATAAAGAATATGAATGGAAATCCAGTATATAGTGGACACATTCATACACCTTGGACTGATGAAGAACATAAGTTATATAACCTTGGTGCAGCGTTACCATTGAACTTCAATGATGTAAATGACAAGAGATATGTATATTTGCTACGAGGTACAGAAATAGTACGTAAGTTTGAAAATGAAGAAACCTATCAGTTCTACAGATATTTTAACGAAGAAATATTCAATCTTACAAAATTTGACAATTGCTTTGTTCAACTATATATTGATAAAGACTTAATCAATAAAGCCAAATATATTGAGAAAGTAAAAGAACTGAAACTTAATAATCCCGGAATATCTATAAGAGTAGTAGCAATAGATAAGACAATGATAAATGATGATGAAGTTGGAATTGACATGAACCAAGATATAAAGAAATATATTGACAGCAACATTCCAAAGAATCTATATAGTAAGTATGAAACAATTAAAGAAAAGATAGAAGAAAGAGAGAAATGAAAATAAATAAGATTAAGATAACAAACTTCAAATCAATTTATGGTACACAAGAATTTGACTTTAATGAGTTGAATGGCATGATAAAGCTATCTGGACCTATTGGGAGTGGCAAAACCAGCCTGCTGGAAGCTATTCTGTTTGGTCTTTATGGTACTATAAAAGATCATAAGAATCCAAATTTGATTGCTTGGAATACTAAAGACTATAAAGTTGAATTATGGCTTACTTCTGGAAAGCATGATATTTATATTTCTAGATCTTGCTATTCTGAAATGGTAGCAAAAATAGATGGAAAGGATTTGCAAGCACCATCTAAGAATGATTATCAGAAAATTCTAGAAGAATATTATGATGTACCAAGAATTGCAATAGAAAGAATGTGCATCATATCATTCAACCAATTTATGTCATTAGCAAGTATGAACCCATTTCAAACAAAATGTTTTCTTGATGATGTATTTGGGTTTAAGACTTTTACCACTTATAATGATGAAGTGGTAGAAGAAAAAAGAGATGTAGTAAAGAGGGGAACAGAATTGCAAGCATTGATACAAGAAACTTCTAATCAAATAGAATCTTTAAAAAAGAAGAAAGAAAATCAGCAACAGAAACTTGCTACATCAATAGATATAACAGGATTGGACAAGCGAAGAAATGATTTGATTGAACAAGGAAAATCTGTTAAGCAAGAACATAAGCAAAAAGTTGATACCATAGTAGAACAGAGAAGAGAATTAGAAAAAAAGAAATCTGAATTTGTTGATAAGAGAACTGAAGCGGCTACTTTAGGTAAGCAACAAAAACAGATGTATGAGAAATTCAAATCAGGCAAATGCCCTACATGTGGCCATGATATTGAGAAATCAAAAATAGATGAATATCTCAATAAAATGAATGATTATGCTAAAGTTTGGCATGATTGGAATGATAAGATAGAAGAAGTATCTAAAGAAATTCTATTTATAAATGATAAGATAGATGTGGTAAACAAGAAATATGATACATTGATTTCTGATATCAAATCTGAAATTCATTCTATTGATACTAAAGTATCAACTTACAATTCTAATCTTAAGTTAATGAAAGACAATTTTGACAACTTGATATCAGAAGCTAAAGATAAATTAGAAAGGTTGCAACAAGAATCATTGGATAATGAATTAGAACAAGGTGAGTGGAATGATTTGTCAGAATTATTCACTAAGTCATTACGATACAAGTTGCTTGATTCTATGATACCACATATCAACAATTCAATATCTAAGTATCTCAATAAGCTTGAACAAAACTATTCTGTCAAGTTTGACCAAGAATTCAAGTGTCATATATTTATAGACAATAATGAAAAAGAAATTTCATATAAAGACTTATCAAGTGGGCAGAAGAAGACACTAGATATTTGTATTATATTTGGAATTCTTCAAAATGTCATTGCAAATGTTGAATTTAATATATTATTTTTAGATGAATTATTTACTAATCTTGATAGTCAAATATGTGATATGTTGTTAGAAACAATCGGGAGCATAAAAGAAAAATCAATATTTATTATAAACCATTCAAATTTAAAAGATGATTTCTTTAAACATAAAATTCAGGTTAGTTTGGAAAATAAAAAAATAAATAAAGAAAACATAAAAAAATGTTTATCTGGAGGACAAGTAATTGTTCATTCTTCTAAATATAATATGATATATTAAAATGGATGAAATAAATATAGTATTCAATAAGCTTATTGATTTTATTTGTACAAAAAATGGATCATATAGAAAGAAAAAAGAAAATGAAATACAAACAATACTAACTACAAAAGAGATTGATTTACTTAATAAAAGTTATAAAAATGCAAAATCATTAAAAGAAAAAATATATCTTTATAGACATGGTTTAACTGATGTACCAATTTGTAAAGAATGCGGAAAATACCTAAAATTTTTTGGTAATTATGGTATTTTTTGTAGTATTAAATGTGCAAGAAATAATACAGAAGTTCAAGAAAAATATAAAAAAACATGTTTACGAAAATATGGAACAGACAATCCATCAAAAAATAAAACAATAAAAGATAAAAAAATAAATACCCATATAAAAAATTATGGTACAAAAAATAATTTCTGTGATCCAAAAATAAAAAATAAGATAAAACAAACAAACCAAATAAAATATGGAGTTGATTATCCATTAGAAAGTAAGAAAATTCATGATAAGATAAAACAAACAAACCAAATAAAATATGGGGTTGATTATTTATTAGAAAGTAAAGAAATTCATGAAAAAATAAAACAAACTAATTTAGATAAGTATGGAGTTGATAATTTGATAAAGAATAAAGAATTTAATAAGTATTTACATGAAATAATAAGAAAGAAATATGGTGGATGTGGATTTGGTTCTGGAGTATTGAAAAGTAAAATTTATGAAACTTTTTATAAGAAATACGGAACTTATAATATAATGGATAACAAAGAGATATTAAATAAAATATTTAATTCTAGAAAACAAAATCACACATTAAATACTTCAAAATTTGAAGAATTAATGTACCATCTCATAAAAGAAAAATTTCCAAATGTAAAAAGACAATATAAAGATAAAAAAAGATATCCTTGGCATTGTGATTTTTATATACCAGAATTGGATTATTTTATAGAAATCCATGGTCATTGGTCTCATGGGAAACATCCTTTTGATCCAAATTCTAATGAAGATCAAATACTATTAGAAAAATGGAAGAAAAAATATAATAATGGAGAACATCCATATTATGAAAGAGCTATAACTGGATGGACTATTGGTGACGTAATGAAAAGAAATAGAGCAAAAAAAGAAAATTTAAATTTTAAAGAAATATGGAATCTAGAAGATGGTGAAAATTTTATAAAATCTTTAAAATTTAACTAAACCAAATAACTTTATTTTTTAAGTAAAGAAATAAAAATCAAATTTGATTAATAAATATGGCAATACGTAGAAAGCAAACACAAGAAGAAACAGAACAAACATTAGCTGCTCAAATTGGAGATCTTGGTAATGATTTGAATATGGAAGCAGATGGAGGAGTACAGCAAGAAGTATATGATGATGTAGCCGAAGAAGCTCCTTCCACTAATATGGCTAGTCAAATGATAGGAAAGAAACTGAACCGACTTCCTGGAGCTATGTCAAATGAAGAGAGAGAACGTGATAAAGAATTCATCAAATCACAGAATCTTTCAAGAATTGGCCAGAAGATTGGAGAAACAACAAGAGTTCGTGAAGGATGGCTCCCAGTAGATAGAACATTGTTAGGTGAACGTGATATTTTCTATCCATCAGATTGGTCATTCTATATTCGTCCAGCAACTGTAGAAGCTATTCGTAACTGGTCTATGATTGATGATCAGAATGGAAATAGTATTGATGAAGTATTTAATGAAGTATTGAAGACTTGTTTGCAGATTAAGGATAGTACAGATCGCCCTATTCCTTGGCACAACATCTGCTCTTGGGACAGATTCTTCTTCTTACTTCTTATAAGAGAATATACATTCCAGGATGGTGAGTCAAATATTTCATATTATGAGGATTGTCCAGAATGCGAAACTCCAGTGGAATTCAATTTGACTTCTAATGCATTGATGTATGATATGCCAGATGAAGAAGTAATTTCTTATTATGATCAGACTTCTCGTACTTGGGCAATTGATCCATCAGAATATGAAGTAGAAGGTGACCCTATTACTTTATATGTACCAACTTTGGAAAAGGATGCAAACATCAAGGCTTGGATGATCCGTAAGCTTCAAGAAAACAGAAATACAAAGATAGATCCTGTATTTATTCGTTTTGTTTCTTGGATGACACCTAAAATTTCTAAGGATGATGAAATCAGTAAGAGACAAATGAAACAACTTAAGATGGCATTTGATTCTCTTTCTATTGACCAGTTTGAATTTATGGATGAAGTTCTTAAGAACATTATTGTTACTCCTAAGACTAAATTGATTGCTAAATGTCCAAGTTGTGGAGAGGAGGTAACTTCAGATATCAGATTTCCCAATGGAGTCAGCGGTTTATTCCATATACAAAGTAAGCGTCGTAAATTCGGTAAGAAATAGTTTATTTATTTGTAGAGAATATCACATACAACCTAGTGAAATACTTAGAATGCCTTATTGGATATATGAAGAGTATCTAGCTAACATAAAAGATATTCAAAAGAAAGAAGAAAAAGAACAAAAAGATCAGGATAAGAGATACAATAGCATGATGCCTAAGATGCCTAGCATGCCTAAGATGTCAGCACCAGCTATGCCTAAAATTTCTATTCCTAAATTCTAAACAAAAGGACAGTAGTTTGTACTGTCCTTTTTTATTTTTATATATTATTAATTAAACGTAATTTGATAGAGGCTTTTTACTTACTTCTGTTATTTTTAAAAAGTAACATTAACCTAATTTAATATATAGGTCAAAATTTATCCTATCAAATACGAAATGGCAAAGAAATGTCTAGTATATGAGACACTTGGCAACATAACTGCAATGAAGGTTAAGGAGTCTCTTGGCAATAATGAAATTCGCCTTTCTGGTGTATTCGGTGTTTGTGGTATTAAGAATGGCAATAATCGAATCTACAGTAAAGAGAATTACGGCCAGATGGTGGAAAGTTTGCAAAAGACAATAGCAACAGAAGGTTGTCTTGGTGAGCTTGAACATCCAAATTCAATGAATATTAATCTCAATAATGTTTCACACAAAATTGAAAGTGTTCAAATGCATGAAGATGGTACCATAACAGGTACTGTTGTATTGCTTGATACTGAAAAGGGTCGTAATGCTAAGGCTATTGTAGAAGCTGGTGTACCTTTGTATATCAGTTCTCGTGCACTTGGTTCTATCGATGAATCTGGTAATGTAACACTTACCATGCTTAAGACTTATGACTTGGTTGGTACACCTGGTTTCTCACAAGCAAGTTTACATCTGGATGAAAATCAGAAGTTTGAATCATTAAATGAATCTATGTGTGCAGTAATTCTTGAAGGTGAAGATGACAACAATGATGATCCAAATAAAGACAAAGATAAAGACAAAGATAAAACAAATATGAAAGACTTGAAAGAAGCAGTTGATAAGCTTAGTGAAAAGGTAGAAAGCCTCGAAGCTGAACTCCATGTAGCTAAGGAATCTATCAATGAAAAGGATGAGCAAATCCAAGCTCTTACTGAACAAGTTTCTGAATTCAAGCCTACTAACTATGATGCTATTGAATCTTGGATTAAGGAAGAATTCAAGCCTGAATTCAGCCAGGAAATGGCAAATGGTGTACAGAAATGGGTAAGTGAAGAGTTTGCTCCAGTTGTTCAGAATTGGGTATGCGAACAGTTTGCTCCTGAAGTACAAAAGTGGGTAGTAGAGCAGTATTCACCAGAAGTTCAGAAATGGATAGTAGAGAATTATTCACCTGAAGTTCAAAAGTGGATTGTAGAACAGTACTCTCCTGAAGTTCAGAAGTGGATTGTTGAAAATTACTCTGGTGAATTACAGAAGTGGATTGTAGAGCAGTATTCACCTGAAGTTCAGAAGTGGATTGTTGAAAATTACTCTGATGAACTACAGAATTGGATTACTGAGCAATTCGGTAAGGAATTGACTAACAAGATTAATGAGAATGTTTCTGAATATCTCGAATCTAAATCTAATGACAAGTTCGAGAATATTGATAGAATGCTTGAGATGCTTGAAAGTGGTCAAGGTTCTAAGGAAAATGAGATTCAGATGTTGAAGGAACAGCAAGAGAAGAATCTTGGTAAGTATGCAAATTGCTATGCTATTGTAAACATGCCAAATGAGTATCGACCAATGTTTGAAGGTTTGAGTGAACAAAAGAAGGATGAGATAGCTCTACAGTCTCGTGCTTATGACTTTACTAAGACTGGTGTAATGGAAAGCTTCTGGGCTGGTATTGACTTCAATGAGAAGCCTGTACAGAATATCAATGAAAACCATAATCAAAATCCAGTAGATAGCTATATGGCTAGTATAGCTGCTCAGATGATGGCTTTACGTTAAATGTCTAAAAAGTGGAGGAACAATTTATTTTTACTAAATTCTAAAAGAAAAAGAATTATAACAAAATCATATTTCTAGTAATAAACATGTTGATTACAGAAAATCAGAACAAAGCAATGTGGACTAAGATGCTTACTGAGCAGTTCCATGTTGAAGATAATGAAAAGTTGAATTGGGTATCTGATTATGCCCAAACACATGCAATGTTTGAAGCTAACCTTGGTGCTCATGCAGTAGCAACACCAGCAGGTGTTACCCCTGTAACAGTTCCAGCTGGTGCTCCTCAGGGTGGTCCTGGTGTTGGTCCTATGTATGCTACTCCAGCTAATACTCTTGGTATGGGTAACATTGCCGCTCCTAGTGGTCCTCACGGTGCTGATGGTCGTGGTAGCTCTACAGCTGGTATCAATCCAAGTGCATTCTTCAATCAGACTCCTGGTAGTGGTGATATTCCAGTTTCTACACTTCCTATGGCTTTGAACGTAGCTTTGATGACTATTGGTCTTGAGCTTGTTCCAACTATTCCTACTAAGGGTCCTTGGGCTCTCTTGAGTTATATGGACTTCCCTTATGCAGGTGGTAAGATGGGTCGTAGAAATGAGATCGCTGGTCTTGATGGTGTTGGCGCTGGTCGTGAGAATAAGCCAATGTACTTCAAGGTATTGCTCCCTGGTACTGCAATTGCTAAGCTTCGTACAGTTGAGAAACTTGTTGAAGATGCTCAAGTAGAATTCACAACAGCTGCTGGTACTGTAAGAGGTATTTTCAAGGGCTTCGGTCGTATGGATGGTGGTCTTCTTGTACAGGTTATAGATTCAAAAAATGCCGCTGCGGATAAGGATATCTCAATTAATGAGGCATTCTCTGGTGCTAATGGTCTTACTGCATTAAAGGTAGCAGGTGAAGATGTTATTGCTAAACTTGATGGAAAAGATGAGAAATTTGCTAAGCCAGATTTCGCTCAGACAATGGTTGACTTCATTGATGGTTTCGCTAACTTCGCTACTGGTAAGAAGGAACCTATGACACGTGCTGAGAATGAAACTGGTACTGGTAATACTATCGGTCTTCGTCTATTCTCTAAGTGGATTACAGTAGGTAGTTATGAAGTAACAGGTGCTGTAACTCGTCAGCAACTTCAGGATCTTCCATTGTACGGTGTCAACGCTGTTTCTAAGATTATGGAAGCAATGCAGAACGAAATCACCCAGTCTATCAACGCTCGTATTCTTGAGCATGTATTCCGTCTTGGTGTTACTAACGCATTGAACTTGAAGAACTATCAAGGTGTTGACTTGAACCTCTACATGGGTACAGCTGATAAGGACTTCGCTCAGCTTCCTATGAATATCAAGGAGTACAAAGATATCTTCGGTAACGATCTTCGTGCTACTTGGGGTACTATCAAGAATTCAGAAGTAAATACTTCTGCTGAGAATCTTCACACTCGTCAACGTCGTATTGCTTCTCGTGTACTTGCAGCATCTAACCTCATCCAGGTAACTAACAGACGTGGTCCAGCTAATTGGGTTGTTACAAATACTCAGGTTGTTACAGCACTTCAAGATTGTGCTCAGTATGTAGTTGCTCCAATGCAAAATACATTCACACAGTCTGTAACTGCTAACCTCTACAAAGCTGGTACACTTGCAGGTCTTCAGGTTTATGTAGATCCTTACATGGATTGGGATGATACTCGTATTTGTGTTGGTCGTAAGGGTTCTGGTAACGAACCAGGTGTAGTATTTATGCCTTATATCCTTGCGGATCAAATGCAGCTCATCGCGGAAGGCACGATGGCTCCTAAGATGCTTGTAAATAGCCGTTACGCTATTGCGGATATTGGTTTCTTCCCAGAAAAAAGTTTTTACACTTTCACTGTTTCATCTGACTTCGGTTTGCTCTAATAGTAAAAGTATAAAACATATTAATAAATTAAAGAGAGATTCCTATGGAATCTCTCTTTTTTCATATAGATTATCAATAAATTCTTTACCTTCTTTTAATGACCAAACTTCTTTAAAATTCAAATTATGTTTTTTAGCACAATTTCTTTTTTCTACATCTTTTATTGTCCAAATAGTAATTGATTGACATTTGGGACCATATTTTTCTTTATATCTTTCCACTAATACTTGATCCAATATAGAATTTGGATTATAAGGGTGAGTATTGTGAGTATAATAACCTTGTAATTCTATAAAATAATCTAATTCTGGAATATAAAAATCACAATGGTATGGATATCGTATTTTATCTTTATATTGTCTTTTTGTTAATGGATATTTAGATTTTATATATTCAAATAAATCATCTTCTTCTTTTGATTTACTAAATGATTTATTAATTTTCATTTTATTAAATATTTTATCTATTATTTCATCTTTATTTAATCTAATACAATTATCTGGGGATTTATTTTCATCATAAACTTCTCTTAAATCATGTTTAAATTTATCTGTTTGAAAAAATGAAACTTTTCCAAAGCTTTTTATTCTTCCTTCTTTACCTTTATAGCTTTCTACTACAGAATTAGCCCCATATCTTTTTTGACAAGTTTGTTTTATCCTTTCTTGTGATTCTGGATTCCTAGAATTGTGTGTATATCCAGTTCTTTTAAAATATGTTTGATTTGCTTTTATATGTGTTTCTTTATTTCTTGCTCTACAACTATTGCAACAATATTTTGAAAACATTTTCTTTTGTTTTCCAATAAAATTTACTGGTTTACCACATGTAGGACATTTTGGCTTTTCTTCTATTCCTAATTTTATTCTTTGTATAGTTTCTGTATATGAATCAGAATATTGATATCTACTTAATAAATATTCTGAAATATTTGGATGTTTTGAAATAAAATTTACCCTAATTACTCTGTTTCCATTCCAAAACACCTTATTAATCAAAATATCGTGTCTACTTCTGTATTCTTTATCTTTTATATCTTCCATATAAAATATTAATAGTCAAATATTAAAAATAATTCAAATTTATATTTGACTACATGTGATTTACATAAATTATTTTTAATCAACAAATTGATAAATTTGACAAATACATTTTAAGTAAAATATAAACATGGCAATCCCAGTATATTTACAGAACTTTAAGCATGCTGGTCTGTACAGAATTGTTTTTGACAGGTCAACCGTATTAAGCCAGGATACAAATGTTCTTCGTTTACTTGTTGGATATTCTGATAAGGGCCCATTCAACATTCCTACTTATATCCAAAGTGCTGCTGATTTTATCGCTATGTACGGTAATATCAACAAGACACAAGAGCGTCGTGGTAATTTCTTCCACCGTACTGCTTTACAGATGTTGAGTGTATCTCCTATTCTTTGTTTGAACTTGAAGAAGTTTGATACAGAAAATGTTACAGGTGCTCAAATCAACACTAACTTCAATGCTAAGGATACTATTGATACTGTACAGATTCCAGTAGCAGATGTTTACGATACTACTCGTTTCTGGTCATTGGATCCAGAAAAGCTTAATGAAGTACGTGGATCAGAATATATCAATATCGCTACTACTGATGTAAAAGCTAATTCTGGTACTTTCTTCATTCGTAAGGCTTCTGGTAGCAAAGTAAGTTCTTACAATGTTACAGTAAGTGATTGGTATAAGGATGCAGGTGAAGCTGTTCCTGAATTCCTTGAAGGTTATGAAAATGAACTTATGTCAGCATTCTTTGCTGAAGTTTATGTATTCAGTGGTAAGTTTACTGCTGATCAAGTTCTTGCTTCTGAAACTTTAAAGAATTACTTTATCGTAGATAAGAACGGTAAGTTGAAGCTTCGTCAATATGTAAAGGACAGCTTTGGTGACTATAATGATACTCTTGACTATCTCTTCAAAGATGAGACAAGTGGTGCTATTGGTCATTATGTTGGTTGTTTAATTCCATATTTCAAGGATAAGAATGGCAACTATGCTTCTCTTGATATCATATTCAATCTTGATTCAGATGCACACCACATGATGATGAGCTTCAATGAAGATATGCTTTATGAATATGGTACTGCTAACATCGATATGTCAGGTGCTCGTTGGATCTCTACTTCAGATTCTGTACCTTATGACAATACCCATGTAGAAAGTGATGGTTCTGATGTTGGTCATAATCGCTCTAAGATTTACAAGCAGTATGGTACTAGCATTGTTTGTATTGACAGACTTTGGAAGGGTACTGCTTTAACATCACTACTTGGTAATATTGGTGCTCCAGTTGTTTCTGCTAAGACACATTTCCGTACAAACATCTGGTCAGATGAAGATACTATCAAGCATCCTCTTTCTTGGGAAAATGTAAAGAAGATAAGTGGTAATATGTATGTTCAGTCTTGGACTGATACTGCTATTACTTTAGGAGCTGTTGGTTCAACTAAGCATATCACTATCGACTTGCTTATGATTGACAAACCAAATGTAAATTATATTCTTTACGAACTTGGTGCTGCTTACAAGAAGACAGTTGGTGGTGTAACTTCGTATGTTCCATTTGAATCAGGTCTTGGTACAGTTTACAAATCAGCCGATGCTTATGATAAACCAGAGAATATCAATGGTCCTAAGAAGGTGATTACTTCACTTTCTAGAGATTTAGATAGTACAGATGATGCTATGGTTATCTTGAGTTCTGAAGTTGTAAAGTGCAACATTGAAGATGTTTACATTACTACTAAGACAGAATACCTTAACCCAGATACCTTAATTGATACAAATAATAAGTATGCTTCTTGGAATGTATATGGTCCATCTGTTACATTCATCCCATTGAATGAAAACTGGACACTTACAGCCGATGTATATGATGAAACAGATGAAGATGCAGTACATACTTATCATTTGACAGCTCCTGCTACAGCTGATACTACTATTCTTGCTATGCTTCAGAAGGGTGATCAGTTCTTGGCTGTAGATGGTAAGATAGATATGGATGGTGATGGTGACTATAAAGATGAAGTAATTAATGGTTATTATGACCTTTGCTATGTTCAGGAAACAGAAACTATTACAGATGAATATGGTAATCCAAAAGAGTATTCTATCAAGTTCACTGGTAATATTGCTACTTATGAAGGTGCTAGTAAGTCAGATAAAGATGTAACTATTTCCAATGGTGAATACAAATTACTTGATGAAACAGAAAAAGCAAAGTATTCTCCTAAGAACTGGGCAGTTACTTACAACCATGTAGGTCCTAGAACTTTGACAGCTGAAGCTTATGACGCTGCTACAAACAAAGAAGGATTCAAATCTTCTGCTATAGTATTCTCTAAGCAAGTTACACCAGTAGAATATATGATGTTGAATGCTAATGCACGTAACATGTGTACTAAGAATTATCATTATCATAAGATTGCAACATCAGATTCAAATACTGATAATATAACAGGTGCACAATATAAAGTACTTTCTGAAGGTGAAAAGAAAGATTATAAGTATGTAGAACTTGATACTTATACATTTATTTATGATGATATCAAACAGTTACATGCAACAGAAGCTGGCCTTAAGAAACCAATTACTGTTAAAACAAATGATGGTAATTTCTATGTAGATGGTTTTGCTAATCCTGATTTGAAGGTAGACAATACTAATACTATTACTGCAAATACTGTTTCTTTGAAACATGATGGTACTGATACAATCGGTTATTATGTAGCAATGTATACAAATCCTGCATTTAATTATGGCCAGGAGGTAATCATGCTTACAGATGCAGAATATCAAAAGATCAAGCCAATTTCAGCAGAAGAGTATAATAAACTTTCTACTTCAGATAAAGGTGCTTATAATAGTACTGCAGCTAATTATACTGAAAATGGTGGTGCTGCACAAAGTGGTCATTATTTGATTGGTTATTCTGATTTAGTAGCTAATACTAATGAGTGGATCAAGAAAGCTGCACAGAACGCAACAACTTATGGTAAGTATCTTGTTCGTATTGAAAATGGTTTGAACCAAGAGATTGGTACCATGGAACCTGTATACTTAAAAGGTTATACTTACGAACATCCAAAGCCAGATGGAGTTGGACAACGTGCTAAGCTTGAATGGCAGAACTTCCAATTGTCAGCATTGACTGAATATAAAGGTCTTCGTACAGGTCTTTTGAATAAGTCAGAAATCGATTTCAGATATGTTATCGATGGTTTCGAAACTTATGTTGATGCAGGTGCTAAGAAGGTACTTTCATTCCTTGCTAAACAGAAGCAAAATGCATTCGCTATTCTTAACTTCCCTTCTGTTAAGACATTTGTCAAGTGCCCATACAGTTCATTTACTGATGCCAAGGGAGTATTCAATGTACAATATGTAGTTGATGGATTCAATAAGAAGAAAGCTCATACAACGGCATTCTCTCTTCCATCAAATGATGAAGGTGCTAGCTTTGCAGCTTTCTATACTCCATTGAAGCTTTCTGATGGTACTATTGATTCTGTTGTTCCATCTGCAGGTCTTGTATCTAACTTATTCATGGAGAAGTACAATTCACGTCTTCCTTATGAAATTGTAGCTGGTCCTAACTACGGTGCAATGTCAGTATCTGGTCTTGTTGGTCCTGATTACAATTATAGTAGTGATGAACTCAACATAATTGAGCCTTTTGGTGTAAACTGTATGGTATACCGCCCAAGCTTTGGAACATTCATCAATGCTAACCAAACTGCTAAGCAGACACCTAAGTCAGCATTGAGTTCTGTTAACGTTCGTGAGTTGGTTATCTACATAATGGATGAAGTTGAAAAGATTCTTCAGTCTTATCAGTGGGAGTTCAACAACCAAACTGTGCGTAATAAGATTAAGGATCGTGCTGATTCTATCTGTGCTAGAGTTCAGGCTAATGGTGGTATTCAAGCTTACTTGAATGTCATGGATGACTCTAACAACACACCTGATATTATTGATAATGAGATGGCTATCTTGTCTACTCATATTGAACCAGGTCGTGGTATGGGTAAAATGGTACATGAGTTGACTCTGTATCGTACAGGTCAGATGAATTCTACTATTCTTGGAGAATAAAATACATTGAGGAAGTCCTTAATGACTTCCTCATTCTAAGGAAAATAACAAAATCTTATATATAAGAAAGTTTTATGCAGAAAATAACAGAAAATAAGCCTAACATTTATTGGGGTGGATCAGTTGCTGCAACTACAGGTGATTTTGCTTCTCGTGGCCATGATGGCAAGACACATCTTCCTCATTTGATGAATACCAAGGCTGGTGCTAATCGTCAGGATCCAATGAACCGTGCTGTGTTTGAGGTATCATTCACACTTCCTACACAGTTGCAAGGTATGTTTGGTGCTGATGCTGCTACCATGACAGAACAAGTTACAGATGTTGCTGGTTTGGACGCATTGCAGAAGACAGTACAAGCTGGTTCACAGAAATTCTTTGGTGTTGATGTGAGCTTCTTGAACCCAACATTAGATAACACTTATGCTGAAGTTACAGTAAACTTCAATTTGAACATTCGTTCTAAGTCAGATGCTTGGTTGCTTCGTATCTTCAAGGCTTGGGAAAAACTTGGTTATGACCTTGCTGATGGTACTCGTACATTGAAGGCTGACTATGTTGCTGATGTAATGAGAATTGCTGAGGCTAATAGAGACGGTACAATTTATCGTGCTTATGTATTCCATGACACCATGATTACAAATGTAACGGGTCTTGATACATTAAATTATACTGATAATGAACCAGCAAAATTGGCAGTTACATTTAGAAGTGACTTCTGGGACGAGGACATGAGCACTGGTGAATCTAGCAACTAGGAAAATCAATCCTGAAACAATAAAAATGGTCGAGAGATATAATTTATCATCCCGACCATTTTTTGTTTCCTGTGTGACTCAGGCGCCATCCTGGTGAATTATAATTTATTTTAACTTATCATAATTTTTTCTAACAATATTAGAAAATTTAATCAATGCTTCTTTCATTCCGGATTTTGTATCAGATACACCTACCCAATTATCCCCATATAACTGGTTATTTATTAATTTATATTCCTTTTCCTTATTTTGATGTTCATAATCTGATGAATTGATACAAAGTAAGCCAAATAATACATTTTGTGCTTTCCAATTATCAATAACTCTGATTAATGATGTTTTACTACTCAGATATAAACTATCTGTAATATTCAAAAAGAATATTTTCTTATTTGTCTGCAATTTTACATCTTTCAATATAGTATCATAAGACTTAGCATCATTTTGACACATCTGATATAATCGATTTCCTAACTTATAAGGATTCCTATCTTTAGGTGTAATATATTTTACAATATTTTCGCCATGTCCATAGATATACAAATCAATTCCATCGTAATTTTTCATTGCTTCATAAAAAATACAAGCAAGTTTTGATGCAGCATTTCTGGCAGAGTATTCACTATTTTGAGGAAGATTCATTGATCCAGATTCATCTATTGATATTACAAATGCATATTTAGGATCAGGACTTTCTGATTTCTTTATAATCTTTCTATGATATACACAGTTTACTCCTTGAATTGCTTGTACAAGATGTGATGATATAAGTTGTCCATTTCTATGGAATTTATCATCTTCTAATTCAATTTTCTTATTGTTAGGAATGATTATTTTCTTAGCAATCTTTATTTCTTCTGATAACTTAGAAATCATCTTCTTATAAGCAATGGCATCAGAACTATTTGGTTTTACTGCTCCTATTTCTTCTTTTGTTCCATTGAACAATTCGTCTGGCTTATTAGTATCACATTTACCAAGAGCATCATTTTCTTGATTTATCGAATTTTTTGCCTTGTTGAATTTTTGTGATATCACATTATTTGATTTATTTCTTCCTTCACTTGTATTAGGAGAAAACAATCCATTTTGACCACAATTCTTATCTTGGTTTGGATTACCTTCAGTTGATGAATTTCCTATCATACCAAGATTTGGCTTAGATAATTTTGAATTGAGATCATCTAACTTTACATATTTCTTGATTATTTCTATAGTATCAAGACATGCAACAACAGTATTTTTTGTAGGGCTATATTTGAATTGATTTGGATCTTCAATCTTTACAATAACCTTTTCATATATCTCATCTAGCATTGGCCCAAATTCATCAATCCATTCTTTAGGAAATCTATTTGAAAGATTTGAATTTCTAACCATATACAATACCATGAATTGCACAATATCTATCTTACTGTTAGAAAGAACAAGCTTCTTTATAGAATTGATGAATTTATCTTCAGAAAAGTAATGTGACAACACATTGTTCAAGAAATACATCCATTGTGGTTTTCTGACACCTAACATTTCTTCAATACATTCATCTTCATATACATTATGAAGCCAATGAGCGATAGGATATTTTACCATTTTCAAATCATAGTTTTTGAAATCAGTAAAAGCACAATGGCATGCTTCATGACAAGCTAATCCCATTTCAATATCCATACCATCATAAGCATCTTTATGTTCCTTCATTGGATTCATTCCAACAACAATATGTTTACCATCTGTATATGATGAATCAGAATTTTCTTTAACAACTAACTGTGCAGAATTTTCTGTTACTTGATTAGAAACATAAAGTAAAGCTTGTGACATCAATGCTGCTGATGTCTTATAAGCTTCAATTTCCATCTCTTTATATATGAATTTTGAAGATGGATTTATGCCAAACTTATTGATAGCATAAGTTGGGCGGTTAGAAAACCATTTTGTATGTTTGAGAGTATATGCCATAACTTCAGTTCTTTTTAAAATTTACATCATGAATATAGAACAATCTTGATTTATTTCAAACTTGTTGGAAATTAATTTAGAACAAACAAAGGGAATTTCAAACAAAAGTTCAAAATTCCCTTATATCTATACTTATATTTTATACTTATATTTTACATACAACAAATATATCCATCTTCTGGCCCAAACCAACAACTAGGACTTTCCCAATCATCTCTTCCATAATCAGAAACTCCTCTAAAGTAATCTGATTCTGCTATTTCTAATTCAGTTTCATTCAACTCATCCTTAAAACCATCAATATTAGCTAAACACCATTCAAGATAACCATTCTTGTTTCTTGATGTGTTGTAATCATACACTTCTTTTATAGTATGTCCTTTAAACTTACCAAAAGTAAGTACTCATTTAGGTTCATCAAATGGATTGTTACTTATTTCTAATTTAAGATATTTCATAATTTACATAGGTTTAGGATCATCATCCCAACTCATATTCTGATAAACCGCTGGTAAACATTCTTTATTTACATAAGCACCTTTACCTTTAGAAGAAGACCAATATTTGTTAAATTGCCCATTCCATACATACGGATGATGTTCTTTACCATAATAGTCTTCTTCCCATTTGGTAGTATCTTCAACAAATACCTTTTCTGTATGACGATATGGATATCCTTCAAAAACACGATACTCCCCATTCTCATTTACAGCAATATATGCTTGGTCATATCTATGTTGTACTACTTTATCACCATCTGATGGTTTGTTCAAATACTTATCAATATCAAATGCATTAGGGCAATTGATATTTGAAAGGTATTTAATCAAATTCGGATCAATCTTGATAGTCTTCAAGTTATTGAAATAATTTTCATTCAATTTGCTTGGTACTCCCATCTGCCATATCTTCAACTTACTAGCACTTTTAAGAAGATATTCATATTCTTCTTCATAACCTGGTGGTAATGTAGCAGCATCCTTATACATTCTAGATAAGAAATGAAACAATCTGCTTGCAAATGTATAATCAATTACAAAACCATAATTACTGATATATGGACAATGCAATTGCTCTTCTGGTATATTCTTTTCTTTATTGAACATAGATAATTAAATTAAACAGTTAAATATGCATAATAGTCTTTATATAGAGTTCCTACTTCTTTATCAAAAGTATATTCAATCAATTTCTTATGCAAAGTATCAAGCATCTGTACTTCAATACCACCTTTCAATAATAGAATCAATGGGGTAACATCTCTATATTCTTCCCTAAATACAACTCTCTTAATACCAGATTGAATAATGAGCTTTGAACACTGTAAGCAAGGGCTCAATGAAACATAAGCTGTGGCACCTTTACATTGACCTTCAGAACACTTGGCACATTTAGCAATGGCATTAGATTCAGCATGCAATACTTCATCATTTGTTACAAGATTTCCATTTTCATCAAGATGTTCACATTCATTTGGAAATCCCTTTGGCATACCATTATATCCTTGTGCAATAATCTGATCATCAGAACTTACAATAATACAACCAACCTTACTTCTTGTTGCAAAACTCAAATCCTTCAAACATGAAGCCATATTCATGTAAACAATATCATACTCTAGTCTTCTATTTTCTGTCATAAATATAAATATTAATATAAGTAATTAGTATCTGTTTTAAACATTGAAATAAATGTTTTATATTCACTGAAATTCATTTTTGCTGATTTTTCCTGAGTTGTAAGAATTCCAACATTATCCATAACTGGCCAACATTTTACAATGAACTCTTCATCTTCTTCCTTATCAATCATATTGCATTCAACTGTAATATAATAAGCAGGATATTTCAATTCAAGCTTATTATTCACCATATCCAAATCTTTAATATATACAGGTAATGATGAATAATTAGGAAGAACATTAGGATCATCTCTCATCAATTTCTTCAAATAATTACTATATCCAACAATATAGAATACTGTAGTAAAAACTGAAGCTTCTTTGCTGATATCAAAATTAAAATAATTAGTCATAATATATGTTTATTTATTATTGAATTTTCTGTTTCTTGGTTTCTTTTCTGGACAATTCTCTGTAAATACAAGACCTTTATCAGTATCTTCTACTACAAGTCGTGTAACAAACTTACCAGAAGGATATTCATAGAAATCAAAATACCATCCTTTGGTAGCAGCTTTATCATGATCTCCATTGAATCTGATAAATTCCTTGCATTCATCAATATCTGTAAATTTGATATCTGAGTATTTTCTACTGTTCTTATATATTACAAATCTTACCATAATCATAATTTTTAGAATTAAACATTTGTTTGACATGAATAATATAGAAACTATTTAGGTAATTTCAAAACAAATTTAAAAAATTTCTATAAAATAATGAACATCTCTTTCAGTTCTGTTCAAGAACTAAAGTTAATGAACATCTCTTTCAGTTCTGTTCAAGAACTAAAGTTAATGAACATCTCTTTCAGTTCTGTTCAAGAACTAAAGTTATGCACACAGGGAGCGGAAAATTTTTTCAGGTTATTAATTATACTCCTAAGTATTTTTCCGCTCCCTGTGTGACCCAGGCACATTCCTGGAGAATCCTACAGTTTTCTTTATTTCATATCATTTAATAAAGATTTCTTCAGATTAATTAAATCATCTATGTACATTTGCTTTTCTGTTGTATTCTTGATATATTCAAGATGCTTCTTTATCTCTTCATTTTGCTTCAAAAGCTCATCTCTTTCTTCTATAGTTACTTTTGACATAGATGTTGCAAGCAATGCCATTGGCAAGTGTTGTGCATCCATATCAGGTTTGATATCCACTTTACTTCTGTTACGAATCTTAAGCTTACCTTTACATACAAGTTCAATGAACTTTACTAATTCTGAATTGTTCTTGTATTTTTCTTCAAGTATCTTTACAAGCTTCTTCTTTCTCTCAACATAAACAGTCAATCTCCAATTTACAAAATATTTGATAACCTCATATCTGTCTTTGAAATATTTGAGCTTGCCATTCTCATCAAGCAACCAAAGCAAATCATCCGGAAGTTTCTTAATGAGCTTGAACTTATTAGCTAATCTCTTACCTGACCTATCTGATTTGATTTCTTTTGCAAGTTGACCTTTGAAGAATTGTACTTCATAATGCACATTGCCATCCTCGGACAAATCTTTATAATCTTTGATTTCTTGCTTGTCACAAAGTCTATTCAGCAATTTTTCAAATTCAACATAAGTAGTATCAGATGGCAAATTAGTGATTGTCATCAAGTCTTTTGGTTGATTTGTCTTCCATTCTCCATGGCAATACCATTGACCAGATTCTAACTTCCAATTATCTTGTGGGATATCTCTCAAATAAGGTCTTACAACTGTCTTAAACTGTTCTATACCTTTCTTACTTTTGAGAATCTCTAAACAGCAATCAAGTACGTCTACTGGATTCCAAGCATTACTATGGAAAGAATATCCATTAGCAATACCCATAGTTGTATTAGAAAGAACCGTAGGTACAATAGGAAGGTAATGTTCTGGTTCAACATAGTCACCTTCTTCAAATACATACTTTAACAGGTCATAATCTGCCTTGTATACTAAGTCTGCATACTTTGACTTTCTGATATATAGGTATCGAGGTGCTCCAGCTTCTGGACTTCTAAGATATCCTCCTTGGCCTTCAATTTCTAGTGGATTGTAAAAGTTATAAAAATCTTTAGCCAATGTGCAAACTGTAGAAGTAAGGGAAGCGTCACCATGTGCGTAAAGAGATATTTTCATAGTATCACCAACAAGAGCAAGCAGCTTTGATGTTGATCCATTTTTCAATGAACCTTCAAACATTGCATGTACAATCTTTCTTGCACCTGGCTTAAACCCATCGCATATAGAGGGGATAGCACGATCCCCTACTGTTGCGAGTGAATAATTCAGATATTCTATATTGAGAAAGTCAGTGATTGACTTGTTGATATCTTTCTTGACAACTACTTTATTTTCTGATTTCTTTACCATATTATTTAAACTAAATCTCCCATCATTTCTTTTCGATCATTACTATTCTTACCAAACCATTTCTTGAACATTGACTTTGTCAAATCATCAATCTTGAAATGCATGAAGATAGGGTTTCTCATTGATTCCTTTGTTTCAGATGCATCAAGACCAGAAAGACCTTTAACGTACTTAATCATATATCCTTTAAGCTTTTTTGCATCTTTATCAAATTCTTCTTGACTATAATACTTCTTTACTTCTTTACCTTTCTTTGCAATAATAATAGGAGTAATACTTCTGCATACTATACCCTTCTCAAAAAGAATTGGCCATCTAGAAAAAAGAAGAAGCAACAATGCTGCAATCTTATCTCCATCAATATCGGCATCAGTAGATATTACAATCTTATCAAACTTCAAATCATTGATATTGAAGTCATCACCAAACTTAAGACCCAAAATAGTAATGATATCATTGAATACATCATTCTTCATAATCTGCAATGGTGACATATCTAATGAATTTGGTGGTACACCTCTCATTACATAACCAGCTTGAGTTTCTGGATCTCTACCAATACGAAGACCTCTTGCAGCAGAATCACCTTCATAAATCCAAAGCTGCTTACCTTGTTTCTTTTTTGATGAACAAGTCACATACTTATCTGAACGACGAAGACCTTTGCTTGCTTCTTTATTGAGCTTACGAAGAGTACGTTGATCTTCTGCTTCACATTTCTTTTTATACCAATCTCTTACATTATCTATGATTTCAGACTTTACAACAGAATCAAGAAACTTGTTTGGAAGTTCAAACTTCACATTTTCATCTTTATAGAATTTCTCTACAGGTGTAGTCAAACATTCCTTAGTCTGAGAATCATAAGATGGATTAGAAATAGTCAAGTCACAGAACATGCTATAGTTGCCATCAACTTGTCGTGGAAGCAAATCAATCTTATCTTTCTTCTTAAGAAAATCACATACAGTAGTATTGATGATTTGATGCAATGCCTTAACATGAGTACCTTTATTGCAAATACCTCCGTTGACGAATCCAATATTGATAGCACCATCAGGATATACATAGACATGCTTATGTTCATCTTTCATCTCTATACAATCCTTCAAAGTAACATAGTTTCTATACAAGTCAATATAGTCTTTGAAATTGTCATATCTGTACTCACCACATAAATCTTCATCTTTATATGTTACCTTCAATCCAGGATTAGCAGCTGCTGCATTGATGCAACGTGTCAATATAATATCCTTGAATGTTCTGTCAAGCTTATCTATGCCTTCAAATCTAGAAAAGTCGAGATGAAATGTGATCCTAGTTCCATGATTTTTCTTAGAAGATTTTTCTATCTCCTCATCATAGAATTCTGACATGTTGTTTTTCCAGTTACCAACCCATCTCTTCTTTCCATCATCTGTCATTACACCAAAATAAGATGAAAATATAGATACTAATACAGAACCTAATCCATTAGTACCAATAACATTTCTGTCCTCGTCATCATTATAATTTGAACTAGTTCTTAATTGTCCAAATATAAATTTTGGCAACATCATATTTGCTTCTTTATGATTGACAACAGGAATTCCACCATTATCTTCTATTATTATGGTGTCATCTTTCATAATAGTAACATTAATTTGGGTAAGTCCTAAATTATCAGAACGTCTAAATTCATCTGTACTATTACTAATAATTTCATCTATTAATTTCAATATTGCAGGAACATATTCTACTTCTTTTCGAATCATCATTTGTTCTTTATAATCAAAAACAAATTGATTAGAAATTTCTAATTTATTAGATCCTATCCACATTCCACTTCTTTGTAAGATATGGTCTCTTTCTGATAATGATTTATATTTATCTTCAATATTTTTTTTCATAATTTTGTAACCAAATATCTACTTCATCTATATTCCAAAATTCGACGTAATTTAAATTATTTTCTTTTGCTTTATTTCTTTTCTTTACATCGCTATCACACCATGTATTTATTACACATTGATAATATAGTTTACCATTATTTATTTTTTCAATAAAATAATTTTTTAATTTTATATCATCTTTATTAAATGGGTCAAATGGGTGATTTTGATGAGAATAATATCCTTGATATTCTATAAATGTATCTATTTCTGGGATATAAAAATCACAATTATATGGATATCTTTCTTTATCATAGAATTGACAAATAACTTTGTTAAAATAATGTACTAATTTATTATAAATTATATTTTCTGCTTTTGATGAAGTATAAGTATGATTTTTCTTTTTTGTTTGTCTTTGTTTTTCTAAATATGCAGATAAATCTTTTCTATATTCATTACTTTGAAAATAATATTCTGTTCCATATTTTTTTAAACATGTATTCCTAATTTTTTCTTTTATTTCTTTGGATTTACTTGCACTTGAAACACCATATTTTTTCAAACAAGTATTCTTAATTTTTTCTTTTACTTTATCATCTTTAAATGGACAAGTAACTCCCCTTACTTTTAAATTTGTTTCTTGTATTTTTTTAATTGATTGTGGTGTCCAACCACCATTTGTAACCCCATATTTTATTAAGCAAGTATGTTTAAGTTTTTCCTTTATTTTTTCTGATTTTAATGGATTATCTACTCCATACTTACTTATTAATGTATTTCTTATTTTTTCTTGTTTTTCTGATGATTGGTAACAATTTTCTACTCCATACTTTAATAAATTAGTCTTTTTTGCCTCCTCATATCTAAATTTACCAAAACATTTAACATCAGAACATGTTTTTAACATTAATCTTTTCTTTTTACCCAGCCATTTTACTGGAGCACCACATATTGGGCAAATAGGTTTTATTTCTATTTTATAAAATATTCGCTGAACAGTTTCATGTAATGATTCACTATCTTTATATCGTTGTAATAAATATAATTTATCCTGGTTATTTTCATTTAAATTAATCATTTTATTAAATGAAGGCCTTATCATATCTTTTTTATTTGTATGTATCATATATTTTGATACAATATAAGAATCATTTATTATAGTATCGTTCATAATGGAATAGGTTTATTATATTATTAAATAATAATAATAATCCAATACTATTAATTCCCAGTCTAATTATTTTAACTTTGCCATATAATTTACAACACCTTAAGATAAGCATCATTCAATGTAAGCCATTCTTTCTTACCATCTTTATTGATAATTCTCAATTCACATTTATATACTGGATATTTGACATTCTTAGGTGCCACTAATGTTACTCTTGAATTCAACACTTTACCAATATGTTCTACCCGTTCAATACTAGCACCAAATCCTCTTGGTGATGGTACTACTTCCGGAACTTTAATAGAAACATTCTGATCTATCATTGCATCAAGTTCATTCTTTAACCAATCATGAAAATGATTCATTTCTGATATATTAAACATTTATTTTTCCTTTCTTATATAATATATTCTTAATGAGAAAGACAATACTGTACATAGAAACATCCTATGCCTTGTTGAAGTATTGGCAGGTAAGAAAGGTGATGAACTTATTGCAAGTTGTACACCACACAATATGAAATTCTTCGAAATAAAGGAGAATGGAGAACCAGAACAGCTCTATCTTTGGAGTTGGGAATTCATGACGGATGAATTTAAGAAGAATTACAATTATGTAAACAATACAATAAACAGATTATACTGTATACATAGTACCACCAAATACTGCATGTACATCTGATTTGATAACTGATTACAAATTTCTACTTACTCTTTTCATATTTTAATAATTTATGATATTACTTTCATAATATAGATAAATTATAAGAGATTTCAAAATTAATATAAACAAATAAAAGGTACTCTGTATATTAGGGTACCTTTTGTATTTATTATGATTTACTATTCTCTTCCTCTTCTCTTATCTTTATAAGTCTATCAATTTCCATCATTACTGGTCCTTGTAATGACCAATTCAAATATTTGTAGTGATCACGACGCTCTTTTTGAATTCTTTGCATTTTAGGGAACATGAATTCTTTGTCATTTCTATAGACAGTTCCTTGCAATGATACAAAATAATTAGGGTCTTTTCTGAACTTATCAAGCTCTTCTTCTGTCCATGGAATTTCTGTATATCTTCCAAAACTATCTGGACCTACTTTATTTGTAACAATAGATTCCATTGATATGTTGCAAGTTCGAACTACTGATGGATAAAGTGATGCAAAATCATCACATACACTATATTCCCAACGTCCTGGAACACATCCACAAAAAGCACCTTCATAATTTACTTTTGTTCTTTCAACAGCCTCATAATCCCATACTACATGTCGATCTTCATCATAAAAACATCTGAACAAATTTGCTGTTGTCAAAGCCACCTGACCCAATGCTTTCTGGGCTGGAATTCCTGTTACTGTTGCCATAGAACATGGGCTTTCAATACATTTGAAACGATAATGAATCAAGGCATTCAAACAAGAGTCGATAGCATTATAGTAAACAAACAATGGGAAATCATTTTCATAACATTCCTTCATTGTTCCTTCATATTTTACTTTATGAGCATTAACTCCATGACTACCAACCCAATCTAATGAATATGATTCATAAGGTCTCATTGAATACTCATAAGATTTGATAAGCTCCATATAATCCCATATCATGCAACCTTGTGGTGCTGGAATACTATATTTTGTACCATCCATCTCTGACCAAGAAATCTTATTGATTTCTCCAACAACACTTGCTGATCTCATCAATTGCATTGCTTTGAACTTTCCAAACAACTTTACTGTTCTATTCCAAATATAGTTCCAGTCAAATCTATAATAGTTCCATCCAGCAAGACATCCTATCTTTGGCATTATTCTGGTAAACCAATGCTCAATCATTGATTCCTCAGTTTCAAAATATTGATAATATACTTTTGGTGTAAAACCTTTTTTCTTTAAAAGGTTTTTCGCAAAGTCATTATCTTCTATATATTTAAGGTATCTTTCCTTCAATTCTTCTTGTTCATTGGAATTCAACGGTTTGATACCTAATACCATTACAGACAAATCTGGACCAACAAGACTTATCAACTGAATTCTTTGTTCTGCCTTTTCTGGTTCTGGGAATTCATCAGAAATTTCAGTTTCTATATCACTAAAGTAAATTCTTGGAAATCTCATTGCCATTACTTCCTTATAGATATCTTCTGGCAAATTGTACAAGAATTCCAACTGATCAAATTCATTCGGTTGATACTTAGATGCATCTTTAAATACTATATCACATTTCTTACCATCCCATGTATACTTCTTTCCATTTGGATTGTACTCATAAGTCTTCCAGTGATGCATCTGTTTTGAATAGCATTTTCTGTTACCATTTTCATCCAAATAGAAAATATAATACGTCTGATTCTTTCTTAACCAAAATCTGTCAATTATCATAGTCTTTCAAAATTTTGTTAATTATATTTTATCTTATACTTTATCTAATATAGTTAATTAAGTTTTCCAAGTTCAATGTTAACAATCAAAAAATGGAACTCTTGATTAAGAGTCCCATTCAATATTTTATATATAATATTGTTCAACATAAAGAACATGTTCAATATAATTGAACATCATCAATTCATTGAACACTTATTTCCATTTGAAATCATCCATCTTATCTGTAACCTCATATATAACACCAGCATCTGTTGTCTTTACACTTAGCAATCCTAATGATATTAATGTGTTTATGATGACTCCAGTATATTCTGACTTGTAATAATATTTGAGATATGTATCATAAGCATTCAATGGCTTATCTGGTTTAGTGAATCTAGCACATTCCCAATCTACTACTGCTTCTGTCCATTCTACTTCATCTTTAGGTTTGTAAGCTTTATTTCCATCTAAATCCTTATAGCATGGATGATGATCTTGCCATAATGTATGAATATGGTTGATGCATTCAACTCCTAACCATGGAAGCAATGCATACATTACAATCTTGTCAACATCATGGTATTTATGAATTACTCTGCCTGTCAAATAAGCTTCTACTTTCTTGAAGCATACATGGTGCTTATAAGAATATAGAAGATGTGAATAACTTTCTGCAATATTTCTAAAAACCAAAGATAAAAGTCCAAAAAAGTCAAATATCTTATATTGGATTGAATAATCTTTAAAAGTTTCTCTTACATAGTGCAAAACATACTTAAGCTTTTCTTTACAACAAATCATAGTCATTTTCGTTTTTATCAGTTTTTTCTTCTTTTGAATCTGCTAAGTCACCATAAGGTGTATAAGGGAGATTAGAACAATTTCTGTACAATTGATTATATATATGTGCTGCAGATTGACCTACTTCAATAGTTTCATAAGCATTATCCTCATCATAACCAATCTTTTTTGTTCTTCCATCATAATAATTGTTGATTTCCAATCCATTGCCAATAGGTGTCTTAAGTACTATCTTAGTTGGTACTGTACAAATAATTTCATGAATTCTATCAATAGGAATCATTTTGTCAGTATACCGCCTTACATACAACGTCTTTTCCTTTTCTACATATTCATAAGTATTCTCTGTTATTACACTTACTAGCAAGAATCTAGGAACATAAGACAAATCTACATCATTCATCTTCTTCCTAGACTTTAAAGAATAATCAAATGCTTTGTAATTTTTAAAATTCTGTTTCATGTTATAAATCCCAATATTCTATTTCCTTATCAACAAACCATCTGCCAACATATTCATAAGTAAACAATTTAGTACTTGTATACCTTCCAATTATACCATAGAATGCATGTGGTGACCACAATTCATCTGTATAATGATACTTCATCCAAAACACCGGATCAACATAATTCTTATTTGGATTTGTATCTCTCCACGTAGTCTTATATATGTTACCTATAATACCATGGCATATAAGGTAACCTCTCAATGCATAAATTAACTTTTTCATAAGCTCTTATAATATTTTTCAGGTTCTCCTGTTAAGCGCCTGGGTCACACAGGGAGCGGAAAAATACTTAAGAGTATATTCTACCAGCTAATACATTTTTAATGTCCCTGTGTGAATGTTTTCTAATTCATTCTAATATAAAATCACTAAAGTTGATTAACTTGATCTCAACTTGCTAGAGTTGATATTTGTATGGACATGGAAACTCTGATTCATCAATGTTTATATACCTTGGATCATCAAACTCTTTCCAATCTACTATCTCTGTCTTCACTATCTCAAATGCCGTGTCCATTGAGATACATACACACTTTCCAATATCTGATAATGCAGTGATCTCCTTCAATACTTTCCATTGACAAATATGATTAGGTCCACTCTTATCAAGAAAGTACTTCTTTCTACTTATGATAGGACTCTTTGTAGAATCCGATGCATTAAAAGATGCCAATACTTGGCTGACATCATTGTTGGACTTATTAAGACTAACTTCTTTCTTTAATTTTGACAAAATTGGTAATCCCATACTTGCAAACTCCTTTAAACAATATTTAGATAATTTAGTAAATTAAAGTATATACTCACCCATTTAAGAAAGTGTCATCATAAGTTGTTTTACAGGTTTGACATCATCATCATTGAATTTGTTGCAAACTACAAAATTCACTGCATCTACTATATCAAATCCATCAGCAATCATTTCACCAATAGCAATATTCTCTCTTGTAGAAACAGGAAAATTCACTACACCTTTCTTATTTTCTTGTCTCATTACATTTGCAAACTTTACAATAACTGTGGCGTCATCTTCTGATATCTTACATCGGTTCTTCAATACTTCTATTTCATTTCTTGCCGGCATGTAATCCACTTTCAATGGTAGAAATCTGTTCATCAAAGCAGCATCAATTTCTTGAGTACCACTATATTCTGAACCAATATTAGCAGTAGCAATGAATACACAATCTGGATGTACTTTTACAGAACGTGGACCTTCCGAATCTGCAATTGCTAATGGTAGTTCTCTACGAGAATCCAAACAAGGAAACAGAATATTGTTTGTCATCAATGGGGCTCTTGAAAGCTCATCAAGCAATATTACACCTGGTTTCTGAACATCATCAACAAACTTTGCATAATCAAATGTAGAACTACCATCCTTAATACGATGGCATCCTAACAAGTCAGTTAATGGATCTTGCATAGCACCCATATCATGTACTTCACAATTGATTCCAAGTTGCTTACAAGCCATCAATATCAATTCTGTTTTACCAGTACCAGTAGGTCCAATCAATAATGTTGGTTTCTTTCTCATAATGTTTCTTACAAGATATTTCCAATTCTTGCTTTCAACATAGAAACCAGTATTTTCCACATCCGGACAATCAGGTAATGAATCAATAAAATTTTCTGACTTGATAATCTTTTTTACTGTTCCATCTTCTGATTTTGCTGTTACAACCTCTGCTTGTTCATCATTAAGATCATAATCCACAGTTGGATCAAACTTACATTTCTTAGTGAACAAATCATTCAAATCATCATCAGAAGCTATATTTGGAATTCCTTGGAAAGCAAAAGTAAACTTCTTAGAATCAAAAATATACTTGTCAGTATAATATATTACTGCTTTATTTTTGTTTCTTTCTATGAAATCTATTTGCTTCTTAGTATATCCTTTCTTATTCTCTTCAATCAATTTCGTATTTCCACGAAATTTTGCATCTAATACAGAATTCTGTCCTCGATAAGGATAAAATATTCCTAATTCAATTGTAAAGTATAATCTTGGATTTCTCATTTCTTTCAAATTTTAATTCTTATATAAATTAGAAAAAGGGAGAAAAATTTCAAAATGATGAAAAATTTCTCCCTGTTGATTACCTCAGGCAGCAATCATCAAATCCAAGTTGTGAATAAGGTTCTTATAACGAGAACCATCCAAATTGAATTTATATTGGCGGTCTTCGTATGAAACTTTACCGAAGACTGTTGCTAAAATCTTATCACGACTAACACAAATGAACTTTACTTTTCTTCCATCTCGTGTTACTAACTTAGCACCTTTCTTTGCTTCATCCAAGTTGAACTCCTTGAAATTATTGTTCATTACTGAATTATTTACTGATGCAGCTACTGACTTATTCATATTGTTCATAATCATAATATTTTAAAATTAAACATTTATTTGACATGAATAAGATAGAAACTATTCAGAAAATTTCAAAATTTATTCAACTTTTTCTTCAACTTTTATTGTTTTGAAGTCGTCAAAAGTATTGATGCCATCAGTTAATGGGTTTGTGCATTTCTGGGCCCAACTTGTCCTATCACTATATACAATTCTTTCTGTTTGCATGATAGAAATTCTATATGTTCTAGTTTTATCTTTCAAGTCATTATACAAATCGCTATCATAGTTATCTGTAATTTTATTTCTAGAACAAAGAAATAAATCGTATGCTTGTCCACTTTCTTTACCACCTTTTACAATAAATGTATCTAATGCAAAGCTAGGTCTTTCTATTCCATCGGAACATTCAAATACTGTTTGCCACATGTTAACAAATATTAAATTGAAACTTCATATATACCAATACCTACTTTACCATGTACATCAATAACAACATTATTGACATATAATACTTCTACCAAATCAAAGTCGCCTAACTTTTCTAACTCCTCTTTTATCATAGTATTGAACATGTTTCTACCAGTAGACCAATCTCCAGAATCTAATACAGCTATCAACTAAAAAGCAAATAACCGTATTCTAGATTCTATAGATGATTTTTCTGTTATAGGTCGATATTTTCTCTTATAGATCAATTTTTTCATATACTATAGCTGTTATCTTCTTTATAGATTTTTCAAAATCATTTATTCTTGATGGGAAGCAACAACAAGAACATGAACATCTCTTATCTTGATAGATAACATATCTTACATCATCATTCAAATGCAACCTGATATATTCTTTAATGCAAGCTAGTTTAGTTGGTGATGCATCCACTATCAATGGAAAATTGTCAAGTTGCTTAAGTAAGAATTCTCCTGGCAATGTATGTTCATCACATTCTGCCTTGTTGTAATTTTCACTTATCAATAAATAGTTTACCATTTGCTCTAATACAATTTAATTTCAATATTCTTTTCTCTAGCCTTCTTCATCTTACCAGTATTTGATTCTAATGAATTAGTGAATACGATCTTCACTTCCTTCCAAGAACCAGTCATTCTGTATTCTGGATGACACTTCAAGAATTCTGCTTTGCTAGAATAATTATTTGGTTCACCTGTCAATATCACAGGAATCTTATCATTTTCTTTCTTAGTGTCTGCTAACTCTTTATCTGATAGCTTGAAAGAATCTAATGACCATCCATTGAAATCAAGAATCTCTTTGAATCTCTTCCAATTTGATGATTCTTTATCATCAACCCAGTCATAAGCAATATGTGACATGCTTGTAAAGTCATAAGGCAATCCAATTAACTTATTCTCTATCTGTTGAGCTACTTTATCTCCACACAACCTAAAGTTGCAAGACAAAATAATATCCTTCAATTTGATATTCTTAAGAAGCTTGGTATATGCTTTATTTACATTAGAACCTGTCTTACCACCTATAGCATTCTCAATTTCTGTTGGTGTACATAAAAGAATATTCCATGGCATTTCTTTTGCTTCAATACCAAAGAATTCATCTGGTTCACAATCCTTCTTCTTCCATTTGATGAAATCTTGTACTGTTGATGTTCCAAATCCAGGAATCTTGAAACTCAATGCAGAATTCAGCAATTCAAATTCATTATCAATCTTAGAAGCCATTACATGGCAACCATCAATATAGCTATCTGATGATGGGAAACTTTCTCCTAATTTAGCAGGATCAAAGTTTGTATAATCATAAACTCTGTATATGTAAGGAATAATATCACCAGCTAATGAAAGTACAACCTTGGTTCCAACACTTATTTTTCTATCCATCAGATAACCTGCGTTGAATGCTGATGCTCTTGTAATCTTCTTGCCATCCATATATACAGGATCAGTAATGATAGTAGGAATATATTCACCTGACTTACCAAGATTCCATTCAATATCAATTACAGTTGTTGGTTCAGTCATAGGAATATACTTGATAGCAACACAATCTGCTGGTCGACGTTCGGTTAAGTTGTTCTGTCTTTCTGATTCTACCGGTTTGATGACAATGCCATCCTGAGAATATTCTGACATGTTTCTGTACTCTTCATACTTCTTATATATACTAATCAAGTCATCTACAGTATTCAGTTCAATACCTTCATCATAGAAACTTGGGAAGAATGTATTGTATTCAAATTGATTATCAGTAAGAAGACGAGTCCAATCTAAATCTTCCCATTCACCATTCTTCTTTATTCTGTAATCATAGATAACAGGAAACAGATATACATATTCAGGAACATCCTTATCAATTCTATTGAGCATACCAGAAACAAAAGCTCTAGTATTTGCGAACTTATCTGCAAATCTCTGCTTGAATGTTGATTTACTTACAAGTACTTCACCTCGTAATGTTACTTCAGAGGCATCACCAGATCTTTTCATTACAAAATCAAAGAAACCACCTTTACAATCAAAGATAGGCTTAATCTGATTAGAAATATCCTTACCATATTCACCATCACCACGACCGGAATATGTGACACCTAATGTACCATCTGAATTCTTTGTAATATGAATTTCAAATGAGCAACCATCGTATTTTGGAGTAACTATTACTTTACATGCCTCCTCTTTATCATTATATATATAACTGAAGATAGAATTCAAGTAAGTAGTCCAATCGATACTGCCATCTGCCTTTTCATGAATCTGTACTTTAGATAAGCTACCCATCATGAATGGATGCTTTATGGTATAGTTGTCAGAATGCTTTGAACCGACATAGGACTTATTTTCTTGACCTAATGACTTCTCTAAAGTATCATATTCATTATCATTAAGAATCTCCTTACCAGTATTGTAATAAGCATCCTTTGCTTTGTCAAGAAGAAATCTCGCTTCATCATCTGTCAAATTGTTGTAATCTCTAAATTTCATTACGAGAATATCAACATCTTTTGACATATCATAAGATGGGTCATGTTTACGATTAATATTTGAAAATATTTCTTTATTCATAATTTATTCACTTTTAAAATATTTCTGATACTTTGGCAATACTTTCTTTCCTTGATCTTTGATATAATCAAGTAATGGATTTCTATCATCACTATCTGGTGCTTCATTATTATAAGACCATATCAATGCATCTAGATTGTCTTTGAAGTTTCCTGGCATACCAGTACAAGGTTCTGACAACCAATCTTCAAAGTCATCTCGCATTTTTCGATATCCATTCCATGAACAATTCTTTCTGTTCTTTATATTTATATCGTTTTGTTTGTCTTGTTGGCATATAAGATTAAGTTCATCATAGCAAAGCAAATCTACTAAACTTATTTCAAAATTGAAATTCTTATAAGGAAACTTATCTTTTGGATCATATATATGTATATGAGGATATGGCCTGTCTCCTACTGCCGGTCCATGCAATGCTATTCGATAAAAAGACTTTCCTAACTTGGCCTTTTTATCTATAGTAGCCATTTCCATGATAGGCATATCTGGGTCTACTATTCCAAGTTTTTCTTGTATATATTCAATTAAACTTTTCATTTCAATTTAGCAATATATTCTTTTGAACAGTTACTATCGGAATATCCATCTTCAAGATGTTCAGTAATCCAATCTGTAATGTACTTATCATATTTTTGCTTCCACTTAGAAGAATGATAGCTAATGAATGGCATGCCATCATATTTGATATAGAATCTGCTACGTTCAGATGGTTCCATTCCATTCTTATGAAGACAGCATCCACCATACAATTCATTAATCATGATAATTCCACCTTCATTGAGTGGATAAACTACAACTGGATGATCTTCACCTAAGAAATAAACTCTCCAAGTAGAAGTATGTTTGCCTTTAACTACTACTTTATATAATGATGGAGCATCAGTATACTCATTTTCTTTTTCTGCAAGTTCATCATAGAACTCAAACTAGTCTAGATCATGTTCAATCAAATCATTCATCTTCTTATAGTAGCATTCTCTATTATAAGATTCTTTACCTGATAACAATCTGTACAGCAAACTAGGTTTTGTCTTTCTCAACATAAGCATAAAAATATTTTAGTTATACAAATTAACAAGCATTCTAATGAACATCTTCTCAATATCATCAAAGATAGCAGCAAACTTAGACTTGATACTATTAGCATCATATTTTGTTGGATCTGGTTCAGTATCAACATTTTCTGGAAAGTCATATTTGCTAAGTATTTCTACCCATCCAGTTGCTCTATTGAATACTTCTACTTTATATACATGACTATAAGAATCAAGAGTAAGCTTAAATGTTTGACCTACCATCTTAATGATTCTGATAGACTTGCAAGTCCACCTTACCTCATTATGATATTCTCTGAAGAAATACAACTGGGTAATGTTGATTATATTCATCTTAGGTTCAAACCCAGCCAAACAATTGATATCTAATTTTGATGGAAGAGTATTCTCTTCAGGAGTAATGTTCCAAAGTTCGTTATAATACATAGTCTATTTTATTTTTAACATTTAAAATATAGAAAATATATTAGAAATTTCAAAATAATTTTTATTGAAATCAATACTATTTATATTCTATCTTATACTTATATAATTTAATCCTTTTAAGAATAAATGAATATGATAGAAAAGCTAAGAAATCTAGATAACAAATTTGTAGATAAGAATATTCCATACGTTACAATTAGTGCTGTAAATGGATATATCAGTCCTAAGTTTGACCAAGAAGCCATAGCAAAGAAATGTGAAGAAAAGGGTAAAACAATAAACTGTAAATGGACAGGATTGTCATATAAAGAGATATTAGACTTGTGGGAACAGAAAGCTAATGTTTCTAGAACTTATGGAAAGAAACTAGATGCTTATACTGAATGCAAGCTTGAAGGAGATGAAAACAGTATAGAAGAATTCATGCTTGATAATGATGTCGATGCCGATGAAAGAATGAAGGCACACATCAAGGCATTTGACCAGTTCTATGAAAGAATCATGAAGTCAGGTGATGTTGAATTTGTTGGTAGAGAAATAGAAGTTTGGAATAGAATTATTATCAATGACAATGATTTCTATGTGAGAGGAAGATTAGATGCATTATTCTACAACAAACGTACTGATACTTGGATCATCATAGATTGGAAGTCAAACGAATGCATATCAACTAAAGGTAACAAATGGACACCAACATTGCTTGGACCTGCTCAAACACTTCCTAATCTTGATTGGTATACTTACACTATGCAAGTATTCAACTATAAAGAAGCATTGTTGCAGAATTATTTGCCAGAAGGTACAGAAGCTAGTCATGTTCAATGTATGATAGTGAATTTACCTAAAGCAGAATATGAGAATACAGATGCAATTCTTGGTAAGAACAAAGGAGAAATCTATAAAGCATATATGCCAGCATTCAAATATGATGAGAATTTCTTGAATAGGGTATTTGAGTTTGCTTATAAGAAAGATAAGCTTGAAAGAAGCATGAGAAAGTTGAAAGAGAAAGAAGAATCAGAAACCAAAGTGGAGAAGCAAGAGGAATTTGATTTGTTTTAAACAATATTAATAAAATAACAACATGAAAGTAATTGATAGTCAAACTGCAGAGATTTTAAGTTTAGGTGAAGCAACACTTGAGGAAGGTAAGAAGATTGTAGAGATTGCGGGTAGAACTTGCTATAAATCATTGAATCTTATAACAGAAGGTAGTGCAGAGAAGTTTGTAAATAGAATGATCAAATCAGAACATCTGTCAACGTTGGAACATTGTACTATCTATCTTAAGTTGCCAAGAAGTAAGAGAGATGATGCATTATTCTTTTCATATAACAAATATAGTGAAACAAATAGTGATGGCAATTACTGTTATGTTACTACAAACTATAGAGTAATTGTTGAAAACGAAATGGAAGATGTGCTTAAGTATCAATGTGCATACGAACCAGTAAATCACATCAGACGCATTACAGTAAGAATGATAACCAATTTACAAATATTAGGAGAATTTACAAGACATCGCACTATGTCATTTAGTGTTGAAAGTTCAAGATATTGTAATTATTCAAAAGATAAATTTGGAAATGATTTAACGTTTATTAAACCAAATTTTGGAATTTATTTAAAAAATAAAGAAGCTTTAAAAAATTGGGAAAAAACCATGGAACAAGCAGAATATAATTATCTTAAATTAGCTAAAATTGGTGCAAATGCCCAAGAATGTGCTCAAGCTCTTCCAAAAGCTACAAAGGTAGAAATGGTAGTTACAGCCAATGTGAATGAATGGAAACATTTTTTTGATTTGAGATTATTTGAAAGAACAAATAAAGCACACCCACAGATAAAACAATTATCTATTATTATATATAAAGAATTTAATAAATACGGCATAAAATATAATGAAACATATACAGAATAATCATGATAAATTATTTATTAATCTTTTTTATAGAAAAAGAGTAAGAGTATCTACATATAGAAAATTTATACATAATCCAAGTAAGTACCCTAATATAAATGGGTACTTACTTAATAGATTTAATGATATTGAAGAAAATGATACTTATTTAGAAATAATAAATAGAATACTATATAAAATAGAAAATAAGCCAAAATGTAAAATATGTGATAATTATGCGAAATATAGTGGAATAAAACCATTAATGTATTATAATTGTTGTTGTCAATCACATACATCTAAATATGCTATTATAATTGGGCAAAAAACTTGTTTAAAAAAATATGGAGTAAAATATGTAGTACAATCAAAAGAAGTAAAAGAAAAATCAAAACAAACATGTTTAGAAAAATATGGTGTAACAAATGGTGGAGGCTCTAAGCAAGCATTGGAAAAAATAA